AAAAAAAAAAAAAAAAAAAGAAATGAATTGTTAATATCGTTATTCATGAAGCGGACCGCGGCAGAGAGGGCATAAGTTGTGGATTTGAAACACACAATCGGTACATACTTCATGATAGTAGTGGTTTTGGTGGAGATTGATCAATATCGCGTCCTCTTCAAAACACAAGGAACAGGAACCGCGTCGTTTGGGATGGAAATAGTACTGGATCTCGACTAGGAATCGACGATTTTGATAAGGTACATAGAGCATGATTTCCACCAGATTGGTTCCTTCCAGAAAGAGGATGCATGGATGTTGATTCTCATTCCTCGACTCCCATGGTTTTTCTATATTGTGAATGATGGAATAATTGGACCGGACCTGGCCATGAAAGCGATCGGCCAATGAATCTTCCTCGAAATAAAATCGAAAGACAGAGGAAAGTAAATCAATATTGGTTCGTGGTTCATGTAGGAGTAGCGTGAATGCATTCGTCTTTTCACAGATCATATGAAATGGTCTCAGATCAATCAGTATTACCGGCAGATAGTATTTCGGGCACTCTATTTCGTGCATCACATAATTCAACATCACATATAACATTCCCGATTTTCTGATAGTATTCAAGAAAAAAAAATGGGTAATAAAAATGAAGCCGGTCGTGGCCATATGTTTTTATGGAGAATTTCGCCCTCATCCCCGTAGACATTTATCAAGTGTGATGCGCTGTGTCCTGTCCCCTCTTTTTCGGCATCTCGGCGACGAGTACGAGAAAGCCTTCTTTCTTCATGCGACGATGGATTCTGCAAACGCGCTGCCCGGTATCTCAATGATGATGAACGAGTTTCCGTTCCACGAGATGGCACTTTCTTCCACTACGTCTAGCCTCCGACGGGTTATGGCGCTCCTTGGTAGTTCGCATGTATTCCGTCTCGTGGTCTGTATCCGTCTCGACATGTTTTTCACCTCGCCGCTCCATATCTCCGACATCCATCGCCTCTTTGAAGAGGATTCTATTTTTTTACCCGAACCACCCATGGATGGAAAAGGACTCGTGATCGGATCGATGCGCACCATAAGATTATTCATGCGCGATGATGATTCACCAACCATTCTTTGGACACAGCACCAGATTCGATGTGTCCGCATCTCCATTGTCATGGTACGTCTGGCATCGGATGGAACAGTGGTCGCACAAGATCGATCGCGATGTCCTTATCTCGACGATCTCCTTGCTTCGAATGAATGAATGAAGAAAAATAAATCTTTAGATAAACAATAGAATGCGACATGTATTTCCTCTGATGTTCCAGGTCCTCTTTTACACCGGATCGTGGATAGGACGCGATACGTACCGTCCCTTGCTCGAGACATTGAATCCGACAGCGGTTCTTCCTGCGAGGCCCGTTCTTTTCCATCCATTGAATCATAATTCTAATTCAACGGATGTGGAACGAGATACCATTCTTGTCGGTCATTCCTTGGGTGGATGGTTCGCGCTGCGCGATGCCATGCGATTCCAAGATCGTGTGGCAGGTGTTGTTCTTATCAACAGTCATTTCAATGGTCGTGGCGCCATGCCCTATCCGGGCATCGATTCGGATCAAGTCGTGTGTCCCGTGCTCACATTGCTCGGAGGACAAGACGAGCGCCTTCCGATCGACAAGGCCATGGACGATCTGTTGGACGATATCCAGACCCGGCGTACGAACCGCTATGTGATTGTCCATCCGCATCGCGGACATTTTTCGGGCATCGCCGACAATGATACCATTGCCCTGAGGAATGTCACAGAGGACATCCATATGTTCATGACAAGCATCAAGAGTCGAAATACACAACCATTGGATCGGCGGTGTCGTCCTCTGGTCGACCGTCTTGCACCCCGTCTCGAAGAATTGACGCCGTTCGTGACCATGACATCTCGTTCGTCCAGTCTTCTCGATGAGATGCTCCGCGTCGTCGGCCCACGCTATCTCTGGAAATGGATCCATTGGTGGTGGTTCCTTCTCTCCAAACCCACCACAACTAATCATTATATGCACGAGGACGTCGGACATGTCCTGTGGAAGGGCGATCACAAAGATCTTGAACGGCTCTATACCGCGGCCTCTCGATGGAGCGGGGAACATACTTCATTCCAGATCGAGGTGTACCAACTCCCCTCTGTCCATCCTGCCATCCTGGCTTGGCTGTCATTCCCACTCTTTCCACGAAGGTCAGATAAAGATAATATCCTTCGTATCCCCGTGCTGATGCTCAAAGTGAACGAGAATATCAGTTATTACAAGATTCCCCATCCTCATCGTATCATGACGTGTCTTTTTCAATCGAAAAAGAAGAAGAATAATGAATTTAATACTCTGGACATGAAATAAAAAGAAAAGACGGAAGTATGAAATGGGCTGCCTACATCATCGTCCCTCTTTTCCTTCGTTCCTCCAAACTGAATCTATGCACGTATCATTCGGATTGCCGATTACCGAGCGTATGTTGCGATTATCGCATCGTTAAAATGTGCTGTGTCCGTGATGATCTGATCCCTGTGCGAGTGACAATACCATAAAAAATGTTTTTTTTCTTTCATGAGAATAAAAACGAGATGAGTCATGTTCTTCCTTATGTGAGCATGGGAGTCCTGTCTGCCATCATTGCCTATTTTGCCATTTCTTCTCCATCCAGTACCAGTTCTGCTTCTGAAAAAAAGACACATTATCATAATCATCGAGTACGATTCGGTGGTAAACGCACTCGTTATGATGATGATAATGAGAGTAGCGATAGTAGTAGTGATAGTAGTAATGATAGTAGTAGTAGTGATGAGGATGATACTGATTACAAATCGAAACGAAATCGTCGATCGAGTCGTAGTCTTTTATCGAAAATGAATCGGTCGAATCGTAGTCTTTCATCGAGACTGAGTCGGTCGAGTCGGAATGAACGAATGGGTATTATTTTTTATGAAAAAGATTCAAATCGGTTTATTTTATGCAAGAAATCGGGTCATCTGACAATGTTTGGTGAAACAAGAGATGAGTCCGTGTTACGCATGTATGAAAAGGTACAACGCGAAACCAATAATTATATACGATTCAAGGATGACGTGAGCATGAGGAATGTTTATTCCAAAAAATACAATGGACTGCGTATCTACATCCTATGCATCCGCGCATTTGATCGTTCCAAAGCCAGCGTCGAAAAGATCTCGACGTCAAAAGACGGGATGGAGATGTTGGGACGCGATACCACATTGACGACGATCTTGCGCGATGCGATCCGCTCCAAATCTCGGATCTGTGAAGAAAAGGATTACCGTGTGGTCCAAAAAGACCATTACCGTCTCTTCACAAAAGCATAGCACATTATCCAGTGCTTCCGAATCCTCCTTCTCCTCGTGATGTGGCATCCAGATCCTCAACTTCAAGGATAGGAGGGGTCACAATCCTTTCCAGGATCAATTGCGCAATACGATCCCCCGGTTCGATCCTGAATTCGTCGTCGCTATGATTAAAGAGAATCACACCGACGCTTCCTCGATAGTCCGCATCGATCACACCCGCACCCACATCGATTCCTTTTTTTAGTGCAAGGCCCGAACGAGGTGCCACGCGACCGTATGTGCCCGGTGGCACCGCAATGGCCAGATCGGTAGCGATTAATTTACGACCGCGTGCGGGAACGACAGCTTGCACGGCGCTGGATAGATCATATCCAGCAGCCTCCCGACTTCCTCGAACGGGAAGGATGGCCTGGGACGAGAGTTTTTTCACATACAATTCCATAATCTTCTTTTTCTTTTTTTTCGATTAAAAAAGAAGGAATCAATTCATTTTTGAAGATTGATAAATAAAAAAAAAAATATAATCATCAAGAAAAACACCACCGATGCAGAGAATTTATGGTAAGAATGATACAATTGAAAAGGAACATTATCAGGCGAGACACGTCCCCCCCGTCAGCACCGAAAGACATCCCGATCTTTATCGTAAATCCGATGCTGCGATGAATCATCAACAATCGGCACCTGTTGCACTAAAACCCTCTTCTTCCTATACCATCCCCACTTCCTCCCATATTGTGGAAAAAGAGCCGGTCGTGGTCGCGACACCTCCTACGAGCAAGCCTTATTTTCCCGCCAAAAATGCCTACTACCAAGAACCACATTCGCCACAACAACCGCAGTATCCCACGGAATACACCTCTCCACGCAATCTTCATTGCATCGTGATTGCGGATCATATCGTGGATTGTCCCATATGCAGTCGATTCTATCGCAATTATACACCCGTCTACAATGTCATCATATTGATTCTCGTGATTGTCCTCATCGTGTTCATTATTCGTTCCAACAATCGTCCCACGTATCCTACCATGGCCACCGCCGCCACATCCGTCTCTAAACCCGCCGTGACCACAACCTCTAGTTTTCTCTAGACATACATCGTCTGAAGGTATTGGAGCACCTGTTGTAATTGCTTCTCGAATTGGCCGTCAATACAATGCTGTGTTTGTTTGTGGTGCATAAGAATTGGATGACTGAGCTTTCCTTGGTAAAACACAAGATAGAAATGGCGCATGGCAATCGCCATGGCGTGATAGATGGAGGGTGTGGAATCCTCGGTGAGCTCGATGACGACACCTCCCGGTTTCATGTACATCTGTTCGTCCAGCGAGGTTCCGATCACACAATCGGCCGAGGCGATAAATTGTTTCGATGCTGCCCGCATCCCGCATTGTTCCACGACTGCAATCACTTCGGATCGTCGAGGACAGTCCTCGAGAACCACCACCGTCATGTGTTGCTGGCGAGCACGGAGTGTATTGGAAAAGAAGAGGGAAGACCAATCATCGACGGGAAATGAGAGCGCGTGATGGGAAATATCCCGTGGATCCACTCGAACGATTCGTTTTTTATGCTTATTATTATTCTTATTGGTGTGTTGACGGTATGCATTAGGAAATATCGTTGGAAGAAGACTACTACTCTCTTGATGGCAGCCTGGCCATTGGATTTTCTCCACATCCTCTCGCCGATAGCCTTTCTTGCGAAGTAGGGTTAGTGCGACGACGAGACCACTGTGATACGAACCTTCCTCCATCACCACCAATTCTACAGGATTCTTGATGGGGTGTGTTTTCCAAAAAAAGAGCAGCGCGGCCATGACAAGGATCAACAGATTGATAGCAACAAGAAAGCCATACCTTTTCATGTCCCTTTTTATCTTCTGGCAGATAAAAAGAATGGAGAAAATTTTATTGTGGAGATTCCACGTTGGTAAAGACATGCCGACAGGAAGGGCATGTCACCTGTGCCGGATCGGTCGTCGTGGCGTCTTTTTCATTGAAATAGAACCATTCAAGCAGACATTTCTTGTGAAAGAGCGTCGCACACCTACAGGAAGGCTCGACCACACCCGATGTCGTAGGATACGAAAACGAGATTTCGTGCAGACAGATGAGACACGTTTCTTCTTTTTGTTCTTCCGTGGGCTGAACAGTCGGCGCGTACGATCCCCACCTCACCTCCATCATCAACAGCTTGTCGAGTGTGGGCGGATTTCGTGGCGGTGTGGTCGACGCATTCATTGATGCATTCATCACCGTCTCCACCATCTCTTCCTCCGTCTCTTCTCCGTCATAAGAAGAAAACATAAACATTGGAAACATCATCACTCCTTCCAATAGATCCAATGAACCCGATTGGGTGGCAACATGAATACAAATTTTCATACAGATGGACAATAGCATAAAAAAGATCATCATGATCCAGAAATTCATAAACAGGATGCAAAACACCCAGAAATTCATCCGTATCTCTTTCGCCTCGGAACGAAGAATATTAAACATAGAAATCCCCATCATAATGCCCTGAATTGTTATAAATGTACGGAAGATCCCATGAAACATGACAGAAATCTTTCTCACCATGGTCTCCTCCTCCATACCTTACTTTCTTATTATGAAAGTTACAGTTTTGTGTTTAGATGAAAATACAGAAAAAATATTTTATTGTTGAAATCTTTAACATTTAGATGAGGATCTTTGATCGTGTTTGAAAGTATGTTTTTAGTGCGGATATTTTTTTAGGATTTAGACAAGTACCAGTGCCAAGAATACACTTGCTTTTTTTACAACAATATTGTTCTATAAAGTCGTCGTAGTTTGATGATTTTGTTGCAATCTCAAATATTTTTTTATTCAACGATGGAAATTGTAATAATCCTCTTGAAAGATCTAAATTGGTCTTCAATCGTTGTCTTGCTTGTTGTTGTTGTTTCAAAAACACATCTTGTTGAATAAAATTATATTTAAGCATCAAATTCCATATTGATTCAATAATACTAGAATCCTCTTCAATCAACTTGCTCATCTTGTTCAATTGTTCTATAATCCGAACAGATATTTGTTTTTGAGATTGATATTTTTTACTCAACTGCAATTGTGATTGTGATTGTGATTGTTTTTGTAATGAATCCGATGGAATCAGCCGACATTTTTGCGTTGTAAATGGTATAGGTACAGGTAGGACTGCATTCTTGGATATTTTTCGAACAGTAAGGAGAGATGGAATTCTGGATCGTTGATGTTGGGCACAATTTATATATTGTTGAAGAGTCATTGCTTTACCTTCTCCGATAGGTTGTGGAGTATCGAATGTTGTCCATAAGATGGGTGAAATTCGCATAGATCGAAATAAAGGAAGGACGATTGCACCATTTTCTTTAATATTCTTATTGATTGTGGGGTCAATCCAATGGAGCCATGTTTCATCGGGAGCAACGGAAAATCCCTGAAGTCGTAAAGTATAACATGCTATATTGCAATCTACAAAAAGTTTTATTATTTTATAGCGATATTCCGTTTCTCTCTCTCTCTCCAGGCTTGTACGATTATTGGGATTACGAAAACAGAGATAGTCAAATATGATTTGGTAGACAAGTGTGGAAGTCAATGACATCCATTGAGAATGAACCTGATCACTATTATTATTTCCAACATAATTATATGTATCGGATGGATTATCGTGGTACCATTGTGTTAAAGAAACAATGGGTATATCTGTACCCGAAATCAAGAATATCCGTTGAAAATCTCCGTTGTATTCAAGATAAATCATCCATAATGCACAAAGAGTTTCCCATACCACCGAAAAACTCGCCCATTTTGTTTGTTTCATAAAATAATAATTACCATCCGGCTGACGTAATCGATGTTCTTGTACAAATGTATTACCCATCTTTATAAGATGAGGTGTCTGTGCCAATACACGAAATTGTACATTATCACCATATTCCTTTTTCCATAATGACCAGATATCTGGTTGTGATATGCCATCATGAGCAATAAACAATACAACTGTTGTTGCCATTTTTATTATTATAAAATTATTTTCAAATCTGCTATATCTAAAGACTTCGGGAAGGGGGAAGAAAGAAGGATGGATACGATATTATGGTCCGAGGCGATCAAGATTCCTTCTCCGGAGGCGATCTTGACCGTCTTTTGGCAGTTGATGATGTATTTTTGGAAGGCGGACATGGACGACAACTTTTATCGATCAAGGACCTTTCCAGTGGCGGTGGAGGATGTGCGTCTACGTATTGACCACCGATTTTATGAGCGCCAGAGGTATCATGTGATGGAGGTACGGGAAGGTGAGGCGTCGGGAGTATGGGACGAGACTCCCTTTTGCATCGAGTACAGCTTTCCGTGCGATCGTCCCGTCTACATTGATCATGGTGATATGCGACATCCCTACCAATTATTCCTCCGATCCTTTCTCAAGACGATCCGGCCTTATACGAAGCACCATCGATCGTTGCACTTATTGAAGCGCATCCTGATGAAATTACCGGTACTCACGTGGAAATGTCCGGTGTGCAAGAAATATAATCAGTGGTCGCGGGATTTTATCGAGGCGACACTTCTTGATCGCAGTCTCTCGATCGCACCCTCCACGCTCCTTTATTTATTGACCTACCGGAATGATCTGCGTGGAGGCAATGCCACTAGCAACGGCGATACCGTTCATGCGGATCAGCTCCATGATTTCCTGGAGATTCTTGCCGAGACGCTGTATTCTTTTTTTTCTGGATTTGAAAAGATTTATGAACAGACGAGTATCGATCCGGTCCATATTCTCAAGAATCTCCTGGACATTCTTTTAAGACATGCCCGGGATCGTCCAGTCGAGGAAGTGGGAGCCTATGAGACAGAGTGTGCCAAGGAAATGAAGGCGTACTTGTTTCAACAATTCAAGTTTCTCAAGACAAAGAGTGTCAAGGTGAATCATTTCCCACGAACCCTGATGATCTTGAGAGAAGTCTTTGCGAGCGTCATACAAATATGGCGGACCTCGGACTCACTGCCTCATTCCTCCCCGGGCATCGTGATCTTGCTGGGCTACCTCCTCATGAAAGATCATGCCATCAGCAATTCTTCTGCAACAACATCTTCGCGACCACCTCTTTTAGTTGCTTATCCCGTCTCGGTCGACCAACCGATCGTTCGTGAGATGGTGCCGCCCGAATCGGAACAGCTTCGAGATTATCATCCGGTTCTTCGTCCCTATCTATTTCTTTCGAATCTGGACGACGATTGATATGATGATGATGTTTTTTTTATTCCGTGCGATGAATAAAAAAATGATTGTCGCCCGTCTTCAAGCGATGGAAGTCCATCGAATTTTTGCATCGATCATGGACGAAGACTGTTTTGTATTTGAGAATGACGACATCTCGGCGCTCCGTGCCGCGATTGGATTCTGTCGTCACAGTGGATTAAAGGCCGCGGCTATCATCACAGCAGACAATGCCTCCTCGGAAGAGATTGCCGAGGCCTGTGAACGAGGCAGCCTGCCGATTCCCGTCATCGTCGTGTCCTCGCTCTGGGAGAAGACTCGAACCCGGCTTTCTGCGCTCATGGACGTGTCTCGATGGATCTTTGTACCCTCTCTTGATTCGGATTTTGAGGAAGATACGACCATACCCGTCTACAACACCGATTTCTCGCATCTGAATGTCTTTATGGGATGTACGAAACGCCCCGTCCTTCTTCTTGGCAAAGATGTCCCTCTCGATCAGATGCCGAATGTCCTGAATAAACGTCTGCCCATCGCCGTTACACCGGATTCGCTTGATCTGATCCCAGAATACCATTCACTCTTTGCTGGAAGAGTGGGACCGGATGGCGATCGCAACGGCAATTTCACCGTCCAGAATGCCGACCTGATCATCATCCTGGGTGAGACTGAGACGCTCCAGACCCGCAGTGACACCTTTGGTCGCGAGGCGCATATCGTCTCGGTCTCCAACCGCGCCATGTTTTCTCATGTCTATTACGATGTCCCGGTGTCCGTCTTTTTACAGGAATGGGTGGCAGCGCCCCATTTTCCTCATCCGGACTGGCTCAGCACGTGTCGACGCTGGAAATCGTACTGGGGTAATGATCTGCCTGCACCGTCCACGGACGAAGGCGCCACCATGGATCCCTATTATTTCCATGGTGTTGTCCACGATGTCTTTCAGGATACCAAGACAATTGTGGGAAGGACCGGCACGAATTGGTGGTACCCACTCTACCAACAGAATCATACCTCGCCCGGCGATCGATTCCTTCCCGCGCGGTGCCGGGATGTCGTCCCCTTTGCCATGGGCGCCTATCTCTCGACCATGGAGGATTCCAGGCATTGGCTTGTGTTTCTGGACGACAATCGTCTCTTCCGCATCCAGGATCTTAGCTCGGCCATCGAGCATGAGATTCCTCTCAAGATCTTTTGCACGAATCACGGTGATCCCCTTCGCATCGACGACGAGGGCTATCTCCGCTATGATCCGGACGGCGAGTATTCCTTGAACGATATCGGGGATATGCTCAGCGCCCGTGTCGTCTCCGCCTCTGATTATGGCGACCTCCACGAAATTCTTCAGGATCTGCGTGATTCCACGACCGAACTTGTTCTGGTGGATGTCTTGTTTGGTGATTTCCGACCGTTCCCCCTCGGACGCCACGATCTACCGCTCGAGGTCATGGAACCCCATGCGCCGTGCGCCATGATGTGTGAGATGATCATCGCGCCCATGCCTGGCTATGAAGATACATAAATAGTCAGAAAAAATTAACATAATGTCATCATACGTATGTTTTTCTTTTATTTTACAAAAAAAGAAACAGAGAAATGCAATTGATCATCATCTACATTTATCTTGTGCTCATCATCCCCATCATGTTTTTTATGGGTGTGACCATTCTGGTCAAGAAAACTCAATTTCATCTTTTTCCCCTCTTGTCGGTGATTATTCTTTTTCTGACCATTGTCATCCATACCTCGGATTTCGTTCATTTTATCAAGAATATCTTCCACAAGAATCCATTCCATATCGACAAGGCCTTTGGCATCTTTATTCTCGTCCTGGCCGTGGCCCTGTTGTGCATCAATGGATACTTTCTTTTTCGCCATTATCATCCGGACAAAAAAGCGGTAAGATGATGATGGATTGAATTTTTATAGCACAACGACTACTCTTTGTCGCCAACTTTGGACTAAAATTGGCATTTCATGAATGCGTCTTATAGCCAGCCGTTTTGTATCGACAACAAAGAATAATAAGCAGACAAATCGGAACGGCCATCATGATGAGATGGATGGGCCATGTCGTGACAGGTAATTGTATACCGAGCATCGTACTCATTTGATGAACAGATGGAGAAGGATGATAGGTAAGTAATGCATTCATCATCATTTCGGTATGTGCCCGGCTCATACTTACTCGTCGAAGAAAGACCAGGTGTGGATTGAGAGAGGGTGTGTTGAGAAGAAAAGAGAGGGAAAGATAGGCGGCGAGGATCAATTGTGACACGTCATAGGACATGTTCAAGCCGTAGACCATGAGCCAAAGATAGAGGTTAATCGTTAGAATTTCTAGAAGCATCACTGCACAAAACACAAGAAAGATCGGAGAGGGTGTGAAGGAGAGGGCACAAAGAAGCATCGCCGTAAGCGCCATGAACATCTGGTCCGAGACGATGGCCTGGAGCAGGTACGCGTTGTAAGAAAAAAGACGCTGCGACGCTTCGTGAAGGACGATGGATCGTTTCTGGATATGATCCCCCAACGAGATTAATGGCAGCGAGGACATGGTAAAGAGCATGATGGAGTAATTGAACATGTACTGGAATAAGAGTAACAATGTCCCCTTTTCTATCCATGCATTCAGTCGTGTGCTTAAAAATCCAATCATAAACCCCTGCATGATACCGATACATACGGGCACGAGGAGACGGACCGTCGTCGACAAAAAATGCCGACAACAGATCAATCGCTGTCGCGTTGCAAGAATCCATGCCTGGTGCAACAAAGACATCGTTATTATGGCCACTTCAAAATCTTTATCCTTCTCTTCTTGTCCTCCTCCATCCACGATCGAATAATAGTTGACGATGCCATTCGATATATTCCATGTCTCGTCCAATCGCGATCTCAGATGACCGGGAAGATGATGGATCGTGACCACGATGCAACGTCGCGCTTTGCAACGCTCCAACAATTCAAACACAAGCTCGATGTTCTCGTCGTCCAAACCTGAGAACGGCTCATCTAGGAAAAGAAGAGGAGATTGTCGATCCAGCAGCATGTACACAAGCATCATTCGTTTTCGTTCGCCACCAGAAAGATTGCTTACACAGGAATCTGCCAGAGACGCCATCTTTACCTCCTCTAGCATGGAATCGAGTCCGTCCACTTCCTCCCGATTTCGCCGCAGCAAGAGGTAGAAACGAAGCGTCTCGCGCACAGTAAGAAGAGGATCAAAGATCACATCCTGCTTCATATAGATCGAGAATCCTCGATGCATGTGAAAGATATGTTCAAGGAAGGTGGTCTTGCCACATCCGCTTTCCCCAAAGAGTCCGATGAGGGTGTTGGTTCTCAGCGAATGAGAGGATACAGTGAGAGTTTTCTGGTTCGAGAGCCGAAGTTCATGCTCTTCCCATCCAAATCTCATCTATATTGATAGTCAAGTTTAAAATTTTTTTATTCTTCTTGCAGAATAAAAACGAATGAAATCCTTTCTTGAGCATCCTTCCAAGGTCTGTATGACCTATGCCTCGCACTTTCGATTCTCGCTTGGTCTGTCCGCTCTTTTCTTCAAGGCCAGTGTACAGGCCCTGATCCATGCCGTCTTTCCTTTTTGGTGCATTCACAGCAGCTCGGAACATTGCCGACACATCCTTCGACGCATTCAAAACAATGGATGCCGCGATAAGGTCGATTAAATAGGTGCCGGTCCGTCCTTCTCACAAAACCACCATACATCATAAGCATGAAACACCGCCATCAAGAGCAAGGAAACAATAACCACTTGATTCCACAATTTCTTGTGAAGATAGGGTTTTCGGAAGAATGAGAGGGCAAGCCATAGCAAGAGAAAAGTGGCCATGGTATGATATGCAATTTTTATAAGCTTCATTTTTTATCAAGAAAAAGATTATATTTTTGATACAATGTTCCACACAATAATACCAGCAATCGTCATCGCCGCACAAAAGTGCTTGATGCATGAAGTCCTCGACGACAATGGAGCTGGTGTCGGTGCTGTTGGTGGTGTTTCCGTCGCATCCTCATGAATATCAATGATTACCATATCATTTTCTTCCATCTCCTTATTTTTTATAAAAAAATATCTTTTTAAAGAACAAAAATAACAAATGTCCTATTTTTCTCTGAATGGTGCCTATGGTGCCGAAAATCTGAAGAATACGCCGTCTCAATGGCAGGATATTAAGTTCCCTCCGTTACCCAATTTCAGCAGCCAAGACTCGATCCCAGCCAATAGTCCCGTATTTCCACCGGCGGCATGGAATACCAGCTACGAGGATATGCAAGCTGCCTATCAATTCCCCGTTCCCGTCTATTCATCACCGTATCTCATTGGAAATATAGCAGTCAATCGCTCATAGAATTTGTCAATACCGAGACGATGATCATTGACAATCACCTCGTCCACTTCAATGTCCATCTGATCTTTCTCCGAGGCATGTGTATCGTTGTCGTGATGATGAAGCTGGTCCGTACGGACGATACGGATCAATCTCCCACCGCGCCGTCGGACCAATGCCGCCTCGTTGGAGAAGCGGATATCGGAAATAACGACACGATCCACGGAAGGCAGCGATGAGAGCGTCAGATCCATATGTTTCAGCCAAAAATCCTGACCGAGATGAGTCCGCACAAGATCCGTGCCTACCCGCTGCATCATCTGGCGCGGTGTTATTCCCCAAAACTCGTCCACTTCTTCTTTTCGTTGTGGATCATGGAGCTGATCCTCATCCAGCAAGAAAAGCTCACGACATACCCGTTTCAGAGGCGCCGCATACGCCAATTTCTGATAACCATGATATTCCACGAGATAATCCGCCACCGTGTCCTTTCCTGACCTTTTTTGACCAATAAGACCAATCATATATATTCTTTTCGTTTTCCATCACAAGAAAAGAATCCCGATTCAATTTTTTTTTAAGTGGTGCTTACGTCGCCGTGATCATCATTATTTCTTTTCCTGTAATTTCTTGACCATGCGGAGGATCTTGATAGATCGTGCATTGATTTCTTCCAAGATCTTTATGATTTCCGGGTCCGTATTGGGTTTGATAGCATGGATGGCATCGGATGATGAATGATTCGTAGAGGAAGGAGCGAGACGCTCCAGAATATCCCGCATCGCATCCTCATCCTGGTGGAATTCCACCGCAAGCTGTTCCAGGGATGCAGGCGGCTTGGACCGCATCCGCCGTCGAAAAACAGTCCCTAATCGCCATTGGATCGCAGTGGGTGTCCTCTCGTGCCGTCGAGCCACTACCTCCAATCCCTCCCCACGCCTCAGCGCCTCCAACATCTTGTCCTCTTCGGCCTTGTCCCAAGGCTGTCCCTTCTTGCTCATGATAGTGTAAATAGATTTAACTAGCACTGGACCAATGTCTTAAATATATTTTTTTTTATTCTTGAAGAATAAAGAAAAAGATGGGTTCGAAGAAAAAACAGTTGCAAACACCACAATATCAGAAGCATACAAAGCAGTATAACCAATTACTGTCCAAAAGAGAACCTGTTTGCAAGAGTCCATTTCCGGAATTGGATTGGTGGGATAAAAATATCGGCACCTTCTTTAAATGGTTTATGTTTATCGCCCTTATTGTCATTGTTCTTTTGGGACTGTTTAATCTTGTTCAGATCAATATGTCTTCTACTAAATTGACAACCATCGCGACGATCATTAACGAGGTAGGCATCATTCTGATGTTTGGTTGCATAGGGGTGATTGGAATCTTGTCGCTACATACTATGTTACGACCCACGACCACTGCAACAAGCCATTTCTTCGGAATTCCTTTCAATGGAGAGTTTATCGCGAATGTTTTTACGGGATTAATTATAGGTGGTTTGGGAGCCTCTGTGTTTGGATTCATGATCTGGGTACTAAACAGAGTCGCTGATTCCACGGTCACGGATATAAGAAAATTCACCTTGTTGATTCTTGCGATGATCGCCATGGGTGTAGCCTATATAATTACCGTCGTAAAGAACAAACAATTCTCCGATCTTATCATCACCATCCAGAATGCATGCACCTTTTATCGTCCGATTCGAAGTTCAAACGATACCTTATTTGGAAGCAATCAGTCTCAACAAGTTTGTAAAGGTAGAAACCGTTCGTTACAACAACAGGTGGTGGTGAACGCTACTTAAGAAGAATATGTAGTTTTTAATGGAATGGGTTTTTTACTTCCTACGACGTCAATAAAAGACTTGAAGGAATCAAATATTTTATCAAGATTGTCTTGTCCTTTTCCTGATTGTTCAAGTACAAACGGACCAAAATTCTTTTTAAAATAAGCTATTTTTTTAGCTTCATTGTTCGTAGGAGATGATAATAATGGTTTTGAAAGTTGTTGTGAATGTGATGGTTGTGCGGGTGGTTGTGATTGTTTTGTAGGTGTGGTAGTGAACGAAGCTCCTTTGAATAATGTTTCAACACTATCATAGAAATACTGTTCAATGCTTCGTAATGATTTGCATACATCACTTGCAGATGACGTATTGATTTTCTTGATGAAATCGTCTGTTTTTGTCTTTATTTGTGTTTTAAATGTATCAACGGATGTGTATTGATTTGCATGTTGTCCAGTAAAATAAAAATACCAGCCTTTTCTTTGTTCTCGTTTTTCAACAAGTTTTTTATATAATTCTATAATATGTTTCATATACTGAATAAAAATCTTGGAGGCGGATGGTAAATTGAGCCATTGGTCGATGGATTCTAGAACAGCTTTTTTGAACTCATTAATACTCTTGTCCACTTCACCATTTACTTTATATTGATTTTGTTTATCCAGTATATCAGTACTAGTTTTACTAAATAATACCGAAAAACTGGTATTCTTTGATTGCTTTGATTTGTTTGGTATCATCATCGTAATCCACCCGTCGTCATCGACCGACAGGTATTTGTTAATGCTTTCCATATATAGAGGAGGTACAAAAAATCGGATCATCCACCACAATTTCATATCCGATAGAATATCCACAACATCTATATCAGGTGTTTTGTATGAAAATAGCGTCTGTATACGAGATTGAATCGAATTACTACAAATATTTGGCGTCCCGCATTTTCCTTTTTGATGCTGTTGCTGCTGTTGTGACAATTGCGATGGTGTCAAGAATTTTAATTTTTGTATGAGTTGACTTTCACGTATATTATATTGTGTTATTTGAGCATTCAACGTTCTTTTTGATGCCTGCTGCTCGGATTCTTGATGGCGTCCAAAAGGATAAAATGGAGAATACGTCACCAGTTTGGATATTTGTTTATCATCAAAATTGGACATTTTTCGTACTGGTTTGAATTTCTCATCTTTTGTTATTTTACGTAATACGGGATACTTTTTTAATAGAGGAGACTTTTGGACTTGCTCCCAAAATGGGGTCCATTCATCCTGATGAATAATATCATCATCTTTTTTTATTATTTTACCAAGATAACACATATACTTGTAGAATTCATTCATATCAAGTAGTTGCTTCTTCTCTGATTGTTGTGTCGGTGTCGATGTTGACGTTGATTGTTGTTGTGACGATGTTGACGTTGACGTTGATTGTTGTTTTCTTGATATCAAGAAAAATGTAATGTTGCAATCGTCCTTTGTATTTTGTATATGAATATCAAATTCTTGTCTAGAGGGTAAAATTAATGATAATTGAACAGTATCCTTTTCAAGCTTTTTAAATTTCATCGTCATACCATTGGTATCAATAATAACAGAATGTTGACCTACGATGTCTTTAAATACATCATACGATCTCGCCATACATCGTAAAAGATGGTAAAAGGAGGCGATCTTTTGTAGGCATCTTGTAAATTGTTGTTGATGGGTTGCGGACTCTTTCTGTAATTCCTTCAATCGTTCATACAAAGGACGGAATTTTATAAATGTAGCATCATCGATCGATACAGGAAACCCTTTATATAAAGATAGTAAGGATTGTGAATACTGTTGAAAAAATGAAGACATATCTTCTTTGTTTTTTGATTTAACCCGGAGTCCGTTATTAGTCAATGTTTGTGGTGCAAGAATAGTCTGTTGATGTATAGCGGATTTTCTTCTATGAGTTTGAGGACCTATTTGTGGGCAATAGACAAGGACATCACGATCTTTTTGCCTTAGATTGTCGATGATGCTCAATGCATCTTCCAATTCTTTATATTCTTTATCGGGATTTAAAAAAATTTGACGTACCGTCTCATCATCTACGGGTATAGAAGAATCATTGGATGATAATGAATGATGAAAATCAGAATTAAATGTATCTTTATAAGCATTTAGAATCTGACCACTATATTTTATGTCAAAATCTTCTATGTTAGGAATAAAAATCTTTAATGTTTTAACCAACGTTTTAATATCAGACATCGTCATTCCATACTTACAGACTAAAATTCTTACTGCTTTAAAAAATTGATGCGCCTTTACTTTTTTTTGTTGGACAAGTTTATTATGTTTCTGTACAATTAATGATCCTTTTTGGTCTTGTCGATAATGAGGCGTTGGTGATTCTAATTTTTGAAGTTCTTCAAAATACTGCTTATATAATGCTTGCAATGCATAATAATATTTTTCTAATATGTCCTTTCTATTGAATAAACCTGTGATTTTAAATTGTATATCATTTCGTGATACATGTTGTACTTCTGTATTGTCTTCTTCAATTTGAACAGTAAATGTTCCATCTTGATGTTTATGAGTCACTTTCGCCGAAATCCACTTTGGTTTGGATTGCTCAGCTATATACTTTACAAGATCATTGACTTTGAAGGATGCACGTACATTATCACGTTCTATATTTGTATGCGTCACAGATTTACCATCTTGTTCTGTTGTAATCGTAAACATTCCATTATCTGAATTTATATTGGTCACCTTTCCATCGATCCATTTTCCATTAGTAGTAAGCCTAAATTTAACCTTTTCACCAACCTTGACTATTATTTTACGTAAGGTATCAGGATTTATAACATGTGTCATTGTACCATTATTTGTAGTTTTTTGAATCGTAATAGTTGTTTGTGTTATCTTCATCACCTTCCATGGTTTGCTAGTTTCATTATAGCATACAAAATCATCCTTTTCTATTTTATCATCTTGATTAAATTGATGTGTTTTAGTAGGATCATCCATATGACATGAAGATAATATTTGTTTGTCAAATGCTTTTTGAAAATGAGTTATTTGACCGACAATAAATCTTTTTTCTAAAGCTCCACTGATGTCGGTAATACATGTTTTATTATTAGATATTCCAGAAATCTTTCCTAAATATGTCGATGGGTTTATAATATTCATATAGTGAAGATATTCGTCGGACAATCGCTTAATCTTCTTTTTCAATGTGTGCTCCAAGTCTGTTTTGTCTTGTTTTAAATTTGTTGCACGTTTCATTTGAGATGTTTGTTGTAATGATAAAATTTGTGAATAGCCTGACATCTTATTTATTCTTAAATAAATAATTAAATTTTCTTAATTTTTTCTTTTCTTTCCATCATCGCGCAAGAAAGAGGCGTTTGGCGTTTTCGGGGGTGGGTGCCAGGGTGACCGAGGCAGGTAGTTTATACTGCACCGTATGGTTGGGATCGGGGGTTTGGGTCATGAGCACACGGCGACAGCAGTACCTTCGGATGCTGTGTGTCTCAAAGAACGGGAGCCAGAGCTCCTCCTTTTCTTCCAATCGAATCTTCTGGCGATATTCGTCCCATGCCTCTTGTAGATTGGCAATTACTTTGCCGCAGGTGTAGCATCGTATCGGTAGCATATTAATGATATGTTATCATGGTTAAGAAGAAGATTCAAAATCATTTTTCCCAGCCGGGCACATGGCCGTACTGAGTAAAATACTTGTGTCCAAACTCCATAAAGATGTCCAACCAGTCCCAGATGATCCGACGATCGTTCTCATCCAATGCGTCGCTCTGCCACAACTGCGTGAAATGGTCCACCTGATCCTTGCCGGCATCCGCCTCCTTTGCCGACATGTACAACAGTCGGTGCTCGATAAAAAATTTGTCGTCCCTCCTTTTCGCCTGATCCTTAAAAGGCAAAATGTCCCGAATGAATCGACCAATCACATCCGTCACCGGCACCTGGTCCTTGATAAAGATCCTCATAATCACAAAATTCGATTCTCTCGGGAATTGCTCAATCAACTCGTCCAAGAACTGCACAAGATGATTCCTGAATTCCTTCATGTAATAAATTTTACCCCTCTCCGTGTCGTTGTCCATGATGATGTTTTATGTTTACACCATCACGTTCTTAAACCAGTGAGACGATACAGCTGTAGAGGTCGTTTTCGAAGCGGACGTCTTCGATGAGAACGTGGATGGTATCGCCTTTTCGAATGACGTGCTTCGTGGTGGGATGGACGAGAGAGATCATGGAAAAATCCTGGCGAAGATGGTACCCATTGCATTTCGTCAGGGGGAGCATCATCCTCAGCTTTTTGAAGCAGCAAAAGATGCCATGAGGAAAGATCATCTCGACGACGGCCTCGGTCGTGTCGCCAACTTTGGGGAGCAGACTCAGTGCCTCTACCTCCACCTGAAAACGAACATTGCCATCTAGACGCATAATCTGCTGATCGAGGATCTTGTTGATCTTTACAATGTCCAGGATGTATCCATGATCGCGACTGCATTTACCCAATAAATGTTTGGACACGCCTTCATTCAGATGCTGACGCCATTCACGACTCATCTTGTCCGGTGCCAGAATGACCGACGCCTGGATCTGTTTCTGTTCCACAATCGCCATAGTATCTATCTTCTTTTTCTTTTCCTTCTCCTGGTCTCTAAATTCAATTCATTAATTTATTTACATAAAGAAAATAATGACAGATGCATACTTATCTTCTCAATGTGAGATACAAGAAATTGCTGGTCGTGGAAAAGGGATTGTGGCTACGACAACCATTCCCGCCATGAGTCTTCTCGCCAAAGATACGATCCTTACCGACAATATTACATTTCCTCTAACGGTGAGAATAAAGCCTTTTCCATGTACAAAAACAAAATCAAAAACAAAATCACAATCACAATCACAATCAAAAAAAAAACAACAACAACAGATTGTTGAAGTCACTGGATTAACAAGAGAGACTCTGCATGAGTATGCGTTTGCAAATGGTTCTACCTATGCTATCTATCCCATCATACAACTTGTTAACCATGGAGAAGGATTTGGTCAGATCAATGCGTGTGTGTTTTCTGATCCTGTCACTAAGACTGCTTATCTAATCAGCATCACGGAAGTTCAAGCAGGCACGGAGATCTTATTTTCTTATTTTTATGGATATGAAGGAATGTATCGTCGCGGAATGCTCGGCTTCTTGGGAGGAAAGAAATATGTTCTCGGTAACTATCGCACATCCATACCAAAACCCCGCTTTACAGCACACTTTGAATCGTCCCCGTGGTTTGAGTTTATCCAGGAATCACAAGCATTTATCGCATCCTATTCAAATTACACAACATGGAAAGATACAAAAACTATTTGTGATCAATTTCATACTATATTGGAAAATCCTCAATTCAAGAGATCCAAAACATTCGCCAAGCATATTTGTTGGAGTCAATTTTATGTTTTATTACAAATTTATTACAATGTCGCTACCAAACATCATTATTATTTTAAACCATTTTGTGATTCAATATGCAACCTTCTTTTTGAACGATCTCAACAACTTTCTTTACCGATCCTATTATGCTATTGCAAACTCATGGATATTTTCATGGATATGAATCATAAGAAAAACAATCGTTTGATATCGACATTACTATACGAATTGACCAAACGTTTTCCATCCATCAGTACGTTGAAGGTATATCCATCGTGTATAATGAACTATCCATTTTCTGAGATACAACAACAAGAACAACAATCCAAAGAGGATCAACGTACTTTCACATGGCAACAAGAACAAACACAGCAACAGAAGCAACAGCAAGATCTACAATTAAGTCAGACCATCGGTCGTTTGGGATTGTTGGGTCTCGAATCACTTGGCAGTATATCTACGTTCTTACGTAGATAAAAATATTGTGATAAGAATAAAAACATTCCATCATGGTGCCTGTCAAGTATCGCGAATATTGTGAGGACGAATCACGCAATAGCTTGCCCGCCGGACTCTTTTATGAATACCGGATCGTGCGTCGCCTTTCCTATACCGCATTCCCACGATTCCAGTCCGAAAAGAAGTTTCAGTTGGAATTGGATGCTCTAGAAGTCCGTCAGAAATGGATGGAGGAAGAGACGGTCGTCGAGGTCAATTCCATCACCGCACCGCTCTTTCGTAATCTCATCCCACGCCTCCCACCCGATCTCCATCTCTGGATGGATCAAATGAATCGGTACCTGATTACGCTTTCTGTCGCGGACAAGTTTGCGCTCATGGCCATGACACGATTTTCGCAATTCCATGTTCAGGAATGGTTGTTGAAGGGAAGCGCACACACTCTTCATCAACGTCTCGCGTCCTGGAACCGTCTCGCCAAGCTCCGTGGCTACTTGCCCATCTTTTTTCCAATTTGCGACCAGATCGATGCCGGCATCATCGTCTTGAATCCACAGCAGACCAGACGATGGCAACGAATGACCTCGGTCAGGACACGCTACCGATTTGTGCTGGAAACCGTCGCACCGACACTTTCTTATGAGGAGACGGTCGAATGTGTTCGACAGCTGGCAGAACAAGTAGTTGGAATCGTGAATGGAGCACCGCCGACCAAGTCCAAAATGGTATTGTATCGCGGCGTCAAGACGGATCACATGCCGGGCAAGGCCTTTGTATCCACGAGCCTGAATCCATTCCACACACTGCGCTACATGGAGAATGCGGGACGAGGATCCTGCTGCATGATGCGGATCACCGTCCCACGCGGCTCTCGCATTGTGTTTCTGGCGGGATTCTCCCCGTTCGAGGGAGAGCAGGAGTTCCTTCTCCCACCCGCCCATTATGAAAAGACAAAAGAAGAAATGGTGATGATTCCCGATCTTGATAGCAATCACGACAATCACAAGAAAAAGACGAGATGCCCAGAACGAGGGAAACGAGTGCGAATTATCGACCTTGATTTTCAAAGATAGATAGATTATAAAGATTTACATCATTGATTCGGATCGTCGATGTCAATTCCATCACTGCACCGTACTAAATGGTACAAATGAGTCTGTACTTGATCGGACTAGACTACTGGAGGCACAGTGGCTAGTGGTACATTTAGATCAAAATCTTTCCATTCACGAGATATTTGTTGTGTAATGGTTTTTCCAAAATATCCTTGCTTTAAAAGTGTCTTAAAATATTTGTATTTTTTGTCGTCGTCATTAAGAGAATTAAATAAAAAATTACATAACCACCTTGGTAAGAAACCACACTTCAATTTATGGAGTTTTCTTTTGATTGTTTTAACAGTTTCTGAATCAACTTGTTGAATAGGTAAATCAGCTTGAAAAAATTTAGAATATAACAGTGGATACAATGCTTTTTCCTTAATTTGGTTTAAACAATTCTGTTGCTGAGGTGTAAGGGTGTTTACGGTTTCGTATTGTTGCATAGCTAGTAAATAGTCAATTACATCTTCTAAAGTTATATCTTTTACAAGTTCTACATAATATGTATCTTTAGTATGTCGTATAATTTCGTTATATCTTGTCTTATATGCTGTGGGTATAGTTATCGGGGGAAATGTAGATGGTACCCAAAGACCTTTTGCATGTCTATCTCTTACCAATTCAACTGATGGTGGTGGTGATGGTACGACAATTTTTTTCAACTCCTCTCCCCATTGAATATTGTCCCAAAATTTAAATATTTGTTCATACATTAATTTTGACAATAAAAAAAGCCTAATTCTTTGTTTTTTCATTTGTTGTGTGTTCGTTTGTTGTATTTTCGTTTGTTGTATTTTCGTTTGTTGTATTTTCGTTTGTTGTGTTTTCATTTGTTGTGTTTTCGTTTGTTGTGTTGAAGATACAAGTTTCGATAAAATACAAGTAAGCATCCAATAATTGATTGGACCATATAATTTTTGTATCTCTGTATCCAATGACGCAAACATAAAAGTGTCTTGTAAAGCTTTTAATTCGTTATCTATATAACTCATTATCATAGTTTTTGTTATTGTTTTTTCAATATTCTGAATCAATGGAATAAATGAAGGTGTTTCTAACCAATCATCAGGTACGTTTTCAGGCGGATCATCTTTACATACATCCGGAAGTGTAGTCTGTGACTTTGGTTGTTTCTTACGTGTTTGTAGGAATTTTAGTCTTATGTTTCTATTTTTTTGTTTTTTTTGGATCCAATCAATTACTTTTGTTTTTTCAGCCTTCATAACACTGTTATAATACTTTAAATATTCTTTAACTTTTATTAATTGGTCTACATTGTATTTAGTCATCCTAGATGACAGACTCGTATGTTTATTACCTAACATAGTCGCTATGTTGTCTGCATTTAATTGACCATAATTATCCAATTCTAAATAATCCCACATGCCATTAAGCATAACTTGGTCAAATTTAAACTTTTGTTGTCGTTGTTGTTGTCGTGTTGTTTGCAACATCTTTATTGTCGGTTATTTTATATTTTTAATGTTAAAAAAATATAAAAAATATTTAAGAATTATCAAACGAAAATATTTCTTTTTCTTCTTTTACATTCTATACTACGATTCAATCTTGATGTCTGTGATATTGCCCCATTATTTTCTACCCTGGAAATTCGCGAGCAATGGATGAATGATCATCAAGACATGGTTAGAGTGGATAGCTACGATCGGACGGTTTAAAGGATGAGGATGAAAGAGATAAAAAATAATGTACGAGGCATCTGGGAAGTATCATTTGGGAAATTATCTCACGATGATGACCAACCTGCTCTATTATGTGGAAACGACTGGCGAAAGTGTGTTTTCAAGCTCTTTGTACAGCGGTATTCCATCGTTTCATGGTCTTGGACACGTTCTTGTTCGCAAGGCGACTCATAATTGGTTGATGCTGGAAATCGTGGATAGTGAAAATACAGATCGAATCCGGCAGATTCGCGAGAAAGTGACTCGATCGGATGTCGAGTTTTTTGACGGGACAAATATCTCATTCCCGTCACTGCCCACGGAGAGTGACCGGCGACGATTGATTCATACCTATCTCTCTAGATTTTTGCCACCGTCTCTGCCCACACTCCCCGACTCGTGTCTGGTGATTCATATTCGGAGTGGCGATATTTTTGCGCATAATTTCCACTGTTTCTATATACAGCCACCTCTCGCCTACTATACACATATTCTTGATACACACCCTGAATATACACGAGTCCTCCTCGTCACCGAATCCGACCAACAAAATCCGGTGATTACGGCACTGCGTGACCGGTATCCGGGACGCGTGACGATCCAGAGCTCCTCGGTAGAGGAAGATGTCCAACTCATTCTTTCCGCCCAGCATCTCGTGGTGGGCACGGGAACCTTTGGCGCCTACCTGGCGCTCTCCTCGAATGTGTTGCGACGATTATTCTGTTTTGAGCGGCATAACCAGTGGTATCCGGATGCACCGTATGAGATCCTTGTCAAAGGCGTCGTCAACCAGAAATATCCATTGCAATGGAGCCGGGAAGCGCTCCAGAATGGAACCATGACAAGAGACGACTACATCATAGAGACACTCGATCCTTCCACATTTCAATATGAACCCAAACTATATTGGAATGCTGGAATCAGATTTGAATAAATTCTGGTATCAAAAAAATATATAGTAGATTATGGTCTTACAGGTGGTAGTCGTGATTTAGTAGATGTAGTAAATGGTGGCTTTGTAGATGGTGTAGTAGATGATCTTGTCTTTGATTTTGATGTTGATGTTACAGGAGGCAATGTTGAGTCTATTTCTGCCAATGATATTCGAGGAAGATTAAATATCGAATCAGGGTGTTCCTCAACTGATTTTCTTCGACGTTGGGTCCATACTGTCGTAGTAGGAGCTTTCTTTATTGATTTTCTTCGAGGTTGTACATAATCTGCAATGGATCTCTGAAATGTATCTTGTTCCGTTTGTCTTGTGATTGTTGATACAATTTGTTTTGCAGACTCTGGCATGATCTCTTTTATCAAATTCGCGATTGTCTCTTTTTTAGAAGTATATAATATACTGAATAATGCGACATAGGCATCCTCTTTTTTCATATAATTAAGATGTGTGTGGATACTCGAATCAAGAGAATTTATTATACACGCATGTAAATCTTGTTCAAACTTACCCAATGTTTTCTGCAGATCTGTAATCACACCTTGACGTTGTCTGAGTCGTTGTGCTTCTTCTGGTGTTTGTCGTTGTTGCATTTTATTTCAGAAAAAAAAAAACATCGATGTAAAAACTGATTTCAAGATTGTGTACAGCCAATGGAAATAAATACGAATAGAAAAATACTCATCGTTTTCTATTTTATGCAGAAATCAACAACAGGCAAACCATCATGACGACCATGACTCCCATGTGTGTGGCCAAGGCGCTGGCAGAGAATCCTCTTGCGGTGGAAATCTTGAAGAGGGATGAATCCGTCGCCGCCGAGCTTCTTCCTTCACCACTGTCGTTTCATCAGCCCGTCCTGGACCTCCCCATTATCCCGCCTCATTGCCACGGACGCAATCACATCCCCCTCTTGAATGAGGAGAGTGTCTGTGTGATGACCGACGCAATCTCTGCCGCATTGCAATTCTCGGCCACCTCCGATCTGGACCTGGACAAGATGGAGGAGGAGATCTCGCGCAAGGTGGGAAGGACGGTGTTGAGGAGCAAAAAGGCGGCGTTTGGTGGCAAGGTCCTTGTGCAGCTCCAGATTCATCTCAAGAAGCCCGTCTACAGTCAGAGGCTGCGCATCCCCATGGAGCTGGCAGACAAGGTCGTCTTCCGTCGTCGCCATGTGACTGCTGGTGCGGCACCGGGCGTGGATTTCTTTGTTCCTCTGGATGACACCACCCGTCCTTTTCTAGTCAGAGTGCAGAGCCTCGTCCTCACCGTGTGTCTGAGTAGCGGCAACGCCGCCGATGTCGGTCTGGGTACGGTCTATACGGGCACTCATTTCCCTGGCGAGGCGGATGCGTCCGTGGATAATGTGGAGCAAACGACACCCTCAGGACAAGGAGTGTTTTTTAAATGGTATCCCTCCGATGCGGATCGGGCTGTGGATGCGACCAAGTACGCCGAGAGTTTGCCCCTTTCCACACACCTGGATGTCCTTCTTGAACCAGTCGATTATCAGACCCTCCTCTTGCAACCTTTGATTAGTTAGTATGTACGTAATAGTCATCATAAACGACGCCGAGAGGCCATGGCTTCTTCCATATTACATGTCGACGCACAATCCGTATCCAATGTAGAAAGAAAAGAAAGAATGGATGTCATACTCGTTTCCGGAAACCATTCGCTCTTGCCATAGATTCGTTCTTCTTTCCATTGTTTCTTGACGTCTCGTTCCTCCTTCTTGGTGAGCTGTGGAAACCACGCCATCAATTCCATATCTTCCAAATTCACACGTCCTCCCAGCTCTCTCGGGCACACACAAGAATGAAATCCACGATGCGCAATCCTTGAATACACATTGGTACCACTATAATGCCCCACCTTGATAAATGGCCCATGCCTCGAACGAAATACATAGACACCCATCCTTTTTGTCTGTCTTTTATTCTTAAGCCTTGGAGAACTTTAGATGAATGGATTTTTTTTTTATTTCTTCTGCAGGAATAAAAACCGATGGCAGCCCTGAAACGTATTCACAAGGAATATGCAAACCTATTGTCGGATCCGCCACCAGGTTGCGAGGCCTTCCCGGACGGCGACGACATGTTCAAATGGAGGGCGATTCTTAGACCGGAGAATCCGCCCTACGCCGGTGGTGTGTTTCATCTTATTATTCTTTTCCCTCTCGAATATCCATTCAAGCCTCCTCGGATGTCTTTTATCACCAAGATCTATCACTGCAATATCAATACTAGTGGTGGTATCTGTCTGGATATCCTGAAAGATGCATGGAGCCCGGCGCTGACCATCGCCAAGGTCCTGCTCTCTGTCCTGTCGCTCCTCATGGATCCCAATCCCGATGATCCCCTCGTCCCCGAAATCGCCAAGCTGTACCGCGAAGACCGCGCTCTCCACGATCAACACGCCACAGAATGGACACAACTTCATGCTCGCGAAGAAGAACAATCATCATCTTAAATAATATTTTTTATATTACCTACATGTAAAATGTTGAGCAAGATCTTATTAGAGAAGCGGGCAAAGGAATCGATGCCGCCCTCGGTCATTGCGGCGATGGACATGATCACACTGGATCCGGAGCATCCACCGATTGTGGTGGGCAGTTACAAGTATGTGATTCATGAGTATCCAGTCGATATTGATCTCTTTGAGAATTGCGAGTATGTGGGTGCGTCGCCGGTGCCGATTGTGAATCGTCTAGTGTCCTTGTTCAGAAAGATGGCAGAGAGGATTCAAAAGGCAAAACTTACCTATCTCTCGGATTTCAAGGCGGGCGAGGACAAACGATTTATTTGCCCATTCCTCGGCAGCTACGATGTGCTTAAAAAACAGACTATTGGATACGATGCCACCAATGTACGAGCATGGATCCGTGATTTGGAGACTCTGATTTCACCGGAAGAAAAGCGAAAGATGCTGGTCATGGTGAAGGATAAGCCGACCTATTTTGAATACGTCAAACTGACAGACGCCATCCGGTCTCATTGGACGATTCGCTGGGATATGAAAGAACTAAAACGAGGATGGAAGAAATTGGTCGGTGGTGTGCGCTATACACTGGCGGAGGCGATCCAGAGTCAGAGTGTGGTCAAGATTGATATTGTGACACTGATTGATCAACGATTTGTGGAAGTGACCAATTGGTTCCGTATTCGGTACCGAGAAACCAAGAAGCGGCGATGGATGGAGTGGACACAGCCATTGGAGGTGTACGAGGACAGCATCCGAAAAGGAGTGCGCGATTTTTTTGATCCGAATCTGAAAAAGAATATGAAGATGGCCAAAAGAATATGGCTGTATGCGGTGCACAAGAATGATGTTCAAATGATGAAGGATCTATATCCCCTCTTCCAATCGCAGGCCTCTCGATTGGGCCAGCTGCGTGGCGAGATTGATGTGCTGATTCATCTTCTCGAGAATAAAAAGCCCCCCATCAAGAACATCTTGAATCAGATCATCATGTTCAATGACACCATCTCAACCGTCACCCAGAACATTCTCCCCACCACGATCAAACAACAAATCTTTCGCCGCATCCATCAATTCTATGATCTTTCCCAACCACACTCGATCAAGGACATTCTCCAAACACTCCATTTCATCGACAAGAAACTCAATCAATACATCCAACGATATGTCTACGCCTTTCTTAAGAAGAAGCACATCTTTAGCCGCATCGAAAAGATCTTTGCCATCCCTTCTCCCAAAGCCACCGTCACCGGCTACGTCCTCACGGCTTGAAATTTTTCCAATAAATTTATATTTTCTTAAATATAAATCTTATTTGATTGATGTCGTCGACAGCATCGCAACAACAAGAGGTTCTTGGACGAGGATTTTCTGGAATCGTTGCGCGACCAGCAGGAGCCGATTATGTTCAAAAAAGATTGCATGAACGTCACATTCACTCACACGATGGTACAGAACGTGAAAATTTTTTAAATCAAAAAAAAATCCTCCAACAACTTGAAACCTCGTGCCCCTATATTCTTGGTCTGCATCATTCACAACAAGAATCTCCATATAGAATCAAACTTCAGGGTCTATTTGATCCTTGGAAAGATTTATTTGCTCTTCTTTTTGAATCAGGTTTGGAGTCGGATGAATTAAATCCGATATTACGAGAGGTATTGCCCAAACTTGTGGATGCTGTTGAATGTCTTCATCAGCATGGTATCGCACATCGAGATATTAAGATTGAGAATATCATGATCAATCCAGTAACAATGGATTTACGGTTGATTGATTTTGGATTCGCGAGGAAAGAAGGTACTTCTATATTAAAGGGTACTGCAGCATATATTGCCCCTGACATGTTTGGTCCAGAAAAAACACCAGTATTCACAATGGAACAATTGAAACAATTTGATCTGTGGTCTTTGGGCATTACCATCTATCTATGTATACATCGTGGGTTTCCTCGTGAATTGTATCGACCTCGAAAGATTACTCCTACTGATAATGTCAAAGATATAAGAAGAATATGGAAATCATATGGGAGTCCTGAAATGCAGGGAATTAATATATTTTCGAGCCCAGAAAGCGAACAATCCATAGAAGACGAACGTACAGAGTTTCTTGCCAAAGTTAAGGTGGAAGACAGAGAACGTATAAATTACCTGAATTACCTCAAGCATAATGAATTCAATGGAATGAATCGAACCATACCCCCAAAAAACGTTGGTGGTGGTAGTGGTGGTAGTGATGCGACAGCAGCGCAACAACAAATTATTGGACAGGGCATATCTGGGGACGTTGTGCGAATCAAAGGAAGGAAATATGTACAAAAACGATTGTTTCCAAAACATATTCATTTACCAGAGGGTCTTCCCTATCGTGAAGCATTCAAGGAACAAAAACAAATTCTCCGAAAATTGGATCAAATAAAGTGTCCATATATTCTTCATCTCCATCATCAACAACATCAGGAACAATCTTCAGTTGATCAATTCAAAATCAAACTCCAAGGTCTATTTAATCCGTGGACAGATTTATTAAAATTAATATTGGAAAAAACAACATTGGGTCCATCCTTTTTGTATCCGATGTTACGATCAATATTACCCAAACTTGTGGATGCCGTCGAATGTCTTCATCGACATGATATCGTGCATCGAGATATTAAGCCAGAGAATATCATGATCAATCCAGAAACATTGGATTTACGATTGATTGATTTTGGATTTGCGACGGACAAGATCACCGATCAACGTCCAGCCACCAAAGAATATATCGCACCGGACATGATCGCTACCCCAAAAAGAACCGTATTTACCATGGAACAATTGAAACAATTTGATCTATGGTCTTTGGGCATGACCATTTTTGTATCGATACATCATGTAAATCCTCTTCAAGAACTTTCCGTAAATGATATAATCGAATATTACAATACCCCAAACATGCCATATATTACATATTTTCGGAATGGTGATATACAAAAACAATTTACGGATCGTAATAAGGAATTTCTTCAAATTGTAGCAAAAAAAAACAAACAACGTGTGGATTATAGGACTTATCTAAAGTATAATGCTCCAGGTGAATTGAATCGTCATATACCACCACCGCATAAACAACGTCATGTTTCTCGTCAACATTCTTCAACATTACCTACAATCGTTCAAGAATAAATAGATTCCAAATGAAAGTTGAATTTCTTGATCAAGAAATTCAAAACTTATTCTCTATTATTTTTATTTACAGCGAATCCATGTCGGGAAGCTGGTCCACTCCAAGGTACTTGATGAACGAATCGTCGTCCTCCTTCAATCCCGCCTCTTTGCGTGCCGACATGTACTTTTCACGGTACTGCTCCAGGAACTCCGGATGATCGGCCTCTGCCTTGGCAATGGCCTCGTTGGTCGTCTTGATAATGTCCTTCATCTGCAGGCACTTCTTCATGGTCTCCTGGTACGTCCAGATGAGCTGTGCACGCTTCACTTGGTCCGTGATGTAGACGTCGTATGGATCCTCAGGCAGATCCTCCTTGGCCTTCTTGGACTGATCCAGTAACCGCTTCTCACGATCCTGCATCTCCCTCACCTCCTTCTCCTCGTCCCGCTTCTTGGAAAGAATATCCTCGCTAATCAGCTTTACCGTCTTTTTACGGATATCAATCGTCTGCAATTCCTTCTCAAATCCTTCCGCATTGGTGACTGGGAAAGGCCTACCTACAAACGCATGAAAAATCTCGTGGTACGAATCATGGTTGCGGATCAACATCTCGGCACGCTCATTGGCCTCCTCCTCCGTCGCAAACACTCCTCTCACCTTCATCATCCCATAGATATTATCGCTGTCCGGCCTCGCCCCCTTGGATGGAATAAACGACACCAGACAAATCTTCTGGTTCATCAGTGGAGGATCCGCATACTGACGATCAATCTGTGGAAATATCAGACTTTTCACCTTGGTCTCCATGGCCGCACTCGTCTCCGCCTCGGTCAAAGGAGGATGATTTAAAGAACGAGTCGTAGGACCCACCGCCTTGATGTCCACAGGCGAACGCAATGAATCAAATGCCTCCATGTTCTCTGTTTTTATTTATTCTTCTTTCCCATGTCTTTAGATCTATCTATTATTATTATTGTTGTTGATGATTACGGATAAAGGTGAACACATCAAGACGGGATTTGAGGGTTTCGACCTCGGCCTGGAGTGATTGAAGGAGGGCGAGAAGATCCTGGTTGCCATCGGCCACGAGGAAGCGTTTCGCGGTGAGATCACCACGGAATTCAATCCCCGAGGGTGCATCGACGGAATCGCCCTCGCGCGTCAACACCAGACTGCCCGCGGGTCCGACGGGACCAGGAGGGCCGGCGGGTCCGGCTGGACCTGCTGGACCTACTGCACCATCCTCACCCTTGGGACCACGGATAGGGACACCAGCGGGACCGCGCTCCCCCCTCGGTCCTTTTGGTCCCATAGGACCCATGGGTCCTCCAGGATCGCCCGTGTCTCCCTTGGGGCCGGTGGGTCCGAGGGGACCAGGAGGCCCGGCCTCTCCAGGAGGACCCAGATATCCTCTTGGTCCTATTGGACCCGGATCGCCCGTCTCGCCCCGTTCTCCAGGAGGACCGAGATCCCCACGAACAACCAGCTCCCTGTCGTGCAGACTGATGCGATAAATCTCTTCCGATGAAAGATAGTGCATGTTCACCTTTCTTTCCCCATTATCCGCCTGGAATTGGTCCATATCGATCTTCATGCCCTTCTTGGGCTTGGTCCGAATAATAGTATTGAAACGATTCTGCTGCGCGGTTTGCCGACCAATCGAAGGAAATAAATACGCCGATTGACTCATTTTTTATCTATTGTTTATTTTTTTTTATTTCTTTCATTTCTACACATCTTAAGATCTAGAGGGGTAGAAATAAAACTAAAGCATGGACGAGGATTATTATGATTTGTTGGGATTGAAAAAGACGGCAAGCGAGGAAGAGATCAAAAAGGCGTACAAGGATCTGGCTCGAAAGCACCACCCAGACAAGGGCGGCGATCCAGAGATGTTTAAGAAGATCAGCGAAGCGTACGGCGTCCTGATCGATCCCGATCTCCGCCAGAAGTACAATCATTTTGGTAAGAAGGGTATGGAAGGTGTGGACATGTCCCAGCACTTTCCTGATTTTTTCAACATGTTTGGTGGCATGATGAGACCAGGTGGTGGAGGCGGAATGCGTCGGACACAAGATCGAGTGATCCCGCTCGAGGTCACCATGGAAGAGGCGTACAAGGGTGTGTCGGTGAAATATCGTTATAAACGCAAGGTGTTTGAGGGCAAGGCGGAGAAATGCGGCATGTGTGGTGGACAGGGAAAGATTGCCGAACAAATGTCTCACGCCTTTACGATCATCCAGAACATTCGCATCTGTCCCGGATGCACCGGTATGGGCTCCACCTTCCAAGAAAGTCAATTCCAATCCAAGACGGAGATTGCCGATGTGACAGTGCCCCCTCATTGTCATGTTGGTTATCAGGTCGTGATTCGTGGTAAGGCAGACGAGATGCCCAATCATACAACGGGTGATGTCATTCTCCGTATCACCATCAAGAAACACGACGTGTTCGAGCTTTTGAACGACCATGACCTTCTATGGAAAGTTTCGCTGCATCCTCTCGAGGCGCTCACCTCATTCTCTCGACGGGTCACGCTCCCCTCCGGTGAATCCATCAGCATCGGCCACAGGGAAGGTGAGCCTTTTTTCTCACAATTACGGACACGAAATGTCGTCCCTCACAAGGGATTGTATGACGCGCAACGGAATCGTGGCAACCTGTTGATCGAGTTCCATCTACAAGAATTCCATCTCCCCGCCGCCAAGAAAAATGCACTCTTCGATCTCGCGGGGATTCCTATACCACCCATCGAGTCCAACACGGATGTCTCCCTGCTCTACACGGACAAGATGGATTCTTCTACCGCCTCCAACACCTCCCGTCGACAGCAACAACAACCTCCACAACACGGCATGCCACAACATCCTTTTCATGGAGGCATACCACATGGCGCCGACGTGCAAGAATGTCGCCAGAGCTAACATATAAAAGTTATGCTTGTTGTATGTATTGCGAACGTTGCCTCGATGAAGATTTTGATTCAGAGGTATGGCTTGATAGAGAGGATTGCAATGGTGGTGGCGGTCTCGGTCTCTGTCTCTGTTGCTGCCGCTTTATGGATGGTTTTGGTGCCGAGAATGATTCTGGACGCCATATATTCCTCCATAGTTGTTTGAGATTTTCGGTATTTTTAATAACGACATCGCATCCAAAGGCTGTACATTTCTTTTCGTGATGTCTAACATTCTTAATATCATACATGTTTCCCTTGCCAGAATGGCCGGGTATCATGATCAAATTATGGGTTCTGCCTGCTTGTTTCAATATACTAAACATTTTTGCATAGGGAGAACAGCAAATATACTCTTTATTTACAATATTCGAAGCAAAACTGTGCATGAATAAAGATAGTCCTCTAATAGGTGATTTCGTCCGCCAATTCCTAACAATAAGGGCGTGTTCTTGGATAGTTTTCCCTACTGCTTCTCTTTCCCATACTGTCATGGACATCACTATTTGGTCATTATGAATTGCATATAATAGATAACCACTACATTGACTTCTAGTTTGACGTTGATCTTTAGCATCTTCAAAATCCGCTCTAAAACTATGGGTCGACATTGGAGTTAGTGGCAGCATTTTTAAACAGGAACGAAGGACTTCCGCAGACTCAGTATATGTTGTGATATAGTCCTCCGTATTTTGCTTTGAATGTACACGCGTATCATCTATCCTTTCATTAAAATACGCTATTAAGTCTTTTATCATTTGTTTATCCGACGGTGTTAATACATTAAAAGGAGCAATTCTTTGTTTGATCCATCGCATTCCATGGATATCTGTATATTCACATCGATTGAGATCGAAACAATGTGCAATATCCGTCATTGATACAGGATTCACAATATTGTAAAGAGCATCATACTGTTGTTGTTGCTTTCTTCTTTTCTGTATCGTGTCCTTCATTATTTTCCTTATATAGTCTGAAAAATATGTGATATCTCGATCATGCTGATCTTGTTGTTGTTGTCGTTGTTGTCGTTGTTGTCGTTGTTGTCGTTGTTGTCGTTGTTGTCGTTGTTGTCGTTGTTGTTGTTTTTTAGATAATTCATCGAGGATCTCTTCTCTTTTCATGACTTCATTGATAATTGTTTGTTTCCAGACATTATCAAATCTTGTATCATAAAACTTGGAAATATATTGTGTAAACCATCCAAGCATAATATCAATGACGCTTGTGTCAATATAATGTGAATCGTAATAACTAAATAATTTTATTACTAAATTGATTATATGTGTTTGTGGTATCTCTGGTAATAAGTATTTGTCTTGTATTTGACGTTTTGCAGATTCTATTGATTTAAAAATTTCATCCTCACGAACCGTTGTTCTACATACGTTGTGTATTTTTTGAATTTGATCTGTTATCAACTTCATCTTTATTTATGAATAAAAAATAGTTGGACGAAACCATTTGTATTTGCTTTTGTTGCTTGAATTGCATTTTTTATTCTTACAAAAGAAAGAATTGATTTCTAAAAATAAAAAATGGAAGATACAACAATAACAACGATGATGGACAAGAAAGTGACTTCGTTCCCGCTCTTTTCTCATCTACGAAAAGAGATTGACGATGAGCAACCGACAACTAGTCTTTCGGTAGTGCAGAGAACAGAATTGGTGGAAAAGATTAAAGAACTGAATGAACAGGGTTGTTCTCTGGTCTATGCGCTGATCCGGTACTACCAGATCTATGAATTGCAAGAAAATGCCATCGACACACCGTTTGGTATGAAGAAGATTAAAACTGGCTATCGATTCTGTATCGAGGACCTCCCTCCTCTTCTCCAGAATCTGATTACACGATTTGTCGACATCCATCTTCAATCTCAAAAAGAACATCTTTCTTAAAACAAAAAATCGTATGAATCACATGTTGTTCTAGTAAAATTATAATTGATTCGGCATTTACACCGTCCGACATTTAAATTGTTCACATACAAGGAAATATGAAGAGGCGTATCGTATACGGGGCGAGATGGATTCTATGTCCACACGACTATGAGTAGGGAGATAACTCCAGTATTATAAAAGCATTCCAATATTGGAGGGTATCATATTCAACATCGATGTCATCACCCATGATTTACATGAAGATCTGATAAATGATTTTATTATCATTTTAAATATCGGACGGTGTAAAATGTTAATGAATTTTTGGCGATGAAGGTGTGGTGTGTCCTTCTTCCGTTATCCCATCGGACTCTACGCCCAAGCCCCCCCCCGTAGATTTAGTTGCATCAGGATCTGAGCCGGTCGAGAAGGAGAGGACCGCGTATCAAAATTTCTGCGTGATTACTGGCCCTCTTGTGGAGACCGAAACGTTTGGAGAAAAGACCTGCGAGGTCGCAAGACACTGGAAACGACGATACATGATCACCATAAAATGACAAGTCCAATCATTGTCTCGTTGTCTGTAGACATAAAATCTTGAACTGTTTTTTCTTTCTCTTCCTCCAAATAAGTGGTAATTGTTTGAAAGAAAGATGGTCGTACTCGAATCTCATCATTCGATAACGTTTCAAATGTAGACGGTAAAATGGCAAGCTGTATTTCTTCGATCATCCTCTGTTGTGATGTGTCTATATTAAAAACATCATAGAGAATCGATTTCACACGGGTTTTTATAGGTATTTTTTGAAGGGTTTGATTGAAATAACAGACATATACTGATTCCTCTTCGGTTCTATGATTAGCTGTGAATATCTTTACATTGACATTCTTGGTTGGATACTTTTGTATTTCATGGAGAACTGTTCGATATATGGGATTGTCCAAATACTTTTCCCAATTTTGTATGTTATTATAGTACGCTGGAGTCGCATCGATTCTCATATGCATCCATCCTACACTACCACTATGAAAGGAAACAAATACTCCTTGTTGATCTAAATTATTTTCTTCACGATATTTTACGATATTTACAGTATCCAGACGTCGATTTTGGGATAATGCTGTTGCAGGGAGATCCGAGATGGCAAATGAAATCACGTCCGAACTGAACGAAAAAAACGCCTGAAGTTCGGATGGATCCGCGTGGCGAACAAACGAATGGATATCCACATAATCCTTTTCTTTTGAATAAGGAGGAATAACAAGGATCGGTTGTGGTGTTGTGAAATAAGTGGATAAGAAGGCAAGGGGTGTTTTGGCGTGCTTTCGTATTGTAGATTCGGCAAAAAATTCTTGACGATCTCGTTGAGATCGAAGAACCCGATTATTCGCGTGATACAAGAGACAACGGACCATTGTTGTTCCATAACGTGGAGGAATAAAACGATTAAAGAGAATACGGACATTCACATCAGATGGAAATAATTCAATCAACTGTTTTATCTGAAGACAAAATGCATCGGTCTTCATATACATAAGAAAAGATTCAAGTTCTTGAAAATAAACAAGATAGCAGAGGGATCGTTGATCTTGCGGTTGTGCTTGTTCGTGTTCAAGTGTGGTCTTCACTTTAGTACCGTCGTGCAAATTGACACGGAATAAGGTATCATCACGATGCAATGTCTGAATTTCCTTACGAAGTACTTGCTGAATCTGTCGGATGTTTTCAGAACCAAGCACATTGGAGATATATTCCGTATATTGTTTTAATGAATTACCATTCCTCCAAATTTTATCGAATTGCCTATTCTTTAGATAAACATCAGCAACAGGTTCAACTTCTTGTTTTATTTTACGTTGTAGTACACCATCATGAGGTTCACTTGTTCGTTGGAACAATAGAGTCGAAATAGGTCGCAAGGATTTGGTATTCCACGGGTGTAATGTTCCAGAGGAACGCTGGGAAACATATTTGTGTCGAACTTTGGACAATACAATTGGTACATCCTCTATCATTGCATTTTCTCTATGAAATAAGAATACTACCATATGTAAACGAATCAAGCTGATCAATGGATTGTAGGACGAGATGGACTTGGAAGGATTAGATGGATCCGGTATTGTTTTCTGAACTCGTAGCACAACCTCTTTCAAACCTAAACGAGTCGATAATTTGTCAGAGTGTAATCGATCATTCAGTACAGAAGAAAGTTGGATTAATTTTTTAAACGTAGGATAAAATTTTGTATACGTTGATCGATCTCCGAACGAAAAATCAACATCATATATAAATTTTTGTGCATCTTCTTTCGAGAGGGATAAGATAAAGATGGATCCAGAAAATCGATTCGTACTTCTCCCTAATCCATAATTGTACAATTGATAAAGATCCGGAGTAATATAGAACCCTTTCCCAAGCATTCCACCGTCTCCGCCTCGAAGATCTCGTTCTTGTCCTTCCGGTCGGGTCAATTGTGTGGTAAGATTCCAAATCGTAGACGCATCCGATTGACTGCTATGAAAGAAAAAATATCGATCACTGGGTTTGTACCATAATTCGAGGATGTCTAGCAATGTGATGGGTCTAGAGGCGATCTTTGCTTGTTGATAAACACGATTTACTTTGTCCTGAGTAAGAACAGAAAATCGAGATTTTAATGCCCATTTGTTGGCAAGGAATCCGAGATCCTTTGTTGTTATGATTTGCTCTGGTACTTTGGGAGGTGTCGTGATTACTTTTTGTTCGACTTGACGTATCGTGTCTAACAAGGAGGACGCATCGTCTGGAAAATATCGTTGAATAAATTGAAGGAGCTTACTTACTTGTTTATAATTTTGTTCCTGACGAAATGTTTTAATTGCATCAAAGAATACATCTTTATGCTGTTTTAGTATGTCCTTGGGAATGTCTTGATATTTCTTGATACGAAGAAGATGGCGAATTATCGACTGTATCATTTCATTTCGTTTCTTGAGATCGGTTATCCGTTGTGATACGACAAAGGCTTTGTTATGTTGACCGGTTTTGAACAGATAGTGTATGAGCTCTGTGTACACAGTATCCATCTCCTTCTCTTTTGATATCGGTGAAATCTTCTTCATGATTTGTTCCGTGTATGTCCAAGGAAAGACATCATTCTCACTGATGATGAATCTAACCATGGAAATAAATAGTTGTATTAAATTTTCTTGTGTGTCCCTTTCTTGTGTATCCTTTAATGCTACGAGTAGAATACGGAATAAAGAATCATACTCTTTTTTCTCTTTCATCCGATCAAAAATGGAATGAAAATAGTTTAGCCATGTATCGTTGAATATGTCTTTCAAGGTTCTGTACAATCTTATTTCATCCTTCATATAATATCTTGTAAAGAAGTCAATGATGAAACGGATTTCTGCATCACTTCTACTTCTGGTGATCGGAGGCTTCCGTATTTGGTTCTCGCTCATCACAAACAACATTAACTTAAATGATTCTCGCTGACCAACATCAAGAAATAGAAATGGTTGATTAAACAAAATGTCATAACAAAATTCGTATTTACATTTATCGGATTTTATACATGTCTCTATCAACTCCTTGTATAAATAATAAGCGGTCATACGTTTATTAAGTTGTACTAGAGATACTATTGTAGGGATGCATTGATACGCCTTTTCCCACTCATTTTTACCTAATAAATATTGAAATTGTTCTTTATAGATTTTCTTCATCAGATCTGTTCGCTTATATATACCTTGTTTTATTAATCGATCAAGTTCTGAGATTTGAATGTGTTGCATTCGTTTGAAACGTTGTTCGAATTGTGTACGGGTCTTTCTGACATAGTCTTGATATTGTCTATCGTAGCCCATCGCGTGGTGAAGTAATTGAAATATCGAAGATTGTTGTTCATAATATTTTTCGTAGCCTTCTAATTGACGTCGGATGTGTCGACATAAAAATTCAGTCGCACCAAATCGAATATTCTCGTCTTTTTCCGACATGATATACTTCAGTGCCTCCTGTACACCTTTTTGTTTAGCTTTTTGTAAAGACGATTGTATCTCCGCGTGTTTTTGATAATGGGAAGGTGGTTTTTTCAAATAGATGGAGGCAATTTCTTTGAAATAGGAAAATAAAGGAGTATCCTCAACCATCTTCCTGATGGTAAAATCATGACGATCAATACTGATCAAGTAGATCAACATAACAAAATATAAAATCGTGGTACTAGACATATCTATCCATTCAAATCGTGTTCGAATCGTCTTTTCAATAGAATGAATGGTTTTCAAGATCATGACATCTGTCGGATGATGATAAGCATATGAAAGAAGGAAACAAATAATCTCATTCGATAGTCTTTCAGATTCCTTGATCAGAGTATCAAGAATATTCTGAGCAATCGTCAATTGATGATTGATCTTGATGATCTTTAATACATGGAGGATGAAAGAGGGATGACGACGAAAAAATGATAAGATGATGGGTATCTTTATTCCTTGTATAGATTTCAAATTATCAGTGATTGTAGCCCCATCTGACGTAAGAAATGATTGGAGGTCCGATTGAAATATTTCACTTTGACTGGATTGGTCTATTGCTTTTGACGTAGATGGTGAATTACCCATATTTATTCTTATGAGAACAAAATAAATATATGTGTAAAAAAAATCTTGATCCTTAGATAGGAGTAATGAAGCTATTCGGATTTGCGCTGTTTTTATTGACGATACCAACGGTGAGTAGTATCATCCAGGGGATAAATTTTTATGGTCTTGAAACGCCTGCTCAAGATCTTGTATGCTCCTGGCAACACCCACCCTCCTATTATCTACAGCATCTGAACGGCCTCGGATTCAATTCCATCCGCCTGCCCTTCTCCTACGAATGGGTGTCTCACGGCGACTTTTCCAAGATGGATGCGTTTTTTGACACCGCACGATCCCTCAACATGTCCATTGTCCTCGACATGCACAGGGTATGGTCCTCGCACCAGGGTCCAAATCCCACCGAGGGTATCAGTATGGATCAATTTATCAATCAATGGATCACAGTTATTTCGCGATATCAGGATCGCCCACAGCTGACAGGCATCGATGTCTTTAACGAAGACCAGGGCACGGATGCGACGGAGTGGAATACGATCCTGCGACAGATCACCACGTCTCTCGAGAATCGATTTCCCGGACGATTCTATTTCTTCTGTGGCGGGACACGGTGGGGTGGCGATATCAATGGCATCGATATTGAGGATGTTCCATTCCATGATCGTGTTATTTACACCATCCATAAATATGTGTTTAGTAGTAGTGGTGATTATGAGAAAGATTGGGACTATTCGTTTGGTCCCTATGCAAGCATCCCGGGCAAGGTTTCCGTCGGAGAATTTGGATGGAAACAGGACCAGTACGACCAGGTGCAATGGGCGACCCGATTCATTCAGTACCTTAAACGCCGCAATATCCGTAATGACTATTTCTGGACGATTGCGCTTAGCGGTGACACCTCCGGCCTCTACCAGGACGACTGCCAGACATTTCAGTGGGACAAATTTAATCTATTAAAAACTCTCTGGACCAATCCATTGAGATATTTGCGTGGTTCTTACACAGCTACTTCTTGAGAAGCATCATCAATACAAACACGATAAAACATCCCAACAAAAAACTCAGAATCAATCCTAATGTGCTAGTGCTTGTAGATGTTGTTGTCAATATTGTTGTTGTTGATGGTGATGGTGTTGGTGATGGTGTTGGTGGTGTTGGTATTGGTGGTGTTGGTGGTGTTGGTGATGGCTTTGGTGGTGTAGGTGGTGTAGGTGGTACTGGATGGTAGGGAGCGATATAATGAAAAGTGATGGTAGGAATGACGACGCTATTATGATCCTCATTGCATTTGCCGTTAAAAAGATAAAAATTAATAACCTGGTCCGAGGAATAGAGAACGATGGGATTCTCTAGCTCCAAGGTGATCCTGCCATCCTCTGTGATGGAGGCATTGTAATCCACATAGATGAGATTCCCCTTGCGATCATTCAAGGTAACAACCAGGCGCGTGAGAAGAACAGAAGTAGTATCTGTGGAACTAGTGGAATTGGTGCACGGAAGGATGCTGGACCCGATGAAATCAATGTCGATGGAACGAAGAATCACCGGTGTGGTGAGTTCGGTAAGGATCGTCGCTGGCATGACAAAACGGAGGATGCGTGGTGGATTTTTCTGAGTCCGCGTGATGACAAGATCCGTGTCCAATAACGATTCTTGTGTGTACAATGGCAATGGTGTGGTATCCCTGTGCCATACGAGGCGGTAAGAACTCACTGTGACATTCATGTGTATTTTTTTATCTTTTCAACAAGATAAAAATAATCTGTTGTATATTTTTTTACACCATAATCTGTAATGTCTTGGAATCATGATGATCGACTATGCTAGTTGAGGATGTCGATGTGGAAGCAGCAGTCGCTTCCTGATCCAAAGGATCCATCGACGGATCCGCGTCCTCCCACGAATCCACGGGAAGGTTATGACACGACAGTTTGTCCGAATAGTACTCGGGCAGACGGACATGGTAGTATTCAAATGTCTCTCCGATCATGCGCACTTCCGGTTGCAGTCCATCAATTTGGCACGGAAGAAGCCACTTCCCATTGTAGAACACGATATGGTGAGGCGAGAGAAGAATATCCTCATTTGGTTTATTTTGTTCAAAAAAATGAGCCGGAATACGGTACGGTACATTCTCTTTCGTGCCCACGTATGTATTCGAGAACACTTTCTGGATCTGCACGGTCCGGTTGTTAAAGGGAGGAGCCAGGAGAAGATCCCCTTCTTTCAGGCATTCAACGGCAATAGGACCGGAAGGAGTAAGGATCTTCATACCGCGACACAGACACGGGACGGATACGGGAGATGAGGTGGAAAACTCTGCGATCGAATCAAAGGTTGTATAGGCCGAGGAAAGAAAAGGTGTGGTGGTGAATGCGGTGAGGAGATTGGGACCGGAAGTAAAAGGCTGGAAACCATTCGGAGAGGCAAACGTGGGTGCACTGTTGAATAAAAAGGAGGTGGTGGCGGAACCCGTGATAGTCCCTGACCCTCCGGTTCGCGTGTTGAACGTGGTATTGTTGGTATAGATGTTGGTGAGAGTACAAGTAGCCGCAAATTGACTAATCATAGTTAGATCGCACGTTAATGTGGAGGAATACGTATTCAACACAATGTACGTGTTGGTTATGGTCAAATCACTAAAGGTATTTCCCATGAGGAAACTCCCTTGGCTTTGCACCGACTGATTCTGTGAATACACGTAGCAATTTTGAAATGTTATCGGACAGTTAGCCTCTACACTTATTATTATTATAAATGACCCTACCACATTATTGAAAGAAAACACACAATTCGTAAAGGAGCATGGTCCCTCAAAAGAAATTCCTCCACCACCTTTCACTTGCTGAAAGAATGAACCCGCACCTCTTAATGCCCCATTCAGATACATGTACACGCTATCCATCGTTAGATTACCAATGTTATTCCCATTTATCACCCAGTTCGTGTAATTACTGGTTGTACCCGATGGACCCACGTTTGTATCGGTGGCCGCTTGGATAATGCCGTACTGGATGTTGACGTGATTTGCATTGTACGGGGATGAAAAACTAGAAATAAACACGCTACCTCGCTGTTGATTATCCCACGGCAATCCGGCAGCGGCCTGGATGTTGACATTGATGAAATTGGCGGTATTCCCACTCGAACCCACCGCGCGAAAAATACCGGCGATACCATTGGCCGGGTAGGCTGTTCCATTATAATCCAGATAAATAAGATTTTTCTGTCCGTCAAAGGTCTGACCGGCAGATATATAGAGATAATCGGTGTCGAGGGTCCCCGTGTTGAGATAGGGAGGATTGGCGCTGGAAAACGTTAGGGGCAAAGTTAATTGATAGGTGGTCGTGGTGGAGGAGCCGCTCTGGGAGTCGGCGATGGCAGCATACCAATTGGCAACAGATGCGATGGAGAACGTGGACATTTTTATTTTTAAAAAAAAAAATTTTTTTTATACCAGTTCTGTTTATTTATTATTGATGCGGCAAGAGCGCGTCAAGATACTGGCCGCCTGTCGTTGTAGCCATCATACCCATGCTCGCTTTTCTCTCTCTCGCTCCAAAAGGATCCTTTCCTCCATCATAATCCCGTGAATCCACCGGCATGTTGTGGCACCACAGGTTATCGTGAACGTACTCTGGTAGCTGGTGTTGGAATGGAGTTGTCATGAGAAAAAAATAATATTGAGGAAGAATAAGAACATTATATATGGGATTTACAATTTATCCATCCGTGTCGGCATCGAACAATTGCGGCCTGACGACAGGATCTTCTAGTATACAACAACCTATTACGGCCAATTATATCTTTCAGACCCTGGGTACTATCTTTTCATCGGATCAGGAACAAGTCAAGACCATTCAACCAACAAGTCCTTGCATCCTTTCTTCACGCAATACCAACTTTACCGAGCTCCAACAAAATGGCTACAAGTATCAATTTATCTATCTCTATGACCTGGAAGACTTTATTGCGGGTGCATCCAATCCCATCATTGCAGGCAATGTGATCATTCTCTCTCATGATCAGATTCGTCTTAACTATGGAATTGCTCTTGAAAATAATCTTACCATCAACGGCATTCTTGCGGATCCAGAGCTCTCAGCGCGCACAGCACAAGAGACATGTCTATCAACGACCGCGCTCCTGGCGGGACAATATGTATTGGCGATCCAACAGGCACTGCCGATAATTTTATCCAAATGTCCTGTCGATGTTTCTCAGATTGCTAATTTTCACCCGGTCTATTTCATCGATGACTATACCTTTACCACAATATGTGGTTCTGACACAACCAAGACCTCGACTGTAGGTGTGATGCGATATCAAACCGATCTTCCGGGAAATCCCATAAAGGTGCTATTATGGGGGACAGGATTCACCGAGTTTGTCATCCCGGTATAGACATTTCTTATTTCATTCATGAAATAAAAAATAATACTTTTCATCCTATCAATATTGGATCGGGATCGAAAACGGACAGTGAGGAGATGGAAAGTTAAGATGGAACCTCTTGGTGGGCTCACGATAACGACAAAACTCTTTGGTATTCACCAATTTGGATGTCCTCATGTCAAATTCTTTCTTTTTGATCGGATCGACGCGCGACAGAATAAATTCATCGGTCCACTTGAGAAACCGATCCATATCCCGATCCCGGATGGCATCCCTGAACTATTCTCCCATAAGGATCATCATGCGTTGCAATTCCTTCTCAAAAAGAAGGATGCGTGGATGGCGATAGATGGTCGCATGCAGGCGATGACGGATCAACTTCAAGCGTTGATGGAAGAGACGAAAGATAAGGTGGAAATCGTTTACATGGGAAGCAATCAAGATGCCATTCTTAATGGACAACATTACGGAGCACGTCAGGGAGCAAATCTGCTTTATACGGACGATTCACTTGGAGAAGCAATGAGAGCAACGAGTGGGGCGGTGGGCAGAGTTTTGTCAGGAAGAACTAGAACTGTTGAATACACTGACTTGGAGAGAAACTTTAGTGCGGGTACGACGACATTCTTTTCTTCTGTTGTCGACTAAATGCAGATGTACCTATTGTGAATGTACCTGATGTACCTGATGTACCTGATGTACCTGATGTACCTGATGTACCTGATGTACCTGATGTACCTGATGTACCTGATGTACCTGATGTACCTGATGTACCTGATGTACCTGATGTGAATAAAGGTGAAGCTGGTGGACCTGTTGCGAATGAAGCTGATGTGAATGAAGGTGGGTTGGATGAAGCTGGTGTGAATGAAACTGGTCTACGTGATGTACCTGTTGTGAATAAAGGTGAAGCTGGTGGACCTGTTGTCAATGAAGCTGGTGTGAATGAAGGTGGGTTGGATGAAGCTGGTGTGAATGAAACTGGTCTACGTGATATACTTGGTGTTGTTGTGAATGAAGCTGGTGTACCTGATATACGTGTTGCTTGTTTAGATATAGGTATGTCTAATTGTTTAAATTCTGTATCTAATTTAGATAATAAATCTCTGTTACTTGTAAGAACTCTTTCTATATCTAATCGCCTAGATTGAGATAACAACGGCTCTTCTAATAATTGTTTCAAAGTTGTTATATTTAGTTCGATTTGGCCCATCTTATTATGAATTTCAATTGCTTTTCTGAATTTAATGCTAATCTTTTGTTGTATTGCTCTTTGTTGTGCTCTTTTTGCTTGACTACTCATCATATGTCCTGTTCCTGTAGAAAGTAAATTTGGATTGCCTGTCGCAACTCCAGTAAATGTTGTTGCAGCTCCGGCTGGACTAATCATAAACATAAAGTAAATTACCAAGCCTATAAGAGCAACAGTTGTGATTAAAATAAATCCAAAGGTAGCAAATGTTAATACAGTTAAATTTTGAAAAATAACCGAAAAAGCAAGAGCTAGTGTTGAAAACCAGGATAATAAAAATTGGATTAATTTTCTTACAAAAGCTTTTTGTTGAGGAGTTTCAGCATGCACGATTTCAACTACGAATGTATAAAGGTCGTTCGAACCAAATGCTTCCAACATTAAAAATGCTACCCAAATTATATTTAAACATAATGCCACCATATCACCAAATCTTCTGTGATTATAAGTTTGTTGTGCACCAGTTAAAATTAAAGATGCTCCTTTACCTAATCCTCGGACGATTTCACCACCATTCTCTTTAACTGCAGTAACCATAGGTTCCGTTACTGTAATTATACCCCCCGCGGAGCCTCCTCCACCTTGAGCGGTTATAGCTTTCGTTGAAGGCAAAGGTCTAGGTATTTGGCATTTGAACCCTATCCACGCTCCTCCCATATCACATATACTAGGTAAACTTGGAGAAAAATAATTATAAGTGCCACTAAGGATTTTACCGGATTCGGTCCACATTTGACCGCTTTTACTTCCAGCTCCTGATAAAGCTCCTCCAAGTATATTAAGAGGTGTTTCGATCACACTTCTTCCAATTGCTGATGATAACTCACCTCCTAAAACAGTAGCTTCAAAATATTTATTCATTTTTGATTGTGTACTGAACGCAGTTATACATCCAACAGTTACGGCTGTAATTATTCTTAATTTTGTTTGAGAGTTTGTTTTTTTATTTTCCAAAATACGCATAATAGCATCTATAAACTCTGAATTAGTCATTTGAACTTTTCTTGAAAAAATATATCCAGTTTGTTTTTTAGCTTTTGATAATCTTTTTAATGTTTGAACTCTAGCTGACTTTGTCAAAATGTTCATAGCTGTCAAATGTATAGCAGATTGAAGTGAAATGGAACAACCAGCATAAGTTTTTATTAATAGTTGAGTAGCTTCTTCAAAATTTTGACTAGAGGTGACCCTTAAGATAATTTCTGAGATTGCTGCTTTTTGTCGTCGAAGCTTTTTAAAATCCCCTTTACTTGTCAAAAGTTCAAACCTTTCTATTAGTGGTTTTAACTCTGATATTGTTAATTTAAGCTGTGTTATTTCCGGTTCGTTCAAGATTGGAAAATCTTTTGCTAATGCTTTATATTTTTGTTTTTGTTGTTGTGTTTGTTGAGACATTTTATTTAATAATTTTTTTTTTTTTTATATTTTTTTTTTTTTTTATAAAATATGAATTTGTAAGCAAAAGCCACAACAGTTAAAACTTATTTCCTCAAAGATTGCAAATTTAGATATTTCCAATAAAATTCCTTTCATATCAAAAACATTCTGTTGTTGTTTTAGCTGCATATCTATTCTTTATTTAGAGGATGGATAGAAAGAAAAAATGTTTCATCCTATCAATATTGGATCGGGATTGAAAATGGACAGTGAGGAGATGGAAAGTTAAGATGGAACCTCTTGGTGGGCTCGTGACGACAATAAAACCATACATCTACCAATTGCTGGAATTGTGGATCACGGTAACGACAAAATTCTTTGGTATTCACCAATTTGGATGTCCTCGTATCAAATTCCCTTTTCTTGATCGGATCGGCACGCGATAGGATATACTCGTCGGTCCACTTGAGAAACCGATCCATATCCCGATCCCGGATGGCATCCCTGAACTGTTCCCCCATGAGGATCATCATGCGCTGCAATTCCTTCTCAAAAAGAAGGATGCGTGGATGGCGATAAATGGTCGCATGCAGGCGATGACGGATCAGAAAAAGATTCCACAGCTCGTCCTGTACCTTGTCGCAGAAACACAGTGTGTCCTCGATTACACGACAATTCTCGAGGATCCGACGGATATCGATGGTCATGGACAGACCAAACTGATGATTGTCCCGCTTCAGGTAATCCAGCTTGTCCGTGTCGATTCCATTCACCGGATTGTTGATCAGGTGCGAAAACCATCGATTGTTGGTCCGCTCGCAGGGATGCCCGACAGGATCGATCAGCGACTGGATAAATGACACCCCTTCGCACAATCGGAATTCGTGCCTCTCATTTAGAAGCGCCACCAGCGCCACCGATCGCTGTTCGTGGTGTGCCCATTCGTCTTCCAGACCAATCATCATCAGAAACGAATCAAATGCATGCGAAAAGGGACCATGCCCGATATCGTGCAACAATCCCGCGATACAGATCCATTCTTGCTCCTTCTCTGACAATTCCTCCATCACCTCTGGCTGAGATTGCCGCAGATGATCGAGCAGCATCCGTGTGACATGATAGACGCCGATGCTATGTGCAAAGCGAGTGACGGTCGCCGTAGGAAAGACCCTGTATGCCACTCCGGTCTGTCGTATAAGATGCAATCGCTGGAACTCCTCTGTATCGATCCACCGCAACGCCTCTTCGGAAACTGGAATGTCTCCCCATATGTTGTCGTGGATAATCTTCATTTTTGGTTTGGTACTGTATTATACTTCTTTCTCGTCAATCCACAAATCATTTTTGTACAATTAATATTTTATATTTTAAAATAAAATAATGATTCCAACAACATCAGTAGCAGTAGAAGTAGTATAACAACAAAAACTCCCACAATGCTTATCTAATAGGGATTATAATAGATGTACAACCAAATTATGATAATAGAAAAAAATGATTTGTTGGCATCATAGAATGGAAATAAAAAATAAGAATGGACAATACTCAGAAATTCAAGAATGGTGTCTGTCGTGTGCGCGATGTGTTGCGTAGTGTGGCCATCACCGGGATGGACTCGATGCGTCATATTTGTATCTATCTTTTGGCGCGACATATGACACGAGAGAATGTGGCGGTGTTTGATATCCCTGAGGAATTTGCCTGGGAAACGGTGATGGACGAGTTGCGGAATAAAGATGGTGGTATGCAGCACGCATACGACAGGATGTATTGCAGTGCGGCAGGAAAGGATAGTTTGGTCACTCATTTCGATCGTCTTTTTGAGACACAAAAGTTTTCGTTTGATATCACCGACCTCCATAAGCACCGTGAGATTCTGGAGATCCTGGACGGCATCGATATCCAGGCCGTGGATGCCGAGATGGACCTGCTCGGATGGGTGTATGAACAGCATTTAAAGACGGGAACCTCGTCCGTCTCCAGAGATCTCGGCCAATATTTCACGGTCAGGACGATCTGCGCCTACATGGTGAAACTGTGTCAACCAGGACTGCGTGAGGACGGTGCCCCCGAATCCGTATGTGATCCCACCATGGGCACCGGTGGCTTCCTCACCTCCTACATCCGCTATTTCAAGGAACACCATCCCTCAGTCAAAAATTGGGCCGAACGAGTTTATGGATGTGACCAGGATCCTCGTGTCGCCGCCATTGCTCGCCTCAATGTTTTTCTCGAGACCAAAGGGACTGTGCCCACCCAGTTGCTGACGCACGACTCTCTCTACAAGGATTTGCCCGTAACACAATACGATAATATTCTTGCCAACATGCCCTTTGGTCTGAAAGGACTCGTATTTGATAGCTGTTGTTCACGAATCCGGGATCTGAACATCAAGGGCAACAAATCCGAGCCCCTCTTTCTGCAATTGATGATGCTTTCTCTGGCACCCGGTGGACGATGCGCGGTCGTTGTGCCCGATGGAATGATCTCCAATGTCTCGGCCTGTCACAAGGCCACGCGTAGGTACCTCTTGGATCATTTCGAATTACGAAAAGTGGTGCGTCTGCAGGGAAAATTGTTCATGAACACCACAGCACCCATCTTTATCCTCTTTTTTGTGAACACCGGCCAATCTACTACCTCGATTGACTTTTTGGAAGTGGAAAAAACAAAAGACGATATACTCGTGGAACGAGAACTGTGCACTGTTCCTGTCGCCTCCCTTGACGCCAATGTGTCGCTCGATCCACGGCGATACCTGAGGAAGCAAGAAGAAGTGATCAGCAGCAGTAGTAGCAGGTATGAAAAAGTGCGTCTGGGTGATGTTGCAGACATTCTTGGTGGCAAAGGAAATTACGAGAAGGATGGCGATGCCTATCCCTATTATGACAGCAATGGCGTGACCGGGAAACGAAACGACTTTCTCTACGAGGGTGAATTTGTGGTGACGGCGCGAAAATTAAGCATCGGATCGGTTCATTATGTATCCGGCAAATTCTGGCCCAGTGATAACACCCTCAGTCTACGTGTCACCGATCCAAGAGTGAGTCCCCGCTTTCTCTATTACTGGCTCAAGATTAACAACAATGTGCTGAAGGATCTGGCGTCGGGGGTCAAACCGGGCATCCGTCAATCGGATGTGGCTGATATTATGATACCTCTTCCTTCCCGTACGATTCAAGAAGAAATGATCACCTCCATCACGGAATGCGAAGAGATGCAAGCGATCCAGGCAGCGGCCATGAATTCGGATTTTGTCGGACGCATGATGAAGACCATGTCTCGCTCGATTGATCGACGAGGATTTCCTTCTCACGCCATCTCGGAGGTCATGCATGTGGTGGGTGGCAAGTCCAATATGGATCGAGACGATGATGCCTACACCGTGCCCTACTATGATTCCAATGGTATCACGGGGCGTGTGGCCTCACCACTGTATACAGGACAATATACGATTACAGCGAGGATGCTCAGCATCGGTGCAGTTCATTATATGGATGGTCCTTTTTATCCTTCGGATGCCACCATCTGCTTCACGTCGCGCGATGATACAAACATTATGCGAAATCGCTTTTTTTATTTCTGGCTGCACACGAACAACCATCTTTTGAAAGACATGATGTCAGGGGTCAAGCCTCACGTGCGCAAATCCGAAGTGGCCGATCTCAAAATGCCCGTCCCGCCCATCGCTTTTCAGGACGAGATCCTTCGTCGTCTGGACGGGATGAATGAATGGGAAGAACGACGCCGCATGCTCACCTCTCTTCAGAAACAAACGACCGATATGCTACATTTTCTCATGCCTGTCTAGTGCCTAGCGACCAGTCCATACTTTGATGATTTTCTTGGTCTCGGTCGCCTTGTCGCGATGGTATGCCTCCCACGAATAGGTCGTATTCCGCATTCCTCCCACCGAATCGATGATGGATCCACCGACCGAGGGGAAGGAGGACATCATTTCGGGTGTTTCATACATCAATAAACACCCCATCACCCGCTCCAGACACGATCGATCATTACGGGTGCGCAGATGGGGGATCAGATCAAATAGAGTATATTTCTTGATAATGCGATCCAAATGATCGTAATCAATGACACACTGAACACCAAATGTTCCGTACCACTGCATTTTCTCAAAATAGAAAAAAAGCAAGTCGTTGAGGAGAGAGGGTGGTGTGGTATGAAGACGACGAATCATGATGGCTTCTGCTTCATTGTTATCCCAATAATGTTCCTTGAAATGCCACAGAAAACACATCCTCTGAATCTTGTCGTTCGGGATAGGTGCTCGAAGAAACGTCGAGTCATGCATTATCACCGCTCGCGAGAACAGACTCTTGCCATACTTGTGATAATAATAAAAGGCGAGCAATTCGCCCACGCCAGGCTCAAATTCGGATTGCAGAAACAGCGTCTTGAATAGCGGAGGCGAAGAGGTCGAATCAGTCAAAAATGCGGGATCGGAATGATCGTCGATAATAAGGATAAAGGCATCGGGATGGTGCTCACGAATGCATCGATGACATTCTTTCCAGTACAAGGCTGATTTCTCCGAGGTAATCTTTCGTGTCATGACAAATCCAATCATCTTTTTGTCCTCTCTTGTCACACATCGTTAAATATATATTTTTTTTTTTTATTGTCATGAGATAAAAAAATGCCATCTCCGGTTGTTTCTCATCATCACCATCATCACCATCAATGGTTGATGATCGGTATCGCGGTGATTATTATTCTGCAAATCATTGTGATCATTCGCACCTCGAAAGAAAAATACGAGGCGACCTCTTCCAAGTCGCTGCAAATGACACCTCTTACTGATTATACCGTGCTCCCGCCCGATCAGTACATCCTGCCCAATAATTCGGGGATCCATACCGCGTTTATATTGTCGTATATCCACGAAAAGGGTATCAAGAACTTTAATCCCCACGGTCGACATATCCAGAATCACAACGACGTCAAGATCGACATGACCAAATACAAACACAAGAAGGGATACCGCTACTTTCAGGAATGGGAGCCGGAAACGCACATCTTTCACGGTCCCTGGTTCAAAAAGGTATTCCTTTACAGTGTGCACAACAAGATCAAGTACCTCCAGAATGCTGCACCTGTGGACATTGTCCTCTTTGTTTCCATTCTTGACAAGAACTCCAAATTCCTGTTTCTCCCCATCCAACACAATGGAAAAGACGTATGGAAGATTGATTGGGACAGCCTCACAATCCCCGAAGGTACGCGATTGCAAAAATCCTACATCACCATCCTCATTCGCGGTGTCGGTCATAACTTTGATGGCGTCCTTCCCCCCTTCTACCTTTCCGAACATCCTCACCCCGCCTGGGAAAAGGAATCATTATTGTAAAACAATTTTTTATCTCTTGTTAAAGATAAAAAAGAAGAATGGTCCGCGGTGCATCAAGACAGTATGCGACACTGGATGATTACCAGAACAATACGGCACCGTCGATTGCAATGTCCTTGGGACGGGTTGAACGATATACGTTGACGTGTAAAGAACGAGTCGATGACACTACTTCCATACGAAGGGGTATGGGCATTGATATTCTAGAGGAGGAGGAAGGTTTGTTTTATGACGAGACACAGCCCTATTTGTACCTGAGCACACCTCTGGCGGCAAGATTTCCGTACGGCCCCGACTACGATCTGCCAGAATCGCCCATGTACCTGAATATTCCTTCTTATCCAACATACGATTCTTCCACACGTGTGTATTACAATGTAGATGATGCTTATTGAATGATCGATTCATCCTCCTCATTATCACAATAAAAAACGCCTAGTATGATGACAATATAAAGAGACGAGAGGACAATTCCCATGATTGGCATCTTTGTTGTTGTCTTTTTTTATTGCATGCATTCATGCTTTTATCTTGATTTCGCGAAAAAAGAGCTGCTGGACACGTTTCCGAACAAGAGACCAACAGTCATCACATAAGAATCCGCATCGATCCCACCCATTTTGGCATAGTTTTCGCAGCACATGTTTTTCTTGACTACATTGGTCGCATATAAAATATTTGGTCATATTTTATATTCAAGACATTTTTTTTTTTAACACACACACACACAAATCAATTCAATTTAATTCTATTCTTTTTGCTTATGACTTTATGACTTTATGAGTTATGGCTGTCGATCCATGTGTAAGGTCCATCTCCGCGCAGTGTCACATTACCGCGAAGGGGTTCGGTGATAAGCTCGGATCGTTTTCCGTAGACGATGTAATCGAATTCGATGGGCTTGCTTGAATTCACGGTGAATTCGTTGTTCTGGACACGTGTCGCATAGAGATCGGCAAATCCACCAATGGCCGTAAGGTTGATGGTGAAGTCGCGCGCGATTCGTTGGACATAGTCGGGGAGTCGGATGACGGTCGAACACGTTGCGACATCCGTTCGCGAAGATCCACGATAGTACACACCAACCTCTGGACCTTCCACACACCCGTGAACCAGGTACCTGTCAGCATCCGAAGGATGATCAATCACGAACGTCTTGTAATTGTTGGTGTTGGTGGCGGTATCATAGACAAAGGAAGAGGAGGAGGTATTGTAGAACACGGGTTGATAATTTGCTGCAGGAGCAATTGTTGTGGGTGTGGTACCAGTTGCACCAACCGCTACAGAAGTGATGGCAATGGATCCGGTCGGTCCCGTCGGTGAGGATGCAACAATGATAGCTGGAGGATTATATACTGGACTAACTGATATATAAATTGCGGTACTTACTGTATTATATGCAGGACTAAGGTAGATGGTTATATTCCAATTAGCCCCATTAGTTACCATTTGTGTCACGACAAAATATCCAGTTGGGTATTTATCGTTATTGTTAAATCCTGTAGCAGAACTTATCTGAAGAATGGTACCCACTCCGACATAATTAACATTACCAATTTTCGGACTGGTGATAACACCACTGGAACCAACCGGGAAAACAATAGCAGTATTGCCAGTTCCGGTCAGACCAGTACCACCCGCTAATTGACTGAAGGTAAATATCGCACTACTACCGAACGGTCCAGTGGCGCCGGTTGGTCCGGTTGAACCTGTGCGACCCGTATTTCCGGTGAGTCCTGTTATTCCGGTTCCTCCTGTAGGTCCAAAAGGTCCTGTTGGTCCGGTCCCTCCTGTGGCGCCCGTCTGTCCTGTCATACCAGTCTGCCCAGTGATCCCGGTATATCCTGTCATACCAGTATACCCGGTCTCACCTGTTGGTCCGGTCGCGCCCGTTATTCCCGTCATACCCGTCGATCCACTCATTCCGGTCCATCCCGTCATACCCGTCTGTCCGGTGATTCCAGTCTGTCCAGTGACTCCAGTACATCCCGTTTCACCAGTCTCACCGGTCATTCCTGTCAATCCTGTAAAACCAGTTGGTCCCGTTATACCCGTCCATCCCGTCATACCCGTCTGTCCAGTGATTCCAGTATGTCCAGTGATTCCAGTAAATCCCGTTTCACCAGTCTGACCGGTCATTCCAGTCAATCCAGTAAAACCGGTTGGTCCTGTCATACCTGTCCATCCCGTCATACCCGTCTGTCCGGTGATACCAGTCTGTCCAGTGATTCCAGTACATCCTGTCTCACCAGTCTGACCGGTCATTCCAGTCAATCCTGTAAAACCGGTTGGTCCCGTCATGCCAGTCCATCCCGTCATACCAGTCTGACCGGTGATGCCAGTGCATCCGGTCGTTCCGGTTGTTCCTGTCTCACCCGTGAATCCAGTTGCTCCAGACGGTCCCGTAGCGCCTGTCCATCCCGTTTGACCAGTCCATCCCGTCATACCCGTCGATCCTGTTGCTCCCGTAAATCCTGTTGGTCCGGTCTGTCCAGTCATACCCGTTGATCCTGTCTGTCCGGTCAGACCTGTCATACCCGTCGGACCAGTGACGCCCGTCGATCCCGTCATACCAGTATGCCCAGTAAATCCAGTCATACCCGTCTCACCTGTAGGTCCGGTTTCACCTGTAGGCCCAGTTGATCCTGTGGTGCCGGTCCATCCTGTAACACCTGTATCACCTGTCGTACCTGTCCAACCCGTCTCACCTGTAGGACCTGTATTACCCGTAGCACCAGTATCACCGGTATATCCTGTCTCACCCGTTGGTCCGGTCGATCCCGTTGCACCCGTGTCACCGGTGCATCCCGTCTCACCGGTTGATCCTGTATATCCTGTCGGACCTGTCTCGCCTGTTGGTCCAGTACTACCGGTTGAGCCCGTGTCACCGGTCCATCCTGTCTCTCCCGTTGCACCGGTATCGCCCGTCATCCCAGTGTTGCCTGTGGCTCCCGTGTATCCTGTCGGTCCCGTAAATCCAGTTGGTCCTGTCGCGCCTGTCCATCCAGTTTCACCTGTTGATCCGGTCAATCCGGTCGTACCGGTATCGCCCGTCACCCCAGTCTTGCCGGTAGCTCCTGTATATCCCGTCGGACCTGTCTCACCAGTTGGTCCTGTGCTACCTGTCAAACCGGTAGCGCCTGTTGATCCCGTCATACCCGTCTGTCCTGTCATACCGGTTATTCCCGTCTCACCAGTTGCTCCCGTGTATCCAGTCGGACCTGTATCACCGGTTGGTCCAGTGCAACCAGTTCCTCCGGTCTCACCCGTTGATCCGGTCGATCCTGTTGCACCGGTATCACCCGTCATTCCCGTCTCACCAGTTGCTCCAGTGTATCCTGTAGGTCCCGTAAATCCAGTTGGTCCTGTCGCGCCCGTCCATCCGGTTTCACCTGTTGATCCAGTCGATCCCGTTGTACCGGTGTCACCCGTCGATCCTGTCTGACCCGTTACTCCTGTTGGTCCAGTCGATCCTGTCGCACCCGTATCACCCGTCATTCCAGTCTCACCAGTTGCTCCCGTATATCCCGTCGGACCTGTATCACCAGTTGGTCCAGTGCAACCAGTCCATCCGGTCTCGCCCGTTGGTCCCGTCGATCCTGTCGCACCAGTGTCACCCGTCATTCCAGTCTCACCGGTTGTTCCTGTGTATCCCGTCGGACCTGTATCACCGGATGGTCCAGTGCTACCGGTCAACCCAGTCACTCCTGTCGGTCCAGTCGATCCTGTTGCACCAGTGTCACCCGTCCATCCCGTCTCACCAGTTGCTCCCGTATATCCGGTCGCACCTGTCTGACCTGTCCCTCCAGTACTACCGGTGTATCCCGTCTCACCCGTGGCTCCAGTCAATCCTGTAGGTCCGGTATCACCGGTCCATCCCGTCTCTCCAGTTGATCCAGTATATCCTGTCTGTCCGGTGATGCCGGTTGATCCCGTCTCTCCAGTTGCTCCAGTGTATCCTGTAGGACCTGTATCACCAGTTGGTCCAGTGTCACCGGTGTATCCGGTCTCACCGGTTGGTCCAGTCGATCCTGTTGCACCTGTGTCACCGGTCGATCCTGTCTCTCCGGTTATGCCGGTGTATCCCGTCGGGCCTGTATCTCCTGATGGTCCAGTGCTACCGGTCCATCCTGTCTCACCCGTTGGTCCGGTCGATCCTGTCGCACCGGTGTCACCCGTCCATCCAGTCTCTCCAGTAGATCCCGTATATCCTGTCTCTCCGGTGGATCCAGTGGATCCCGTCTTTCCAGTGGATCCCGTGTATCCCGTCTCTCCTGTTGATCCCGTCATTCCAGTATCCCCCGTTGGTCCCGTGCATCCTGTTGTTCCGGTCATACCCGTTTCACCCGTCACACCGGATGGTCCCGTCATACCCGTCCAGCCCGTCTCACCCGTCGGTCCTGTTGATCCTGTTGCACCAGTGTCACCCGTCAATCCAGTAATTCCGGTCGGTCCCGTCATACCCGTCAATCCAGTTGATCCTGTCATACCCGTCTCACCCGTAGGTCCAGTCTGTCCAGTCGATCCTGTGGATCCTGTCCAGCCTGTGGATCCTGTCTCACCCGTAGGTCCTGTCATACCCGTCGGTCCCGTATCACCTGTCGGGCCAGTCCATCCCGTTGTACCCGTCTCACCCGTCGCACCCGTCACCCCCGTAGGTCCGGTCAATCCAGTTGCACCTGTATCACCAGTCAATCCCGTTGCTCCCGTCAATCCGGTATAACCCGTCTCACCTGTATTGCCTGTATTTCCTGTGCTTCCCGTTGATCCAGGACCCACAAGTGTTAACAAACCACCTCTTCTATAAAAATCCCAAACACCAACGGGTAATGACGAAATATTCAATAATTGAACATATGGAGGTTCGGACGCCAAAACTATATATTGCACAAGAAGATAACCTGAAAAGTTATTATCGTTCGCCTGCGATGCCGAAAATACTAACGCATTAGGAGCAAAAGAAAAGATGGTGTCCGGAAAATAATAATTAATTTGTCCCGTCTCACCAGGTTGAATGATAATCTCATAAGGAGGACTGGAGGATTCAGGAATATCAGGGTAGATATACGCAGGTCCTCCAGCAGATCCTGTAGGGCCTGTTGGTCCCGTTTCACCGGTTGCACCCGTCTCACCCGTGAATCCAGTTGCGCCTGTCTCTCCAGTGGCGCCTGTCCATCCCGTCTCACCCGTGTATCCCGTAGGACCCATTTCACCCGTTGGTCCTGTCGCGCCCGTCCATCCGGTCTCACCCGTCGATCCGGTCCATCCCGTTGTACCCGTCTCACCCGTACATCCCGTGTTACCCGTTGGTCCGGTATCGCCAGTCAATCCGGTCATACCTGTAGCACCTGTCTCACCCGTACATCCGGTCATACCCGTCGGTCCGGTACCACCAGTAGATCCGGTCATACCTGTAGCACCTGTCTCACCCGTAGGTCCGGTCATACCCGTCCCACCAGTCACTCCCGTCAACCCTGTCACACCGGTGCATCCTGTATCGCCGCTAGGTCCGGTCATTCCTGTGAATCCTGTCAATCCCGTCACACCCGTCATACCCGTCTCACCAGTCATGCCTGTCATTCCCGTCTCACCTGTCAATCCCGTCATACCCGTATGTCCGGTATCGCCTGTCACACCGGTTGCTCCGGTAAATCCTGTCTCACCGGTTGGTCCAGTCATTCCCGTCCCTCCCGTCTCACCGGTCGCACCCGTCATACCCGTCCATCCCGTCTCGCCCGTCGGCCCTGTCTCTCCAGTCTGTCCGGTTGATCCCGTCTGCCCGGTAATTCCGGTGCATCCGGTCGTACCCGTTTCACCGGTAGGTCCAGTCATACCGGTCCATCCTGTCTCACCCGTAGGTCCTGTCTCACCGATTGTTCCAGAAGGTCCCGTGAATCCAGTCCATCCCGTCATGCCTGTTGCTCCGGTCTCGCCCGTTGGTCCGGTCGCGCCTGTCGATCCTGTCTCACCTGTGAGTCCTGTTGCGCCTGTCATTCCTGTCTCTCCAGTAGATCCGGTGTATCCTGTCTCACCAGTCGGTCCTGTACTTCCGGTCATACCCGTCTCACCGGTAGATCCGGTCATACCGGTCCATCCTGTCTCACCTGTAGGTCCTGTCTCACCGATTGTTCCAGAAGGTCCCGTGAATCCAGTCCATCCCGTCGCACCAGTCGCACCGGTCTCGCCCGTCGGTCCCGTCGCGCCCGTCGATCCTGTCTCTCCGGTGAGTCCTGTTGCGCCTGTCATTCCTGTCCCTCCGGTAGATCCGGTGTATCCTGTCTCACCGGTTGGTCCTGTACTTCCGGTCATGCCCGTCTCACCAGTGGATCCGGTCATACCAGTCCATCCTGTCTCACCGGTATAACCAGTCTCACCGATTGTTCCAGAAGGTCCCGTGAATCCAGTCCATCCCGTCGCGCCTGTTGATCCAGTCTCGCCCGTCGGTCCCGTCGCGCCCGTCGATCCTGTCTCTCCGGTGAGTCCTGTTGCGCCTGTCATTCCTGTCTCTCCAGTAGATCCGGTGTATCCCGTCTCTCCTGTAAATCCGGTATGTCCGGTCATACCCGTCTCACCGGTAGATCCGGTCATACCAGTCCATCCTGTCTCACCGGTATAACCAGTCTCTCCAATAGTTCCAGAAGGTCCCGTGAATCCAGTCCATCCCGTCACGCCTGTTGCTCCGGTCTCACCTGTTGGTCCAGTCATTCCCGTCATTCCCGTCTCTCCGGTTGGTCCCGTCGCGCCCGTCATTCCCGTATCTCCGGTAGATCCAGTATATCCTGTCTCGCCTGTAAATCCAGTATCTCCGGTCATACCCGTATCACCTGTGGACCCGGTCATACCGGTCCATCCCGTCTCACCGGTCGGTCCCGTCAATCCGGTTGGTCCAGTCATACCAGTGTATCCCGTCTCTCCGGTCGCGCCCGTACATCCTGTAGATCCTGTCTCACCGGTGGATCCAGTCGCGCCGGTCCATCCTGTCTCACCGGTTGCTCCCGTCTCACCGGTTGGTCCCGTCATACCTGTCCATCCTGTCTCACCTGTCGCGCCGGTACATCCGGTCACACCCGTCACACCCGTCTCTCCAGTATATCCAGTAGCACCGGTCATGCCCGTTTCTCCTGTCACACCAGTTGGTCCCGTGTATCCCGTTTCACCGGTCATACCCGTCATACCTGTATCACCGGTCACACCCGTCATACCTGTCATTCCAGTATATCCGGTCTCTCCAGTCTGTCCGGTCAATCCCGTCACACCCGTTGGTCCCGTCATACCCGTCTCACCGGTCGCGCCCGTCGTGCCCGTCAAACCGGTCAGACCCGTCGTACCCGTCAGACCAGTATATCCGGTCTCTCCCGTGTATCCGGTCAATCCCGTGACTCCAGTCACACCAGTCATACCCGTCATACCGGTGAATCCGGTCTCACCCGTCATACCGGTCGTTCCAGTCTCACCCGTGAATCCTGTGCTACCCGTAGGTCCTGTCATACCCGTATCTCCGGTCACACCCGTCACACCCGTCATACCCGTATATCCGGTCTCACCCGTTATTCCCGTAAAACCAGTCGCACCAGTGTGCCCAGTCGCACCAGTGGCGCCCGTTGTTCCGGTCATTCCGGTAAATCCTGTCAACCCCGTCATTCCGGTAATACCCGTATATCCTGTGATGCCCGTTGTTCCTTGAGGCCCTATAAGAACCATGTTGTCACCCTGATTCCATGTCAGCGATCCAACATTTTGGTACCGAGTACTGTAGAGGATTGTTAAAATCACATCGGTACTTCCAGAAGTAGGGTCAGGTTGAACACCAACGATTTCTATATATCCACCAGGTGTTGTCGTGTTATTATAAGGAACAATGAGACATATTGAATTGATCGCCGCATAAATTGAATTATCTTGTAAAATCTTCATGGTGCCGGTATTTCCGTATGTTAATGGCACCGATGCATCACTATTGATTGAAAAAGTAACCAATGGCCCTGGAAGTCCGGCGGGTCCCGTCATCCCTGTCGTTCCAGTGATTCCTGTAACGCCAGTCCAACCAGTCACACCCGTCACCCCACCAGGACCGATAATCACATAAGAATTCGATCCTGGAGTTGGTATACCCACCGGACCTGGATTTTGAAATTGTGGATTATTATATAAAACGGCACTTCCACCTTGAGCCGATTGCACGAACATATACCCTGCATTTGAAACTGGAGTTGTACTAGTATTAAAGACATAAATGACGGCATTTAAGATTCGAATGGAACTTGGACTCACCGCCGTTGCTTGACCTGTTAAACCAACACCAATTGAACCGTTGGTTAAAGTAAAGGTACCAATAATGAAACCACTTGGTCCAGTGCACCCAGTAGGTCCAGTCATTCCGGTCCATCCGGTCATACCCGTGGATCCTGTAGCTCCTGTCCCACCCGTAATACCCGTCTGTCCCGTTATACCAGTCGATCCCGTTATACCCGTGGATCCAGTTAATCCCGTCATTCCCGTTGATCCCGTGATACCCGTCAACCCCGTCATGCCTGTCCATCCCGTCACACCGGTAGGTCCTGACATACCCGTTGATCCCGTCATCCCGGTCAGTCCCGTAGCGCCGGTGCATCCTGTCTCACCTGTGGGTCCAGTATTACCGATCGTTCCAGAAGGTCCTGTGAATCCAGTCCATCCCGTCGCGCCTGTCATTCCCGTTGTTCCCGTCATTCCCGTCGATCCTGTTGATCCCGTCGTTCCAGTCGATCCCGTCATTCCCGTCTGTCCGGTAGATCCAGTCGATCCCGTCGGTCCCGTCATTCCGGTCCATCCTGTCACTCCCGTCTCTCCAGTAATACCAGTGGATCCCGTAAATCCTGTCGGTCCAGTCGATCCCGTCGATCCCGTCTGTCCGGTAGATCCAGTCGTTCCAGTTGATCCCGTCATTCCGGTCCATCCTGTCACACCCGTCTCTCCAGTGATACCCGTCGATCCAGTTGTACCCGTCATTCCGGTCCATCCTGTCACACCTGTGGATCCTGTCGCCCCGGTCAATCCTGTTACTCCGGTCACACCTGTTCCACCAGTTATTCCGGTCATACCGGTCATCCCTGTGTATCCAGTCTCACCCGTGGCGCCTGTTCCACCTGTTATTCCCGTGGATCCGGTGATACCTGTATATCCAGTCGGTCCTGTGGCCCCCGTTCCACCCGTTATTCCGGTCATACCTGTGATACCTGTATATCCAGTCTCACCAGTGGCACCCGTTCCACCCGTTATTCCGGTCATACCGGTGATACCTGTATATCCAGTCTCACCAGTGGCACCCGTCCCACCCGTTATTCCGGTCATACCGGTGATACCTGTATATCCAGTCGGTCCTGTGGCACCCGTCCCACCAGTTATTCCGGTCATACCGGTGATACCTGTATATCCAGTCTCACCTGTGGCCCCCGTCCCACCCGTTATTCCAGTAGATCCGGTGATACCTGTGTATCCAGTCGATCCTGTTTCTCCCGTCCATCCCGTCATTCCCGTTGTGCCCGTCCATCCGGTCTCACCCGTCTGTCCAGTCTGTCCCGTCATACCAGTGATACCGGTCATACCTGTGATTCCAGTGCAACCGGTTTCTCCTGTCTGTCCAGTCCATCCGGTCTCACCCGTTGATCCGGTTATACCAGTAGGACCAGTCTCACCTGTCGATCCTGTCATACCCGTCCATCCAGTTGGTCCAGTGCTTCCGGTCAATCCGGTCCAACCGGTCATGCCAGTCTCTCCCGTCGATCCCGTCATACCCGTCCATCCAGTTGGTCCAGTGCTTCCTGTCTGGCCTGTTGTTCCAGTCAGACCGGTCATTCCAGTCATACCTGTCCATCCCGTCACTCCTGTTTCTCCAGTTACACCCGTGGCACCCGTCCATCCCGTCATTCCTGTGGTTCCAGTCCATCCTGTCTCACCCGTCGCTCCGGTCATACCTGTCGATCCAGTTGTTCCAGTATACCCGGTCTGACCCGTCTCACCTGTCACACCTGTTGATCCCGTCGTTCCTGTCATACCCGTCTCTCCTGTCATTCCAGTGTGTCCAGTCAACCCTGTCGTGCCCGTTGTTCCCGTCATACCTGTCTCACCCGTCCAACCCGTCATTCCCGTGAAGCCCGTCCATCCCGTCATACCCGTCGATCCGGTCTCACCTGTCTGTCCCGTCAAGCCCGTCTGTCCCGTCATTCCCGTTTCACCGGTCATACCCGTCATTCCCGTCTCTCCAGTCCATCCTGTCGGTCCCGTTATACCAGTCATTCCCGTCCACCCTGTCGTACCCGTCATACCCGTCATTCCGGTCGACCCTGTCGTTCCCGTCCAACCCGTCTCTCCGGTTTGTCCAGTCCATCCCGTCATTCCGGTTGTGCCCGTCCAGCCCGTCTCACCTGTCATACCGGTTATTCCCGTCGTGCCGGTCATTCCCGTCATTCCGGTCTCACCTGTCATTCCCGTTATTCCTGTTGGCCCCGTCATACCCGTCCATCCTGTCTCACCAGTAGAGCCTGTGTATCCCGTCTCACCGGTTACACCTGTCAATCCTGTCTGACCCGTCGCACCCGTAATACCGGTTGTTCCTGTCCACCCAGTCATTCCCGTGGATCCCGTATCACCAGTTATGCCCGTCCATCCTGTCATTCCCGTTGTTCCCGTCCATCCCGTCTCACCTGTCTGTCCCGTTGCACCTGTAGTACCTGTCCACCCAGTCATTCCAGTGGATCCTGTATCACCTGTTGATCCGGTATGTCCTGTGCCTCCTGTCGCACCTGTCCATCCCGTCTCTCCAGTCTGTCCAGTAGATCCCGTCATTCCAGTCGATCCTGTCTCACCAGTCATGCCTGTATCACCCGTCCAACCCGTCATTCCCGTGAAACCCGTCCATCCCGTCATACCCGTCGCGCCCGTCCATCCAGTCTCACCCGTCAAACCGGTCGTTCCCGTCACACCCGTCATGCCCGTCATTCCAGTGAATCCTGTGGAACCCGTCTCTCCAGTCGGTCCTGTTGCACCTGTCATACCTGTCATTCCAGTGAATCCTGTGCAACCCGTCTCTCCAGTAGGTCCCGTTCCACCTGTCATGCCTGTCATTCCTGTCCAACCAGTTTCACCCGTCGCGCCAGTCCATCCTGTCATACCCGTTGTACCTGTCCATCCGGTCTCCCCTGTCGCCCCTGTCGTACCAGTTAAGCCCGTCAATCCCGTCATTCCGGTGAAACCAGTGCAACCCGTGTCTCCTGTCGTTCCCGTGATACCTGTCATACCTGTGGCCCCCGTCCACCCGGTTTCTCCCGTAATGCCCGTCATTCCCGTGATACCTGTCATACCTGTGGCACCCGTCCACCCGGTTTCTCCCGTAATGCCCGTCGCACCCGTCATACCTGTCATACCTGTGGCCCCCGTCCACCCGGTTTCTCCCGTAATGCCCGTCGCACCCGTCGTACCCGTCGCTCCCGTCCATCCCGTCATTCCCGTGAATCCCGTCCATCCCGTCACACCCGTTGCGCCCGTCTGTCCCGTGGCACCGGTCGAACCCGTCTCCCCGGTGATACCCGTCGTTCCTGTGGCACCTGTCCAACCCGTCTCACCTGTCTGTCCCGTAATACCTGTCATACCTGTCGAACCGGTAGCGCCTGTCATACCTGTGGCCCCCGTCCATCCCGTCTCACCCGTCGGACCCGTCATACCTGTCGATCCTGTCATACCGGTCATTCCTGTCGATCCGGTCTCACCCGTCATTCCTGTCTCTCCCGTTGTACCCGTTGTACCCGTCATACCCGTCCATCCAGTCTCACCCGTCAAACCAGTCGTTCCCGTTACACCTGTCATTCCCGTCATTCCCGTCATTCCGGTCTCACCTGTCATCCCCGTCGTACCCGTCGTACCCGTCGCACCTGTCCAACCCGTCATTCCAGTGAAGCCCGTCCATCCCGTTACACCCGTCGCGCCTGTCTGTCCCGTCTCGCCCGTCTGTCCCGTTGCACCCGTTATGCCGGTCATTCCTGTTGCGCCCGTCTGTCCCGTTATACCTGTCCACCCCGTCGCGCCCGTGTCTCCCGTCCATCCGGTCTCACCCGTCACCCCCGTCATTCCCGTGATTCCCGTCGCGCCCGTCTCTCCCGTTGCACCCGTCTGACCCGTCACGCCCGTCATTCCCGTCATTCCTGTCTCGCCCGTCTGTCCTGTTGTGCCCGTCTGACCCGTCATTCCCGTCATTCCTGTCGACCCGGTCTCGCCCGTCTGACCCGTCCATCCTGTTGCACCCGTCCACCCCGTCGGTCCCGTCTGTCCAGTCGGTCCCGTCTGTCCGGTCGCGCCTGTCCAGCCCGTCATTCCCGTGAACCCCGTCCATCCGGTCACTCCCGTCTCACCAGTTCCTCCGGTCATACCCGTCGATCCGGTCATTCCCGTCCATCCGGTAACACCCGTCTCACCTGTTCCTCCGGTCACACCCGTTGGTCCCGTCATTCCCGTCCATCCGGTCACACCCGTCTCACCTGTTCCTCCGGTCATACCCGTTGGTCCCGTCATTCCCGTCCATCCGGTCACACCCGTCTCACCTGTTCCTCCGGTCATACCCGTTGGTCCCGTCATTCCCGTCCATCCGGTAACACCCGTCTCACCTGTTCCTCCGGTCACACCCGTTGGTCCCGTCATTCCCGTCATTCCCGTCTCACCTGTGGCACCCGTAGTACCCGTCCAACCCGTCATTCCCGTGAAACCCGTCCATCCCGTCACACCTGTGGCGCCCGTCCACCCAGTCATACCTGTTTGTCCAGTCCCTCCGGTCATACCCGTCTCACCAGTCCCTCCAGTCAAACCCGTCAACCCAGTCGATCCCGTCATCCCCGTCGCGCCCGTCTCTCCGGTCATTCCAGTCTGTCCCGTCACACCCGTCTGTCCCGTCCATCCGGTCACACCTGTCTCACCGGTCAATCCGGTCACACCCGTCGGGCCCGTCAGTCCTGTCCCTCCTGTCATACCCGTCAACCCAGTCATTCCTGTCTCACCTGTCACACCCGTCATGCCCGTCAGTCCCGTTGCGCCTGTTATTCCGGTTGGTCCAGTCCACCCTGTCATTCCCGTGTACCCCGTCCATCCCGTCACACCGGTCGCGCCCGTCATTCCCGTCCAACCCGTCTCGCCCGTCAGCCCCGTAACTCCAGTGGCTCCAGAAGATCCAGTCTGCCCAGTTGATCCGGTCATACCTGTCTCACCAGTACATCCAGTATTACCAGTATCACCCGTCGCACCTGTCACACCTCTCACACCCGTCGCACCTGTTGCACCCGTCCCACCCGTCACACCGGTCGTACCCGTCATACCCGTCCACCCCGTCTCACCCGTTGGTCCTGTCCATCCCGTCGCTCCTGTGTACCCCGTCCATCCTGTCACACCCGTCGCGCCCTTCACACCCGTTTCACCCGTCATTCCAGTCATTCCCGTCATTCCTGTCATTCCCGTCTCGCCTGTCTGCCCAGTGTATCCGGTCCATCCCATCGATCCAGTCGGTCCTGTATTTCCAGTGTGTCCAGTACCTCCTGTCTGACCAGTATTTCCTAGCCCTCCGGTCGGTCCCGTCATACCCGTCCCACCCGTCTGTCCAGTCCATCCCGTCGCACCAGTCATACCTGTCACACCCGTCACTCCCGTCAGTCCTGTGCCACCTGTGAATCCAGTGGATCCAGTTGGACCATATCCGGTGGGTCCAGTCCATCCTGTAGGTCCTGTGACAGTCGAGGCCAATCCCATCGGTCCCGTTGCGCCCGTTGTTCCAGTTCCACCCGTCATATCACCTTCTCCCGCCGGTCCAGTATATCCTGTCGGACCAGTCATCGTCCCTGTACCTGCAATTCCTCGCTGACCCGTCGGACCTTCCACACCCGTGGGTCCAATCGGCCCCGTCTCTCCCAATCCTCCCGTCGCTCCCGTGTTGGTGGCATACCCAGGCAATCCTCTGGGTCCTGTTGGACCTGTATAAAAGGATGACGAAGTAAAACCACCAATCGTGATGCTGTCTACCGTCAGGTTATGGATAAATCCGGAATCTTGCACCACAAGATTATCCGCATAAATCTCCCCTGTTTGTATCGTATTGTAATTCAAGAGAGTGGGGGCATAAGAAGTTTCGCCTGCCGCCCCTCCCTGAAGAGTTTGAGGTGGTGCCGGAAATTCAAGAGAACCCGTGATAATCTCGTCCGACGCGATCACCAGCGTTCCTGTCCCCCCCGTCCCCTGTATATAATGGATCGGTGTGATCCTCTGTAGTATACTCTGAATCTCATTATCTATTTGATTGATCTGACATGTATTGGATGGAATCATAATGTATGTTTTTTATTTATTTTATTCATAAAGACAAAAAAAAGATTAAAATAATAATTCAACCATTTTTCCAGAAAAAAATGGTTCACACCATGTTATTAAATCGATGAACCACATGATCATTCTCTTGAAAATTAGGCGTCGGCTCGTCTTTCTTTCCGATCTGTACTAATTCCCATCCACATTCCACCACGGTTGATTCCGGGGATCGTTTCTTGACGATATTCACCTCGTTCCACGGAAAATAATCCATCTTATTCTTTTGTTTCACCGCATACCCCTCTTTACCCTCTTTTCGAATCGCAAGAAAAAAAAGGATATGGATCGCAAGGACATTCATCACAAATACGATACCGATCCAATCCAATCGCTTCAAGAACAAGACCTCGATCGGAAAAGAACAGATCACGACAAGAATAAGAATTGTAAGAATTGTTTGCATTATTATTTTATTTATAATCGATAAAAATAAAATATGAAAAACTGTTCCCATCCTCTAGAAGAAGATACACACGTAATTCAAGAAGGATATTCCACCATTACATTTTCACCTTCCTTTTCAATCTCTGCCATTACATTTCCACCTTCCTCGATTAGTACTTCCAATACTTCCAATATATCCAATACGTCTAATAGCACATCCAATACTTCCAATACATCTAGCACGTCCAATACGTCCAATACGTCGAGTACATCCAGTAGTAATAATTCTGATGGATCCAATTCATACCATTATTCATATAATTTTTCATGGATTATATATCTATTTTTATTGTTAGGGTTTTTGATCGCGGTTTGTATTTATTTCTATCGACGATCGCCACCACCATCACCAATATAAAAACATCCGCTCCCCTCTAATAAATCTTTTTCCCATGGATCTTGTGGTGGATGCTCGTGAACATAGTCTCATTGAGGATCTTCGAAATTATCAGAAAGAACATGTCAATGTCCTCACCGAACACATGGAGTTGGGCGATGTCATGATCCGTAAAGACGGTGTGCCTCTTTTCCTCATGGAGCGCAAAAGTGTGGACGACCTCCTCGCCTCGCTTAAAGACGGCCGCTACCACGACCAGCGCCGACGTTGGAAAGAATTCCAGATCGATCTTCCGCAAGCCAGGGTCGCCATATGGATCGAAGGCGATCTTCTCGCTGCTCGATCCGCCGACGAAAAAATCCTCGGCAGTCTCGTCAATTCCCTTCATCGTCTTCAGAGCATCCACGGCATCCTTGTCTACCAGGTCTCTGGACGCCCTGCTTTTCTCCGGAGCATCGGTATGATGCTCGACAAATTTCTTAAAGATCCCCATCATCTCCTACCACCCACCGACTCTCCTCCTCCTTCCGATGGCACGTTTGTGGATCTAAAGAAATACAAAAAAACAACGGTGATTTCGCCCAAATGTTTGTGGCACAATATACTCACCATGGTGCCTGGAGTGTCGTCCGCGATGGCAAACAAGATTATAGAATCCTTTCCCACCCTCCGGTCCTTGATGGAATGCAGGGATGTTCAACAGCTTTCCACGATACAACTATCTACATCACGCAAACTAGGAAAGGTGATTGCGACCAGGATAATGGAACTGATGGTGACAACGACAGCAGAAGAAAAACAAGAAGAAAAAGAAATTTCTGTACCAGAAATAAACAATAATGTACAGCAAACTGAAACATGCATATCGTGAAGATTTTACGATCTCGTCTGAATCTCCGAGCACTTCAGACATTCCAGCGACAACGTCAATACCTAGTTCTAATCCAACCTATACGCTTACACAATATTCTTTTGATTATAAATTCACATCATCTACGAATTCATTGGAGACCGTATTTACTTCCTCCACAGATGATTCTACGACCATTAACATCAATTCTGGCATAAATGCTTCCATTGGCTCAAATATAAATACTGTTTCATTCAAAGTATATAATTATTCTTCTTCGACGATCACTTATAAGATAAATGTAAACAACACTGTGAATTCATATAAAGTTGTATGTGTAAATTGTACTAGAACTACTATTCCAGCCAATAGTTATGATATATGGACATTTGATGGATCTGTATTCAGTAAAACATCCAATAATAAGATATAACAAAAATGATTCTTTGTTTTCTTCGATATAATATAATCGATTTATTTCAAACATTTGAATGATACTTATAATCTTCTGACAGTACAATAAATAGAAATAAAGAATTTATTCATTCAAATACCATTCTTATTTATTCTAATGTCTTGGCATTATAAAAAAAAATATTTTATATCAGAAATAAACAATGTATAATAGACTGAAACAGGCCTATCATCGTGAAGAATATACGAATACTCTTGCTCCCTCTTGTCCTATTGGAATATGTGAACCAAGCCAAAAATCATCTCTGGGTACTTATAATAAAAAAACCAAACAATGCACCTATACATGTGATTCTATCTCAACTGATTGGGAACTTTTACGTCGCGAAGCGATTTCGGCGATGAAAAAATCGTATTCACCCTATTCTAAATTTCCAGTAGGTGTTGCCGGACTAGTCAACGATGGACGTATAATCAGTGGTTGTAATGTTGAAAATGCTAGTTATGGCCTCACTTTATGTGCGGAGTGCTCCATGGTTTCAAGTCTTGCAATGACCGGAGGAGGTAAAATCACTGCCGTGGTCTGCGTTGATCAACATGGCAAATTGCTACCACCATGCGGACGTTGTCGACAACTTCTTTTTGAACACGGCGGAGGAGAACTGCAATTACTAACTCCGAAAGGCCCACAACCCATGTCCGTGATGTTGCCTTGGAGTTTTGGCCCCAACGATGTTTGAATACGTATTTGTCAAGAAAAAAAAAGATTAGAAATAATAAACAATAATGTACAGCACACTGAAACAGGCATATCGTGAAGATTTTACAATCACCCTACCGACCCTATCGCCATCGTGTCCTATTGGAATATGTGAACCGAGCCAAACATCATCATTCGGAACGTATAGTAAAATAAACAAACAATGTACCTATACATGTGATTCTACCTCGGATAAACTATGTAACCAGGTCCTTCAATTGCCAACAGAAGATAACAAGATCATCGTACCCACCTCGTTAACTTCTTGTAATTATACCTATACAATGTAACTGTAATAAACATTTTTTCTCACTGTGAATTCTAGCATCATATTCTTCATGAACTATTCACTCTCCGAACTCGTTGAATATATGCAATTTTTTCAAAAAAAAAATATTATTAGAATAAAATAAAAATGTACAACATTTTGAAACACGCCTATCGTGAAAATTATATGACGTCAACACCTACACCTATTGCTTCTTATCCAATCTATACGCTTACAGAAGATTCGAAAAATGTATATAGTTTAACATCAACGACCGATCAATTGATGACTATATTTACTTCCTCAACCCCTACAATAGCCCCTCTTTCATTTTCTATTCCTTCCGAGTTGACTATCGAGATTAATGCCACCATTTTTCATCTAAAGTCACAAAGCAACATTTCATTCAAAGTATATAATTATTCTTCTTCATCAATTAATTATACAGTACAAATAAATAATAAAGGATTTTATCCAATTACTACTTCAAATACTTACAATAGTTTGAAGGCCAATAGTTATGATGTATGGACGTGTAATGGATATTATTTCAATCTAACATCCAGTAATAATGCAATATAAAATTACGAAGGATTGACCATCATTTTTGTTATCATAACAAAAATGAAGTATTGTCTTTGAAAAAAAAATATCCGTTTACACATTCAGTGGGTGATCTTGTACAATCTTCAGAATCTCCTGACGATTCAGTGTCTTGTGTTCCATTAGCTGAGCAACGATGGTATCAAGAAGTGGTAGATTCTTGCGCAATACCTCTTTGGCGCGCTTGTACGAGGCCTCGACGTACCGGTACATCTCATCATCAATCCTCTTTTTGTATTCCTCACTGAGGAAGGGATAGACCACGTGCTCCCCCATCCCAAATTCCAGCATCATCTTCTTGACTAATTGAAAAGCAGACTGCAGATCGGCGATGCTCCCCGAGCTCATCGAGTAGCCAAAGATCACTTCTTCGGCCGCCCGACCGCCCAGCAGCACACGGATCTTTTCATCCAAATAATCGCGGATCAGGATCCCGTCATCCACATCTTCCTGTTCAAACACAGTCATTCCCAGCGACTTGGCATCCGAGGTATCGATGGTGATCTTGATTGGTTTCTCGTAATACCGTGTCGCCATAGCATTGATGAGATGTCCGGCTTCATGCACCGCGATACGACGCAGCGTACCCGTCGTGATATTGCGTTTCCCCAACGAGACGCCAAAGATCATTCGCTGACGCACGCTCTCGATCAGTGCACGATCGACCGGTAGTGACATGTTGCGGATACCCGCCAGGATCGCTTCATTTAAGAGGTTCTCTATCATGGCGCCGCTGAATCCCGCCGTCATTTTGACCAACTCGTCCGTCGTCACATTCACTGGTTTACTCTCCAGATGAATCTGCAGTATCTCTTTACGCGTGAGGGTATCGGGATTGGGTACATGGATAATCTTGTCGAAACGACCGGGCCTTGTCGCGGCCGGATCGAGGATGTCCACACGATTTGTCGCACCCATCACCAGCACGCTACCCAGTGATTCAAACCCGTCCATCAGCGTCAGGAGCTGGTTCAGTGTCGTATCCCGCTCTCCCCCCGATGCATCTTCTCCACGCTTCCTTCCAATCGCATCAAACTCGTCGATAAACAATACGGACGGCTGGTTATCGGTCGCCAGCTTGAAGAGCTCCCTCAGTCGAGAGGAGCCCACACCGATATATTTCTCATTGAATTCTGCACCCGAGCACCGGATAAAGTTGGACCCGGCCTCGCCCGCAAAGCATTTTGCCAGGAGCGTCTTCCCATTCCCAGGCGGACCTTCCAACAAAACACCACGAGGGATACGAACATTGTACTGTGTGTAATTGCCGGGAAAGCGCATCATGTCCACGATCTGCAGCAATTCCTTCTTGATACCGGTATATCCACCGATCTTGGTGAAATTGTAAAGACCCGTCTCGGGTTCCACGCGAAACAGACCATTCTCCGAAGTCTTTTCAGTGGTTGCTGGAATCCGCGCCCGCCTCGGGCTTCGCAACCATCCGATAAGATCATCGGCCGGTTCATCCTCTTCCTCGTCGTTCTCATCCGTCTCTTCTCGTTCTCGTTCCACCGGGTTCGAAATCCTCAGATTCGCACCAATCACAATCAGCCTCCGTTTCCTTTCTTCTGCCGTCTTTCGATTCTCAATCGTGTCCATGTAAGAACGACGTGTCGTCGGCGTCTTTCCAATCTTTTCAATATGGTCCAGGTACAGATTTGTGTCGTTTGTCCCTACTTTCATTAATTCTGGACGAATCCTCTGGAGCGCCGGCATCTTGTTGTAAGCAAATGCCACGCACACGATAGACATGAATCCCCTCATTCTTTTTATCTTTATTTTTTTTTAAAACTATTAAAAAAAAAGGATGAGAAGTCTATTTAAGAAGAAGAAACCATCATCACGACGATTACCACAATGCATGGTCTTTATAGATTGGGATGGAACAATGACGGATCATGAACAAAAATTGTCAAAAGAGCGTGCGGATCGTCTTGCGGTCAAGATCAAGATGTTGAAGCGTCATTGTATTGTGAAAATACTTACACTCGCCACGAGCGGATGGGTGCAGACGAGTACAGAAGAGTCGGGGTCCAAAGAGCTTGTCCGAGTGCTCAAAGATGTGGAGGTGATCGCCGAGGACATCCGTCATCCACAAGATCAGAATCGACTTGTTCTGAATCGGGAACGTGCAGAATCCGCGAGTCGTGTGAAACTAATGGCCAAGAAGATCCGACGTCCGCTCGGTCAAGACCAGGCTCTTTTTGCCTATAAAAAGACCAATACTCTTTTGCGCATGTCCAAAGAATATCAGATGGATCCACGTCATATGTATCTATTGGATGATAGCGAAGACAATGTCGAGTTTGCCATCCTCCACGACTTCCAGGCCTTTCTGGTAAACAACGACCCACACGCCATTCAGAGCAGCCTCGAATACCATCTTGACGATCTTCTTGCACAACGACTCAAAAAGAAGAAGAAATCCTCCATCACTACTGTATCTATCTAAAAAATTTTTACCATGATATTGCGTTGTCCGGAGGGAAGCACCACGAGTTTAACGGTGCCCTGTTGTCCAAGAAACACTCCGGACGTCGAGACGATATTGGATTCCAGTACCGTACCAAGAGGGTAAAGATTGCTGGGGATGGTGTTTTCATAAAACCCATTCCAGGATATCGTACCTCGACCGATGATATGATAGGTAGAACTGTTGTTAATATTATACAGATTCGTTCCCACTTGTTGCAGCGTTCCGGTGGTTGTCTTGTATCCGATCAGGGCATTGGTTGCGGTATCATACAGAGGGGCTTTGACGTAGGATACAGACGTGTATTTTCCAGGATCAGAACTAATCACCTGAGTGATGGAAGAAAACTCGGGATCGTGCACATCAAAATAAAAAGAAAACGAAGCTTTGGTGCAAGAAGATTTGGGGTCGGAGGAAGAAACAAGAGGCAAGATGCGAAATTCGGGCATAGTCTCTTCTATATATATACTAAAAAATAAAAAAATTGGATATTTTTTATTTAACCTTCCATCGTTGTCTCTATCTATCTTAATTCTTATACCATCGACTTACTTGTATGTGAATCAAAAAAAAGGGTTTAACGTTATTCACCATTTGGAGAAGGTTGATTTTCTGATGGATAAAGTATTTCATTTATTAAATTGAATGAGTATTTTTAATTAGGTCCCCATTTCCAAGAAATATTCTCCTCCGATTTTGCTATTTTTTTGGGATTACCGGTTCGAAAGCTTCGGGTATCTAACTGATAATATTGTGGATATTGTTTTATTACTCTTCCCATCATTGTTTCATGTAATTTGCTGTATACTTTTTTACGTGTAAAGACTTCCATACAATAAACAACAGTTATTAGATTATGAAGACGCAAAGTTACTTCTAAAACTCTTTTACGTGTGTAGGAAGGAAAGCGATTATGATGAAAATCTTCACTACCTGCCGATCCATTTTTTTCTGATATTGCAATAATACAACGGGGTTGGAGATCTCTTATAGCATCTACATCATATGTAAGTCCTGGATCGGCCCAATTGAGAAAGAGAATAGAAGATTCCGCTTTTTGAACAGCGTCAGGTTCGTCACGCAAAAAGTCTTTCACATAATTGTATGTTGGAGGCATACGTATAGTTTCATCTTTTGAATAATAATATTGAGTAGGTTTTGGATCAATCATTACATACGTTAAAGAATTTTTACATGTCAAAAAAATATCATATTCTAACTTTCCATTACCTGACCCGACACTTATAAAATACGTCCCTCGTGGAAATCCTTCTACTACATTACAAACTTCTTTCACGATATTTTGTCGTCCTAACATGCACACCCCAATATTATGATCAAAATCCGATAAATATTCTTTTGCTTGTTTTATTTTTGATGCAAGTCCTTGTTGTCTCCATTCTTCCAGTGATAAATTTTCAACCAAATGTTTTATAGATTGTAGAAGTTCGGGTTCAAAATATAATACAAATTTGTTTTGCTGATTTTTCATGAGTTTGATAAAAATACCGAATGCTTCTTTACCACCTCCACCACCTCCACCACCTCCACTACCTCCACCACCTCCACCACCTCCACCACCTCCACCACCTCCACCACCTCCACCACCTCCACCTGTATCATTCATTTTGTGTATCGTAATTTGTTGAATCCTGCCTGTTTGTGTTTTTTTAAATCTTGCAACCACCATTTGATTTTCTTTATTTACTATTTGATAAAAACCGTTTGGAGGATAATCTAAACGTTCTGAATTTAAATATACCATTTCATAATCTGTTTTTGGTTTAACTTCGACTTCGACTATTTTTCCTGTTTCATGAGAAATAATATTCGTAATTTGTAAATATTGTTGGAGTTCACCCAATTGACTTCTCGTGTCTATATTTTTTAAATAAAGTTCAGTAATTGGATGTTTTTTTTGTTGTTGTTTTTTTTGTTGTTCCATTTATAATTAAATAAAAAAAAAAAAATTAGTCACTTTTTCGTTGTGGAGGGGGGGGAGAACGTCGTTTCATCTTATCATTCTTATCGCTGCTTCTTTTCCTTTTGGATCCTGCGACGGGTAGAGGTAACCCTTCTTCTCCTCCTCCTTCTCCATCATTGCTACTGGAACGACGGATACGGGACGGTTCTACGGTAAAACGTATCGAAGACGCGGGCAATGGATGGTGGAGCTGTCGGCTGACTCTTCGGTGGACGGAGGGGTTGTACAGTGACAGGATATTCATCCATGCCGTCATGGCGGATTTGGCATCGTGACGAAGATAGGGTGGAGCATCCACAACATAAATGTTTTCAGCAACGGAACCAGCGCATCCTTTTGAGGATGACCATCAAAGATCTCATTCTCACGACCGTGAAGCATGGAATACAGCACCTGTCCAAGACCAAAGGTGTCGACCTTGTTACCGTCCTTTTTTAAATATTGTTTGCGAAGGGCTTTTGTGGATAGATTCAGCAGATAGAATTCCACCAAGGATTCTAATCCCCTCGTCGAAGGAAAGGGATGTGTGGGATCCTGAGTATGTTTGAGGAACTCTCGGAACGCTTCCCATCCCCGATGATCCCGGCGTAGAAACGAAAGGTATAAAAGATAACGATCGGCGAGAATACGACGCGCCTCCACGGGATCCGCATGCGGATGTCTCCTGTCATCAAATATCGTGAACCGGTCATGGACAGGATCATAGAACGTTTCCAGTGGATACACATAATAAGGATACTTGGAATGCGTCACCTCATGTGCCCCCTTTTTAGCAAGAAGATCGAAATCAATCAGTCCCAAGGTCGCAATCGGCTCACCTCCCGCCGTCGTCCGGGTATCCATCGTGATATTCTCATTCTTGATATCGTGATGGACGTACCCCTGATGTTGCAACAGCACCAGGGCTTGCAAAAGTTGGTAAAACGACTCGAAAAACAACTTGCGGATCGCCGGCGTCTTGACGATATTCTCCAAACTCTTCCCTTCGTGCGGCATCACCACCTTGCTCGTACGCTTATCCGTGTCCATAATCTTTCCCCTTAAATACACCCGCGAGGGATCGATCTTGTTCACCACCTTTTGATATTTCACCGCGTCTTTCATAGAGTCGGCTTTTCGGTAGGTCTTCTCCACCCGGATCCGATCTTTCCGAATCCCCATGGTCCGCGCAATCTCCTCCCGAATCGATTCCTCCGTGGGACCCGCGACCGTTCCAAATCCACCTTGCCCAAGCGCAACTTTGGGAAGTGCGGCGACAGGCATTTTTTATTAACTTTTCTCTTTAAGACGACAAGGGAAAAAATTTATTTAATGGAAATAAATTGAATGATTCGTTTGGATTAATTCTCTAGTTGTTGTTGTTTTTTTCGTTTATGAAGACAGTTTTTTGCCTTACATGGTTTAGGAGGAACACTACTCGTAGTGCTTGTCGAACACGTGCATCTATAAAAGCCAATATCAAATATTGATATCAATATAATTATGACGAAAGAGACAGCTGTAGAGGAGGGGGCAATCGATCTTGGTATCTTCGATTTTTCGGATCATGTAGACAAGAATAGGGTACATTTCTTTACGAGGGTAGGAGGAGATACAGAACGGTGTGGTAATTTGGGTCTTTCGACAAAATAAAGCAATCTCTCTCTGGAACGACTGATTGATCCATATCTGACAGATCTCGATCAGATAAAGAATCTCGGTATCATGTGTCGTACAAAGTGTAATATTATTTCCACTCCATAGCATAGAAAAGAAACTACGCATAAGATCTAGATCGGTAGGCACATTCGGATTATAGCCGATGGTGCGCTTTTCACGTAATACAGAAAACATGGATAATGGCGCGTAGTGACACCCCAATTTTTCAGATTCTCCAATGGGAATCACGGACGTAAGAATAATTTTGTGATGATGCTTCGGCGCCATCTCACGTAGACGATCAATATCTTGTTGCAGGAGATCCATATGATATACCCCATCCGCGTCCCACTGGACTGGTGTCGATAGAAGAATAAAATCAATATCCGCATCTATAATGGTCGAGAGATCAGAACAGTCTTCCAATAACATGGTATGGATAGACGATGTATGGAAATCAATAGAACTCCCAATCGTGACAATAGAAAAGATGTTTGTATTTGCATTCATAGAAAAATATATAGAATGATATTATATTATCTAGAAATATTATTTTTTATTACACACATAAAAAAATAAGTCAATATAATATTATTTTTCAAGAAAGATGACGTACTTTCTCTGCAATATGGTTTTCGGCCAAAACATATTTTTTGGCCGTCTCAAAATTAGATTGAATATATTCCTGCCTGGAATTCCAGTCTGTATCGGATAGATTATCCAGGATTGCTTCTAATTCTACTACGGAATCAAAGACGATAAAACCCCGTATATCAAAAAAATCGCCAATCGATGGACATCCAAAATAAATGGGAATTGTGCCCGTTAGGAGACAATCTATTAGTTTTTCGGTGAAATAGTAATCTCGTTTACAATTCTCAATAATTATGGAATAACGATAATCGCCAAGTGCGGTTATTTTATTATCAATCGCATGATAACCATTTCCATAGAGATCAAATTTATCCTTCAATTTCTGAATCACCTCATGGCGCAGTCGATGCCCTACTGCATAATTCTTGTGTGAAACAATGATGCTGACGTTTTTTGTCTTTGGATGGAGGTAGCGGTCGGAATGCTGAATCCAACATCCACCAAATGGAATCAATTCATACGGGCCACCCCTATCACACAATGTCTTTTCATGCGTAAAGATTTTCAAGAATCGATCTTGAATATTCACAATGAGTTCATATATATGAGGACTGATCACCATGGGTTCAATTAACCATGCAATGGACTTTTCTGGATGTTTTGACTCATTCAGATGGCAATCTGTATAGACACATAAATCATTCTCTGTTATATTGGATCGATCCCATTTCATGTCGATGCACATATCACTGGATGAAAATCCAGTCTGATTCAATACAAAGGTAGAATCTTTGAGTTTGACTATTTTTTGAGTCATTTATCATATAGATGATAAAAAAAATAATACATTGTTAATTATGAAGAATTTAAGATCGAAAAATATCAGAAGAGATAATGGAATATGCTGGACAACTATTTGGTTTTTTATGGGTAGTGAGATCTAATTTATCAATATACAATTGTAGCTTTATCTTAGATTCATTCTTGTCAATGAAATTTTCTATCGGATCATTTTCTGCACATGATTTGACAATATTCGTATGATCTATAGACCTGCAATATCCATTATTCGCCCATTCCATATTACCGGCAAGCTGAAGAAAGAGATAAAAGAGACTGATCTTGAGCCAGACATCACCAAAAAGTTGCCTGGCAGTAGAATCATTCTGCCACCGATATTGGGGGTTAAAAAACTTATTACGATTGATCACAGTTCGCATGAACGGCCATGTCATGACAAAGGCCACTGAAACGGCTTCAAGGATGAACCTGAAAAATGTCAATACATGAAGTTTCCACCCTTTAATCTTATCCCATCCAGCAAAATAAGAATAAAAGTTTGTCGTATGGATACGAAATATCATAATCATGACAATCGCAAGAATCGCGCTCAATGCAATGATCACATAGGTGATACCCGCACTAACCAACGTATATCCGATATAATTATTCTTTAAGTTCAAAATAGTATCTTCTTCATTTGTTGTCGCGGTTGTTGTATCGTCTGTCGTGGTTGGTACAGTTGTCGTAGCAGTAGTGGCAATTGACGCAGTAGTCGCAACAGACGCAGTAGTGGTGGTAATACTACCGGAATAAGTTGATGTGTAATATATAAAGAGTAAAAGGAAAGCCATCCCAAAAAATCCTGTTAGATAGCGGAACACTTTATGCTCTAAAAAGATGGAGCAAAATCCAAATATGATAAAAAGAATAAAGCATAGAATGAATAAATAAGCGAGCTTGGTGGCTGGGATGCTAGAGGGTGGAGTACAAGAAAAGTCGGACAGGCCAGGAATTTTCATCTCGTTGTAGATTTCGCAGCCCGATGTGGTGTCTCCCGTACCGATCGTGGAAACAATCAGATTGTTACATCCACTTAATTCCACAAAAAACATGACCAACATCACCGTGAATCCAAACAATACGGCAGTCTTGATCGCATTCCAACGACCTTTCATAAGGTATTTTGGATCCACATCTTTCACCGTCCATGCATTCTGAGTTTTAGTTGTATTCCATCTCATAAAAATAGGCCATCGGAAAATCAAAATCAAGATATACGATAATATTGCCGACAGGAAATAAAGACCCATTTCTTTGATCCATGTCGTCGTATGTGCCTTGATGAAATCAGTATACTGATAGATCATGGCGCTGACGATAATGATAAGAAAAACAAATGCCTCGGCAATATGAAGATATTCCACAAATTTTTCCTTCATTTCCTGGCGTTCCACCTTCTTTTTTATCACCTCCCATGCAGGTTTGCCAGTCATATGATACTTCGATCGAAGAGATCGGCATTTTGGTGTATTGTAAGATCCTTGTGTTTTTTGATTTATTTTATTAGATTGTTGTTTAACTGTTGTTGTTATCTTAATTTCTGATTGTTTTGATGATGGATTTAAAAGAAGTGCAGACTGTTGTGCCATTTTTTTTTTCAAAAGAGGAATGTTTATCTTTTGAAAAAAAAAAATATTATTTTATTATTATTCATTTATCCATCGAGCAATGTGCAGTACCATCCGTGTTCAAGGATGGTAAGGCTGCCATACGAAAGATTGTGGAGAATGTCCATAACCGACCGATCGATTCTTCCTACCGAGAGGATCGAAAAGAGGATTTTGACGATCCGACCGTGGGTCACCAGGACGATTTCCGGCTCTGGATCCTTCTCCAATCCATCCAGCAAGGTCCGGATATTGTCCTCGTATTCTTCATCATCGGCCATCTTGTTGTACAATCTTCCGTCCACTTCCAATGTAGAAAACATCGAATGTACCTGAATCATCTGTGCCGTCTCGATTGTTCGAAGCGTCGGACTGGTAAAAATCTTTCCAATACTCTTCGGAATCTTTGGAAGAATCTTCTCAATCTGTGCCCGTCCCTTTTCATTCATCAACACATTCTTGTCCACCGATCCACTGCTGCTCTCACATGCATCTGTCTCCCCATGCCGCACAATGTAAATCTTCTTCTTCATCTATCTATCTCAATATATATCTATATCGAGATCATGTCTTTAAGTAGTCTATCTATCTGGAACGTCCTGTATTTATAAAAGTCGTAGATAAGAGGGTATGAAAGCTATCGATTCCTGGGAAATAGCCGTCAAGAATATGTTGGATGGAAGGGGTTAGAGAAAATGTCTTGTAATCAGACGCACAATGAATATTATGGATTGCGATCCTGGATCGCATGTCATCGAGGGATATTTTTTTATCCTCGGGATGCAGGAAATCGTACCATGTGGTACGAGGAGGTCGTGGATCGAGGGGGAGTTCTTGGATCTGATCGCGGAGATGCTTGTATTCGACGCTGGTGGCAATCTTTTTCTGATGACAGAGCGTGGCGACATGGTGATGGGTATTCATCATCTTATTCCGGATAAGTTCGAAGCGTTCACGGAGTCGTTGCCAATCGAATTCGGCCACACGGGGATGAAAGACGATGATATTATTCTCATCTTGATCTTGATCTTGATCCGATGGAGGCATTGTCGAATCGATTGGCTGCTTTTTCTTCTGAACAAAGCGTGTCATCATCTGTTTAAGATAGAAGGTGTCCACGGAGGCGAGTGCGACATTGATATGATCAAACACTTCCCGGTCTTCTTCGTCGGTCGCAATATGGAGAATATGAAAGAGAAGTTTATTCCTGAACCATCGACCGGGGCGATAGGCCATCTGGATAATCTCCTCTTGCGAGTGTTTGCGACAGAGGAACGCGACCGCATTTGCAATGGGAATGTCCACACCCTCGTGGATCACACGACAATTCACCAAAATGGCTCGACCGTCCACTGCTTCAAAGGCACGAATCGTCGCATCATTCTCATGATCACCGCCCCGCACACGAAACACATGATCAAATCGTGCCCGAAGAATGTTATAACATTGGTCCGCGTCGTGATTATCTTCCGCAAAGACAATCATATGATGAAGAAACGGCATCTCTTCCCACGATCGAACAAGACACGAGATCTTGCCATTCAACCCGGGAGTCTCCATGTTCTCGATGCACCACAAACGATAATCAGGAAGAATGCCTCGATCGATCAGATGACGGACATCGAGACTGCCGATGCGACGACCAAAGATGGTCTCGTCATCCATGGAGATGACCGTCGTGTCGGCGATTTCCAGGTGCGACGTCTTGTTCATAAAACGTGGAGTAAAGGTCATGGAGAATCGCTTGATGCCCAGTTTTGCGGCCCGTTGAAGCAATCGGCGAGTACGACCCTCCTCAGTGGGTGTGACCATCCCACCCATATGATGCACCTCGTCCATGACGATGCCGTCGGTATTTTCTGTAGAAATCCAATCAAGAAGATGATGGGACGAGGCGTAGGTACAGACGAGACAGTAGGCGGATCGTTCCAGTACCTCTGGGACCATCGAGGGATGCGTAAGAAAAAAAATCTGATCTTGTGTAAAATTGCCCTCGCGAATCATCGTCTCGCACCATTGCCCACGAATAACAATGCTCGGACAACAGACAATCAGGCGCCGCATGTCCACCACACCCCGACACGTCATGACGGTTTTTCCGGATCCACACGGCGCCACAATATGTGCGGCTTCCATCTCGGCGTCATGAACAAATACACGAATATTCTCAATGATCGGGCGCTGGATCTCACACAGCGCATTGATCCTGTCTTCCGATCTGGAAAGAATTCGTGATTTGCGTGGAATATCCTCTAGATGCCACTCACGGACAAACCATGGCCTCGAGGTGATAAATGCCTCGACACGCTCCAAATCCTCTGGATTCAAATAAAAGAATTCCAAGTGTCTCGGTCCAGTGATCCGTTCAGTGGCAAACTCGGCATGAACCTCGCGTTCGTACTGCTCCATCGTCATGTGATCATGCGCCGTCGTCTCCCACAGACGCATCCACCATGCACATTTCTCTGTGGGCGGATAGACACCCGTAATATTTTCTTTTCGTTGGTGCGGATCATGGGAACATCCAATCTTGTAGATACCTTCCTGCTCATGAATCGGACATGAACCAAGATAGATGAAATGCATAACAACTATTTTTTCTTGAATCAAAAAATGTATTCTTTTCATTTTTATGATGGTATAAGAAGGTGTTGACTTAAAAAAAAAGAGAGAGAGAACGGATGAAGGAGTGTGCCGTATGCACGGACGAGGAGGAATGTTTTATATCTTGTTCTTCGTGTGGACACGAAGCGTGCGTGCGATGTGTCCATCGTTACATCCGACCGACATCACCGGATTGTATGAATTGTCACCAGCATTGGGACATGTATTCTCTCAAGGATCGATTGCCGGTATCCATGTATGAGGACATTGCCACGAAACGGCGTGCGGGCGTGTTGGCGACTCAAGAGAGGATGCTTGTGATGGAAGGAATGGAGGGGAGATGTCAAGATTGTCGTCAATGGACACATGCGCTGTGTGATGGATGTGGTGTCACACGATGTAATGATTGTGAGAATCGACACCATTGTGATACAAACATCGCGTTGAATTGGAAAACGATTGAGGAGATCACACGACCGTGTCCTGGATGCAGAGCGCCCATTCAGAAATCCTCTGGATGCTACCAGATGTGGTGTATTGTATGTCGTACAGCCTTTGATTGGACATCCGGGGAGCGTCTTGTTGTCACCGAACGCTTTCATAATCCACACCATCAACAAGACACAATTTCTTCATGTACACAACAACAACAACAACAACTAATATGGGAAGATTTTTATCGACGATTGCAGGAATATGGTCGAACCACGATGGAACAGAAACGCTGGCAATTCTTTTTTTCTTTGATAAAAAGTGCACAAGATACAATTCAAGCACCAAATACGGACAATGATCCATCCAAACGATGGCGATCCCTCTTGAGGACAAGAAAGATTTCAATAGATTTATTTGAAAAATTGGTTCAAATGGAGGATGATTTGAGTCAGCGTCGATGCTGGATGAAGCGTTTACTGAAAGAATTTATTAGTCGTGGTAAGCGATTAATTCTATCAATTCAAGACGATACACGATGGACTTCTTGTCATCATGAAATGAATGCAATGATTGAACAATTTAATCACGAAAATGAAATCTATCCATCCTTCCTTCGTATACGAGCTTTCCGTTTATCTCTCATCAAATGATTGATTGATTATCCGCCATAATAATAACCATTCATTTATTATTCTGATAAATGAATTGAACGATTTAAACATTTGGAGCGACGACCGCACCGCCTCTAGATGTTAAACATATAAATAACCATACGGGTAACATCATCACGGAATAGATGGTATTCAATATTTGGATAATAATATCTCCAATACCACCACCACCAATACCACCACCAATACCACCACCAATACCACCACCGCCACCACCAACACCACCAACACCAACACCAACACCACCACCACCACCAACACCAACACCACCAGCAGCACCACCAACACCAACACCACCAACACCACCACCAACAACACGACCACCACCACCACGAATACCTCTAAAAATATTCATAATTAATTGATCAATTAACGAAAATAGGACGGTGCATATACGCAAAATCCATATAAACATCGTATTTATTACGTCTTTAAATCCTGTGGAAACAAGCGCAATGAGAGCAAATATAAAGGGTATACAAAGTGCAAGCACTAGACCAATAATATACCAATTTTTTTCTGTTTTGGAAACTTTGTTGGATGGCGCCGATGTGGGTCCAGTGCTGCCAGTAGCACCAGTTGCGCCAGTAGCACCAGTCGCACCAGTTGGTCCAGTTGCACCAGTCATACCAGTTGGTCCAATGCTACCAGTTGCACCAGTCATGCCAGTTGGTCCAATGCTACCAGTTGCACCAGTCATGCCAGTTGGTCCAATGCTACCAGTAGAACCAGTAGAACCAGTGCTGCCAGTAGCACCAGTGCTGCCAGTAGCACCAGTAGAACCAGTAGAACCAGTAGAACCAGTGCTGCCAGTAGCACCAGTGCTGCCAGTAGCACCAGTAGAACCAGTAGAACCAGTAGAACCAGTAGAACCAGTAGAACCAGTGGCACCAGTAGAACCAGTAGAACCAGTAGAACCAGTGGCACCAGTAGAACCAGTAGCACCAGTGGCACCAGTAGAACCAGTAGAACCAGTGGCACCAGTGCTGCCAGTAGCACCAGTGGCACCAGTAGAACCAGTGGCACCAGTAGAACCAGTGGCACCAGTAGAACCAGTGGCACCAGTCGGGCCGGGCATACCAGTTGATCCAGTAGCACCAGTTGCACCAGTAGCACCAGTAGCACCAGTAGGGCCGGGCATACCGGTAGGAATGAAATTGGATCCAGTCGATCCGGTTCCAGGAGGAAAGGTCAGAATATTATTATTTGTACCAGGTGGAAATGTTGATGTTTTACCAGACAACATGCTAAAAATGTAGTGTCCATATTGATTGCTAGTATTTCCAATGGGACTGAGGACAGACGGACAGTTGACTGAATTGATGCAATCGTAGTAATTGCCAATCTTGGAAGAAGAGGGTGCCATGGTGGGAATCGAGGAGGAGTAGGGTTTGGTTGCAGATATCGTCAGGCAGCACAGACTGCATGGATTCAATCCGTGTTGATAGACGAAAGAGGGGATATATGGCTGGATACCGTACGCCACCCAGGAGATCTGATAGCGCTTGCAGTATTCAAGAAACGCCTTTACATAAGGTATGCTGCAATCAAAGGTTCCAAAGGCGGTCGCAATCACAGGCCCATGTTTTTGCATACCCAAGAAATACTTGTCCCATCCAGAAAGGACCGTCTTTTTTTGTTTCAGGAGGGCCACCGTGGACGCAGAACAATCACCTATATAAGTATCGTTCACATAACCGGTCTGTACATCGACCAAATGATCCGACGAGGCTTTTTGGCAGGGTGGCAATTTGGTGTGATCCGCGCTAGTATGATGTGATTTGCATGTATAAGATGCAAGATCGGTATTTTCGCATGCGGCCGGAAGATCAAACGTCTTGGATCCCAGAGAAAAGGGTTTGTTCTTGGAGATGTTCGTTGTATTGTAGGCGGGTGATGTATTCTTCTTGTAAAAATAGCAATAGGCATTCTCATAGGGATCATTGACCGATTGATCGCGAGAATAGGGTCTACTGGCAGAATTTAGAGGCACATTCTTGTAGGCCTTGTATGTACTAATAATAGATTCTTTCGTCCCCACGTCCGTGCCATAGCTTGTCACCAGACCACAGCAGGCAGCGGTTTGGAACGGATGAACACCAAACGCAAGATTGACTGGAAACTTTTTCACAAACGGGATGCTGGAATTCATCGCAATCGAAAAATCATAGCCGCGATTCAGACCGTTGACAATGATGATGTTGGTCGAGGTTATATTTCGAATGTTATTGATCAGGACATAAAAAAACGTCTGCCATTTGTTGTATTGCGCATTGCTTGAGATCGTCCACGTCTCCGATGCTTTATTATAGGCGTAATATTTCTGGAGCCCTGTATCGCGCGAACTGTCGTAAGGACGAAAGAAAGGTTCGTTCATCAACTCGAACCATACACGACTGTCCGTTTTGTAATCATTGGCGATGGTCTTCCAAGCAGTAATGACATCAGGAAGTGGATGGCTGTTCGCCATGTTCATGAGATCCTGGATACTAAATGACTGATTGCCATAATTCTGTGTATTGGTGGGTGATTGGTGCTCCGAGAATTGAAAGACACACCCTGCGGGGTAAGAAAACACCACATCTCCTGCTGTATTGCGAGCGGTCGCCCACACGTGACCATCGATGATGGCCACAATGTCTTGTGCAACAATGGTCGAAATCACCACACTCACCAGGTCGCGATAATAATAACCTACCTTGTCTCCTGCAAAATAAACCATGGTATTCCTACTATTGGTCATGGTGGGGAGCGCATACGCAGAAAGACAGATTGGAACACGGATCACATTCACATTCCATGTGTTTTTCAAATGACTAACCATATTGGATACAATCGTTTTGAAATTACTCATGGTCTGAGAGGTACTATCGCTGGGATTAAAAAAGGAAAGAAGGACATTGGTCACATCGATCGTGGGGGTGATCGTGGCATAGGAAGAAGTGGAAGGTAGGTATTCCATGCCGGAGAGCGATACTCCCTTTAGCATCTCAAAGGTTGTCACACCCGCTTTTTGTTTCTGAAAATAATAGGTCCCATGGATGGATTTTGTAGACCAGGTAGCAATTGTTGTTGTCATAAGATGGAAAGTTTTATTATTCGTCAGAAGAAATAATAATAAAAATTTTTTTTTCAAAATACAATCGGTGTGGTACGGACGGTGCAATTGTCAATATTGCCGTAAAACGAGACAAAGATTTCGGAATTCGGTTGATGGACGTAGATGAAATTCTTCCCCCGAATGTTGCGTTTGAGGATAGACGGTGTGACGTTTCGCACGTGGACGCGATAATATTCCATGAAATCACCGATGGTGATGTGAGGCAGAAGGACGATACCCTCCCAATCGCGCTTCTTCCCGGCCATGTCCACCTCAAACTCTCGTGGATAATAGGCCACCAGCGGCGAATCCATCCTCGCCATGAGCTCGTTCAATCCATCCGGGACCAAATCGGCGCTGCTGGATGGCAGAACGACCATGAGTTGCAAAAAAGGAGGTACCGGCTGGTTCAACTCAAATTTCGGTGATTTGTACGAGGCCAGTGCGGTGGAAAAATCCGAAAGAAAAGGACCGTAGAGGTACGGAAAATACCACAACCAGTCCGGAATGCCATATCGATAATAATTCAGCACCCAGCACATGCCATCAAGGTAATACTTTACCACCTCCTGCACCTCATGCCCAACCAAATTCTTCTCGTAATAATCCCTCTTAAAGGCGTCCATATCCAATTTGCCATCATCCGTCCGATGCTTCAGGACGAGAGGATCGGGAAAGAAGTTGGGCCGCCCCGTATATTTTTTCTCTAGCATCTCCTTCTCGAGGCTGCCCAGCACCGAAAAAAATTCAATCAGCGCGCTGTTCTTCAATGCCAATCTCTTCTTGCCAGGAACCACACGCGTCAGATGCCCATTCTTTTGTCCCAATTCCCTGTATCGGGACATCATGATATCGATGCCACCGTCGATGATGGCCAGCGAGGGCACGGTCGGAAGGAAATCGTTCCCCACCAAAAAACACAGGACGATGAAATCGTGGATGCCATCCCGCTCGCTAAAGGTGGCGGTGGGATGCGCCGTCGATCCAGAGGGCCACCTCAGAATTGTCAGAATCTCTGATTTGAAGGAACGCACGTCCACAAATTGCACCACACCTTCGTCCGCCTCGCGTGCAATCATCACCTTGTCCACGGGCAGCACCATACCCAACATGATCAGATCGGCATCCAGGCCATAGATGCAGTACGAATCGGTTGGCGAGCCGTGCTCACGAATATACTGCATAATCTTGTGCTCGCCTTCTCCCGGCACCTTTTCGTTGCTAAAAATAATCTCCAGATCCTTCCATTCTGGATGATAGCTGATCATGCTTCGAAGATACCAGTCGATATACTTGGTCAGATGATCCATCAATTTCGTGCCCGGTGTAAAGGCGTTTGGATTAAAGGTCTGGCTGGATTCCTCCAATGCCTTGGCCGTCCTGAACCGCCGCTGTCGCTGCTGATTCATCTTGCCCAATCCTGCCACACCATCCACACATAACACCAACTTCTTTCTCGGCTTGCACACCTTGCGACAATACTCGATTTTTTCACAAATCTCCTTGAACAAATGCAGCATCGATCGCGGACGCACCGGCTTGGGTCTTGACAGGTACTGAACCGGAGGTGCGTGCGAACCGTACTGAAATACTTTTTGTGCGACGGGATGAAAAAGCCCGTTCAGATCCAGCGCAAGAACATCGATCGGTTCCTGCGGATGAGAAGAGAGACATCTTGAAAAATTACGGCTATACCATAAATAAAAATGCTTGACTCCCATGATTCAAATAACAATAATCTAATTTAATTTATTGAAGGATTCAATTATTTTTAATATCATTTTTTCTTTTTTTTCATAGATTATTCCATCGCCATGAGAAGCATGCTCTCCAACGCATGGAGAAGCGGGTGGTTCTTGACCGTTCGTTTGATTCTCAGTGTTTCATCAAATTCATCCTTATGTTCGTGGTAATATCGGATACATTCCAGCACATTCTCATGATGAGGAAAATCGCCTTTTGGAAAGGCGCGCGTCAACATATTCTCCACGACGCTGCTGATCACTTCGGGGATACGATTTTTAATTTCTATCTCTGATTTCTCAGCATGGTAAGGCATCTCCATCCATCGTCCCGAATCAAAGACCGTATTAAAGCGGGACAAGGAAAATTTAACACGAAATTTGTTGGATGGCGCCATAATAATATGGATACCTACTGTATGCTTTTCATTTACAAAATAAGCAAAATTTATTTGCCGGACGGGGAACTCATTGCGTTTGATCATGAGCGCAATACCTTTGGCGCACATACTTGCCGAGGTCTCTCTGGCCAATGAAAAGATACGACGAGATAATTCTTTTGGAAACACCGTATTACTGGTAATCAGACCGGCCAATCGATATTTCTGATCCCTATCTCTCGTGGTGACATACTGCGATTGTTGATCCATTATTATTTTTCTTTTTGAAAAATAATAAAAGTATTGTTTTTTTTCATTTGTCTCATATTACCAGCTCCTCCAAATAACTAGATAGTTACGATCCGACTTCAGTAATTTTGTTACATCGCTACCACCGCCTGCACCATCGGAAAAATTTTTTTTTTTTAAATATCAATAAATGGACATATTGAAAAGTCGGATACGAGAGGAAATCAAACAAATCTTCTTGGCGGAATTAAAAAAACTCGATGGGCCGGTACGAAAAACATGTCAAACCATATTTCCTTCTCGGAATCGTAATAATGATTATATTACTACTATTACATATATATCAACTACATCATTGCAGACAAAAGGTGATTCTTTTGTTGAATTTCTTGAAAACATACAACACCTACCGATTCAAAGTATTAAAAAAAAATATTATCTCTATATCTTATATCAGATCCTGCGATTGTTAGAATTAAACATTCCAATAGATGACATAAATTCTTATATAGATAACCACAGAATTCCACGCGCTATACTCCGAAATTTACTAACACAATTTTCTCCATTTGAACGACAACTTCGAGAACAACGTCAGAAGGAAGAACAACAACGTCTTCGTAAGGTTGAACAACAACGTCTTCGTGAGGAAGAACAACAACGTCTTCGTGAGGAAGAACAACAACGTCTTGAACAACAACGTCGTCGCAAGGAAGAACAACAACGTCGTCGTAAGGAAGAACAACAACACAAGAAAAAATATGCAGCATTCTACCTAGCAAAATCAATGGGATTTAATACCACAGATCCAAAATTTAGCGAAATTGTACGTAGTATCGAACAATCTAAGAAGATAGACAACATGATAAAACTATCAACACAATTGCGATCAGTAGAGGTACCAGAAAGCATAGTTTTGAATGACCATAGATTGAACTGCCGTAGTATACAGAAAAAAGATAGGTATACATTGTATAATATATTGAAAATATGGAACGTTCCGACGTATAATCTAAGCGATATACCTTTTACACCTGATGAACAAAAAAGATTTATTACACAAAGTTGTACTTCAGCCAGAAGTAGTTGTGGTGTAGCACAGAGTAAAACAGCACGAAATTATGGTGGTGGTGGTGGTGGTGGTGGTGGTGGTGGTAAATGTGTAACATCATCTGATGATGATCAATTTTTTGTATTGTACCATGGTACATCCGAGGACTTTGGAAAACAAATGTCTTCCCGTGGCGCTTCTGTAGATAAGACAAAAGTCGGACTCTATGGAGACGGTTTTTATGTTACTCCGTCTATTAGTGAAGCGTCTAGTTATGGGAGGAATAAGAGTGGGACGAAATATTCGATTCTGCAATATCTAATAAGTGTGTCGGTTGCCAAAAACATGAAGGGAAAACCAGGCGTCTCGGGACAGCAATGTTCACTACGTGGTGTGGATTTTACCTTTGCCGAAATTAGTCCATATATCATTATTAAAAATAGTGTCGATTTATACATTCATCGATTGATCACTGTAAAAAGAATCTAAATTCAATCAGGAGTGTCCGAGTCACGAGGCCATCAAGGGTGCATTTGTGGAATTTTCCGTTTCTCCATTAAACCGGATCTCAACATATCAACAAAATAAAAATTTATGGTGAATGTGAGGGTTCAATCAGGATGGGTTTGGTCTTGCGGAAAGAGATGGGCAGTGGTGCTTCTTTCTTATATTGATCCTGAAAGGCGTGCCATACATCCAGTGCGATACCAGAAGGAATGCGGTACCTTTGCACAAGAGGTACAGAGGATGTATTGACCATGATGGAAGGATCGCACCATTTGGACTTTTTAGCCTCGTCATCTTTCAATCCGAGGCCTTTGGGGAAATTATGAAAGAAATCCGTCGGCTTCCGGTACCGGAATTTATAGAGGCAATATTTGGTGGATTCTCTTGGTAATTTGTTGTACACAGGCATGCGACGGAGCATCGCGGTGGGATTCTCAATCACAAAGAGGAGGTTGGGATTTTTCTTGAGAAAATACCGGATAATCTCCAATGTCTTGTAAGCCAGCTTCTCACCGAGCTCTGCGGACGGTTTGAGTGGCTTGAGCGTCCACCAATCCCTAGTCTTGGCGGTGACAGCTAGTCGTGAGAAGGAATTGCAAGGAGGTGACGCCGTGATCAGGTCCGGCACCGGTAATTTTTTATAGTCCAATTCAAGTACATCTGCAACAATATCGGGATGAAACTTCTCCAGAATGTCCACCGACGTCACATCCATCCCTTTCCTCCGAAAGACCTTGCCCCATGATCCCGTCCCACTAAACAATTCCAGTACAACCGGTTTTTGTTTTGTCATTTTTACTCTTATACAATGATTTTATTTTCTTTCTTTTCTTGATAACGTTCTCAAAAGTGAAAAGAAGAGAAATATTTCTTCTTTTCTATATATCACAAGAAACTAATCATTGATTCTTTTCCTATTACCAACAGATTCCAAAACCAACATGATGCTGACTCAGGAGACATGGACCCACCACAACGAGGTGCAGAACATGGAGGAGGAGAGGACCGAGCACCCCCGGATGAAGATGGAGCGTGAGATGGTGAAGAACCTGGGCGAGATTGTGGATTTTCGTACCAAGGAGAATATCTCGCGCCTCCGTCTGGATTGCGGGACGATGGGGATGGCCGGGAAGAGCAAGAATAGTCGTGAGACCTCCACCATCGGGCGTAGTCTCGGTGGAAAGACCATCACCGGCATCTTTGGGCAAGACACCGCCTTTTGTGACGAGGTGAGAGACGGTGCCCTCATCGCGATGGTGGGCGTCCTTGCGGACGGTCACGGAGAAGATGGAGACCACGCCTCCTCACGATGTCGTTCCTATCTTCGCGCCAACCTCTTGGTGCCGTCAGCGCTCCACGAGATGAAGGATCTTCTTCTGGCCGGGAATGGCGACGCGGTGCGTGAAAAGATGCGATCGTGCTTCCTTGCCGTGGAGAAGGAGGTGTGTGATACAATCCCACTGGGTGGATCGACACTGACAACATGGATGATCCTGGAAGATATGCGGTCGGGTCGGATCTTCATGGTGACGGCCAATGTCGGTGATAGCCCGCTCCTGCTGATCCGTACCTCGGATGGACGTGTGGGCGAGATGACGACCATGCATTCGTGGGATTCGATCGAAGAGCGGCGCGTTCATAATGCGGCATGTATCGCGGCCGGTCATCCGATCCCCGAGGTGATCTATGCGCGGTGGCATACACATGGGCGCAAAGGCATCCTAGATGCTCAAGGTAGGACACAGCCGATCCGGATGTACAAGGGCGCAACGGACGAGATTGATGAGGTGAATCGCACACACGTGGTGAGGAGGATCCGAGACCTGGGTGTGAAACCGGGAGGTGTTCAGAGTCGTGTGAGAAAACTACAGTGTGTCCGTCCGCGTGGATCCTTGGAATGGAAGGAGGAACCCCTTGAAGGAACGGGCCATGAGAATTATGGATCGACACCACTGGAGATCGATGAGAAGGGTCGCATGGTCTCGGGTACACAGATGACACGAAGTATCGGTGACGTTCCCTACAAACGCCCTGCCACACCACGTGTTCCCTTCATGGTCGCCACTCCAAGCGTCTCCATCATGGAATTCCGAGGACCGATGCATTTCGCCGTGGTCGCCTGCTCTGATGGTCCCGGTGACGCCCTCTATAGCAGCGAATTCGGCGAACTCACCCGAGATTACTTCCGCAAGCATAAGGACGGCGATGCCCAAGGCCTCACTGACCACCTCTTCCAAGCCGTTCTCCGCGAAGGCACATCGTTCTTTGGTCAATCCAATTGGGACGATCTGAGCCTCACCTGCACCACATTCCATATCCGCTAATATCAGAGTATAATGAAATAAATAAACATAAATCAAGTACCAATATATTTTACCAAAAATCCATCCCTTGCATGGTGGGTTGAATTTTATAATATTTATAAATATTATATACCTTAATTTGTTATTTTGGATAGCATGATCTTCTAGTTTAGTCAAACGACCGACGATGGATGGACAAACGGTGGATAATTGATATAGATTTCATCATGATGGCTCACATTTTTCATGTCCAAGTTACCTGGTATTGCATCTTGATTTAATTCAACGGTTTGAAAATATTTTTTGTGTAGATAAGTGCATTCAAATACATTTGGAATTATTACACCTCTATGATTTCTTACACCACAACAATTATTCGCATGGAAATGGACTAAATAATGATTTTTATTTATTTTATTAAATACCTCAATTTCTCTTTCCGAGTATGGAGCATGAAATTCCATGACAATTTGTTCAAATTTGTTCAATTGATCATCCGACAGGCTATGAATCCATGGAATTTCTCCACCCTCTATATCAATCTTTATAAAAATACGCTCATTTACATCTATAATATCGTGTAGATTGGTCATGTGTTCATTATTTTTGTGCCCAATGTTTTTCTTTATGAAAGAAGAAATCTTATTATTCTCCGTGGGTAATTGATCAATTGTTCCATCAAATGCAAATGTTTGTACATCTGGATATTTATCGATAAATTCTTCTTCAAACGATATATCATTACATATACCACCCGCAATAAGTGTTGTGTAACTTACATTTGGGATTTCAACGATGATATAACCACCATCATAATTTTTTCCAATCCGCACTTTAGAAAAGGGTGATTTATAAACTGTTAAAACGTTGGGATCCATCTCCTCTTCTTATCGTAAATATTATTTTTTTTAAATAATAATTTCGACGATCTATGAGACTGGCCGACTTGCACAAAAAAATCATCGCACATTATTATGCTCTCTAATTAATTAGCCGTTCATCTCATCCAGCATGCATTCGCATCAATATTAAAGCCATTATGAATCACTGATACTTTTCGCTGACTTTGTAACGACCGTTGGCACGGGGCAAGAGACCCATGGCGATCAGAGACGCTTTGCGAGAGAATCCGATGGATCGACCTTCTTTGTAATCTTTCAATGCTTTTCGTACATCCTCTATGGATTTGAAGGGACGTGCACGCTCGACCCGAAATTCCTCAACTCTAAAAGGTTTTGACGAATCCATTTATTTACATTACATAAATGAATTCCATTATTATTAGAAAAAAATATCAATTATAGCAGATCGACAATGTTTTCAATCTCACCAACAATGCGGGTGATGGTGAGTTCGCTTAATTTAACACGAGATTTGAAAAAATCAATGCTGATATCCTTATTCTTCTGAAGGATGTAGTAACGAACCACACCGCTAGCGACGGATTGGGGACGGGAGCGATTGAGGAGCGAGGACCGATTGCGTATCTTTTCATAGATACCGATCGCCTCTGCTTTTTGTGCATCATTGGCATTGAATTTGTCCATAATCTCTCGGATAATGTCCTCGGTGGAGATTTGGTAATTACGAAACTTGCTATCCTTGGGTGAATTCAGATTCACAAACTTTAATCCCTTCAATCCAATCTTTCTCTCAATGCCAAAAATCTCGATCAGCTGCTCACAGCTCTGTGGATTGTTATTGATCTTGTACGCATGGAAAATACACGCAAAAATGATGCCCTTCCTGGAATTGCCTCGAAAGATCTTGCCTCCCGTCACCTGGTCGTACATCATGCTCGCGATCGATACAATCTTGTCGCTGAATCCTAGCTTTTCTACATCCTTATAGATGCCCTTTTCTTCATATCGCCTCGCGTGACATCGCTTGGGATCTGTATTATACTTGGCCACCGGATTCAAAATGTCATTGTCCGGATCGTCTTCCTTGGCAATCACCATGCCACAATCCTCACACACCCGATTGAACGACTCCATCGACCAATTCTCATGCGCACATTCTCCATTCTTAGAGTGTGTGACATCCTCTGTTTTATCTCCTTTTAGATACTCTTTCCATTCGATTTCCATGATGATACGATATTCAATTTAAATACCTTTGTTTCTTTAGGGTAGTGCATGTCTTAAATCAATTTTGTTTTAGATAAATTCAATGATGGTGAGAAGTATGCAGGAGCTCAAATGGAGACGGAGATGGAGAAAGAAGCGGATTTTTTTCAATAGGGTGCGTCGAAAGAAGATACGGAGGAGAAATCGACGAAGGACGGCGTAAAGATAGGGAGGGATGGTATCCGAGATGTGAAAGTGATTCCGGACGAGGAGAGAGAAATGGGATGGGATCGTGAATTGGTGACGGAGAATATGATAAAAATTCAGGGAGAGGCGAGGATGAAGGAGACATCGATCCCACCGCCAGAGAGAGTGCAAAAGAGCATCTTGGTAAATACTCTGGGGAGGAAAGGCGGGATGACGAGCGAGTGCATTCCAATCCCACGATTTGTGAAGATGGCGGCACAACATGAATCGATCAAGATGAGGATTACTGGATAGTGCAGAAAAATCAATGAGGATCGTGGAAGGTGTAAGCAGATGGTGAGAAGAAAAGGGCAGATGCAGCATCGCATGGCGAATGTCCCATGGGAGATGTGGATGACGGAAGATGGGATCGAACGACATGTCGACACGTCTCGTGACAATCTTCCATCTCCAGGGGAGAAAGGTACTCGACAGAATCACCGAAAGCGGTGCGGTCTTTGATCGATCCATCCAATCATTATTATCATTATTATCATTATTATTCTGGATGACATCCGGACGATATCGATCGTAAACAATACTATGGATCCATGCCAAATGGGGATGTGCAATAATGAAATCGAGCGGACACGTAGAAGAAAGATAATGCCAATCCCAGTCTTTATAAGGCATGCGGAGAAGCAGGACTCGTATCTTGTCAAACTCCTGTCTTGAAAGATGCCGCCATTGCCAGGGACGGTGAGGATTATTCTCAATCATTCTTCTACCAAGAAAGGGATGAGAGGACATGGCTCGCCATTCCAGAGCCGACGATTTATTTGGATTTTTTATCATCCGTTTCCAGAATTCCTGCCGCATATGCGTCTCCCATTCCATTTATTTATTCTTTAAATAGATATTTTCAGATTTTTCAGATCAGATCAATCCTTCAATGAGCGATTCTCCTCCCAATATACCAATAATAATCATTCCGATTACAACAAGAAACATACTCTTTCCAATCTGTTGGGAGTATTGTTTATTTGTCGGAGAATAGCTGATGCATGCCATCTCGGCAATATCCCACAATCCGACCCACACCAGAGTAATGGCATTGATGAGTATAAAGAGCACGATGATATTTCCAATTTGGAAGAGAATAGTTCTCATCTTGCTACTGCTACTGCTACTACTAGACGATGCGATGGTGGTTTTGTTTTTATTTCGTTCTTTGGAGATCCTGGCATAGATGGCGATAAGAATGCTCAGGAAAAGAAAGAGGAGATATCGTAGGTCGCAAAACATTTTTATTGTAAAAAAAAAGAAATTTTTATTCTTCAAAAACATGGTTGCCTTTCTTGCCAAACTGATTCATCTCTTTCCTTTATTCACAATGCCACGACAAATCATTGTGTCTCCAGATCCATCCGTTGTATTGGTGGCAACCCATCCCAATCGCCCCGTCACCGAATGGGTCGATCGATATCATCGTGTTATCTATATCAATCCCGAGGATGCGGTCGTGGATCCAGTGGATGGTCTGGATGTTCAGGATATCGTTCCTTCTCACGAGAAGAAGAAAACATTGGAAGCAACAACAGAGGATATCGATCTGATCCAGCGATATTCGGAATGGTCCGAATGGCGTCTCTCTCTACCCCTTCGTTCGACGGCTCGTCTTTATTCTCTTTCCGAATACCAATCCATGGAACACAATATTGCTCGACGTATTGATCGCATCGCCAAGGATTCCACAAGACGCCATCTCCATACCACCGTTCTTCTTTCTTATCTGTGGCTCCATCCCGATTCGGTCTGGTCTTCACTCCAAGAACAAAACAAGGTCCTCATCCTTTCCCCCTTTCTGGATGAATACCACAGACCCTACGGAGACCTGCTTTACATCCCCGAGTCTCAGCTCCACCAGAACCAAATCTGATACAAAAAATGAATTTTTTTCTACTCCATCAAGTCATAATAAGAAAAAAATGATCAAATTACAATTTTTATTGGTATTCTCTCTTCTTGTCGCGACAAGGGCATTTGTCCCTGTGACCATGGAGCGTCCTCCTTCTTCTCCCACATCTTTCATGACCGAGTCTTTACCTGTATATGGTCTGGATATTCATTGTGGGATAGGAGATTCGACCGCCAGGATGCGTCGACGAAATCCGGGCATGGAGGTTATTGGTATCGAGGATGATATTTCCTTGATTCAGCAAGCACGACAACGATACCCCAATCTGCAGTTTTATTGTGGAGATCTCTGCGAGATGAAGTTGTTTCATCGCAGCATCGCGGTGGTTCAGGTGCCAATATGGGATGTATACGATCCAGAGCTTCTTTCTCAAATGTACCACATTCTCAGTCCATTGGGAGAGGTCCGTGTGATTGATGAAGATGGACGCGTGCTCTATCATCTTGATCAGAGAGATCTTCTACGATTCATGGACTGAATGAATCAATAATTTTTTTGGATATTCTCGTAATTAATAAATTACATCTTTTTATGAAGATTGAGACATCAAAAGGTCTTTGTATGCTACGGGATGCGAATGAGGAGAGGAGATTGGAGCGATTGTTGGATGTATTTGACGGTTGTGGTCAACAGATTCTTTGTTCGATTGATGATGATACGATGACGCAGTATTATGGACGAGAACGAGGCCGCATTGTTTCTTTTCTTTCTTTTCGAGAGAGAGGGACACCACGAGGCGATACACGTGTCTTGTCCAATATGATTTACAATGTGTGCACCGACCCGAGGCGTCGTGGAAGAGGATTGATGAAGACTCTTCTTGCGAGATTGATGGAAGATTGTCGGGCACAAAAGAGACGACGATTGCATCTGGAGGTTTTTAAGAATAATATTCCGGCGATTCGTCTATACGAAACGATGGGCTTTCAATACCTGCGAGACGCAGGGGAAGAGAGAAAAGATAGTATTGTCATGCGACTTAACCTTTCCTCATGTCCTTGGCGAGGAGTGAAAAAAGAGGACGCTGGATCGCCTCCATCCGGCGAGTGTGGACGACGTGCTCGGCGTAATTGCGGTCGAGAGGAGAATTGACGTTGATGGCCTCCTCCTCATTCATGCCCGAAAACACACGGATCGATTCCGCCCTCGAACAGATATCGGTCCATTTTTTTTCCCCTGTGACAGGACATTCCTCGATGGATACGGCGTGTTTTATTAATGCACCAGAGACGGCATAGACGCCTGTATTGATCTCGCGTACATTTCTCATCGGATGATGTTCGGGTAATTCATCCACTTCTTTTTGTTCCAAGATGCGGATGGAGGAAGACGACGCCTCACGGACAATTCGCCCGTATCCCGTGGGATCCTGGACAAATACTGTCCCGATTACCAAATCTTCTTTCCGTTCATTGACCATCTTTTGAAGACTCTCTGTACGAAGAAGTGGTGCATCTCCATTCAGCACCAGATAGATATGATCCGAGGAAATATCGATTGATTCCACCGCGGCCTGCACACCCGCCGCCGTGCCATATCCGTGTTTTTCTTCTTGAATCACCAAACGAATCTTTTCCACATATCGAGAGGAAAGATAACGATCCATTTCCTTCTTGAAGACCGCTCGTTCTTCTGGACGAACGACGATGGAGATGGAGTCAAGAGAAGGAACAATCGATTGCAATGTCTTGAGCAGACGAATCAACATCGGTGTGTGATCCACCGGAACCAACGCCTTGGGGATGCCAGGGAAGCCGATCCGCATCCTCTCTCCTCTTCCCGCCGCTAGAATAATGGCATGAACGTGAATAGACATATTTTATTATGTCTATTTTTAAAAAAAAATCCAATCTAAAGATGAGGTGTAGACAAAGTAAGAAAGATATATATATATATAAATGACACATATTCTTTTGGACGGATGGTGGGAAGGTGGTGAAAACAAGTTTTCGACGGAAATACAGTCGAGACAATTATTGGACAATCTTTGTGAGAAGCATAAATTGAATGTATTAGAGCGGGTATTTCATTGGTTTGAGCCGCAGGGAATGACATGTGTCTATGTATTGAGTGAATCTCATTTATCGGTGCATACATGGCCAGAGCTTGGATTTGTCTCGATTGATTTGTTTTGTTGTCGGAATATGGACGATTCGACCATTACTGATATTATAAACTATTTTCAAGAGGAATTGGAGTTGGTGGTAGTACGACCCAAGACGGTTCGACGATCCTCAGAGCGTCCATGCAAGACCGCCAAAGTCGGAATACGAATTGGGAATCAGGGCACTGTATTTCATGGAACAATGTTGGCATAATTGTTCGTACTGGACCTCGCCGCATTCGGGATGGAGGGAAGGGTCACATTTGTCGGTGCACCAGCATTTCAGATGAGGCTGCAGCCATCCTCGACTTGTATATGTATTATAATAGTCGCCCACGACTCTTCCAAGGAGACCAGGATAACCCTGATCTAATGTGGCATACATGATGATATTTTATTTTTATCCGATAAAAATAAATATATAAAAATCAAGCAAGGATTTCGTTGAGTTTCTTACGTTGGGGTGGAGTTAATTGGTGTTTCACCAGGATGTCTGGCAGTGTCTTTTTGGTGGCCTTGGCAAGATTCTTGTACTTTTTCTTTTCTTCTTTCTCGACATGTTTCTTTTCCGTGGATTCTACCGGATGCTGGAAGAAATGTTTGATCGATTCATAGATATTATCCAATACATTCTTCTTTTCCACATCATCCTTGATCTTCTTAACATCAGGCCATACTTCCTGTGTGACCGTCTTTTTGGCCGCCTTGTTCTTCTTACTTTCTTTGGATTTTAATCCACGAATAAGTTCACCCACCTTGTCTTGTGTCTTGGATGCCATCTCTTATTTTTATTTATAGATAACTTTTATTTTAATTTTATTTCCTTGGAATACATATTTGTACGTGCGACAGCACCGAGTCAATTTATTTAATTCCAAATGGAATCAAAGAAAGGAAGTATGTTCTATCTATCTATTTATTTTATCGATTTTACTTTCTTTTGTTGTTCAGTAAGAGACGCCAGTAGAATCCTTAAACTCTCGAGATCTCTATTCTTACCTTTATTTCGAAGTCTTGCTATCACTGATTTGGCCGCCGGAATACTTTTATGGGATTTCATGATAGTACTAACAACGGACTGTGTCTGTTCTTGGGTCAACCTTGAACCTTGTCGCTCCAAAATAAACCTTTGACTGACTTTAGTTTTCAGTGAAGAAAGAACATTTTTGACAATTTCGATAGTCTGCAATAAATTTACTTGGCTAATATGATAGCTGTGTGAAAATTCAAACCATTCTGCAACTTGAATATTTATCAATGTATCATCAAAAAAATAGATTTGATCTTTGCTAACATTTTCATCTTTTTGAATTTTTTCTAGGACACACACCTTATGGAGCGCCCATAATCCACCATCATCGGGATCTAAATCTGTTCTTTGGGTTATTCGTTTACCAACCAATTCGGGTAGATAACGTCTACGAAATTCAGAATCGGTTCTAGATATCGCCTTGCGCAAATCATAGTCGGGTGTAAATTCGAGAAATGGCATTCCATCCTCCTCATCTACATCTTCAGACGGCGCACCACCATACACATCACGTATAAGAGTGCTATATTTAGGTCCAAGACGAGCTTGAAGATACGTCTTGACGCTATATGGATAATCACCTGTAATACCCCTGGTATTAATATAAACAATAATACCAATTTTATGTAGGCTTTCTAGCATCTTTACAAGTTGTGGTAATTGACCATTCATATAATCAATATCAGAATTAGGAAGGCCTCCAGAGTGATCCATAGTTAATGTTAAATCAAAATCAAAAACAAAAATGGTTTTTATTGAAGACAATCGCATCCTTTTATTGTTTATATAAAAAAAATTATTTTTTTTTTTAATTCTTATTTCGAATTTATTTTATTATATAGCCTGTGGATTGGATGGAACCGTTCCAAATTTTCCTGCTGGTATAAGTGCGTTCCATACATACGAATCCACATTGTTAGAATCTGCCGCATTTGTTGTCGTCACATTGAATGCTCCTCTCTTTTGCGATTGTTGTTTTTGTATAGCATTTGATGTTAGTAATGATATTGGTGTTGGTGGTGTTGATGGTGTTGGTGGTGTTGGTGGTGTTGGTGTTGGTGTTGGTGTTGATGGTGTTGATGGTGTTGATGGTATTGATGGTATTGATGGTGTTGGTGTTGTTTTTTGTTGTTTTTGTTGTATTTGTTTTTGTTGTATTTGTTTTTGTTGTATTTGTTTTTGTTGTATTTGTTTTTGTTGTATTTGTTTTTGTTGTTGTATTTGTTTTGGTTTCCACCAAATTCGGATGAGAAAAAGAATAATCAATATTATGATGATACCGAGAAGCACGCCCCCTAAAATGATGTACAAGAGATGTTTATTCGTAGTATGAACACTCGATACAGAGGAGGGTGTTGTGGGCGAGGATGTGGAGGTGATCGCATAGGCAGATATAGGTGCTGTTGATGTGGTTGTTGTCCATGAGGATGATGGTAACATCGGTGCCATAGTGGATGATAGTGGAGACACTGTGGTTGTGCTTAAAGGGGATATTGTGGTGGAGGATAAAGGGGACATTGTGGTGGTGCTGATGGACAATGGTGAGGATGATGTGGTATCATAATTTTCGCGACTACGAATGAACCATTCATTGCGATGGTTATCAAAATCAAGACAATCATTATCCCTTCCGGATTCGCACACATAGTCATTGCGCTTAAGGAGGGGCATGGAGGCATTCATAAATTGGGTGCGTGTCTGTTTGTCTTTTGCCTCGCATAACGACGCGCAAATTGGAAGTTGTACGTATTCCGCATTGCACCTTGAACGCGCAAAGGAGACGCACGTCTTGGGATTCTCGCATTGTTTCAGACATATCTTTTCGCACATTGCCGGATTCGAGTAAGGATTGTTGGGAGAGGTACACTCCTTCTTGCAATATTGACGGCATTGGATCGGATCATCACACGCTTGCGCCTGCATGCATTGTCTATAATGATACTCCTCCTCACTGATGGTTTCTGGTTGTACTTCAATCTGTTCTACATAGATATCATCAATTTCTTCACTATGAAAGGACATTGTGCTTTCTTATTTCCATGATAAAAAAAAAAAGTTTGTGCTTGTTGTTAAAAAAAAAATAAAATAAAAAAAACGCAATGAGAAATAAAGAAAGATGACCACAAGAATGCCATCGCGCCCCGGGAGCACTATGCCCCCTCCTCCTCGCACATCTACCACGCCTCCTCCTCCTCATCGCACATCTACCATGCCTCCCATGGTGGAGGGTTTTAATGGTGTGGGATGTGTCAATTGTCCCATGCAGCCCAAGAGTGCAACTGCTCAAGTGCTTGCCAAGCCCGACAGTCCTTGCATGAACTGCACCTCCATCTACATGGCTATGCGCGATCGTTCCCCCTATGACCGCGCCTATCTTCGCGCCTACAACAAGCTCCCTGGTATGTACGTGACCAACCTCGATAGCCTCGTCTTTGCTCCTTAAATAATTGAATATTTTATTTCTTCCGTTTAGAAATAAATAAATAGATAGATGAAGTGTGTTAGTTTTTTGACAGGAATGTTGCCATTTTGGTATCCCCTCATGACGGTACATGAGATGCAGCAAAAGCCCATTCATTCCTTGTCGGTGATGGGGATTCCTCTTGTGGGATATGTAAAAAATGCGAGTGAGAATCGTCTTGTGGTACATTCGGATGTCTGTCCGCACATGGGAGGAAGTTTCTGTCAGGGAGGATGGGTCAATGAGGAGGGGAATATTCATTGTCCTTATCACGGCTTTGAGTTTGACGAGGGAAATTTTGTCTCGATTCCCTCGTCCAATCGCCGGCGACTCTTACAGAAACGCACCCATACTTTTCCCATGATGGAAAAAAATGGATTCCTTTACCTCCATCCCGACCCCGACCTTGAATTGCACCGTGCCACCCCCGAGCCCTACTTTCCACCCGAGCACATCGATTCTCAATTTGTCGCCGTCAGTGGGTCCAGGATCCTTCCCGTGCCTTCGGAGAATGTCGTGGAAAATCTTCTTGATATGCTGCATATCAGCTATGTACACAGCTTTGGGAATCGTCGTCTGCCACTCCCCACCAATCTTGTTTACAGCGAGATGGATAAATACGGCGGACGCACCGTCTTTGAATACCATCCCAACGATTTTACCATCTCCACCCAAGTCGGCGGATCCAGTGTCGTTCGCGTCGAGAACGAATATTATATGCCAGGCACTACACTCACCCGGGTGATTGCTGGAAATACAGTCAAGACCGTCTTTACACAGAGCCTTCCGGTTTCCGCCAACAAGACGCGTCTTTTCTGGACAGTGTACCGGAATTTCTGGCGCGATCCCAATGTCCCGGAATTCAACGCCCCCGGTAATGTTCTTCTCAAGACCCTCATGGAAAAAACCCTCGACGAAGACGCCTCCATCCTCTCCCGTGCCTATTCCGAGGGCCGCGAAGGCTTCCTCACCAAGTACGATGTCACCATCAAGAAATACCGCGAGAAACGCGACCTCTATCCTTTTTATAAATAGTTATTGTAATAGACGATTATTATTTGTACAATCAATAATAATATATAATATCCATACAAAATTTATCCAAGAATATATTTCTTCAAGTCTTCCATCTGGAGGATACGGAGGGCGAGAAGATGATTGGCCATGGTCTGAAGGAGATTGCGATTATCACGGAGGATGCGGAAGGCATCTTGATATGCTTCACGGACAAGTGTCATAATCTCATCATCGATCGAAGTGGCGAGCTGGTCCGAAATCGGTGATGACGAAGGACGAACAATGTTGTGCAGCCCATTCCCGAGACCGTACGTCTCAATCATGCTACGACAGAGTTCGCTGGCCTGGCGAAGATCCTCTGACGCGCCCGTGGACACGTGATCGATGCCGTAAATCAGACTCTCTGCCGCCCGTCCACCCAGCAGCACACGAAGGCGCTTCTTCAGAACATCCCGTGTGGGGAGTTGGCGTGCATCCGGTTTCAGATCATAGAGCGTGTATCCACCGGCACCGCTGTAGGTTTCTTGGATAGACACTTTTCTTAACTGGAAGCAGTCCGGAAAAGCCTGACAAACAAGGGCATGACCGGCTTCATGGAGTGCCACACGGAGACGCTGGGTATCGCTGCGTGTATCAATCTCTTTCCGAATGCCGACAAGAAGTTTCTCTGCGGAATCCACAATGGTATGCAACGAGATGGTAGAGACATTCTGACGAACACTCAGGATCGCCGCCTCATTCAGCAGATTACGAAGATCCGCACCAGAAAAGCCGTCGGTCTGATCAGCCACCTCCTCCCATTGATCGGCAACGAGATCCAACGGCTTATTACGCGCATGCGTCTGAAGAATGCGGAGACGGCTGGGCCGATCTGGAAGAGGGACGTTGATGATCCGATCGAATCGCCCAGGACGCAGAAGAGCGTCGTCAAGGACATCACGACGATTGGTCGCGGCAATCACCACCACACCCTCATTGCCCGCGAATCCGTCCATCTCGGAAAGAAGCTGGTTGAGTGTCTGTTCGCGCTCTTCGTTGCCTCCCATATTGGCAGCATTGCTTCTCTTGCGCCCAATAGCATCAATCTCGTCGATGAACAAGATGCACGGCTTGTTCTTACGCGCCTCGGCAAAAAGCTGACGCACCCTCATCGCACCTAATCCCACAAACATCTGCACAAACTCTGAGCCCGCCATACTGATGAATCCAGTCCCGGCCTCGCCCGCAATGGCTCTCGCCAACAGCGTCTTTCCCGTCCCAGGCAGGCCCTCCAATAAAATACCTTTGGGCAAAGAGGCACCCATCGCTGTGTACGCCTCTGTATCTTTCAGAAAAGAAACCACCTCGCGACATTCCTGAAGCACCTCCGGAGATCCAGCCCAATCCGCAAAGGTGGTATTCTGTTGAAATATAGCCGCCTCGTCCGAGGAGGAAGAGGCAGATAGCGTCGATCGTTGCATCTGCATCTGTGATTGCATCGTCGATGCCGCGCGCGCCATACTCAGTGTGATCAGCGCCAACGGTGCGTACAACGCCAATCGGAGCACCGATTGAAGCGCGGTCACGACTCCGTTTGGCCGGAGAATCTCCACCTCGACACGATCACGAAGAAGCGTCTCGGTGATATGTGGAACAATCACAGGATTCAGCTGAAGATGACGGATCATCGTCACCTCCGCCTCCATCTCTACAATCGCCGCATCCTCCATATTGGGACTGATGGACACCTTCTGGATACGATGCTCATCGAGATGTCGATAAAATTCAGAAAGCGAAATGGACGATGGTGGTGGCAGTGGTGTCTGAAAGGCAAGAACTCCACACATCCATGTTGAGAATAAAACCAATTTCATAAGTGTTTTATGATAAAAAAATAAATTTTGTTTTTTATCCTTTTCATTCCAATCTATTTGTATCTTATATGTATGTTATTGTGTAGCAATAGTAAAACTAATGGGCAATGGTCGCAGTGGAGGCCAGAGAAGAAGTGCCGGAGGAACGCGCCCTTTCCACGGGTGTAAATCGCAGATCATCACCCGTTCTGCCACGCCGGACAGCCTGACCCAACGATTCGATGGCATCAAGAAGATTATTGTCATCATAATTTAATGACGTGCCCTGATCCGCACCAATATCCAGTCCATTGGCAATGGCATCCTGATTGCTACCCATATAGATAATCTCTGCCTTGGAAGACACACACTGTTTTAATTCGGCGAGCGCCTTTTTGGTCGTTGTCCTGCTGGCATTTTCTTCCCCGTCCGTGAGAATAACCACAATATGACGAGCGATTTCCTCACTCTCCAGGATCTTTTTATAGATAAATGCGGTAGAATCCCATAACGCCGTGGATCCACCGGGTTCATAATCCTCAGTGGAGAGCACCGGTACATCGGATAACGAGACATCTTCGTAAAGGACATTGATCATGTCACTGAACATATAGGTTGATACATAACATTCCTCATCTTCCACCAAGATGTCCTTTTGTTTTTGAAGAAAGTCATTATAACCCTTGACGATCGAAAGGCGTCTCGAACACATGCTACCACTTTGATCAATCAGAAGATGGATCTTGACTTTTTTGATCACAGTCGCCTCTTCCTCCACGGAGGAGAATGAAACACGAGATAAGACGGAACGGACCAGATTCAACATTGATTTTGTTTTTAATTCATGTTGAATCCCTAACGAATTTCATTTTTTTATTTTAATGATTAGACAATATCGATCCAATCATGTTGTGCGACATCTGAATCGAGATACGTAGGAAAGAGTGCAATTCGATCCGTATCGAGGAGACTGAAAGATTCAATATGAATACTCGTGCATCCCCGGAATCCCACATGGATACATCCCGTGGCAAAATCCCGGAGTACAATCACACCGGGCGTCCATTCCATGTCCATTTCTAGACGAGGCACCAGCACCTCTATTTTTTTACCAATCACCAACGTCTTCATATCCCGCCATCGAGGCGTATGTGTATGAACAACATCCATCTTGGAACTAAAAAACCGGCGATTCACAATCTTTTTCCCGGCACGGATGAAAAAGGACATGAGTTCGTAGTCGATGGCGATAATCCGCCCCTCTGTCCATCCATCCGGAAGGAAAAACACATCGACAAGATCTCCCGTCTTGAATCGAATCAATGAGAGAGTCTTGGTCATGACATCCTTGATCAGATCCTCCGCACCACGAAGTATGATGGGACGAAGAATCACATACTCACGACACAAACCACATCTCGTCAGTTTGGTCAGACATGTATCACACGCACTGTGACCATTATAACAAATAATCATGCGTTTCGACTGAACCTCGTTGCACATTAAACACACCGAATCATGAAGAATACGGAGATAGAGCGAGAACGCCTCCCGCTCTCGTATCGACATACTTTTCCATACCTCGTTCATATCGTGATCCTCCATCTCGTCCCGAATGAACCGGTAGGATTGCGTGGAAGATACAGGGATAATGGATGTCTCCATGGGATAACTTTATGTTACCTATTTTTTTTTGTCGTTGTTGTTGTTGTATAAAGTATTGTATTTGCCACATTCGCAAGAATATGAAAGGCCGCATGATACATCGTCGCCACCGGTGGAACAGCATGCCTCACGCTTTGTGCATAGCACAATAAACCTGCACACGATGTATAAAGGTACAGATCTGTAACATTATCATAAGGCCTCCGTACCAGGACATACCATAGATGCGAAACGATGATACCCGATGCATTCAAACAATCCACCGCATATATCCAATCTGTCGGATAGGTCCAATAGGCCGTAGAGATCAACGCCGTGACGACATTCCACGTCGAAAAATACCGATACCCTTGGACATAGGCCCTTCTCGAGACCATCAGAGGAAGAAGAGAGGTAGCTACGATCGGTGCACGATACCACCACGGCCACCGGTTCATTATTTATCTATCTTAAAACGTCGCATATTCTTATATCATCAGTAGTTCATATTAAAGGCCATGTATTGGGGGTGTCGTTTGCGCAGTTTGATCTCAGAATGAGCACGAAGTCCCTGTGGATTAAAGTCACCATAAAGCGTGTTCCATACGGTAAGCGTCTTATTATTGGCGGTCATCTCGATCTCATTGCGAATATACGACACGACGATGCTGATGGTCTGATTATTCATCTCGCGGAGATCATTGCGATCCTGGATGGGTGGAATGATGTAGCGAGAGTAAATGTCCCCGATGTTCGCCCTAGTGCCGTTGCGGTACACCGAGTTCAGGACATTACAGATCTTATCGTCAGGGATGATGATGCGCCTGCCCTGTGGATCCAGGCCATCCAATGCCTCTGTGATGGCGGAAGAGAGGTAATCAATATTCTTCTGACCAAAGAGAAAGGCAATCTTGTTATTGTCCTCCGCCGTGATATCCCATCCCACCTGAGGCTGCTGATCACAATCTCTGTCGCATCTCCTTCCACTATCATCACCACCGATGCATGTTTTATTATTGGGTATACGTAAAGGCACTTCACGATAGGATTGGAGATCGGAATAATTGGTAATCATTCTTTCTTTCTTTTTTGTCTAGAAATTTTTAAATATAAAAAAATAAATAAATGCAACACCTGCACAAGATCATGATGGGGTTTTGCTCCAACCATCTCGGATGGGTGAGCACTTCTGTGTTACTCATGATCTTGAATTTTCCGATCGAGCTGATCCTCCTTTCCTACCTGTCCGGACGGATCTTTGTCAATATGGCAGATATCGGGACCAAGTACGCGAGGGTGGTGAAATTGATCATTTATTTCTTTCTGGCGTATTTTGTAATCGAAATATCGCTCGCGATACGAGAGTACTACGACGCTCATACCGTACCGGAACTTGAAAAAGAGGTGCGGAATAAGATGATTGAAATGATCCTGGAAAAGAATGAGATTGGATTTGATCAGTTGGAGACCGGGGAGATGGTGGCACGCTTCCTCAAGGTCCCGATTCATACGTACTATACCTATGGTGTCATCAGCAAACATATCGTCCCCTTCCTGATCGCCATGTTTTGTCTCACAATCTACGTCCTCTTCCTGAATTGGCGGATCGGTCTCGTATTCGCTGCCGTCTACGGTGTACACTTGATGGTACTTGGTATATTATGCCGGACCATGATGAAGGAATCCGAGCAAAAGATGGTATCCGAAATGAAAATGTTCAATCAACTGGACGACACACTGTCCAATATGCACACCATCTTTACCTCCGACACGATGGAGAAAGAAAAAGCCTACATGACCAACGTCCAAGACGACTTTATCGGCGTCTACAAGTCTGAATTGAAAATGAATGCGGGCATCAAGACGATCATCTCCATGTGTTCATTGACCGCTATCATCGCCGTTTTTCTCTTTTCCGTCTACATTTTTCGAAAAAATCTCATCAGCAAGGAAAAACTAATTGCACTCGTCACACTGCTGTTGTTTTTGTGTCGTTTCGTGGGCTATACCTCTCGACGCATCCTTGATGGCATGATCACCATAGGATCGGTAATGGAGAGCAACACATTTCTCAGTCAACTCCGTCGCGATACCTTTATGGACGGTCCTCGAACCGGTTTCATCACAAAGGGTACCATCGAATTCCAGGGTGTCACCTTTCGGTACAATAAAGATTCTCCCGCCATCTTTAGCGACTTTTCTGTGACGATTCCCGCAAGATCCAGGGTCCTCCTTGTTGGTGATTCTGGATCGGGCAAGACGACGTTTCTGCGCCTTCTCCTGGGATTCTTTGACTTGAATTCCGGAACCATCCGGATCGACGGTGTTGACGTGAGAGAGAGCAAGAGATCTTATTTGCGCAGCCGGATTGGCTACATCAACCAGACAACACGATTGTTTGATCGCCCGATCATTGACAATATTCTGTACGGTACAACATGCAAGACAAGAGAGGATGCCGAGAAATTATTGCGCGAGAATCAATTAATGGACATGTTTGCCAAACTGGATCTTGATTCCATGGCGGGAAAACACGGCGAGAACTTGTCAGGGGGGATGCGCCAGATTGTGCTCATGATGCGATGCTGCCTCCGCGACTGTCCTATTGTGATCCTCGATGAAGCGACCTCCAATATCGATAAAGAACATCGTGTCCATGTGAACCGGCTGATCGATCGACTTTCTCGGGACAGAACAGTGATCATGGTGTCGCACGATCCAGGCAATATGCATATGGATGCCACCATCCGATTTGGTCAATGATTTTTTTTTATATTCTGTGTGAATATAAGAAGGAATGGAACAAAATAAATGGGAGATGGAAACCTGTTGTATTTGTTTGGAAACAATCGCCATTCCAGTCGAACCTACGTGTTTTCAGTGCAGTGACACGAACAATGAAATTTCATGCTTCTCCATCAAGAGGGTTTGTCTACTATGTCTCGAGAATTATTTAGAGCTTCATAAGAACAGGAATGATCGATCCATCAAGAAAAAATGCATGATCTGCCCCAAGACCTGCAATCTTCATAAATACACCAAACAAAAAACGTTTCGGGTCGATTATTTGATGATGGATCGCGATGAACGTCCCATGGTGTGTCCTCTTGAAGACTGTGACATTCGCTTCTCCACCCATCTGAAAATGGCGCGCCATGTCTTTAACGAATGCCCGCGGTATACCATTGAATGTGAATGCGGACACGTGTGTCCTCGTGCCGAGATGCCCGATCATTATCGTGCCTGCGAAAAGTACAAGATCTGTGGGATATGTTCGACGTCGGTGCTTGAATCGGAACTGCCTCGACATATGTATTATAGTCATGATAAGACCAAGTGCTTTACATGCCATGAATACATCAACATGAGCTCTCTCTCCGACCACATCCTCTCGGAATGCGAAGAACGACTGATCACTTGCGACATCTGTGCCACCTTTATTCGCGTCAAGAATTTCAAGAATCATCTTCGACGTCATGTTGTCGAAATCCATCGCAATGTCCAGACGATTCGTGCCAAGTTAAAAGAAGAAGAAACGACCTACCAGCGTATTCAAAAACTTATTGAACAGGCGGAATCCAACACATAATATTCTTGAAAAAAAAAATGAAAGAGACGATGACATTCGGAGTATCTAAATCATGTTCTCTTCGTACAAGGATTTTGAGGATACGACGGAACCAATCCTTTACAAGCGATGGATTTTGTTCCGGGCCTATCTCGCCGACAAAGAGATGAAGCGGGAACGATTGATCGTGCTGAAAAATATTCCATTGAACGATGAATTTCAGATGCTGTTCCTCTTAAAAGAACTACTTACACAAACAAGACGCTGCATCAACCGATTGGAGAAGGATCTCGATCAATCACACCATCGTCGAATCCGGACAGTATTGTCGTATTGCTTGGACGCCTACAAGGATTTTTACGCGTCCATACACGATCTGCAGGATTTGGTCACGTTCAAATCCATGACCGGGAAGTATTTATACTCGATGTGCCCAGTCCTTCAACAGAGAATATCCGATTATCCAGAGTCCATCCTGAATAGTTTGTTTGCCGATATCATGAAAGATCGTTTCTGGCTGGCCGTCTTCTACCGATCTTCCAGTCTGTTTTGCGTCGATCAAACAGTGTTCCAGCACATGCTGAAATCGATAGAATCCCCTGAACAATGGGAAGTGATAGAATTTAATGACTCTACATTGGTTTGCCATCCCCTCCTCCCAGATCCAGATGATTTCCTGCATCCCACCCACAATGTTCAGATGAATCCTTGGGCTGCCATGTTCGACGTCATATTTGAAAGCCAGACCAAACACATTAAATATTACAAACACAAGGTTATTTTTTCAAAATAAGCAGATATTTGTTTTGAAAAAGAATAATTTCTTATGTTTTTTACATCCATCCCCCAAAATCAACGTTCGATTGCTGATGTAATGCTTGTTGCTGCTTCTGTACTTGTTGCTGTATTTGTTGTTGTAATTGTTGTGCTTGTTTTTGTACTTGTTTTTGTACTTGTTTTTGTACTTGTTTTTGTACTTGTTGCTTCTGTACTTGTTGTTGCTTCTTTGGTGCTTGTTGTTGTATTTTTTGCTTCTGTGCTTGTTGTACTTGTTGTTGTAATTGTTGTTGTATTTTTTGCTTCTGTGCTTGTTGTAATTGTTGTTGTATTTTTTGCTTCTGTGCTTGTTGTACTTGTTGTGCTTGTTGTACTTGTTGTACTTGTTGTTGTACTTGTTGTACTTGTTGTTGTACTTGTTGTACTTGTTGTGCTTGTTGTACTTGTTGTTGTAATTGTTGTTGTGCTTGTTGTTGCTTCTTTGGTGCTTGTTGTTGTATTTGTGGCACTCCGGGTGGCATGAGTTTCTTATTCGCATTGCACTTCTTTGTACGGGTAATGCATGGATAGGCCATGTGAAGGCTCATGATTTCCGTCTTGAATGCAATCAGAATAGTATCCATCTCCACAATCGTTTTTTCTTTTTCGGACAGGAGAGGATACCCTGTCTCCATGAGCACTTGATACATATGTGCCCAAAACGCTTCCAATTTTTTTCTATTGTTGGTGAGCTCCACCATTCGATGAATATGTTTTTCTCTGACATTTTTTTTCCACAAAGAAAAACATTCCCCCTCCTCTAGAGGAGACGGATCAAATACCGGATGCGCATTGTCCATCTTGGGAATACAACCAATCATCTTTGCGATCTGATAAGGAGGATATTGTGGTGTATTGACGCGTACAGTAGTCATTCCGACCATGAGACGAAACGAAGAGAGCGTCGTTGATGCTTCGCACACTTCCGTCTTTCTTTCCTTTAGAACTGTCTCCAATTGTTCATCCCGTCCAACCACAACATCATATAGACCCTTTACACGATGCATGTACTCCATATTGGATGCCTCCATCTCCGCCAATTCCTTCTTCATCACAACAATCCTTGCCTGCCATTCCTGCATCTCTACCATCTGTGCCTCTTGTTTTATCCACCGTCGTATTTGTGTCTGCATTCGTTTTTAATTTAACGTCATATTATTTTTTTACAAATAAAATAAAAATAAGATGCAAAAGGTGTATTCTCTTGTTGATGGCATCTTTTGTATCAATTTGAAATCAAGAAAGGATAAATATGACAGTATGAAAACATTTGCAGAAAAAGAAGGTATCCAAAAGAGGATGGAATTCTATCGGCCGGAAAAACATCCAGACGGTGGTATTGTAGGATGTTTTACCTCTCATGTGGAGGTGATCCGACAGGCGCGGTCGAGAAATTATCAGCAGATACTTATTTTTGAAGATGATACGATTCATGGAAAAGGGTATGATTCGATGGACTATGGTGAGTTAGTCCAATTTCTTCAAGAAAATAAGCATTGGGAGATGATGAATCTGGCGCCTCTCATCCTTCCCTGGCGATTATGGAATTCTCATGTTCATCATCATATCTTTCAATCCCCCTCTCTCTTTACTTCTGCCTATATCCTGAATCAAAAGGGAATGGATCGGATATTGGACGCACCACCACCGCCAAAAAACACACACCTCGATCTGTTTTATTGTGGTATTTTTCAACAAACAATGTACAATGTGGTTCCTCTAATTTTTGACCAGGATCCGCTCATGATCCCGGACAATATGTGGATCCGCAACAGTGCTCGATTATCAACGCTATGCAACAACGTTTTTAAAAAATTACAATGCAGCGAGCGTCTGTCCATGTTCAAATACTATTACAAGGAACGAACCCTGTTACTATTGATTATTATTGTCCTGATTGTGCTGCTTTTTATTGTTGTTCTCCGACGAAGAAAGTAAAGTTCTTTTTTTTTCCATGGTAATAGTAGGAGTAAGAACTATGTCCATTCCATTAGTACTCATTGATCCCGTGCAGGTAAGCACCGGATCCAACAGACCCCTCTTTCAATGGACGGCAACACTCGATGGTGTGAATTCCATCGGATTAGCATTGGATACAACATTTGCTAGCGATACGGCCGATGTCCATCAATTGTATCCTCGCACGAATCTTTTGACGATATTCTTTCAGGATGGGAGTCTCCTTCAAATGGACGGAGGAGGTCTCGCCGATGATTCTACGTCTACCGTATCTGGCATCAGCAATCATTCTTTCCCGCTCGTGCGCTGCTCGCCCGGAAACACAAATGGTTTCACGAATGCATCCTATGCCTATTCGGTGACCACCGATCCAACATCACAAATCTGGACCATCACCGTGATCACGTCTACATGCCCCACTCTTCGTGATAATGTCTCCATTCCGCGCATCCGTATCGGATAAAATCGTGTAATAATAATAATTTTATTCTTTAGAATAAAATATGTCCAGTAGTGTACAACCTTCTGCAAAAAATACATATGAGACGATTCAAGAGGAGTTCACTTTTGATCCCAGCAGTCCTCCCAAGGATTATCAGAGGCGCGTGCTCGATTTCATGCACACGAATCCGAGCCTGATTGTCTTTCATGAGATGGGCACCGGCAAGACGGTGACCGGATTGTTATGCGCGATCGATTTTCTTCGTCAAGACATCCATAACACGGTCTACATCGTGGCTTCCAAGACGCTCATCGACAATTGGGAAAAGGAATTGGCAGGATTTGTGGTGGATTCCTCGCCCCTCCTCTCAAGGATCTCGGTGGGAACCATTTATGACATGAAGACCAAGTTCAAGCGCACAAAGTATGAGCCGTTTGCGGATCGACATCTGATGGTCATCGTGGACGAATCGCATAATTACAAGAGCGCCTATTTAGAAAAAAAGACCATCAAGTCCAAGAAGAAAACAGAACATGCGAAAAAGCTTGGTATCCGTACGACAAAAGCCGGTATCACGGTGACAACAAAAAAGACACTCCGACTCGCCAAGACCGCACGAACACCCGACATTATTACTGCAGGAAGGAGTCATCGGATCATGAAGAAGGATTCGTATTTTTTACTCCTGACCGCGGTCAATATTGCCAAGAAGATGCTCTTTTTAACCGGCACCCCCTTTCGTAATACAATCCAGGATCTCAAGAATATGCTCCAACTCATCCTGATTTTGAATGATTTGAGTCAGAAACCAACGCTGGCCTCCAGCCCGTACAATCTTCATGTCACCCATCGCACTGATGTGGCTTCTTTCATGACCACCCCTTCCATCGATCTGCCCACCGATGAAGACATTGAGAAAAATACGGCCGATGCCAAGAGTAAAATCAATCGTCTCCGGAACATGATCGATTATGAAAAGAGATCGGGCGACTTCCCGCCCTATCGCATCTTTTATGAGATGATCACACCCGACCCTGAATTTGTCCGACGATTCTTGAAAGAAAAAGGCACTAAAAAGAGCGTCGCCTTTACCCGCCAACGGATCCTCAGCATCAGTCTCGGTGGTGCAGCCACAGCCGTAGCAGCTAAAGCATCAGCACAACCAGCACAATCAGCTCAACCAGCACAATCATCACAACCAGTACAAAATACAGCGGTTATCACAAAACCGTCCGATATTCTAAGCGGCAAGATCCAATATCTGATGGGGAATGTGGGCGCCGAGCAGTACGAACTGAAATATGACGATTACATCAAATCGGAGAAACCGGTCGTAGGACGTATGCCTGACCTCTCCGAGACCAAGTCCATCATCTATTCCGGTCTGAACATCGAGTACATCGAGAAGACGCTTCCCACACTTCTTCGCTCCCTACCTGGAAATGAACATCTGCAATTTTTTTTCATCACTGGAAATGTGAGTAAAGAGAATCGAAAAAAAGCCAGGGTCGAATTTAATGCACTGCGTAAGAATGCCGTACTCATCATCTCACCGGCCGCCAAAGAAGGAGTGGATTTAAAGGGAGTGGGTCACGTCTTTTTTATCGACGGTGTATGGAATCCCGCCGAATTCGAACAGATTATTGGCAGGGCGATTCGCAATAAATCTCATGTAGAATACCCCGGTGTCGAGGTGATGGTCCACATCCTCTTTGATAAACACAAGGAATTTCCTCAAGAAGCGATGGATACCGCGGTCGGTAAAAAGTACAAGGTGATGAAGGTTTTCAAGGACATTACGGCGGATTTCAATGTGGAAAAGGATAATAAGAATGCGGTGGCGTCCGCGACGCCTTCTCTTCTTTCATTGGTCCCCATTCAACTGACACAGAAGGAGAAATACAAGACGACGTTTGGCATCGACTATATCAAGGAGGAGGATGATCATCTTGATCTTATGCAGGCGCTGTGTGTCCAGTACACGGATTCGATCTATGGTCCCATCCCCGACAATACCGCCAAGATCTTTAGTCGGATCTACAATCACGAGGATTATAAGGCGTTCGAGACGTATTTCGAGCAGATCCGCCGTATTAGTGACGTGGACATCATCCTCTTGTCTCTGGAACAATCGTCAAGCAAGGACAAGATGGATTGCACTCATTCCTCGGTCCGCATCAAGGCCTCGTCCAAGACGCCCATGTCCTCCCTCAAGAACCTCACCCTGATCATGTGCTCGCTGAATGAGGGAAGTTTCGGTCATTACGGCATCTTTGTTTTTGATCCGTCGACACCCAATCAAGTGTATTATTACGACAGCATGCTGGATACCAATCGCGACGACAATCATTACTTTATCAAATTCAAATCAAGGATCGCAAAACACATAGTTCTCCCCCCCACCGTGATTATTGATTTTCCCTCATCGCCATCTGGAGGCTACGGCCCCCGCACCGTTTATTCGATGGAAATCACGGGTGGAGACACGGATGTCGTCAATCCTTACGTCCCCTCGCTCACCGAGGCGTACCGAGGAAAAGAAAAGGAATGGTGTATCAAGCTCCAGGCGCTCGGTTCGGACAACCAGAACCAGTTCTGCTACATATGGTCGATCCTCTACATGTTGTGCAAGGTGATCTTTTTGAAGAAAGAGAAAACTACCATGGATTGGACGGACTTTATCCGTCAGGTCTGTTCTCGACAAATTCTACCTCTCGCCGTCATCAAGACCTTTATCCAGATCACCAAGAACGTCATGCGACCAGAAATCCGTGACATTTGGACCCGCATCCCGATGCTTTCCCAATACTTTCCTCTCATCACCACCAATGCCACGTCCTACAAGGACTGCTTCGACATGTCCAAGGACGAGTTTGATCTCTACAACATCCAGTTCCGCCACACCTCCGGTCCCAATCTCGTCGATGCCTGGAAACAATTATCGACGCATCTTAAAGACATCCGCCTGGAAAAAGCAGACCTCTCGAAGTACAAGAACGATAAGTTGAGGGATGCCATCCTCAAGAAATTACAACCGATCCTCGATCATCGTGGAGGTGTTTTTGATCTCGCCGTGCCGATGACCTATCCGACCATCGTCCACGAGCTATCCCACACCCCCCTCCACCTCACCAGCGCCGCTCTCCGTCCAAAATCACCCAAACGGATCTAAAGAAAGCAAAACTATAGGATGAGGACATGGTCCTCAAGCAAAAAAAACAAAAACAACAAAAAAATCCGCGCCGATTTAGCTCAGCGGTAGAGCGCTTGCCTTGTAAGCAAGAGGCCAGGAGTTCGACCCTCCTAATTGGCTGGCGGAGAACGCACGGATGTCCGAGTCTGGTCCAAGGAGTGCGACTTAAGCTCGTATGATCGTGGGTTCAAATCCCACTCTGTGCATGTTTTCTTCTCTATCATCGGAGAAGAAAAATAAATTCAATGTAAGAAAAAATGAATTGAATCGATGATTTGTCGAGTTTATCACCAAATGAAATATAAATAAATAAACTATTTCCATTTTTTTTTGTATATCTCCACAGATTGGGATGGAGTTTTCGTGGAAATTATTCCGGAGCGATCTCCCGGACATGGGACATAAGGACGCACACCAGGAATTCAAGGCGAGACTTGTTCATCTACGAGTGATGAACGCAGACGATTTACAGGCATTGTGCAGACGTACCAGCTCGGAAGCTCGCTATGTATTTATCCGATCTCTGCAAAAGATTCATCATATATTGCTTCAAAAAATCACATCGATGGAGAATCTGGTGGCCACCATATCCAATCCCAGCGTCTCTCGCCAGATTGTCGAGACCATCAATCTGTTGGAGAATTTTGCCCATCTTGTAAAAGAGACCTTTCTTTTCTCGTCCAAGATCTTTACATGGAAGGCACAATGTGGATCACGATCGAGATTGCCTCTCTTGATGAGGATCGATCGCGAGGTCTCGTTCCATATCAAGGAAGCGATCCGTTTTGCCATCGAGGATCGCTTCTGGCTGGTTCATTTCTATCCCCATGTATTCTTCAATATAACACATTGTTACATTGATCGATTGGTCATCCAACAATTTATGAAAGAACGTCATGATTCCATGATGAACGACATTACCGATTTCTCCACCTGGCAGACAATCCTTACGGAGAAAGATGATCAGCCCGCTCTTCTCGCTCATCCCCTCCTGCCCGATCCGTCCGATTTTTTGTACCGAGAAGGATCCATCTATCGCTCGCTCTCCGGCCATCTTCAATCGGACAATACAATGGTGCGATTGTTGTAAATTATTTCTTTACTCTTTTATCGGGTTGGTAACCGTGTTGGATCGCATTGAGTAATCGTATCATGGCCTTGGCCTTTTCCATTGTAGTGCCATACGCCTTGATGTCTTTTGTCTCTGTATTGTAGACACGATAAAGATCCTTATTGGGTAGTTTACGAATCTTGTAGGGCATTGTTGTTTTTTTATATACAATATAAAAATTTTACGAATTCAAGAAAGTAACGTAATTCTAATTATTTCGAAAGACGAGCGTAGAATTCACGGACACGAGGATTGACATAGACCGAGGTGGGATCAAACGAGGTCAGAAAAAGGCCTTCGATGGTACGGATGCGGGAGAGTGCGACATATGTCTGACCGCATTCAAAGATGGAGCTCCCTGCATCAATCTCGGCGGAATCCATGCTGGCACCCTGTGCCTTGTGAATGGTGATGGCCCAGGCAAGGATCAGAGGCATTTGACGAACACCGACCCCTGGTACCATGTCGCTGCTCCATGTGTGTGGTTCCATGATCGTTTCGACGCCATTCTGGAATCGAACGATGGGCAGGTCGTCCACAAATCCAATCACCACACCCTGGCTCCCGTTACAAATGGGTTTGCTATCCATCCTTTGTTTGTTGACGATACACATTACCTGGCATCCTCGCCGCAAACGGATCGTGTCCTCGCACATGATACCACGCTTCAAAAATGTTAATTCATGGGTCGTTGCCGTATCCTTGGGATCGGCGGGCGGATCGCAGACATCGCACAATTCATAGACATGCTCCTCCTCCGAAGGAAGAGCTTCCATTTCTCGACGATTCATATCTTCTGCCTGCCGACGCGTGGCCACCAATTTGGTCGGTCGGAATGATTGATCCCACGTCTTGCCAACACGCGCCTGGAGCAATTCGATGCTTGCCTTATCCAACTTTCCTTCCCTCACACGATTGAGCACGGCGGCATACGAGGCATCACTCTGTCGAAAGATCTTGGTCAACGAGATTTGATTCGAGGAGGGAAAGAGCTCGGACCACAGCGGACTCTCAAAACAAAAGTCCTCATTGCCGATAGGACGGATCTGATAAAAATCGCCAGAAAAAATCACCTGCAATCCACCAAAAGGTATTTTGGGTGTGCGTCGACACGCTCTTGCGACCGCATCCAACATCTCCATCAATTTCCTGGACATCATGCTCACCTCATCAATAATGAGCACATCCACACTTCGCCATGCCCTCGCTTTCTTGGAGGAACTCATCACCCGAGCAACATTCTCCTCCAAGGTGCCCATTCCCAATCCAATCCCTGCAAACGAGTGCAAAGTCCGCGCCTTGCATCCAATCAATACCGCGGCACATCCGGTCAACGCTGTCACCTGCACCCTCCGTTCTCCACGACTGAACATCTCACGGATCAGCGTCGTTTTACCCGATCCACCGGGACCTGTGACGAACAGATTCTCGCCACGATCAAAGACATCGAGTGCCTGTTGCTGACCCTCGGACCATTTCATTGTACTTATTCTTGATGATACGTCATGATCATTGTAGAATCATTTTTTTTTCACCAAAAAGAATCAAAAACAAAGGGCTTCCAATAATCCTCCTCCTCTTCTTCTTTCGTCTTATAGGATGTATAAGGATCGATATTATTTTCAAGAAGGAATTGACGACGTTGTTTCTGAACCACTTTCCATACCAGGACATCTTGGATTACCTGTTTATCTCCACAATGTGTCCATCGTCCAAGTGGTTTGGACACTGTTCTGAAAAAAGACCTGATCATGTTTTTTTAATGTATCAGGATAATGAAAAATATTTCATTTTTTCATCATTGTTCACAAAAATGAAATGTTCCTTTGTATTCTTTTGTATTATATAAATATCCATCTAATCCTAATCTTTTTTTTTACAAAAAGATTACAAAAATGTCAGGTGATCGCTCGAAATATCACGAGACTCTGCGTCTCATTGCCGACAAGACCAGTCTTCCTGTACTTTTCACGGAGGATGGGAAAAAAGTCGTAATCGCATTGGAGCACAAGAATGATACCAGTGCATCTCGGCTTCGAAAAGCGGCAAAACTTGCACATTCTATTGATCATTGCAATACCTGTAAAGAACGTGTCCTCAAATTCTTCCCCTTATCCATTCCGGACAAGGAAGGGAGGCTGATACCTCTTTTCTTGCATCCGGAAATGACTCCAGAGCCCTATGGTTCACTTGCTCAGATGAACCATGAATTTTGTTCACAGGTGGACATTGTGGGCATCCGTATCCTCACGGGTGATTTCCTCTTGAATTATAAGGAGAAAGAAGGGAGGAGGAGGGAAGGACAATTATTTCATCATTTCTATGTTTGTCTTTCTGAAAAAACACAGGAAAATGTCAATGTACATCTCCTTCAAAAGGCCTTCCATCGCTACTGTCCCGAATTCCTACCGAATATGCTGGAGACACTCCTACCCCGATGTTCATCATCCTCACCCGTCGAAAAGATCAAGATGATGAAAATGTCCTTGGAATGCATCCGGGATGCGATCCCTGACATTACATACGGCAAGAATATCTTACCATCTGTATCCTGGTTGCTTCGAATCGTAGAACGTTTCGAGTCCATGGAAAAGATTCCTTGTCAACTCCCTCTTCATCAGAGATGGTTGCTCTGTGCCGAGATCATGCTATGGACCGCTATTCGGCCCGATGGTTTGGAACATCAGAATGCGGTATCGTGTGTCATCCAACAGGCATACAATAATGTCCTTCCCGTTATGAGTTCCGCAAAAGATCGTTCCGCACTCATCAAGATTATGAATTATCGCCTATCACCTGAGAATTACCAGCGAAGAACCGAGGCGCCATCGATGGGTCAGGTCCAGAATGCGATACAAGCACTAGGTGATTTTACCAATACGATAATGACCCTATCGGAAGCAGCCAAGATCCAGGGCGCTGTGGTAATCGGTACCACACCACCTTCTTCTTTAAATGCATTTGCCTCGATGATCAAAGAGGCGACAGATCCTATCCCATCCAAGAAAAGCCCGTGGGGACTTGCCGCAAAGTGTGGGTCGCAAATCAGCGGTCTACGGGATCTTGTGAAATATGCGAGAGAACACCCCGAGATCAAGATGTATTTGGATGCATCCGGGAAGATGGCAAGCGTGTATGTTGCCGATACAACCCTCTCTCCAGAGAAGCTCTGTGTGCCGTATTTATGGGCTTTTCATGGAGATACATCATCGAAAAAGGTATTTGCATTTGAGGACAAGTGGACGGAAATTGCGGTAATCATTCCGCAGTATGAGACGTTGACACAACAGAATGCGATTTTTCTTCTTCGAGGCTGTCATCGTATTCCCGTAGATAGCCTTAATTGTTGTTTCCCCTCGTTTCTGAACGTTGCGATACGACGCATATGTGGACCGGCATTTGAGAAATTGAACGAAAAGATCCGTTTACCTATTCCTACCACGGAACCGGCGATTGGTCGAGGAACATCTGTCAGTTCCGGCGATAAGCTGATGTATCCCATAAAGATACTTGTTGATGGGAAAGAATTACTCTTGACGAATTTGTAGTAAATTAGATCTACGTTCATTTTTTCTCATTGTATAAAAATTGAGATAAGAAAATGAAGGACAAGAAAGAAACAACATGAATGAAAAAAAAATTCTCGAGGTGAATAGCCTAGTTCGCGCCAATAGTCGGACCGATCTGATTCAGAAATGCAAGGAGAAGAATCTGAGCGTCTCGGGAACCAAGCACGACATGGCGGTGAGACTGATTGGTGGATGGGATGCGGACGAGGCCAAGACCACCTCTTCGATTCCTAAAATCATCATCACCCGGAACAGCCGTGGAATGTGGGAATACAACGGGATCCTCTTTGATGACAAGACAAAGAACGCCATCGGCTATCTCGATGTGGATGGCAAGGTGCAACCGCTCCAGAGAGAACATATTGAGATTTGTAAACGCTATAAATTCCGATACAACCTTCCTGATGTACTTGATGAAGACGTGAATGTGATCCAGAAAGCATCCCAGGACGAAGATTCGGATGAATCAGAGGAAATCCTTGACGAGGAGGAGGACGAAGAAAACGAAAGTCTCCAATTTTAAAAATTCTTTGTTTAAAAAAAAAGAAACCTTTTTAATTTATAAATAATGGCGTCATCATCATCATTATCGCAACAAATACAAAGCCAACCTTCTTCCAATTCAAAGATGATAAAATACATTGTTATTGGTTTAATAGGTTGTTTAATTATTGGTGGTATCATAACATTAATAATAATGTTGATACCATCCTCTTCTTCCTCCTCCTCTTCTTCCTCCTCTCCGTCCTCTTCTTCTTCCTCCTCTCCGTCCTCTTTTTCTTCGTCTTCCTCTCCGTCTTCTTCCTCTTCGACGTCTTCTTCTTATCCTAGCACAAATATAGTAAATACTTCGACAGCATCACCTTCTTATACTTCAACATCTACACCAACAACAACAATTGCGCCTCTAAGTCCAGCAACCGTTAGTATCACGGTTCTGAATGGATATTATTCTGGCTTTGGTTCTGCCTGTTCGGATCAAGGTTCTGGGAATGTGTTTGGTACGGTCACATTTACATCGACAACCGCCAATTCAGGAAATACAATCAAGATGACCAATGGAAATGGTGGGGTGACAAATGTGTATGGGGGTCTTTATCTTGTGGTCGCCAATACGGATACTACGAATAGCAAATCGTACAGCATTACATTTACCAATGGGAGTGCATCTTCACCATTTACACAAACATTGAATGCGAATAGTTATCATTTGTGGAAATGTGGAAGTGGTACAGGAATCAATCATTTCACACTCTCTAATTCGGCTTCTGGTTCCTCCATTCCCAGTGGGTCGCAGAATACAGCGTTAGCATGGAACCCAGGCTTTGTAAATGGATATTTTGTGACTGGATCCGAATCAAACTGTTCTCATGGAAACAATAAAGGACAAACGGCATCGTTCACATCTTCTACATCCAATACAGGGAATACTTTGACACTTACCAATGGAAATGGTGGGGTAACCAATAGCAAATGCGGAGGTGTTTTCTTTTATGCGGAAAATAGCGACCCATTGAATCCCAAGACGTATTCTTATAGTTTTACAAATGGATCGGCCAATACGTCAGGCAGCAGGACATTATGCCCTAATTTTACCGATAACTGGATGTGTGCCTCCGTAACCGGTATCAATCATTTCGGTGCTTTATCCTCCTATGGGTTAGATTAGATGTTCTCATCCTCTCTGGACATTGGCAAATTATATTATTGTAATTTTTTTTTCATTAAGAAAAAAAAGAATAAATATGAATCGCATGTGGATCATTCTTCTGATTGTCCTTCTCTCTGTCCTCGTCTTTATCGCGAGCCACTTCAGTCCCGCCTTGTTCAAGATTGCCAATTACCTCTTTTTCATGAGCTTCATCGTCTCTCTCTATGCACTCTATACAGAAGAAGAACGTGCCGTGGTGGAACGAGACACCATTGGCATTTTAAACACCATGGCCGAGGTGGAGACCAACCCTCAGCCCGCCCAGATCATCCTTCTTCTTGAAAAGATCCAGATCATGAATCCATCACTTCTCCAACCCAATCATCTTGGGAAACGCATCCGCCACGTCATGGAGACCTCCCATTTTGATGTCTTTTGGAAGCATAATAAACAATACTACGATCCTCAATTCGTCACGTTCATTTCTCCATTGGTATAATATCATCATTCGCAGTAGGTAAATTTTTATCAATGATTTTTGTCCAATATTCCAATGTTAATGGAGAATAATCGAACGAACGAGTCTTATAATCCAAAATTGTTTTTTCCAATAACTCTAGAGTGATATCGCCCCATTCTTTCACAATTAAGACTGGTAATCCTTTATACAATGGGTCCAAATGAGATTGTTTGACAATGACAATACAACCTAATAAAAACGCTTCCCACGTTCTATGACAATCTAATCCATTCCCAAAAGGCGAAACAACAAACGCATATTCGCTCTGATTTTTCCAACTCTGTTTTCGTTCGATTTGAGTTGGTTCATAATAGATTAACTCTTTCGGAATGGTATGAATCACATCTTTTCTAGAATAACCAAATTTATTCCCATAATCTACAAAATGAAAATTCGAATAACACATCGGTTTTCTTTCGTAAAAAGGAACAGACTCATTTCTTACCTGGATGAGTCCAGCCTCTTGTTCTTTGGCCGTTTGTTGTTTCCCCCACCAAAATTCTCTATTCTGTAATGTATGATAATCTATACCAATCGGGATTTGCGATACTTTGGGATGGTCCAAAAGAACACAATTCTGGGTAAAACAGTGCACTATCTGAGGATGATTCATCAATTCTTGGAAATGTGGAATATCATTCGGAATCGTGTTATCACTATGACCCGATACAACAATAATCGGTTTTTGTAATAATTGTATTTTATCGACAAATTCATTTATATATTGATGGCTTCGTAAATATATTTTTACACAGTTTAAGGTAGAAGAATTGATTTGTTGAATTGCCTCCTCTACATTGTTCACTGTAAAATCATAGTTATTCAATATAATATCACAAGAATGATAGAGCCCTCCTGTAGAAACATATTGGCAATGTGATTCGTTTTCCATTATTATATTAGAGTATATATCTATTCTTTATATTATAGTTGTTTTTTCATACATTTACAGATTTTCCGGTACGATGAAATTCATTCGCCTTAGAAAGATACTGGAGAAGAAGAACATATGGTATAATATTCATTTTAACTTATTTAAATAATTTAAAGAGGAGTGTATTATTTATTAAAAAAAGAAAATCCAAAATGAAAAATAATCTATGTTTTTTTGGGGCATCGGTAACACAACAAAAGGAAGGATTCGCATGGCATACATCACAATTATTGAACAGCGAATATAATTGTTTTGGTTATGGGGGATGTCACCTAAAAGATGCCGGTATATGTTTTATTGATAAGGTGCTCGAAACAAAGTAAGAATAATTGGCACGGTAGGCAAGGGGGGTGCATAGTCTAGATCATATGAATAGAAAGCGCACACTGTTTTTTCTTCACCAAGATTCAAGGTGGTGGCGGAGATCGAGCGATTGCCATTGTCTCCCTGATAGATATCCGATTTACACACGGGTTTGTTCCGCCTTGTAATTCAATTGTTCTGCGAGTCTGGCGATGTTGCACACATTGGGAATATCCTTTAGAACGACAGATTGAGTTGGATCCATGCCATTCTCACCGTAGACGAATTGGATGATGGCATTGGTGCCGTTCCGTACCGTATTGTCGTAGCGGACCTGGATGTCTTCGGCAATCTTGATCATCCGTCTTTGGATGTATCCACTCGAGGCGGTCTTGAGTGCCGTGTCTGTAATGCCTTCTCGACCCGTCATGGAATGAAACCAATACTCGCGCGGATTCAACCCGTGAATAAAGGAATTGCGGATAAATCCCCTGGATTCATATCTCATATCCTCCGACGTCGGTTCTAACGGATAATGATACAACGACCTCGTGTTCTTGCTGAGCATCGGCTTGATCCTCTCTCCATTCAAATTCTGCTGCCCCAGCAAAGCGGTGATCTGGGCGATGTTAAAGTGATCCCCCTTTGAGCCACTGGTAATCGTCTTCATAAAGTTGTTGTCTTTGGCAATGGCGTTTTTGGCGATGAGCATCCCTGTATCACGGGCGCTGGCCAGAGAGCGCAGCACATAGGCCTCTCGCAGATATTCGTTCTTGATGCTTCGTTCCATATTTTCGGCCTGGAGGAAAGATCGCGCAACAGTATCCTGGATCTCCGTATGACGTGTCACCATGCAATCCCGAATACCTACACTGAATCCATAGCGGTGTACATAGGCGTTTGTGAGGAATTGGACATTGTCGATGAATTCCAGGCATCGCTCGTACCCGTATTCTTTATACAGAAGTGTGATGATGGAAAAATGACCCGCACCAAGGTTGGCCTTGGTGATCATACCCTCCAAGAGCAATCCCGCCTTGATCACCACATCTTTTCCGCTAAAAAAGAAATCCGATGGCAAGAGCAAGGAAAAGAGCATTTTTCCTGTAAACATACCCTCTTCCATATTGGTCGCACCACGATAATCTTCGACGCGTTGCAGAATATCGGGTGGATCACGCAGCGCCATGCACAATTGAAAGAAATCATCACGACGAATCGGTGTCTCACGGGAGGTCATGAGAAAGGCCGAGAGCAGCGAATCCTGCACAATCACGATATTCGCCTTGCCGCTCTGTGTCGACACAATATTGTTCTGGACCGACGAGAGCAGCCTCAATTCGGCCTCGGCCTCTGGTGTTGCCGGGCTGTGAAGATTCATCTCATCCCCATCAAAATCGGCATTAAAGGTCTTGGTCGTGGCCAGATTAAGACGAATCGTGTTCCCGGGAAGGATACGAATCTTTTGTGCAATCATCGATCCCTTGTGGAGGGTGGGCTGGCGGTTCAGCAATAGAATGTCGCCATCCATCAGCTTTCGTTCCACCACATCTCCGATGCGAAGCTCGATGGGCTTTTTCGAATTATAGACAATGTCTTTCATGTAGTCACCATCCCGGATAATCCGATCACCGGGTTCCAACGAAAAAAGCTCCCGTTCATAACGAATCATGATCAATTTACCATTGGGTTTCTCGATGTAATCCCCGAATTGAAGACGCGTGCCCTGGCGGTACATGGCATACTTCATATTGATCCTTGTCTGTCCACCGTCTCGCAACAAGAAATTGACCATGCCACGATCAATCCATTTGGATATTTCTTCCTTGTTGTATTGATTGATGCGCACGGGATAAGAAAGAATATTGGCAATGTGGGGCGGCACCGCAATTTCATTGGTCCGCAGTGTTGGATCAGGACCGATGACGGTGCGTGCCGACTTGTCGACTCGTTTTCCCAATAAATTTCCTCTTAACAATCCCTCCTTGCCGGTAAGCCGCTTCTTGATCCCTTTCAACGGTCGACCATTGCTGTGCTTGGAACTTCCCTGATCGTTGTTAAAGAGACATTTGATACGGAATTTGATAATCTGGGTGTATTTCTGACGCCGCAATTCATTCAATGTGGGGTCGCCGAGATGCTTATTCGCCTTGATAATCTCGACATACTGGATTGTGAGATCGTCATCACAGGTGGTATTGTCCGCGACAAGAAAGGGACGACAAACGGGTGGGAGTACGGGGAGGACTGTCAGGATAAGATTCTTGGGGTGCGAGCATTCGGGATTGAAACCGAGCAATTGAATATCTTCGCTCACCACATTTTCTAGAATTTTTCTAGTCTCGGACTCGGTCAGCACCATCCTGACATTCTCGCCTTCGTTCTTGAAGATCATGTACACCATCTTTTCGGTCGAAGAAAAGACGAATCTTGGCTGTGTCGCCTGGCAATGCATACAACAATACACCCTGTCCATCTTTTCAAGAATCTTGAGAAATCGAGGCTGATTCTGATATCGAAGGAGATTCTCGAGCTTCAATTGCGTCGCGGTCATGAGTAGTCTCGAACACTTGTAACACACACATTTCAAAAAATTCAAGACTTGCTTGTAAAACAAGGGATGGATGACATCGATGTTCAAGTTGATGTGTCCCATATGACCGACACACTCCTTGGACGACATCTGACACTGCACACATCGCTTGCTATTGTCCAAGGTACCCATCCTCTCATCATAGATCGAATTGGGACCCGTCATCTTGGTGGAATGAATCTCACACACGGATTGCTTGAGAATAAATTCCGCCGACATGATTTCAAACGTGATCATATCCAGTTCTTTCATCATGATGAATTATTATTGATTTGAAGTTCTTCTTTCATCAGGAAATTTCATTTTTTTTTTTATCCTTTGTATAAAAAAAAAGACAAAGATGATGATTCTTTTTCTTATCATAATCATAATCATCATCATCACAATATATCGGATAGTACAAACACAAAAACAAAAACAAAAACAAAAACAAAAGAAAAAAATTGCCGTGGTGACCGCCATCTTTGGTGATTATGACAATCTCAAGACACCACCATTGAACGGTGATTTCGACGACAAGGTGGATTGGTTTTGTTTCACCGAGAATCCTTCTCTGTCCAGTGCGCATTGGAATATTATCTATACATCCTATCCTCCTCTCGACATTTTCAAGGATAAAGAGGATATGGTGTACAAGAATATGATGAGCGCCAAATATTATAAAATAATGATGCATCGTATTTCTCTTTTACAAAACTATGAATATTACATCTGGATCGATGGCTCGGTATCACTCCGCCCCACATTTCTTACCAACATCTTTCGCATCTTGTCATCGACAACCGATTGCAAACTCATCCATTTCCAACATTCTGTTCGAAACACGGTCCACGATGAATTACTCGCTTCCACAAGCATGCAGAAATACAAGGATCAACCATTAAAGGCACAGTACGACCACTATGTAAAGGAAGGTTTCCCGGACACGACGGGATTGTTTGAAAATACAGTCTTTGTTCGCAAGAACGACCCCTCCATCAACAAGATGATGGAAATGTGGTGGATGCACAATCTGAATTATTCCTACCAGGATCAGATATCCTATCCATTTGTCCTATGGAAAACAGGTGTAACCCCCTACGTCCTTTATGAGAATGTATTTGACAATGAGCAATACACCTTTGTCGACAAGAGATTATGTACCAAGCACAGATGGTATTAACGATTCAATTCACGATATTGGCCAATAAATGTATCGATATTCTCGCTGCAAAGCAGGGGGAGCGCATGATTGATCTTTTCGGCATCCCATTCCCACCACTTGATCCGTAACAAATCTTGGCGCTGTTCCTCGGAAAAACGATAACGAATGAATTTCGCCGGATTGCCGCCCACAATCGAATACGGTTCAACATCTTTGACCACATGACTGAATGCGGCGATGATGCAACCATCTCCGATGGTGACACCCGACATGATGCTGACACGATCTCCGATCCATACATCATTTCCAATGACAATGTCTCCATTGGTAAAAGGATGGCCTATATGATCCACATTGACAGTCGTAAAAACATTTCTATACCCCGTAGTGCCAAATGGATAGGTCGTGATCCATCGTGTGTTGTGATTCCCACCTAGATACACAACACAATTTGATCCGATCGATGTAAACTTTCCCACAATGCACTTTTTGTTATGATGTGCCCATAAGATATCAAACGCACCGTAAGAATACTCTCCAATTTCCATGAGTTTTTAATTATTCGCATAGAATGATCTTAAATGGATCTAAAATTTATGAAAACCATCCATTTATAAAAAAACTATAACTCCAGCTTCTCCTATACTTGATCAATCTTATTATGATTTAGATGATTTGAATGCTACTTTTATTGAACCAATGACATACGATGATATATTTAACCAACAATAAGGAGATGACAATTGCATTTTTTTATTTATAATAAAAAATATTCAAGCAACTGTCTACTCTATGAAGTAAAGAAAAGAAATTTGCCAAGCTTCAAGGACGGTCTGTGAGAAGGCGGCTATAGCCATCCGTTTTTCGGACATGAATCGAGCGGCGGACGAATTCCTGGGCTTCGCGGAGATGAGAGATGACAAAGACACGAGGAAAAAATTGCTCAAGGAATTGGAAGAATTGATCAAGACTCTCCATACTCTTCTTGTCCAGCACAGAGATGCCTTCATCAATAAGAAAGAGATTGCACCGGGGGCGCAGAGAGACGCGTGCAAATACAATCTTGAGCGCGGCATCCACGATGAACCCTTCCATTCCTCCCATATAGACCGTATTGGCGTCATGGGATCGCATATAAAGATGGATATTGACCGTCTCTTTCTTCTTCTCGCTACAGAGAACAAGCGTCCTCTCACCAAGAAAAGGACCGACAATCTCATTGAGTTTTTCCTGGAGAAAGGGGAGGAAGCGACCCAGCATGAACATGGGGAAACCATCGCGTCCTGTGACATGAAGGAGTTGTTGTAAATGCGACGCCTCCTTTTGCAATCGATCAAACACCTTTTTCTTGGAAAGGCGTGTTTCGAGTTCTCGTCGAGTTGTCTGAAGATGAATGGAAAGTGCAACACGCTTTTCCTGATGCTGGCGCTGTGTTTCGCGCATTTTTTTTTCTGTCCTCTCCATCTCATAAAGTCGAAGATCGATAACGCGATTATGTTCCATATCCTCGATCGATCGAAGAACGAGCACCCATTCTCGATCCAATTCCTCCAATCGAATTTTTGTTTCTTGGAGCTTCTTCCAACAGGCCTTTGCCTCTTCAATCTTTTGTATATGGGCCTTGATTTTTTCAATCTCTTCATCCATGTGCTGATTCATGAAACGAGCGCGTTCCATATTCTCGCGATGAAGATCGAGACGGCGCCACACATCCTCTTCCTCACGATATCGCTCGGCGGTCTTGATTCGTGCATCCAGATCGGCAATTTCCTGTCGTACTGTCCTACTGGAAAGAGCTTTTTCAATTGCCTCCAATTCTTGACGCAACAAGAGGCGCTGCTTGGCATCACTCCATTGTGTCTGAAGCGTCGCCACTTCTTTCTGAATCGGCTCCATCTCCATTAGAAATGATGTCCGTTCCATCTCCAACGCCCGTCGCTGCTCACTCATCGAAAGACGATCCCCCAAGACAACTTTATTCTTGGTGCATGCATCGCATTTCTCCTGAAAACACATTGCGTCCACAACGCGCGTCATTTGATCCGACGTACTCTCTAACAATCTCCTCTTTTCCTCCAGAATCTCTTTTTTTTTTCTCCATCCGAGATCTTCCAATGCTTCCAATCGTGCCTCAATCGCAGGTATGTCATCGGACGGTAATCCATCCAGCGCCGCTCGATGTTTCTCACGCATCGACATTAACTTTTTGGTGCTCACAGAGACCATCTCGTCCTTTTCCATCTTTGCCATGAGCGATTCTTTGGTCGACCTCATATCCTCTATATTCACATTCACATTCACATCCAATGATTCATGTCTGGAATCGGTCTCAAGAATTCCCATCTTGTCCATCGCAGAACGAAGTGCGGGATCAATCTCGGGTGTGCCCACTCTCTGGCGGTAAAGAATTTCAAGCTTTCGCCATTGTTGATGGAGCAACGTCTCGGGATCCTCTTCACCGACGCACGACTTTATGGACATCCATCGATGACGATTCATTTCAAGCTCTTCCTGGCAATTCATCTTCTGGATGGAAAGCCGTTCTCGTTCCTTGACTGGATCGGTGCAATGAAGCGTTTTCCGATTTCCATGAAGTTCTCGTCGTTCCTTCTCCATCGATTCCAGCACCGCAATCTCGCTCTTTTCTTCGCGTACAATCTCCTCGAGCGACGTCTCCTCCGTTCGAATCGTCTCTCGCAGCACCTCCTCGCTCTCCAACTGATCCAATTCTTTATCGACAATCTCCACTTCCCGCTTGGTTTTTTTCCAGGCCTCGTTTTTTTCCTGATGCATGGCATCGAACCGATCCAGATCAAGGATACGGTTCAGAAATTCTTTCCGATCCTTGGGCGACATGCCACGGAATGATTCTTCATTCTGTTGAAGAAAGACTGAAGCAAACAGAAATTCTTGGCATGTTCCGATCTGTGAGATGATAAATTTGTCCGTCTTCCGGCGATGCTCTTCACTAAGATCTTCCACAGAACCATCCTCACGGATCCGACGCAGAACTTCATCCACACGGATCTTGCCCGATTTCTGCAACACCATCGTCTTCTCAATTTCATACACAATGCCCTGCACCCCAAATCGCACCAACCCTCTTGATTTTTTTTCCCGGAAATGGATCACCTCGCGTGGCACCGAGACACCATGCGCATACCGCGTGATCTGGCCATAGAGCAGAAAGACAAGGATCTCAACAAGAGACGATTTACCCGCGGAATTATCTCCAAAAATACCAATCGTCTCGTAGAGCGGCAGATTCTTCATCTCCAGGATATTTCCGGGACCGTATCCAAACATATGATCAAACTCGACTCTCAAAATCTCCCATGCCGAGCCTCCTTCGGATGTCTTGCCACAGGATTCTTTCAAGACCTCGAACAGGACTTGTCGATCCCAATCTTCTGGCAATGTCTCCAGATAAGATCGTAAGATCTCCATCGGATCCATCACATCTTCAGTTTGTGAAGAAGATGTCGCGGTAATTGTGGTCATGCTCGGCATCTCGCGACAAACACTCCGTTCCATGATTGAAAGATGAGGAAAGGCGGTCGCCAATGCCCTCAACGCCTCCTTATCGTCGGCGGTCTTGGTTCGAGTCAGCACAATACTCAATCGTCCCCGTGATGGAAGCGCCAAAGTCGATGCCGTTGTGATCAAATACCGCTTCCCTCTAAATTCCAGATGGGGAGTATCCAGCACGGCATCACAATACGCATAGGGGTTCTCGATGCGATGCAAGTGCGAGTCTCCGCTCGCCACATCCCATACCAACACACCGTGATCCGGATCGGTCTCTGTATAATTCTGCGAGATGAGGCTCCCGGAATAGGCGACTCGTTTCCTCGGACCATCCAAGTACTGAAACAGATGAATATCACCCAGCATCGTCATGTCGTAGCCATGAAATCGCGAGAGCGGTGCGCCCTCCATGGAGAATCCCTTATTGGTACTAAAACGACCGACTCCACCATGATAAAGACCAATCAATCTTGTTTTCGATGTCCTTTCTCCTTGATAGTCCGAGGCGGGAAGGAATCGCCCGTCAAGAAGACTGCTGACTCCAAACACGACATTACCGAATTGGTAAAATCCAGTATCCTTCAGATAAAAGAGATTGGTAAAGCCACCACCGCCACCAACAATGGCCGTCAGACTGTCCATACGATTCTGATTATTGAGGAGAGCGTCATGATTACCCGCAATCATCGCCACCGGGAAGATCTTTGCCAGCATGACAAGGAAATCGCGTGTAAAGACGATGCATTCCGGAGAAAGCTCATTCTTGTGATGGAGAATATCCCCTGTGATGACAATAAGCCCCCCCACCGGTCTCGAACGAAGATACAAACAGAGATTCTCAAACACCTCCTTGTATTCATTCAAACGATGATACAATCGGATATGAATATCAGAGATATGATAGATGGTATCAAATAGTCTGTCTTCAATACAATTCATTGATTAAATTTCCTTCTCGACATTTTTTATTCCATTTCATTTTTTTTCATCATTGAATAAATGGAATCCGTCATATGGGGCATTCTTTTCTTGATCATTATTATTCTATCCGTAATCGTCCTCTATCTCCGACGGAATCAAAACACCACATCACACGTCTTACCGGTGATGTGCATTAATCTAGAGAGTGATGTGGTCCGACGAGACCATATTGCCTCTTCATTTTCGAGTCTATCGGTCCGTTTTGTACCTGCGGTGGATACTCGACATCATCGTTGGAAAAAATATCAGCATCATCTGGATCAACAGGGTATGAATGAGCTTCTCGACAATATCAAGAATCAACGAAGACTTGATCATTACCAGTTGACACCCGGAGCGGTTGGCTGCTTCCTATCCCATATCCGATGCTGGGATCTTTTTCTTACGGATCATAAAGAAGCGCCCTACATGCTTGTTCTTGAAGACGATTCCTCTCCACGACCTAGTTTTTTTATTACACTCCAGAAGGTCCTTTTGCACATGCCGGAGGATACCGATATTTTCCTGCTCTCTCATCTCACAGACGGACCCAAGACGTTCCAATTTAATAAATTCCTTCCTTTCTATCGTCTTGAAAAAGATTGCATCTTTTTCCTCACCAATTGTTACATCATCACACGGTCCGGTATCGACAAGATTCTTCGGCGTCTTCACAACAATAATCATCAATTTCATCAACAGATTGACTCCTACCTAAGTGAGATGATTTATGATGAAGAACTTATCGTCTATTGCACTGTCCTTAATATGTGCCCACAATCCAATATCACACCAACCTCCATCCAGACCCTCCATATGATATGATATCATGATAACTATTTAAGGTCTTCTTTTTGTATCAAGAAAGAATGAACAAACCATTTAGCGATCCGGAGAAGGAGTACTGTTATCGATTAATGGCAGAATATTTTGATCATATATACCTAGAAAAAGTGCGGGATGAAGATCAATTTTCCATCTATATGGCAAAACTACCCTGTCTTTTATTGAATGAACAACGATATGTGATTGCCATGATTCCACGAGATAATTTTCCTCCAAGTCATCGAAAAATAATGGATGAATTGCGATGGGTGAGTCTACAAACACGCAATCTGACCACTGAATACCCAAACCTTATTCGGCAAAATTATGAATTAAAACGGCATGGAATGTTTGAAAAGCACGTCGTTTTGCGTTCTCGATCCCGTGAAATTTCAATCTATGATGTAGAAGATCTTCCATTATCAGTCTCTCTAATGCATGTGCGAGGAGATGAGTATGAATATCCAAACGACGGCATGCTGAATTCAGCGTTGGAAACCTTTCGCACCATCGTCACTTTTCGATCATAAAATTTTATTTCTATTACAAAAAAAATTAAAAAATATTGAGTACAAATATATAAGATGGTATCTCCTGCATTTACATTATTAAAATCTCATCTAATGTTGCAAAACACGAAAAAAATGTCAACAGCAGAGCTACAGCCACAGCCACAGCCACAGTCACAGTCACAGCCACAACCACAACCACAACCACAACCACAACCACAACCACAACCACAACCACAACCACAACCACAGCCACAACCACAACCACAACCACAACCACAGCCACAGCCACAACCAACGCCAAAGCCAAAGCCATCCATGCCTCTGCTGACGAAACGCATGCTACTGCAGACATCCAATAGTCGTGTTTCCAAAAGCAATAAACCCAACATTTATCTGATCACAGATTGTATGAATGGTGGTACGGTAAAATTTTTTGTGCATTTTTTAACCGTTATTGGCAAATGGAATTACAATGTAGTAATCATTAATAATCTTCAGACGTGGACGGAGAATGAGACATCGATCCGACCACAGGACATTTTGATGATTCAGCAGTTGTTGTATTCGGATCTGAAATGGGAACGCGTGGCAACATTTGTAAAAGAGACCAATACCCGTGTGTTCATCACCATCCACGACAATTACTTTTTGTGCAAACCACGTTCCTATAAATACCTCCATGACTACAACCTACCAGAAAATACAGAGCTTTATCCCCCTTACCAATTCTTCTTCGAGCGTGCCGAACGAATCTTCTTCCCTTCTCGCTATATCCTTGAATCACACACGCGATTCTTTCCCTATTCCACAAGTATGCTTCATGTCCCCAATATTGATAATCTTGAATACTCGCCTGTGGCATACATTCAAGCTCTTGATAAAGTCAAGACGATTCATCTCGGTATCATAACCGAAATGACACCTTACAAAGGATCTGAATTTTACAAACGCCTTATTCATACTCATCGCGTGATTGACGGCTCCCCCATTGTCTATCATTTTTATGGTCCATTCGATTCGTGCGGTTTGGAACATGTCATTGTTCATGGCTCCTATATGGAGGAAGATATCTACAGACTCCTTCAACAACACCACATTCATGGCCTCTTGTTTTTGAATCGATGGCCCGACACCTATTCTTATGCGCTCTCCAAGGCCATCACGTCTACCTTACCTGTCCTCTATTCCGAGATGGGCGCCATCCATGAACGCCTTTCCTCTTATCATGATGCCAGATACCATCCATGTCTTCCCGACACTATGGAATTTGACAATCAATTCATAGGATTCATCCAGTACATACAGGAACATGCCGGTTCAAACGATAAACAACTATTTGGATTAGAAACAATTTCCCTCACCATTCCATCCGCCTATGAGGACTATTTCCATACCGACGAGCATCGGAAAATTCTTGTCGATAGTCATTCCAATCTGTCGATTCATCCCTACATGCTCTACCCCCTTGAGGAGAAGAGCCTGTTCTCGCACCTGGAAGAGACAGAAATTGTATCGAATTATGGTATACAAGGGTGGGTATTCTTGTGCACCAGCATATGGTCTCTTGTGCCCATCCACGATCTTTTACGTCAGAAAAAAACGGGCTTCCCGTTTGTGTTCTATCTTCAGGGTATTGCATGGTCGGATGACGATATCAACGAGATGGAATCCTATCTAGAACATGTTGATTATATGAAAATAAATAATAAACCCATTATCGTCTGTGATCAGCCACAATTGACAACGATTGCGTGCACTACCGTGCTTTTCAAGAATATGATGATTCTTGATCGATGGTCCGTCGATTCCTTCATGCCATGCGAGAATCATGGTTTCAACCGTCTGCACGAGTTTTACTGCAGTCATTACACCGAATAATTCTTTTTTTTTTGCAATGCAAAAAAAAGACGAAAGAAAGAACTCATGCTGAACAGGAAATGCATTCATTTGTAGTAGTATTCGATGAGGCAATGGTAAAATTGATGGAGGAAACGGGAGGACGAGAGCGAATGTAGTAGCAGCCGGTTTTAAGGCCCTTTTTCCATCCGTAAAAGTGAATCTTGGTAAGGAGCTCAAAGGACGGTTCGGTGACAAAGATGTTCAGACTCTGACTCTGATCGATAAAGTATTGACGATCGGCGGCCATGTCGATGAGTGATTTTTGTGGAATCTCCCACACCGTCCGATAGATATTTCGGAGGAAAAAAGGGATTGAAAATTGGGCGACGGAGCCCTGAGCAAGAATGAGGCGGTTCATGGTTTCTTCGTCCCAACTGCCGAGCGCCTCCAGATCCCTGCGCAAGAAGGAATTGCATACATAAAATTCGCCCGCATTGGTGCGACGGAGAAAGATGTTGGATGTCCATGGTTCAAAGCACTCGTTGTTACCCAGGATTTGGCTGGTGGAAGCGGTCGGCATGGGTGCAATCATGAGACTATTTCGCACACCATGATGGATAATCTTTTGACGAAGCGTCTCCCAATCGTATCGATCGGTGGTATGGCGCGTCTTTTTATCTTCCTCCGTCATGACGGGTGTGGTCAGCTCGAAATGAAAATGACCCTTGGAGAGCGGGGAGCCTCGGAAGGTGCTATAAGGACCCTCGGTAGTCGCCAGTTCATTCGATGCGACCAACGCCGCATAATACATGGTCTCAAAGATTTTGAGATTCAGCATGCGTGCGGTGGGCTCATCAAAGGCGAGTCTCATGGATCCAAAGACATCCGCCAATCCCTGCACACCGATCCCGATCGGACGATGTCGCTTATTGCTGACCTCGGATTCGGGTAACGGATAGACATTCAGATCAATGATCCGGTTCAGGTTACGAACCAAGGCCTTGACGACTCTTTCCAATTCTGTAAAATCAAAGAGGGGGCAGAGATGGGACCGCCACACCTCTGTGAATCCGCCGATATGCTGATTGTCCAGAAAAATGGCAGGAACAGTAGTCAGTGCGTGTATCCTCCGCTTGTCGTTCCATTCCGAGGCATAATCCGCAATATCTCGAACATCAAGACCCATTCCACGAGTCTCGAGCTCCAGAAGAGCACAGAACGGGCAATCTTTTTTGGAATACACCACCACTTTGCCTCTCTCAAGGACTTGGCGCTTGGGATTGATTGTGAGGAAGCGTGGAAGCGCGATCGACGCCAGATTGCACACGGCATATTCCTTATCGTCGCTATATTCAATAATCTCGGTGCATTGACCCGTACATACTCCCTGGAACAATCCCTTGCCCGTCTCGGGCTCTGAAAAACAATACGTATCCACCTGACGTTCCATGAGATCAATGCGGCAGACAGATACTCCCTTGACTCTCATTCCCACCACCTTCATCTCGTCTCCGTTCCGATTCATCTCCGTGTCCAAGATAAACCCCATCAATCTCTCAATACGATCCCGATCCATCCTCAATTCGAATTCGTCCCGTCCTGGATGATGCTGGATGATGCTGGAAAGCCCGCACCATTGCAATTGGAGAAGAAGCTCAATCAATGACTCTCTGTCGGTGGAGTAGATCGATAAGTTCTCTGCCCATGCATGATGTTTTCTCGAGATCCATTCCATGGAGCGTTTGACCGGCTCGGGAATCTCGGATCGTTTGAATACACGAGACGGAAGGTGGTAAGTCTCAAGGACATCATGAATCTCCACCTGATTGGCTTGGACACACAAGGATTGTCCTTCTCGCAGGACATAGAATCGATGATGCGAGGTACAGGTGAGCTGGATGCCATTGGAGAATTCCAGGCGCATAACGGACTGATTCTCGCCTGTTTTCTGGATATGCACTGAAGCAAACGACGACCCATTCCATACCTCGTGAACGGGCATGCCCTCCGCATACAACGTCTCGATTGTTGGTGTTCCAGAGGGAGTAAGCAGTCGCGTCTCTCCCACCACACACAGATTACTCGATTTGATCACACCCAGGTTCTGCTGGTTCGATCGATAATTGCAAGAATCCTTGTAGAGCATGTAGGGAGTGCCGGTCTCGATCTGGGAACGAAGGATCTCTGTCCATAAATCTCTTGCACGTATCTGTTTCTCGTACCGTTTCTCCTCTTCGTAGGTGGTATAAAGAACACGGAAATCCGAACCGATGCAATCGGCCAAATGAGGCGCCCTGGAGGGACAAAAAAGACTCCACATCTCGTTTTTTTCGACACGCTCCATGAATAGATCCGGGATCCACAGGCCATAAAACAGATCCCTGGCTCGCTCGTCCTCGGCGCCCGCATTTCGTTTGGCCAGCACAAATTCCATGATGTCCGCATGCCATGGCTCGATGTACATGGCAAACGCACCGCTCCTCTTTCCTCCCCCATTATGAACCGCACCAATCTGTGTCACATAGCTCGGATCGCCTTCCATCTCCAGATCCACGATACGTCCCTCATACACAACACGATACACCTTCATATCCGAGATGCACTGCTGACTGGCTCGTTCTAGGTAGACCATGGTTTCCATGATTCTCGTCATCCACAGAGGCTCCTCGGTTTTCTGTCTCCTCGCGATAAGGAACTGTTTTCGCACACGATCCGGTTGATACACCGCGCTCGCTACCTGTTCCTCCAAGAACGCAACGAGTGATCGTGTCTTTAGATTAATCTTATCGTTGACAACCATGTAATCTCTCTCGTCAAAGAGATTCTTCATCAGAGTATGTGCAATCCCGTGCGGATCGTCCCACACCGATATGACACCATTGTCCTGGATATTCCAGCGATAGGCACATCCTAAAAGAAATTGAACGATCTGTGGAGTCATCTCCTCGTTGTCCATCGTCTCTACGGGTTTTGGAAAGACGAGGAGATCGTGATCACTCATCTCGGACAATTGCATGTACTCATCCTGAAGCGTTAGAAAGGAATGTTCGGGCGTCACGCGCGCACCATTCACACATACCATCTCGCCGTTCCAATCATAGTACAGGACTTTTTTCACAGGATAGAACTCACCTCCTCGATTCATCACAAGATCCCCTTTCTGGATACTACCGATAGGGGTCATGCCATGGATGGTCATCACCAATACATCGGGTGTAAAACACTGATCAATATAACGGCTTACGTCGTTGTAAACCTTGAGCATCGGCAGGATGCCATTGGAATGGCCATTGGTGCCAGAGATGTACGACCCACTGGCACGAATGTTGGAGATATGCACACCAATCCCTCCCGCCCATTTCGAGATTTGTGCGGTGTCCGAGATTGTCTTGAAGATGCCGGTTACGCTGTCCTCGGTGCCCATAAGAAAACAGTTCTTGGCAATGACACCCCCTACTGAATAGGAATGATCTACCTCAATCCCCAATGTATATACATATCTCACCGTTTTTTCTTCTTCCGTCATACGAATCCTTCTAGCAAACCGCACAAACCCCTCGCTGCATGTCTTCTTTTTTCTAAAGCAGAAGCATCCATCACTACTTCCATCATGATTCATATAAATAATCGCACCCTGATTTCGATACTCTCGACCCAGGAGGACGGTCAGCGCCATGCTCCATACGTCGGCTTCCATCCTGTTTTTTGCCGAGAAGCTGCCCCCCGATCCCAAAAATACATCTTCCCACCCCAGTGCGAACGGACGATCATTCGATTCAAGACACCATCTAATCAATAAATTCCGAGTGTCCTTGTTGGAAAATACCTCAAGAATCTCGGATTCTCGGATATGCATCATGCCCGCCTGCATCCGACTCCATTGAATATTCTCCGCCATCATCCTATAGACCGATCGATGATTCGAAGGCAGTTCGATATCAATATAACGAGTGGTGGTCGTAATTTCCATGGTCGATAAACGTGCAAAGAGCATACCCGCCATCCGCGGATATTCCATCATCAATCGATTCGTAATGGGATATTTTATAAAATCAAAAGAAGTAGGTATAGAATGACGTCGGGCCCGTTTTAATTCATCCGTGCGGGTCAGACAATCGAGGCGCTTCCATCCCTCGACTCCTGTTCTGGAATCACGAACATAGAATTCATGATCACCAGTGGCGGTCGCCACATACCGATCCTCCGTAAACAGCTTGTACAAACGACGATCTCCCCGCAGATTCTTGTGCTTCTGAAGGACAACCCCACTCTTTCCTGAATGGGTAGACAGAACCCGATCCCCAATCTCCACATTCACAATCTTCTTTCGCCCCGATTCCGTCCAAATCTCGGCATCCTCCGTGAAGCACGACGCCATCTGACTCCTCCTTGTTCCCGCATGAAAAAGAGTCGGTGTAGCGTGCGTATAACATCCATTCATCATATCGCGAAAAGCGTGTGCGGATCTGTCCCAATCGTCCCTGTGGATAAAGAGCGCCACCCTCATGAACATGTGCACCATTCGTTCGCGGACACGCCCATTGGATCGCAAGAGATAAGCCCTTGCCAACGTCTTCCACCCAAACAACGACGGCAAAAAACACTCGCTTCCCTTCACCAAGGCCTCAATCTTTTCCTCATTCGCCTCGATAAATTCTACAAACTCCTCGGACAGGAGGGGGCGACTCTTCCCCATCACATCCCGATTCTCCTGCAATTCCCGCACCACATCAATAAACGATTCGCTCGTCCGCCGCTCGTGCAATTCAATCAGAATCGCCGCTGCCAGATGATCGTACACTACATCTCGATTCGACATGGAACCACACCGCGTCGCCATCCTCTCCATATACTCCTCTTTTGTATAATTCTCCGGCATCTCCTCTCCCACACTCTTTGCCAATTCCTCCCAATCAATTCGTTCCAGGTCAAGTCGATGAAAATAACGCGATGAACGCAAAAACTCCATATAATCTATCATCTTTTTGTATCCATTTGATTCCTTCCTTTAAATCTCATTTTTATTTTAGAAACCGACGCGGTAGGATTGGTGGTGAAGGAGCATGCTCTTTTTGCCTGCTTCTCGCATGCGATGAAGGAGATCATAATCTTCGCCGGAAGAAGGCACGAACCGGAATCCCTCTGCAAAAACAGAGGCCCTCATCGCAAACGAGATGCCGACGTAATTGGCAAGAAAATCAGTGTGTTCTGGTGGTGGCAGTACATACCTACAGTGCGTATAGACCATCGTAAAGATGAAAAAATCAATGTCCGGATGCTGCTCGATGGCCGCACGGAGTTTTTCCACATAATCATTCGTCAAGGTATCGTCGTCGTCCAGAAAGGCAAACCATGTGGACGGGAGCTTGTCCTTTCCTATCTCCTGTGTCACGCGATCCATACCCACATTCCGCACATTCGCTGCATGATTCCCCGATCCCACCTTTTCCGGCAATCTCATGAATCTCACACGATCGTCCACATGCAGCGCGCTCTCCGGCACATCCACACCATCCATCACCACAAACGATCTCCACTCCGGATCCGTCTGTCGTACCAACGAATGTAATGACTTGGCAAGCGAGCCTCTACCGATCGATGGTGTGATAAAAACAATCATTCTTCTTTTTTATCCATTCTCACTCCTAATCCTTTATATCTATTGTCTATTGTAATATACATTATAATTTAAAGATATGATGAATAGAAGGAACAAATGTTATCGATTCGATATGGAGGTAGCAAGGAGCGGTCGATCGATGTGACGGATCTGTGTTATCAGAAATTGAGGCGTGGGGAGGACGAGATTGTGATACCACACGATGAATTTGCTCGATCTTCTGTGTTTACCGATCCTTTTCCGAATGTGCACAAATATATTTTTATAGGGGATCATGTATTTGATGAGAATAAGATATTGGTGGTGGATACCAAAAAAAGGATCGTCAAGGTGGCCGACAATCGAAAGATATCCGATACAATACACAATCGATTGGATGCATTACAAGTACCAATCTGTGATCAAGACAAACAACAATCCATGATGATCCTTAGATATCTGAGAGGAAACGAAAAAGTGCTTATGATAGGTGGAGGTAGTCAGTCCTTGCTAATTGCGAGCATACTCGCAAAGATTGGAAACACAGATTATGTGGTGTTGGAATCGGATCCAAGCACCGCCCAACAATTACGAGAATTTCATGTGGAGAATGCGGTTCTTTCCAAACACAAGATGGTTCAGAAAAACAAGGACACCTTCCCATCCAACGTTCTTCCTTCGAAGGACTATTCCTGGGTAAAAACTCTCACACTCCAAGAACTGTATTCCAAATATAATATTTTGTTTGATACCTTGGTTCTCGATTGTCGTGGAGCATTTTACTACATCCTTCAAGAGATGCCCGAGATTCTTGAACATGTCCATACCATCATTGTGGAGAACGATTATAAAGAATACATTCAAAAACATGTTGTCGATACTCTATTGCGTCAGAAAGGATTTCACGTGGATTATTCATGTGCGAATTGGAGGTCTCGTTTTCCATGCAATAGCGAGTTCTTTCAGGTATGGATCCAGGGGAAACATGTCCCATTCATGTACAATGATTATATAGAAGAAACCATCGACATATCTTCAACAACAGACAATAATAACATGGATGATCACTATAAGGGTGCGATGATTTACGGTGTCAATTTCTCCATACCGGAATGCAAGATGATTACCGAGCTGATACTGGCAAAAAAAAACAAGATCGTCTCCAGTCTGGTCCCAGGAAGGTTGGAGACCTACATCTATGATACCGAAGAGGACTATTATCACGAGTACCAGCAATCGTTTTTTGCAATCACCATCAAAAAAGCCGGATGGGATTGCTTGCGCCATTATGAGATTGTGGCCAACGGCTGTCTTCCTTTCTTCCCCAATATCGAACAATGCCCTCCCTATACCATGACACTATGGCCCAAGGCGCTCCAGATCGAGGTGAATGAATTTTATCATCAATGCCTTGAAAAAGACACGGTCGATACGGATCAATGGACCTTTCTGATGGACCGCTTTCTCAATCATACAAGAACCCATCTTACGACACGTGCCATGGCCAATTACGTGATCACCACGTGTGGATATTCATTGAAGGAGGATACGAGGATCCTGTTTCTTTCCAACCTCGTGACGCCAGATTATCTCCGATGTCTTACACTACATGGATTCAAAGAACAGATGGGCGCTCGATGCCACGATTATCCATTCATACCCCATGTCTATACTTCCTATGATTCACCAATCCATCAACTCTACGGCAAAGGAATGACCTACTCGAAACTCCTTGATCCTTCTTCTCGTGACAATCGTCTGGACGAGACACTCGAAGAGGACATTCAGAATCATCGGTACGATCTTGTGGTTTATGGATCCTACCATAACCGCTGCGAGATGCCGTTGTACGACTTGGTACAAACCTATTACGATCCAAAAGAGATTATTTTGATGTGTGGGGGAGATATTCATCATTGCCCCGCAGTCCAATGGAAAGAAAAAGGATATACCGTCTTTGTACGAGAATTATAAATTAAAAAAAATGGTTTTAACCACATGACGAGAAATTCAAGTCTAATAAAAAGTTTTGTACCACCAATACAATCAATAGAAGAAGAACAAATAACACCACCAAAACCTGACTCCAAGTCTAGCAAAGCTCGCAAAGCATCTAGTAAGCCACCTAAAATGAGTCTTGAAGATTTTAAATTGTTGTTTAGTTAACGCTAGAATACAAAATAACAACAAACTAATTTCAGAATATTGAGAAATTAGTTTACTTTCATCTATGTTTATATGTATGATGTTTTTTCGTATGATGACGATGTTTGGATTTGGCGTTAGGTTTGTTCATCCAATCAAATACTTTTTTACGGTGATAATATAGAATACTAACAATTATCAATACAACCACAACGGCGACAAGTAGAATCCATATCCAGTCTTTAAAGGATGATGATACGGAGGGTGTGGAGGAGGATGTTGATGTTGTTGGAGTCACAGAAGAAGGTGCTGGTATTGGATTCGTGATAACGGAAGAAGAAGAAGAAGAGGATGGTACTGGTACTGGTACTGGTACTGGATTAGCGATGGAAGAAGACGAAGAAGAGGATGGTGCTGGTACTGGATTGGAGATGACGGAAGAAGAGGAAGAAGAGGAAGAAGAAGAAGAGGCAGAAGAGGATGGAGGTAGTGTCATGGAGTATTCCCATTCGTTGGTCTGGTCATTAAAGTAGAGACAGGGTGCGTCGTTGGTCATCAAGGGCCATACTCCAGGACTTGACGGTTTGAATAGGGATAAACGCTGTTGGGCGGAGATGTCCGATGTCCAGGTCCGTTCGTCAGCGGGAAGACTGCCCGGACATACTCCGATCAAGCACGCCTGGATCTTGTTACGTCGTTCGGCGTAATCGGTGCATCCCGCCTTGCATTTTTCTTTGCAGACGGATTGACAGAATTCAGGGGGTGTTGTGCCATTGGAGGTGGATGTGGAGGTAAATCCCGTATAACACTGCCCCTCCTGTCGATTGGTCTTTGATTCCTCCGTCGAACAGTAGTCATCACAGGTCGTGTCCAATTCGGACGAATCCGAGGGACACATGGACGCCACGCTCGCATTGAATTGGGCATAATTCGCGATGCATGTTGTTTCACATGCATTTTTTTCTCGATGATACGGCGATCCAAAATCCACACATTCTGTATATTCTTGATTGGGATCGTAACTATATCCAGGAGCGGGCATTTTGTTTTATTTCTTTTTAAAGAAATAAATTATTTATTTTGCAAGATCCTCCTTGGAATATCCCCATTTCTTGTACCATTCCTCACCGAATCCAGCATTCAGCATCGCAATCTCGTCCTCGTTCAGGTAGCTTGGATGAATCCCTGATTTCAAGCTCTCGACAATGTACGCGAGCGATTCTTCCATGCTGATCTCGTCAAGATTCTGAGTCGTTCCGGTCGTAATATCAAAGGATTCGTGGAATTTCTCCCCCAGTTTCTTGAGGTCTGCAATCTGTTCGTCCGACATGCCCTGCATCATATTCTTCTTGATGGCCGCAAACAGATCCTTCTGTCTCGTCTCCTCTGGTCTCTCATCCTTTGGATACATTTTTGTCTTTCTCGTCCACAACTGCTTAGATTGTTTTTTTTTCTAACATTGTCGATGAAAATGAAATGGAGAATGAGAAATGAAATTAGAAGAAGAAGTTATACAAACTAATACCATCTAAACTATTTTTTTTTGATTTGATTCATTATTCAACAGAAAAAAACAACAAACAGATACAAACAATGACATCCACCTTTGATTGGAAAAAGCTGGACGAGAAGCCGGACAATTGGGAGACGCTCCGGCATCTGATTGGCTTGTGCAATTCGGTGGATGATGTCTATATCGAGACGATCGATATCAATTCCTCCTGGAATGAGAATTATATGGAGCTCTTTCGCGACACTGTTCTGAAGAAGTATGGGGCGGAGGTCGCGACCTGTTTCCCCCCTCCTCCTCAAAAGGTTGGTGGTGCGATGGAGGACAAGAAGAAGAAGACGAAGAAGAAGAGCGAGAACAATGTGCGAGAACGGGTCCATCGCGAGACGGAAAAGAAACTGATTGAGAAGGACTTGGAGTTGATCCGATTCGATGCAAGGACGCTGCGCCCTACCTGCACGTCTTTCCGATGCCAGCCGACCTTTGCCTTTATGATTGCCGAGTGGAATATCATGATCTGGAAGAAGCTGCGCGTGCTGAAGCACGAGATGAGGCGGGATGTGATCCTGGATGCCATGATCTCGATGGATCGTATCGTGAGAGAGGAGATTTCAAACGACAAGATTCATGTCGAGATCCGGCGATTCTTTGGACACCTGAAAGACATGGCGACGACTTTTCTTGCACCGGACGAAAAGTTTAAAGAATTGTTTGAGCACCATCCCGAGTTGATGGTGAATCCGCTCTCACAGAAGCGGGAGGGACGCATCGCGCTCTACGACGAGCAGATGAAAGTGCTGAATCACGTAGTCAACGCGGTCATGAGGAACATCCCCATGATGTTGGGGGATCGGATGCCGCCCGGCACGGGGAAATCGTTCCTGGCGGTGCCATTGGCACAGAAGATGGCGGCCATTAAGAGTGGCAAGACCGTTCTCTTTGCATGCAACAATCAACTGGTCCGCACGGACATTGCCACCAACGCCCTTCTTGGCAAGAACATGCATCTGTGGATGGGAAGACACAACGCGGCGACTGATGAATTTCTCATTCGACCTTACAAGACGTGCTTCCCGGTCACGTGGAAAAAGGTGTACAAGACGGAGGATGAGAACAAGACGGGCAGTGTGTACCAGCAGATGATCTTTTACAAGAATGCCACCACTCGTTTCCCCGACATCCTTGTGGCCGATCTGGAGACCTGTCGTGCGATCCTGGAGGATGAGCGGCTCCGTTCTCAATTTGTGGGGTACATTGACGAGTTTGTGTGCGGCGATCCTTCCTCCAACCGTATCATGGCGGATATCGCGAGTGTCCTTCCTCGCCAGACGGTGCTGCTTTCTGCCATTCTTCCGCGATTCGAGGACATGCCCTCGCTGATTCGTCGTTTTCTGGAGACTCATCACGGCTCTCCCGAGCATGTCATCCGGATCGAATCGAACCAGCTCACGATCAGTTGTACGGTCGTGGATCCGGACGGCAAGGTCGCACTTCCTCATCATTTCATCGAATCCTCGGATCAGATTCCTCTTCTCATCCAGCGCATCCGCGAAGACCCTCTGATCGGGAGGATGTACGCCCCACAGCAGGTGTACGGGATGGTGCGGCACATCGAGGCTCATCTAGAGCAAACCAGGCTGCGATTCGTGGATCGGTTTGCGGATCTGAGCAGGATCGATCACGCCTCCATCCGTGACTATGTGTTGGAACTGTTGGACTATCTGCGATACCATCCCACCGTCTTTGATGAGATGAAGGCACATCGTCCACCATCGACCGCACCGCCCAATATCGAGAGGATTGCGACACACGATTCGCATTATTATCAGGGAAGGACATTGACCATCACCACCCACGAGCGTCTCTTTCCTGTCTTGGAAACGATCCGAGAAGAGCTACACAAGGATGCACCAGACCTGGATGTCTTGGCGGCCACCATGGAGAAGAAGAAGATGGAGGTGGAAAAGAAGCTCGAGCAGATGAAGAGTTGCAAATTCAGCAAGAGCCACGGCAATGATCCGATCGAGCATCAGAGGGATATCGTCCAAATACAGGAGGAGATTGCCTCGCTTCAACAGGTCCGGTTTCCCAAGAATATGGTGGTGAATTCCGTGGAGCACGCACAGCGCTACGGTCACGCGGTATCGCGGTACAATCTTCCTCCGATCCTACCCAAGGAAATGGAAGGCGCCTTTTCCAACTTTCTCTATGCCTTTTTGCTCTCGGGTATCGGTGTGTACGATTTTTCACAGTGCACCGAATTCCAGCGTCGTCTCGTCATGCGCAGCATTCGCCAGCTCACTCTCCTCTTTGCCGGCCACGAAATCGTCTTTGGAACGAACATCGAAGGACTCACCCATCTTTTTATCGATGGCGCTTACGGCGATAATGTCTCCCGGAATGTCCTCTTTCAACTCATCGGGCGCGCCGGACGCGTCGGCCAATCCTATGAGGCCAGGATCGCCATCAGCAGTTGGACCACCTTGCAGAAGATTATGAGTTTTGTTGATCCGGTCGATGAAGACGCGGCATTTTTTGAACAGATCCTTGCAAACTAATTCTATTCTAGTCTAATCAAAGAAAGATATTCTTTACAATTACCAACGATGTGGATGTTTTATTTGGAAAATAAAACAGCAAAATTTACTTCTAAAAATGAATTCAACAATATTTTTCATGAATGGAAAATAAAAAATGTTTTCTTCCTACTTGAATCCCAGTCTATTGAGATTAATTTTTCTCTTTGACGATACCTTTCACAAGTGCTATCAACAATGTATGTCGGCCATCAAAAAACATGATTATCATTCCTTGTATTTTATGGATGAAAATGATCATAACATAAATTATACCGTGAAATCGTGTGTGAGAAATGCGCAAGGAGAATGTTCTTGTTGGTCTCAACGCGGTAAAAATGATTGCAAGGGTGTCCTTGAGCTCAACGTCCAACGTTTCGATCCTGGAAACGTATTCTTGTATGGAGGAGGAAATACCGTGGAAAAATACAGCTTGTTTGAATTGGTGTCTAGTATAGGTTCCGATTCCAATGTTGGCGCAACGATCCTTTGTCTTGATCTGAACGAATTGGATTGGTCCATGCGCAAATTTGACATTATCTAAATCAACATAATTTAAGAAAAAAGAAAGTATGAATATTTTCTTTTTTCTAATCATCATAAAGTTATCATAGAGTTATCAAGATTGTTCCTCGGAATATAATTTGGCCAGTACCTCGTAACGGCTTCCCGAGGCCGGATGATAGTAGCTTTTAAAGATATTGGCTTTGGTTGCACGCTGACGCACCGCATTCTTTTGTTGATTCATTTTCTTGTCCACGTTCATCTTGGTCTTTGAGGATGGAAGATCTGTCATTTCTTTCTTTCTATACCATGGTTTCCTTTAGATGGTGCAAGAGAGACGACGAGGCGGTGCAATCCTTTTCGGGAAAGAGGTTGATACGAATGCCCATGGCGTTGAGTTCTTGAAAGAGGAGTTTGCATGCATAAGGCATGGGTACGGTCACCACATCGGTGCCCTCACAGACCGAGCAATAGGAATTGGAGGAGGGCATGGCGCCGCATTGAGAGCAGATCGGGATGCGGAAGGGATCGGACATGTCAAAGAGACGTTCCAGGAGGAAGCGGGAATTGCCGTGGCTGATCATCGCATCGCGCTCCATCTCTCCGAAGCGCAGACCACCGTCTCTTGATCGCCCTTCCAACGGCTGGTGGGTGAGCTGTGAGACTTTGCCGTGATTCCTTGCGTGGATCTTGGCGCTCACGAGATGCTTGAGACGATGGTAATAGCACGGACCGATAAAGATCTCGGCCTCCATCGGCTCGCCCGTGATGCCGTTGATCATACGCTCATTACCATTCCTCTCATATCCTGTATCATGCAATTCTTGTTTGAGCGATTCGACAATGTCGACACTGTGTTCGGAAAATGTCGTGGCGTGGCGGAATTTTCCTTGGAGCACGGCCGATTTTGCACCGATGGATTCCATGAGCTGGTTGATGGTCATTCGACTGGGGATGCAGAGCGGATTGATGATAATGTCGGGAACAATCCCATCGGGGGTGAAGGGCATGTCTTCACGAGAAAGTGTCATCCCGATCGTTCCCTTTTGCGCACAATTCGAACATAGCTTATCACCCACTTCGGGAATCTTGATGGCACGGATTTTGATCTTGACCATCTTGTAGCCATCGGGCGTCGTGGTGATAAAGACTTTGTCGACAAATCCCTCTTCTCCGTTCTTGACCACGACCGAGGTATCCATCTTTTCTTCACGCCCCATCTTGACCTGGCGCACGGACGTCTTGGCCACAATTACATCGCCGCTGCCCACGTACAATCCTGGTCGAACAATGCCCTGCGCGTCCAATTTGGAATAGTTAAAGCTCCGTATACGGGATTCGAGCGGCGGCATGTCGATTGCCTCGATATGAGAAGAGGTCTTTTTCTTTTCTTCCACCATCAGTGTCCGGTAGGTAAAGGAACGGAACAGACCGCGATCCACCGAGCTTCGATTCAAGATGATCGAATCTTCCTGATTCCAGCCACCGTAACAAGCGATGGCCACAATCACATTGTTTCCACACGGCAGCTTGTCCAGATTCAGCCATTCCTCGACATGCGTCCTCACAACGGGTTTTTCCGGGTAAGAAAGAAGATGTGCGACGGTGTCGGCACGAATCTCGTTTGTCCCGCAATAAATCCCGATGGACTGCTTCACCATGCTGGAATGATAACAGATGCGAGGGGACTGGGTATGATCTGCAAACGGCATAAGGCTCGCACAGATACCCAGCATCAGGCACGGATGAATCTCGCAAAGATCGTGCTGATCAGTGAGATCGCGTGGGTACATGGCCACTACCTTGTTTTCCAATTCGTGCGAATCCATCCATACGATGCGCCCTTCTCTTACCATCGTATCCCAATCCTTCGTCCGCAGATCCTCGATGGACGGCATCCGTCGGGCCACAAAGAAGGGCCGGATCATCCTCCCCTCGTCACAATAAATCCTCAGCTCGTTGTCCTCCAACATGAAAGATACCTGCATCGGTATCAATCGCTGATGATTCTTCAGGTAATCCAGGCGACGGTAGGCGTCCTCGCCGTCCGGCACCAGACCCATCCAATTCCCATTCAGAAACACCTTGATCCATCGATCATGACGTAAAAAGGTGTCGAAATCGGTATCGATCCCGGGTAATTTCTCCAAAATCATCCGCATAAAGATGGGATCGACACCCGCACTCACTTCGGAGATGAGAGAAAAATTCTTGACGATACCCGCCGAGCTTCCCTCGGGCGTCTCTGACGAACAGATGAACCCGATCTGGGTGGGATGCACCTGACGGATCTTGGTATTACGCCCCTCCTTTCCAATCGGGATGACGATGCGGCGGAGATGAGAGAGCGTGGAATTGTACGACATCCGACTCAGCACCTGACTCACTCCCGTTCGGATATAATTTGACTTGGGAATACCCCAATTTCCCGTCGAAAAACAATGCCGCAATCCCATCGTAATAATATTCAATTTGGAAATAATAATCAGAATATCCAGCCTCTTCATCAGCTGCGGTGTGATGGTGCGTATGAAACGCTTCCACAACGTCCGAAAAAGATCTCCCACAAGCACCCCCGCCACCTCCACACGCTTATTCGTGAGATGATCACGATCGTCCATGGATCGATGACCACCAAAAGTCAACAGCAACTTGCCGCACATATGACCCAGAAAGAGGATTTTGTGCATATCCCCGCTCGAGATGCCGAGATGGGGAAAGACCTCGCTCATCAAGATCTGTTTGACATACATGATCCGTCGCTCTCTCGAGATGATGTGCGTCGCAAACTGGGCAATATGATGGATGGCATTTTCCTCGGTCTGGATGATCATCGCATCCTTGATCACCGTCTGGATCATGCGAGTCATCTCGGGCGTGTCCACGCCAATGTTTTTTCGCAGAATGGCATCGATCGTTTGGATGTCGCAACCGTAGGCCGCAAAGACAAAGCCAAGCGGCACATCCTGTGTAATAAAGGGCAGCGTTACCATGATCCGATGATTGTTGGCACAAATCTTCATCTGGATCAGGACGGAATGCCCTGTTTCCTCGGACATGCTGCGGATCTCGCTGACCATGACGTGCTTCTGATCCGTACTCTTCTTTTCAAAGATATAGACAGTGTTATAATTCGTTCGTTCTTGTGCCACCAGGACGCGCTCTTTACCCTTGATGATAAAGTACCCTCCCGGATCATTCTCGCAATGACCATCTCGCACCTTGCCCGCTTCAGACAGCCTTGAAAGATTGCATTTCGAGCATCCGACCATGATGGGGATCCTCGCAATGGGAATCTTGACGTGCGTCTTTTCTTCCAATACCGTCTCGGTGCCATCCTCCTCGGAAATCGTGTAGTGCTTGGTAAAGATATTTACTGAAAGAGGACTCGAATATGTCAAATCTCTCAACAAGGCCTCGTTGGGCAGAATGTACTGGATAGAGCGTTTCTCGTCCACAATATAAGGCCGATCGACAAAGATCTGTCCGAATTCCACGCGATAGAATTCATTCTTTTTCAGCATGACCTCGATCTGCGGCTCTTCTTCAATAATCTTGGTCAGACGGTGCGTCAGAAAAAGATCATAGCTGTGCTTCTGAAGATGCGCTGTATCGTGCTTCTTGAAATAGGCACCCAACATCGCCATCACCGCATCCTCATAATCTTTCATTCGTGTTCTTCTTATTCCATCCTCTCTCTTTCTGTCCAAAAATCATTTTCTTTCCAATGTTTTTTCTTTTCCTACAAAAGAAAACAGCAATCACGATGAATATTGGCGGATGGGATTACACCACCGCACCATGTCGAACCGGATACAATCCCGTGTTTTATTTTGTACCCGATTTTACATTCCTTTCCTATATCAAATTCAACGGCCCCTTGAATGTACCTGTTCGTATCTCTGGAACCGAGACCTACGACGGTGTCTATTGGATCCGTGTGGACCAGCAGCCGTATACCGATTGGTGGGCGGGATTTCTACCCATGCCGTTTCATGGCTATCCACCCGAGCTCGGAAACATCGCACTAAGCATCCCTTCCGACCATGAAACAGAATACACATGCGGCGTTCATTCGTGTGTGCGATCCGGATGTTGTTAATGTTGGACCTGGAATCGTGTATCAGTAGAATCCAGATGGGTGTGTCTCTTGTAAAAATCATAGAGAATCGCATCACACTGCTGGCCTCGGCATTCATCGTATTGTTGGACGGCCTCTTTGCTCTTTTCGTAATAAGAAAAGTTTGTTGTTTCTTTAAGTGACCGGAATTTCAACACCCAGGCGTCGAAATCACAACTCTCGAAATGGAGGATCATTGCGAGCGTATGGGGGACACGTATCGATTGGCCACGGAAATTATGCACACCAAAGGGTGCGGGATTGGCAATGTCAATCTTGGTCATGCTCTTGCCGTTTCCATAGCTGCGACAGGGACTCGAATAGCAATCGTGGAACCAAGACGTCTTTTCAAAGCATGACCGACCCTCGGACGCCTTATCGTGTGGATAGACCGCCTCGACATTATCCAATATCATGTAATCCCATTCTTTTTCTGTACAACTCTCCATTTCGCGCAACATGCCCTGAAGACCGACGGATGGATCCACATAGAACAATTCATCGTCGTCGATATGAAGAAGATAATCGAGACTCTCTTCTTGACAGACACGGATCGCCTCCTCAACCAAGAACTCCTGCCTGGGCATCTGCGCACCGATCGGATACACTTCCTGTTCGAGAACTTTTACTTCACGGAAACGCTCCAACTGCTTCATCGTCGGAATAATCTTCTCTCCCTCTAACCTCAAAAAAATGCGGTAAAAGCCAAGATCAATATGGTACTCCACCCAGCGCACGAGATCGGGTGGACAGCGTGTCATGCAGACAATCCCCACATTCATTTATTTTATAAATAATTTATTATTGCAACGTAATGAATTTAATCTTGCGAATGCTCTCACGCAGCACCTCTTTGAATTCATCCAAGAGATCCTTCTTTTCTTGCAACACATCATTCTTAAGAAGAATATCCATGGCCACCAGAAGATCCACGGCATTGCCTGTGGTATAGAATCCATCGTTATCGTCCTTCAGCATGAGCGGCACGATACCCCCCATATTGAAGAAAATAAAGAGATTCTGCATGTCCATCGTCTCCAAAAAATCCGGTGTCTTGACTGTTTTCAACGACTTTAATTGCGCATAGGCGTCCTCATACACCGACGCGACATGCTGCTTCTTGAACCATCTCTCGCGAGATAAAATATAGTTTATTGCCGATTGACACATCTTTCCTCGAAAATCCTTCCAACGACCATACGACATGTGCATCTTCTTCTTTTCACACTTCAAGGTTACCCCCATTATTTTATTATTTAAGAAATAATGAAATAATATTTAAAAATGTCTTAACCAACTAATGGCTCGATTTGATTTATGGAGAGGCGGAGACAGAACATGGGAGAGATCTGACGACCGTTGCTGGTGTTGAGACGGAAGACGCCACCGGCCATGTACAGAGCGAATCCCTTGCTCGTACCTCCGGTGGAGGTGGAATAATAGGCGGATTGGTAGAGACCGGTGTTGTTGTACGTATTGTTAAAGGCCATGGTGACCACGGAGCGATTCTGAGGAGACGAACCGAGTTGTGCGTTGGCAGAGTCGCTGGTCGCGGCGATTGTGACGTTATCGGGGCTGACAAACTTGTTCTCACCACCATCCTGAAGGAAGAGACGGAATCCGAGGTTGGGGTACTTGGCCGCAAAGGCATCCACGGATTGCTGGAAATCCGCCACAATGGCATTGGCAGCGGCCGTTCGAGCCACACTATCCAGATTGGCATAGGCCGTGCCGTAGGCAAAGATATCCGCCTCGGCATTCTCATAGGCAGAATACCAGAGTTTCTGAACCACATCCCATGTGGTGATAGCGGTGCTGTCATATCCGGGGATGGGTCCGCCGTAGTGGACATCAGCAAGTCCGGGAAGAGGCGATCTACGATCGATGGCGTTCTGAGTGTCGACCTGAGTCGACTGAATCAGAAGGTTATAAGGACTTGGCATTCTACTCCTACTCTAGGTCAATATTTTTTATTTTTTTTTAATAATTTTTCCATCCATCTGGTTTTTTAGCGGTATGGATACTATATAGACACCGACAAGAATCGCATAGACGACTGCAATGTTGGCTGCATTCATAGGTATGGATCGATCGTGGCAGACGAGCAAAAGAGGTAGCAACGCAATCGATCCAAACACAATGGCATGAACGATTGTACGAAGAATTGGAAAGGGAATCATGACACGGAACGAATAGACAAGAATGGAAAGGAAAAGACCCACTGTAAAAAGAGCCACCAGAAGGACAATCCCGATGCACCAAGGAGGTGTAGTAAGATGAAGACGAGAGGTGAGACGATGCAAGAGGTGAGAATGTTTTGTGAGGATGGCGACAACCACCGTCCCAAAAAAAAAGGCGAGTAGTGTTGGTACAATAAACACACCACTCCGTTTATAAATATCGCCCGTTGTTGCGGCATAGATGAAAAAGCCCAGGAAGGAGACAGCGTACAAAATATTGATGGACCATACGACATCGTCTTTGCGCGTGGTCGACGATTTGTCCAACCATCCTCCAAGTTCCACAAAAAAGGCCAGGATGGCAACAATCACAGCGATCGAGAACAGTGTCCGATAATAACGTTCCGTCTTCCACTCACCGATACGATGAAGGAGGACAAAAAGAATCATGGCGGAAATCATAAAGGCAACAAGCTCTAGAAGAAATCGGGTGGTATGCTCCGACATGTACGTTGTATCATGGACATAAATCCCCATGATAAGAATCAGCATGACCAGACCGTACTGAAACGTTCGTGATAATGCACGATGATCCTCCACCATCATTATTTTGTTTTTTGCTTTTATCATATTTTATTATAAATCCGTATAAAATAAAATATGATAAAAGCCAAAAAAGGCGAGGGTACTGTCTACAGTTCATTGATTCATTTCTTTTTTGAACCTCGAAATGCACTCATTCTTTTTACACTCTTTCTCCTCATCGCGCTCGTATTCCTGGATGCCGAGAATGCCTTTCAACGTAAATTTCTTACTTTTGGTCCTGCCAAAAATTCAGCGGATCAGTCCACCTTCCTTCAGATGAAGCTGGATACATGGACCAAGGTGCTCATTGTGTATGCCATTGCCTTTCTTTCCAGTTTGATGGATCGATATTACGATACGGTATCCTTTGACTTTATTCATTCCTATGCATGGAATCCCACCATCAAAACCATCAATTATAGTAAAAAATGGACCTATCGGATTGTCCTTATTGAACCCCTTCTTTATGTCATTCTGAACACCATCAAGATTTTTATTCTCATCACACAACAGCTCCAATTCATCTTGATCCAATTTTTGGGATCGACGTTAATCACCGTGCCTTTTTCACTCTATCGCCTCGGCACCAAGAAATTCACCAGCCCATGAGAAGAAGAAGAGAAAATATAAAATTTCAAAAACAATAAATGAAGACAATCCCGGAGGTCGTGACAGACAAGATCCCTTCTTATCTATCGGTACAGGACAGAAAACGTCTGGCCACCGTCAATAAACATTACGCAGACCGCGTGGGACGAATGCTTGCCATCAAGAAGATGCCGGTTCATGAAAAATTGGCGGCGCTAGAACTACCCGCAAATCGAGCACTCTTTGAACGAGAGGAATTAATGAACATGATGCGTGAGATCCGTAATGATACTCTTCTTCTTCATTTCATGAGAGATCTTCCCCGCGGCGGATGGCTCGTCAAAGAATTAGAAACATTATACGAGGAACGCATCGCCACAAGAAATTACCGAAAAGACATTAAGCGTCTCCTCATCGAACATTATCTACAATATCTCCTGGATCTCTATCCCTTTTCCCGAATCGAGAAATTGATCAACAACATTGAAAGTCGTGAGGTGCTCTCCCGTCTCATGACCATCTACCTTCGTCTACGACAACAACACCCCGAAATCCGACAACTCTCCAATACCACCCTACAAAAGATTTTACCCAAAGTCGATCCTCCAACCCATCAATTGCTTCTTCAGGCCAAAAAGAATAAAGATCCAACGGCATAATCATGTTTTATATGCAAAAAATACATATAAAAAGTCCTGCAATCAATTGCTCTACCGATAAGCTAACATATTCTTTTCTATATATATGTCTGTGTATGTATATCTATATCTGTATATGTCTATTTCTATTTCTATTTCTTCTTGGCAGGTCCACGCTTCTTGGCTTCCGTCTTGGCAGGCTCGACGGGTGTCTTGATTTCTGCAGGCGGTGTGGTCTCCGTCTTGGCCGGTGGCTGTTCCTCTTCGTCTTCCTCCTCCTCTTCCTCTTCCTCATCGTCTTCCTCCTCTTCATCCGCAATGCTCCCCGTCTCCGTAAAGCCTGCCTGAGGATGGATCACCGGAAGAAGAGGCACCTTGGGTGTAACATCCTCTTCCTCCTCATCATCCTCGTCCGTTGCGGGCTTATTGGCACTCACATTGATGACCACAGAAGGATTGAGGAGACTGCGAAAGGCGGTATCGACTACCTTGACTCTTGATTCAAAGAGCTTGACCTGGAGACTTATCTTGTTGCCAACAAAGATACTCTCAATCTTGATGGCGCCTTGCACATAGCAACGCTTGTTCATGAGATCCATGGGATTGATGTACTCATTGGTAGCCGCATCCGTAAACACCGTATTGATCTTGATGCCTTCCGCCTTCTTGGAGGTCATGGTCTTGATATAGAGCATCGGTCCCTTACCTTCCACCACCTTGCCCTTCTCCATCTTGTAATAGAGAGGATTGAACTTCTTGAGATCATTCATCTCCAAATCATACTTTTCAATCTCCTCCTTGTTCTTGATTAGATGCTCCTTACAGGCATCCGAAATCTGATGAATCGCATCCGTAAAGGCCTTCTCATCCGAAGTGGGATCGTTGCGATTCCAGAGGACCATTGGGAATTGGTACCCATTCACCACTCCATTGGAAGGATCCGTCTGCTCCTGGAGTCCATAACAGAGAAGATCCGGAGGTGTGGCCATGATGAGATCGCCGATACTGCCATCAGGATTCTTGATGGCAATACGAATGCGCTTGAAAGTGAGTTTGCTGACAGCCCCGGGGATGTTTCCCACCTCGGGCTTGGTGAAGATCAGACGCTTGGCGTCGAACGTGTTGTAGTTGGTAAGCTGATTGTTGTTCATGTTGTTGTTGGTTTGTCTCGGAGACGATCTGTTTTTTATTTTAACAAGTGGCTTTCTTTAGATAAAAATCATTTTTTCGACAATGGCACAGATGAGAAATGTCCATGAATTTGATGGACGAGTCCAGATAAAGGATGTAGAGAGGTTTGATGCGAGCGAGGAAGAAACGGCGCTGGAAGAATTCCGGGCACGACCTGGCAAACCCCCTCATGTGAGCGGCATGCTCCGGGACATCGTGTTGAATGAACAGAAGAAGAACGACGACCTTATTAATGGATACAATGCACGACATCTTCTTGCCTCCCTGCTATGCCGGATCAAGAAGCTACCGGCAGAAGATCACGAGACATGGTATGCACTGTTGGAAGAACAGATTGGTGATATGGCGCGTCTCGGTCCATGCCCACAGGGGCGCACCATCCGCATGTGGCAGCTTTACACCGCATTGTAAGGAATTTAAGATAGTGGTATAATACTACTAAAATATCACCTACGTATGAAATTACACGGATTATTAATCACAAAGGACGACGATTTATTGGTGGAGCACTGGTTTTCACAAAATCATGCCATCTTTGATACCATTGTGATTGTGGATGGATCGGTTTCAGAATTCACTCATCATGTTAGTCAACAATACAAAAATACAATTTATCTCAAGGATCCAACAACAATACATATCACCGATCAGACCCTTCGACATCATGGTTGGCAGGAATTAAAAAAAATAGCAAATCAAGGAGATTGGGTATTTATATGCCATGTCGATGAATTTTATATTCATAATCCTCGATTGTTCATGACGGTACCAGGAAATGTCATGTGTTGGTTACCATTACCTATTTTACCTCATCCTTCCGAAGCACAAAACTGGATTTTGTCGAAAGATAAAAATCCAAGACAATTATTCCATCACTATTGGTGGAGACATGATATTTTGCCTCACGTTGAACATGATTTATCCTTACGAGCCTATAAAGAGGATGGCTCTTTTGTCAAATCCTCTCTAACGACAGGAATAGTTCGACCTGTTCATTGCTTTGAGGATTTATTTTTTGACAAAGAACACCCCTTTGATAATTATACGTGTTTTGATCGTGATCATTCCAACATTCTCACACGATTCGGCAATCCACCACGATTTCATACCACCAAAGATGGAACGATTGAAATTATCAATGATAAGAAGGAACCGATACATAAAATTTGGTATCAAGTAAGTTGAGTGAATGGGATGTATCTTATTGATTGTAACTAGCTGATTCGTTGACAACGAAGATGTAGGCGGCGATGACACAGAAGTACCAAATCGATTCAAAATATAATGAAAAAGAAGAATAACCAAATTGGTACAAACATTAAAAGAATGAAATCATACACAAAATTTATCTTATTGCCTATAAGATAAGAAGATACTAACATGTGGTGTCGCGAATACCATCGTGTGTTCCAACAACTCAGTCAACGATACATCATACCCAGGACACCATGGATCAACATGATGCTGCACAATGAGAATTATCTTTACAACATCTTTGGTACATGTCGTTGCTGGAAAAATTGTTGTAAACTCCAGAATTATATCCAGAAAGTAGAACATCTGAATAAGAAAACATAGTTATTCTATACGGAAAGAAAGATTTTATTCCACCGTTCTATAAAGTCGTCGACAGTCTCCGTCTTAACCATCTTCTTGTCGAAGAGCTCTACCTTGAATCCCGATGCATTCAGCAGATTGTCCAGAGACTCGATTTGTTCTTGTTCCAGATATTCTGATAATTTCTCCATGAATCGATCGATAATATTGAAAAAAATCTCGATATTGTCTCGTATGGATTCAAATTCAGAGGATCTGGTCTTGTGTATCCTCTTCTTTATATAAATTTCCATACGTATCAATATAGTAGATCCTATTGGTAATCGGATCAAAGGTCATATTGCGTGGTTTTGGATTATCACTTAGATACAAATGATGACGATACAACCAACGAGGAGCTTTCCTCACCGGTAAAGTCCTCCGAATCTAAACTCTTACCATGATGATCCATCATGACTCGATTATTATGAATACCGGTGATACGTGTGATAGAAAGAGGTGCATCCGATGATAGCAGTTTGTAAAATTTCAATACATTGGACAAGACATCAATCGCTCGATCACCTCCACCTTTTTCGACTCTGAATGGATCGATGGAATCGTGAATGATCTGGAACGATGGCATCTGTATGGTTGGATTCTCCATAATTTATTTTTGTACATAAAATAAATACTTATTTTTTCTTTCTTTTCATCTTTTTCTTTAGCAACGTACCTGTTACGGTAAAGATGATGAATCGAGATTGCTCCTGAATTTCTACTTCAATACCCACAACGAGGTCTGCTTTATCACGTCGAGCTTTTTCTTGAAGTTCCAATAGTGCTTGTTCGCGTGCATCCATAAAGGTTTTTTCCAGAAGCTCCGAACGTCCTCCAAAAATCGCACCAATTCCAGCACCGAGTGCTCGAAAGGTTGAAATGGCATGCACAGCCACCACAGTCTCGATTCCTATAATGTCGTACGACTGGGTATCGTAAAATGGTGTGCTTCCCATCGGCGGGCCTGCTGAAAAAGACTTTTTCATATCGTTTTATTATTTGAAAAAAAAAAGTACAATTATTTACCATCAAGTCGTTGCAAGAACAAGCCCAGAAGTACAAACACAAGGAGACCCAGCATTTCGACCAGGGCATGGTACGGCAATACCTTCTTGGCCATCCATTGTTGGCAGTACTGGCCTTCTGCAAGATCCGCCAGTACTGTCGCAGCAATGACAAGAACCATCCAGGGAAGAAGGGCGCGGGCGGTCGGGGGAAGAGAGAACGCATAAAAGACAAAGAGTAGCGTGAATAGCGTCGCCGAGGTGGTGAGAAAGGCTAGGAATGGCGCACCACCCAAGAACAGGCTCGCATCCACCAAGAGCAGTGCCGACCATACCATCATCTGCCATGCAGGAAGACAATGTCCGGTCTTTTTCCAAAACATCCACAGCATCGAGAAAAGAATACAGTACCCAAGGACATGTATCATGCACAATTGCACATTTCCGGGGATGTGTCTCAGATGTGAAAAGGTATGCACCGCCTCGAAAAGGAGGAAAAGGAACAGTACACGACGGATGCTCGGAGATTTTGTGACAAGAAAGAAATAGAGCAATACGATCATAGACACACCATTGATGGCGGCAGAGACAGGTTGTACCCCATACTCATCCACTTTTTCACAGGTTGAATAAGGGAAGCGGAAATCCATCCTCTTTATGTTTATAATAATCTATTTTTTGCATTTTTGTTGTCTATATCTTTCTGCACAGGATCCAACATTGACACACATTTCTTTCTTCGTTCACGACTTTGCCATCATGCGCCAATGTCTCGTAGCCAGGCCATTGATGTGTAGAGAATAACTTTTGAATGTATTCATAATTCCCCCATTGTCCTATCTCTATCACGTCAAATCCTGCACCTTTCATCAGAACGGCAAGCCCCATCGGTGTGAATCCACCAAAATGCACAGGAGTTAAATGTGGTATATTAATCGTTGGCACGGAAGTAAATACATAACCACCTGGAACAAGCAAAGAATGAATGTTTTTCATGGCTTGCATCGGATTATATAAATGCTCAATAGTCTGATTGAACAGAAAGAAGTCAAATTTTTGATCTTCCTGTGCAACACGTGCTGATAACATGTCACCATCATGAAGATCGTAAGGTGGAAACGGTAAACATGTTTTTTTATTGACCGTGATAAATTCCAGTTCAATATCATGTTCACAAGTATATCCTATATGCTGGGGACGAATTTTGTGTTTCTCAATCCAATCTCTAAAATCCAATACACACCATACCCTCGGAAAATCATGATTCGCCCAAGAATATCCCCACGCCTTGATTGGACAAGGAGGAACCGTCTCGTATTTAGAAAAATATTCGACTGGAAGCTTGACAGATTCCTCGTATATCTTTGTAATATCCATTTTTATATGAAAATTGTCCTTCTTTAGACTATAATTATGCATAATAGGAAACAACATTTTTTTCAATCGTATTCATCAACTCTCGAAACTCATCATCATCCATAATATTACTGCATATTAATGTAGGTGGTCCAGTTGAACCCGCAAAATACTCGTCTGGTGGATAAAATAACTTGTAGTTTTTTACAATACCGGTTAAGTCACATGCAATTTTTACCTGATGTTTTCCCTTAGAATAAGTCTCTTCTCTTTTTATAACATTCCCGATGATATTATTGTTAGGATAGTAATCAAAATCATGAAAAATAATAATTTTAACCTTATTTAAAAAATAGTCAAAACAACTTTTTCGTGATGACCATGGAGAGGAATCAATAAACACAATTTCAAAATTATCCAATTTATTTTTTTTTATAAATTCCACCCATGCATTTCCAGTTTCTATAGTATCCTCATTATTCGCATCTACATGATATAGTAGATGATTTTCATCGGATAAATGTGTGTATCTATTTAACCATTCCAGATTAGATTCAAGCGATACAAGTTTTCGACCCGTATTTTTAATTTCCTCTTTGATCATTGGTGTGCTTCCTTCCCCACAACCACATTCAAGAATATCGCCTGTTGTATGTTTCAATATTTCAAGGAAAAACGGTTGATGTGTATAAAACGGGTGTAACAAATTTATATACTTGTTTTGATTTGACATTTATTATGTATATATATCTATCTTTAGATATCATAAAAATGAAAAATAAAGGGTAGAGTTGAATTCAAAAAAAAAAAAGAATGGGCGAAGAATTTGTGTTGCGCAATTTTCCCAAGGAAATCATTGCTCTTTTTGGTGGTATCGAGACGATGTCCACCTTTCCGATCCTGGAATGGGATACTGATTGGAACGATCTGAGAGATATGGAGAGATTCTGTCCGACGGAACCGCGATGGATAAAGAAGGAGAAGATCATTGCACCTTTTATGATGGGTGTTGCAATCGACCACACGAACTTGGCACGCCCCTTTGTGTTGATACGAACCACCATCGCGGACCAATTCGTGTATGATGAGTTTCAGATTTTTTTATTGTATCAATACTTCACGTCATGGTACCATAGTTGCTGGACAACCTACCGTTCCTTTGATTGTAGGTCCGATGATGAATTCGAGCTGGAATGCAATGAGTATTTCAATGACTTTGATCCTCGTTATGACGACGCCACGTCCATCGTGGAGGATGAACAAGTCAAGCGAGCCAAGGAAAACGGTGATTTGAAAGGCGTTAAGAAGCTTGGAGAACCAGAGTACGAGTATAACCCCAGAACATGTTTCACCCTTCCAGATGATGAATACGAAATGAATGATTATTCGTGGAACAGTGATTGTCAGGATTGCTTGCTAAAGGATAAAAAGTTGGCAGAAAGGATCTTTGATCTAACGACCAAGAAATGCATCAAGGCCAATAGCAGGATTGACGAACTTGTTGAGTACAAGGTGATCTAACATCTTACTCCAGAAAATATAAAACATAAAAAATGGTGGTTCAATGGGTAACTTATTCGGGAAGCTATTTCCAATCAGCAGATATTCCCGTCTATGTGAAACCGAACGAGGACATGATGATGCTGCGGTTGGATTATCTCGCGTTTTATTTCCCGCGCATCTATTTTCTCAAATTTGCTCTTCTTCGGAGCATCCTGTCCACGACGCTTTCCTCGGATACGTATCATCCTTGTTACGAGGTGGCTCCGGGAAAGGTGGTAGAATGCATTGATATGACCAAGGATTTCTTGGAAAAGGCGAGCGTGGAATGCATCGACTATAATTTATTGATCGAGGCCTTTTTTCATCTTCTGAAAGGGGATCAATACCAGATAAAGAAGTATCTAAAAGAATACAAGCCAATCTTTTCGTTTCTTTGTTTCATGGGGCTTGAGAGTCCGTATCTGGATCTGATGAATGTCTAGAAAATATTCTATATTCTATAATAATATAGAATGGGAGCAAAACAATCCAAAAAATCGGCGCATGTGGACGATATGGTCAAGAGCTACATGTCGACGCGCGTAAAAACAAGTTGGGATGCGGATCGTACAGAGAGTCAGATTGTCCATAATATGTTGTCGTTGCTGCTTATGGACGAACGACGACTGGAATTTCTTGGTAAAGAGATTGTGATCAAGGTGGAGATTGCACCGGGCAGAGAGGAAGTTGAAAGACGTCGCATGGCCAAGGAGGAAGACGATCAGAAATACTGGGAGGAGATTGATCGATTTCCTGCCTCGACATAAAAAATGAAAGAAAATATATCATAAAGTAGATTAAATTATATGGTGAAATAATCTAATCCTATCCATCCTCTTTTTTATTTGTGTATGATGTATCAGTATCAATATCAGATGAATACAATGCAATGTCGCACCGAGGGATGTGCCTTCTTTGGTCTTCCAGAGAACGAGGGAAAATGCACCGTCTGTGCCGGAATCAACTTTTTGCCATGCCCTGCCACCGAGGAGGATGTCATGGAGATCTTTGGTCTGACCATCGACGATCTACCAACCGAGGTGCAGATCGAAACACGCCTGTCGGAATTGTGTCATCAAATGTCATCTCGTCCTTCTACATTTCGTCGCCTCCTGTCATTGTGCACCGCGATGGCGACAAACACAAAATCTTCATGGCCGTTGATCACTTGCTGCGATAATTCCATATCGGTGCAGCAAGCGTGTCATTTCATCGGACTGGGGCCGCGACTTCGTCCGACCACATGCAGGGCGATCATGGATCTAGTCCTGAGGACATGCCGCGACGATTCCTATACGCTCATCGCATTCCAGAAGGCACTGGTGCGTGCCTGCATTGCGCCCTGGCTCCTTGAAAGATCGGACGATTTCAATGTCGGTATTTGTTATTTTGGTGTAGGAAACGGCGGCATCGTCACTCGTCGTTCTTTGGAATCCTTACGGGACGCGGGATCGATCCGGTCCGCATGGAATCGCCGATCGTTTGTCCAAATCTCCATTCCCTCTAATTAAACATGCATCGATCAAGAAATTGAAACCGAAGAAAGAAAGAAAATACGTTTATCCTGTAGGAACGATCAACGCTTATCGATTGGATTCTCTTTATTTTTCTTTTTGATTACAGGTCATCATGAAATTGTTGGAACTTCCCGACGATATCTTACGACAGATATTTTTTTTCTTGGAGTTCAAGGATCTACCTCCCACCATCGCGACGAGGAAGATTCTTGGGATTCATTTCAAGAGTGCTTGTTGGGTGTTGTTTCATGGTCAATATACACCCTTTACATTTGGATCGAGTCGATACATCCAACCCCATGGTATCTCTATCACAGGTCGGGTGTATTCACCCTCCTATCAAGAATGGGTCAATTATTACCATGTTTGCGATTCCCCATGGGAATACATAACCATGTTTCGGACGGAGGCGACACCGGATATGGCGCCTCGAGTTGTCATTCACGATGATCCACGAATCAAGGTCACCTACCAAGGACGACGAAGCTCACCGCGTCGACTCGTGTTTCAGCAGGATCTAGAAGTGGATGTCATGGATACGTTCGGGATATGGTGGAAGGGTTCTATGGTGGAATGCAAAGAGAATCTTATTCGGTACCATTTCCATGGCTGGGAATCACGCTGGGACCAGTGGTATCCCAACGATTCTCTCCACGTCGCCCCTCTTTATTCCATCACTCAGGACTGGATGTCGGCGCTCCAGATTGGAGATTCGGTCGATGTCAAGAAAGATCGTCAATGGTTTAGTGGTGTGCTCTGCGAAATCATGGCAACGACCGTCCTTGTCAATGTGAATCATGAGATCGAAGTGATTGAATTACCAAGCGAACGACTCATGTTTCACGGTGCTCATACGTATACATACAATACACCTTCTTTTTGTGCCAAGAATCCAGTCTGGCGGGATACAAAAGGCGTTGATGTCTATCAGTATCGCATGCGAAATACCACATTTCTTACGGATCGTGTTCTATCCGATACAGAAATCAGACATCATCGTCTGAAAAACTGAAAGAAAGAAAGTACGCCACATAAATCATTCGATACGTGTACTGATCTGACTCTCTTTCTACTTGATCTGATTGATTGTTTACAGGTCCATGGATTTGTTTCATTTTCTGATTTCTACCGAGACGCTGGAGGAGAAGACTCGCCTGGCAAGACTCACAACGCTCTTCCAGGAGGAGCCTTCGATTGTGGATCCCGATACGGAATCCCCGCTCGCGATTGCGGTGGAGTGTAGATGTACCGAGGAAATCGCGCGTTTCCTCTTGAAAAGAGGATGCCCTGTGGATAAATCCTCTGAGACCTATACACCATTGTGTCTCGCGGTCCGTTTGGGACGAGTCGATCTGATCGACATCTTTCTGGCACACGGCGCCAATCACGCGAAAAAGTGCGGCAACTTTCGGACTCCACCCATCGTCTTTGCTGCACAGCAGCCCCATAATAAAACATCCATTCTGGAGAGCCTTTTGAGGCATGATCCACATCATCAGATCGATTGGACCGATCGGAACGGCGTCACCGCATTGCGCAGCGCTGCCAAGTACGGAAATCTGGACGCGGCGCGCCTCCTCCTCTCTCGCGGTGCCGATCCCTCCATGGCAGACATCAATGGGTACACCGCGCTCGATATGTGCCGGTCCAACGACTTTTTTCCCAAGCTTTATTTTTCCGACCAAGTGATCACCATCATCAAGAACAGAACACTGATCGCCAAGCTCTTGGAAGAAGAAGAACGGGCCTACCTCGTGTACAAGGGCAAGGCCCTCTCGAATGCCCGTTTTGTGGCCACCCACTATTATCCCCGCGATTGTTGGTCGCTGAATCATCTTCCAGAAGTCTTAAAAAAGCGAATGGTCTACAAGAAACAACTTCCTTCCCTCTTCTACACCACCACCGGACTCCAATCTTGTCCCGGAGGCGAGGTGATGGAGTTTGAAACGCCATCCCTTGTTCAGGAAGTGCTTCATGAGATCTGGTCAAGGAGCAATAGCGATATCTTCCAGGAATTGATGTCATTCCTGGCATTATAGATAATTCTATCCATTATCTATATATTTATACAAATTAATTTTATGAATCAAAAGAAAGAAATCTTGCCGTGACAAGAAGTTGTTCCATGGGCATGAAGCCTGCTGGTTTTTGATGTACATCGAGTGTGATGGCATCTCCGATTTGAATATGATCGATGGAAGATTCTCCGAGTGGATGCAGAGGAAGCATCTCACGAGCAACGACATGAACTTTAAGAAACGATTCTAGGTCAGGGACGTAAATTCTCCAATATCCTCGTTCTATTTTCTCATACAAATATCCGGTCATGACGGCATGTGTGCTGGAAGAAAACACACGATCGATGGCTTCCACCAAACGACAGGTACGATGAAATCGTGATGAGGCACGGTCCAATTCATTGATTCTTTCTAGTAAAGATGTCCATGGCCATATCGTTCCATAAGTAATCTGATGGTGGATCATGGTATCCATCATACGTCGGATGGGCGACGTAAAATGAGTGTATCCATGCAGTCCTAACGAGACATGTAGATCCTTCCCTTTCTCCAGCACATACGAGGCCTTTTCCATCGAGAATTGCTGAAAGACACGGTCGATGGAAGATGGTATGGATGTAGATACAGATGTGATTGTGGATGACGACTGAACACGAAGAGGAATATTTGGAAAGGAGGAACCAATGTGGTGATTGGCGCGGACCATCCAGTAGGCGACAGTCTCGTGTGTATCGATAGTATCCTCGACATCTTTCATACTGTGCGTAATCTCCAATAATTCCTGGACGAGCGGAGCGTCCAGATCGTCATAATGAGTGGCGAGTGTGTTACAGACAAAGGAAGGACACGTCTCGATCGATTCAATGTGTCCGTTTTGTACAGTAAAGAAGAAGCTGTAGGCGGCTCGTGTCTCACCCTGCAATAACGACGACGCCTCCTCTACCTCACGCCCCCACAATGATTTCATGTTTCCATCCAGACAATAGAGCGTGGAAAACGCCTGGTGGACACGTTCTTGGATTGTATCCGCGGTAAGAAATAGAATGGGTTGTGCGATATGGACACCAACAACAATGACTGGATTTTCTTCTTCGTCTCGATACTCTATCGAAAATGCGTCGTCAATATCACGGCATCCTTTTGGATCAATGGAAAAGACTGGCAGATGTGTGAGATCTCGTCGACGAATCGACTTTTCTTGTTCGGTGGTATCAACAATCTTGGATCGAGGCCGCTGGATGCCATAGAGATACATCAACGTCTCATTCAATATGGATCGACTGGCCAATCCAATCACATGCACAATCTCTACCGACGATTCAGATCGCTTGTAGACGATCACGACTCGTCCTTTTAACGTGCCGCCATAGACGATCTTACAGACCTCTTGATGGAGAGAAGGAACCAAGGGACGGCATAAAAAAATGGGCTTGCCGGTGCGCGACAATCCGTACCGTACACCCATGGTCATAATAGTGCCTACTTCTAGCATCCTTATTTTCAATAAAAGAAGGATTTTGAGAGTCCAAGTTTCAATTCTTCTTTTTTTTGTAAAAAAAAATAAAAATAAATATTTTTTTTCTCTCATGAATAAACAAAAAACAAAATGATGACCCTTACACCTCCACAGATGAAACATCTCATTGTGGTTTTACTCGTTGTGCATGTCATCATCTCCGTTCTCATGGAGGTCCGCGCCGTCCATGATAAACAGACATGGCAGGACAAAGCAGGCTGGGCCGTATCGATCGTCGTCACACTCTTTTGTGCCATTGGTCTGCATCGATTACATTTAGCCAAGTAAAATAATAATTCTCGAGTGAATGACTGAATAAAAAAAAATATTTTTTTTTTATGAATAAACAAAACTACAACATTATGGCACAACAACTACAACAAAAGTTACTACCATTACCATATTTCCAGGTATTGCCGACAATATTCATAGTTTTACTATTAGTTGCGGTACATCTCATTATTTCTATTTGCATGGAAGTCCGGGCTTTTATCGATAAGAATCAAGAATGGGAAGACAAAACATGTTGGACGTTGTCGATTGTTGTTACCTGCATCTGCTTGTTTTTACTATTTTTCAAGATGATCACGCCTAGTTGGGATGATGATGATAGTAATATGTCACCAGAAGTAATGATACCACTAGTACGAATATCATTGATTGTTATAATTCTACTTGGAATACATGCAATCATCTCCGTTCTCATGGACGTCCGCGCCTTTCTCGTTAAAGATCAAAAATGGGAAGACAAAACATGTTGGACATTGTCTATCGTTGTTACATTCCTATGTATGATGTTTATGTATTTTAAGGTCAGGAAGCCTATGTATATTCGAATCATTTGGAAATCTGTCAAGCAAAATACAAGTTATAAATAGATGACTTTTCTATATAGTATTGGTATATAGAAAATTATTGTATTTTTTCTTACTCCTCTGATGGTAATGTCTTGATGTCTGCGGCATCGGTTGTGGTAGTAGCAGTGGCAGTGGCAGCAGTCGCAGATGATGGTGCATCCGAGGGGTTCTTGTCCTTGACAATGTCGTTCAGGTTGGACATCATGGACTGCATCGACGACATCATCTTGCCGATGTCCATGTTGCCGTCGCTCATCCCGCTCGACAAGCCCTGGAAGATCTCATTAAACACACCCGAACTCATCATGCTGCCAATCATCTGCATGGGATTGACCTCCTCGCCGTTGGTGGATTGGATCTGATCCCCAATCTTTTCCATAATATTCTTCAAAAAATTGTCCTCGGAGCCCGTGGAAGGCTTGTTTTTCAGATCCTTCAGCACCTGCTTTGCCTTTCCATCCGGATTCAGGATCGCCGAGATGGTCAGAAGATGATTCCATATGATCAACTCCTCCTCACGATCGGCCATCTGGAAAATGGCCGCGAGATCAATCCACACCCTCTCTGAATAGACAATCTTGCCCACACGCACCAGATTGCGCTTGCGCCCCAAAATCGCATCCTCATTCTCCTTGACAAACGCCTGGAAGATCTGGATATGCTTCCTCACCGGCTCGATATGAATCAACCCTGTCTTTTCAATCAGATGTCCATAAAGCATCAGCGCCTTTTGCTTCGTCCCAAAAGACGCATTCACATCACGGATAAAATTACAGATCGTATTGAATGCCAGCGCTGTCTTGTCGTCCATTTTTTACTTTATAATCGTCGTCTTCTTAGATACTATTATTGTAAGTAGTTTAGTTTGGAGGAGGTGGAGCACCTGGTGGTGCGCTGGTATTATTACCAGGCATCATCATATTATTATTATTGGAAGGAAATCCGGTGGTGGATACAGAGGAAGATACGGGCATGACAGCAGTACCATAGAAGGCAAAGGCGGTGTAAGGCCAATCAAACGTGGCGACATAGAAGAAATCAAAGGACATTTGGGTGGTGGTCGGAGAGGTCGTCGTGGTGGAGGAGGAAGAGAGAGAAGGCATCGAGAATGTGATGTTCGCCACGATACCATGGTTGACATTCAAATCGCTCGTCTGGACAACACGCACCGCACCCGTCGTCTTGTCAGTGACAAGGAACGAAGCCACGATGGGATATCCGTCAAGCATAAAACCCGCGACACGTAATTGGTTATCAATGACCCAATTACAAAGAGGGAGCGAGATATTATGGCGATGGTAGTCTTCAGCACTTGGATGGCAAGCAAAAAGATCAACACATTCCAATGAAATCGGATTTCGTCCATCAGAATCCAAGGCCTGGCAGATAATGACATTGTCAAAGATGTACCCACTCAGTGTCATGTTGAGAGGATTAAACATGGTGGAACTCGGTGAGGCCGTTACAGACAGCGTTTCGGTGGAGATAGAGACCACTTCCTCATTATTGTAATCGCAATAGGCGGCAACTTGTGTACTGAATTCATATTCATCCGGAAAAGTTCCCACCGGATGAACGGGATAAGAGTTGAATGTGATCGAAATCGAAGAAGACGAGGTGGGCGTGATGTTGTAGTAGGCGGAATATTCCGAAGAGACATTCAATCCGACGATGCTGTAATTATTATATTTGGTGGACTGTGAGATATAGGGTGTATCGGTGTCACTGACAAAATATGTCACATCATAGGGAGACGAAGTCGTGATCGAGGGCGACATCGTGATCGAGGGCGACTTCCCGATTGAGGAAGAGGACAAAAACAAAGACGATGAATAAGGCATTGTTGAGAACCATTTGCCGGTATTGACTACAGTTGTTTCTAATGGAAAAGGAGACATGTAGATGAGACCGGAAGATTGAGCGGTAGTGGCACTTGTGGAATAATTCGTGGTATTGACTCTTGCGATCGTAGAATCCATGGCCACCAGTGTATATTCCGCAATCTCTGCAAGCGAAAAGGGACCGGACGGGATGGAAAGCGAAGTGATCGACGCGGTGGCCAGAGGAAGGTTGTTGATGCCCGCACTATCAAAGATATGCACGTTTAGTTTCGACATGCTGGTCAGCGCCAATGATGTGATGGCGCCATTCATCTGGTACCCAAATTGAATGTTGGTGGCACCATTGGGGATGGCGACAAGTGGTATACAGAAGGCAATGGACTGGCCAGAGTAGGGCATGTTGGGAATGGGTGGCGTGGTCGTCACAGGTGTATTGGGAGAAGATGGCCCAGATCCCGGCGAATTCGAGGTCAGCGTCACAGGCACGTTGATGAGGAAATCAATCGAGTCGGTATTAGTTGTGGTCTGGCCATTGTAAGTATAGGCATAATAGCTAGTAAATGACATTAAATTGCTGGGTACCACCAGATTCGCCGCGCTCAAATAAACATTGTAAACAAGTGTCTGTCCCGAGGACACTCCACTGTCACTAATACTTGTAATCTCATTCGATTGAAGCGTCTTGTAAAAACCGGTGATATTGCTGTTACTGCTGCTTATGCTGTTGCTTGTGCTGTTGCTTGTGCTGTTGCTTGTGCTGTTGCTTGTGTTGTTGCTTGTGCTGTTGCTTGTGCTGTTGCTTATACTGTTGCTTGTGCTGCTGCTGTTGTTACTATTATTGCTGCTTGTGGTATTGCCTATCATGGCCCCTATGCACATCATTATAAAAAAGATGAATGAAAATACAATGGACACCAAAAAAAGTATCCAAATTTTATGTTTATTCTTCGATAGATTCAACTTGTCTACACCAGTAGGTACACCTAGTTCATGATGGATACGCAAATATTGAATCAACAAATAAGGTGCCAAGAAAAAACAGCATAGTAGAAATGCGATGAGACCAATCCAAACCATAGGGGCATTCATGAATAGTTTTTACTTTTAAAGATGATTAAACTTTTTATTTATTTTTTTTTGCCAACAACAAGATTCCGATCCATCCCAAGAGGGCGACGACGACCAGGATACCGATGATCACCAGCAGCCATCGATTGATCCCGCGAAAAATACTCCGTTTTTCACCGAGTCGTCCGGCGTACAAACAGGCACCAAAGCCCTTTTTCATGCATTCATAGGGAACTCCAAAACGTTGGTAGCCGGGCGGAAGGATCTCCTTGAGTCCACAATAAAACTTGACCCGTGGTGGCATGTTTGTTTTATAAATAAAAAAGTTTTTTGATGGATCATATGACATTATCCAGCAGCGACTGATGATAATATTGGAGAGCCTCTGCTCGTCCCACATACTCTCCGACCTTGGACCACCGTGTTGGCAAGTCCTTGGATTTATAATGAGTAAAGAACCATTTGATATTCTCCAATATCTCGGAAGGAAGGTCGCCGATATCCTTCTCATGATACTCAGTCTCAGGAAGAGCAATCAGCTTGATGTCCATTCCCTTTTCATCCTCCATTTCTAATGCGCCCACAATATAGCACGAGACGGTGTCTCCACGTTTACACTCATTCTCTGTGACAACGAGCACGTCAATCTCGTCACCATCACCCGCCCTCGTCTCCGGGATAAATCCGTAAGCATACGGATAAAAATATGGATAAGGAAGAACTCGATCTAGCTCCATCTGATCAGTGTTCCGATTGTATTCATACTTCTGATTCGAATGCCTTTCAATCTCAATCACCACATTTTGAAACACCATCACGATCAGAATTTTTATATGCATCCATCCCATTTTTTTAAATAAAAAAAAAATCTTGAAATGATAAATGGGCTCATCATCGAGTAAATTAAAAAATTCAATGATGAGTGTTTCATCAACCGTATATCCTACTAAAAAAACAAATACTCCAGCTCCAGCAATTGTTCCAGTAACTGCTCCAGCTCCAGCAATTGTTCCAGTAACTGCTGTTCCAACAGCTACTGCTCAACAACAAGCAAAAAGAGCTGCTCAACAACAAGCAAAAAGAGCTGTTCAACAACAAGCAAAAAGAAAGGCTGATCAACAACAAGGTCAAGCTGCTCAAGCTCAAGCTCAAGCAGCTCAATATAAACAAAAAGCTCAAGCTGCTCAAGCTCAAGCGGCTCGAGCAGCTCAAGCTCAAGTTCGGGCTAATAAAATTGTGCAAATGACAAAAGATCAGGATCGAATAAAATCACAAGTAAAGACTCCAACATTTCTGGACATTAAAAAACAAGCATCAGATAAATTGAATGGTTTAAATACAGATTCTTTTCCCGTTACGGGCACAACAAAGCTGATCAATAATCCATCCGCCCAAAAAAAAAAATTGATGGTTGATTTAGCATCTTTGACATCACAGAACCCATATGCAGTATTTTTGGCATGGATTGAATTTTTACAAAATCGCCAAAATTTTAAGAGCACGGTTTATATTGGTTATGATACTCGAACAGAAGATGAGTTTTGGGTTGCATTTCAATCATTTCTAATCAATACTTTGAAGATGGATAATATCCCTCTTCAGAATGTGATTAAAGAATATTTATCAAAAACATTCGCACCAAGATTACAACAACGTCGACGAAACATGTTTAAACAGGCATTAAAATATAATGGTATCGTGATCTAATCTAAAAGAATGCTTATTTTTTTTTGTTTGCACAATAAAAAAAATATGGATACAATAAAAACTCATGCCGACGGACACTATCATTAAAGAAAAAACGTACTCGACATCCGATTGGATGATCATGTTTGTGGTGGGTATCACCATTGTCGTGTTTTTGTGGATACTGCTCTCGTCCGTACCGATGGCGGCGGTTGCGGCCAAGCAGCAAGAAGAAGAGGTGATGGTGGTGGATATTGAGGAGAAATACGATGGCTCGGATTATTTCCTAACAAGGGACGAGGAGAAGGTAGAGGGTAGAGCCATGATCCAGATGGTGAGTGGATGGATGCGTCGCGCCTTTGAGAAGAAGACGACTAGCACGACCACCATCTCTCTTGGCAAGGACATGCCGACCATCACATCGGTGCGTATCGACAAGACGTTTTTCATTTACGACTGTCGCCTCACCTTCAACCCCACAAAGCGGTGCTTCGTCCTGACCATCCTTATGGAACTGCCTCCCCTCCACATCTTTATCAATGGAAACGAAGAATATTCCAAGTACTATCCTCTTCTGAATCCCTATATTCATGTGGTCGAATTGTCCTATCTGTGGAAAGCCACTTCGGACGGGACGATGAAGACGTCCTTGACTCTTGATAAGATCAAGGTCTTTCCCGTGGACTGGAAGATGAATCGTTACAATGCCATGTACCTCGACAATTCACAACTTGGTAAGATCATCTGTCTTCCAAAACCCATTGAGATCAATAATGAGGAAGAGCTCCGTCGGATTCTTATGGAGACCAATCTCTTTGCCACATTACCGGTCGAGTCCGAGATTCCTTTCATCATGTCCTCCACATCTTCTACCAAAGAACCTTCTACAACTACCTCCACGATGACGTCCAAACTGCGTGCCTAAAACTGATTATGTATCGATTCACAATAAGAAAAGAATGAAAGAATATTTGTTTCATAAACTAACTAATAAAATTCTTTTTTTTATTTTGACAGACAACATGTCATCGGCACAGTGTATGTACTGTCTCACGGACCGCATCCGCATCCCGTGCTTCTACAAGGAGAGCTGCTTTCGTTGCGTAAAAGAGCCTGGACGACCTGGTTGTCATAGCATCAAGCGGTACTGCCTGCTCTGCATTCGTAATCATCTTCAATTGAATCAACGTCGTGACAATCGGACGACCCTCGTCAAATGCCCACTCTGTCCTGCGACGACCAATCCTCGTCTCCTCAAGCAAGAGAATGCCTATGAGCCCGACTACCGCATGATGGACGACGATCCAGCGACAGATTATCCGTGTTTTCACAGCGAAAAAGGATGCAATTTTGTGGGCTCACAGACCGGACTGCATCGTCATATAAAAGAATGTGATTACGCGACTACCTCTTGTTCATATTGTGGTGCCTATTTCGAGAAACATTTTCGCGAGACCCACGAGATCACCTGCCCGGCATTGTCCGGTTGCCCTTTCTGTCCATCGCGCATGCCGTTTGGTGAGGTCTACACTCATTGCCGGGATGAGCATCAACGGCTGAAATGCACCCATTGCGACCAATGGATCCATACCGATACCTACGACGCACACTTCACCACACTCTGTCCCATGCGTAGAATCAATTGCAGCCACTGCCATTCGTCCTACACTGCGGCCAACAAGAATGCCCATCTCATGGTTCATATGGAGGAAATCGACATCAGCATGGGCATCATGGCGAACGAGATGCGCCAATTACGGGCGCGTATGAACAGAGTTCTTCGTGAAATGAAGGAATAATTTTGTATTTGTATTTTTTTTTCTAATGAAAAAGAAATGCCACCAAAACAAAAGGCCTCTATCATCAAAGATGACATTCTTAGACATTTTGTAGATACATACAAAGATTGTAGATTTCAACTTGTTCCATCACAAGTAAAAGCAAGTACATCGACTTTGACGACTCCATCACGAGCAGTAGAATCAACGTCAACAACAAGACCACAAGTAAAAAAGTCATCATCGCAAGTAAAATCAAGCACACCAACTCCAACAATTATCGTACAACAAGGAGACATCATGCACAGTTTTATATCGTATATTAAATCTCTCAAATCCAAACAACCATCTATAATCGCAGCGATGGTGAATGCTGCCAATGAAGAATGTCTTGGTGGAGGGGGTATCGATAAGGCATATGCGGATAAATTTCCAGATTTACTGGCAGAAAGACAAAAATTACCAATAGTGCGTACAACGAAAAAGATTCGTGGTAATGTAACAGTAAACATAAGGTGTCCAACGGGCGATGCTAAAATCACCAAACCAGGTCGTAATAATGATAACATTGATTATATTATCCATGCTGTGGGTCCTCAATGTAACGCCGGTGTAACGATGACAAAAAAACAAGAAGAATTATTATTGAATGCATATGTTGAATCCATTAAAAGAGCTACAGAAAAAAAGGTGACCCATATTGCCTTTCCTCTATTATCAAGTGGACTATACCATTGTACACCGAAAATATCTCTTGACCTTGCTATCCAGGCACTTCAAACAACACCCTCTACTCTACAACAAGCATATATCTATGTTTTTGATAAGAAATTGGACATAAATCGTTTATTAAAAGGACATAAAGGACAAACGAAACAACAAGGGATCGTTATTCAACCGTGACGACTTTGGCCAGATTCCGTGGAAAGTCGGGATTAATGCCCGAATCGAGGGAAAGATGGTAGGCGATGAGTTGGAGAACAATGGATGCGAGTAGAAAGGCGAGAGGATGAGAGGGAACAGCAATGGTATGCACATTATTAGTAGTAGTATTACTAGAAGAAGACGAGGTGATGAGGAGGACGGTCGCTCTTCGTGCGAGAATCTCTTGGATGCTGCTCATTACCTTGCGGGTATTTTCTTCAGAATTGTCCGTCAGGATGAAAATCACCAGATAGCTCTCATCGAGAAGAGCAAACGGGCCGTGTTTCAATGATCCGGAGGAATAGGCCTCGGCGTGTCGATAAGCAATCTCTTTGATCTTGAGCGATCCTTCCATGGCCACATAGTAATCCACACCACGTCCCATCACAAACATTTTCTGGTAGGATCGTATGCGTGGAACAACATCGTCGGAAATCTCCCGATGAAGATCCGGGAGCCATCCGGCGATTGTGGTATCGAGCGAAAGGATGGATCGACAGATATGAGTTCTTGGCTCTACCTCGTCTGCACGATGAATGCAATGAAACCATACAAGAAGCAGCATGCCGGTCAAAATCTGGGCAAGAAAGGATTTGGTAGAGGCCACACCTTTCTCCCGTCCGGCATTGGTATACAGACCCGCATCGGTGAGCGTGGAGAGCATGGAATCGACCGTATTGGTCACACCGAGTGCGACATGGTGAGAGTTGTTCTCACGAAAATGCTGGAGTGCGACGATGAGATCACGAGTCTCCCCGCTCTGTGAGAGAAAGATTCCACATTGTGCAGAGGCGATACGTGGAAGGTAGACGGGATCGAAATCCGAGGCATCAAACACAAGGATATGATCAAAAGAAAGATGGCGAAGAAAAAGATGTTGGAGGATACGACACGCGTGGTAGGAGGTGCCACATCCAAACAACAAAAGTCCTCGACAGGCCGCCAATCGCATCCGCTGGGTGTCCATGCCACCCAAACGCACTCGGTCAGGGAGGACGATACGCGAGCCTCGTTTGGTCACCCTCTGTGCAATATCCATCTGGTCAAAGATCTCCTTTTCGGTGAAATATCGGTATTGCTGAATGGTGGAAGAGCTAGACTCCTCTTCGTCCTGATGACGGACGGGAGCGGCCATGAATTCGCGAATGAGGCCCTCGTTATTGAATCGGCATACCACCAAGTCATTGGAACTCAGCCACAGACAACGAGAAATGAAGCGTGGAAAGGCCTGTCTTTCCGAGGCGATCATCAGTGTCTGCTGTTTGTCGTCCGCACCGATCAGCAAGGGGCTCCCCTTTCGGATACAAAAAAGCTTGTCCGGGTGTCCAATCGCCTGGAAAACAAACCCGTACGTGCCTTCCAGCGTCTGTACCGAATCCAGAATGGCCTTCTTGATCCGTGTCTCATCCTCCAGCAATGGCTCACGCTCACAAATCTTTTTATAATGAAGCGCCATCCAATTCAGTGCGACCTCGGTGTCCGTATCACTCACACTCTCGTATCCCTCCACAGCCAGAAGAGCCCGCAATTCCTGGAAATTCTCAATGATGCCATTATGAACCAGTGTGAATTTTTGGGTGACGACATCCCGATGAGGATGGGCGTTCTTTACGGACACACCACCATGTGTTGCCCATCGTGTGTGTCCAATACAATTGCGTGGAAAGAAGGATAATGGAGAGAGTGCCTCATGGATCGTGTCCACAGAGTCTTGACCAACCGCTTTTTGAATATAAAGATGATCCTCTTCCAGCAGCGAGACGCCCATGGAATCATAGCCTCGATTCTGTAGTTCTCGTAATGCATTCAGTGCATGCATCAAATTGGAAGAAGATGATTCACGAAATAAAATCCCTATAATACCACACATTATGTCTGTATATTTTTATACAATAGATTATTTTATTTTTTTATACCGATCATTGGACACAGCTCAAGTCCTATGTAAATCATGATTAGTCAGAAAGACGAGTCATTTTCTGTACCGTTGATGAAACGGCACTGACGAGAACACACCCGGCCTCATTGTCTTTAGATCTTTTTTTTTCGAAAAAAAAAGTGGATGATATAAATAAAAAAGATTATGTCTGTTGTACCAGAAACAAGTTGAATTTACAGTTTATGGCAAGTACTCTTATGTGTCTTTCGATATGATAACGGGAAAACGGAGACGACAGAAAACATGGAGAACCAAATCACTACAAAATGGTACAATTGTTAAAGAAAAAGACAACTCTTTTACAGGACATTTTTTTTTATCATTATAAAAAAAAATTAATTGAATGTTTATGCTAATCGGAAGATGACCGTCACTGCCACAATTTGAGGTGTAGCGGATCCGGAACCAGATTGACCGTTAAGAGTGATGCTGGGATGTTGGTACAAAAATTGAATTAAAGATATCTACTTGTCATTAATAAAAAGAAGAAAGAAGAAGAATAAAAAACTAACGCATTATTCTTCTCTGAAAATAAATACAACAGACCATTATGCCCAACACAGATCATCACCAGGTTCTTCCCGACTTTTTCCCAACGAAGGAGAAGGGGAAGAAGGCGATTCGCGAGAATACAAATCCCCGTTACAAGTTCTTCAAACAAACTCATTTCACGGCCGGTGATTACGAGCAATTCATCGAGCATTGGGACACACAGTCTCATCGTGCACAGGAGAAGGAGAAGACAAAGGCAGCTGCCGTGGAGATTGCGCCTTTATTCAAGAATCTGACCACTGATGATGTGATGAGGACGTTTGAGTATATCTTTCACAAGTTCAAGAAGGGGATTTATGTAAAGATTGTCGACAACGAGTTGAGGGTGTTTTTGCCCTTTAGCAAGATCGATTACACGAACGAATGGTCGGACCGGATTCGTGTGGATCCCAAAAAGTATCCCAAAGGTGTGTTCTCCATGTTTGAGGCGAGCACGGTAGCCGCGGGCTATACCTACGATCCATCCAAGGTTCATTTCATGACGGATCATTGGTATGCCAATAACGGGCTGCTTCGCTATGAATATCCCATCTCGGAGAGTGATTCTGGGATCCCGACGTTGCGAGACATGCTCGTCTGTCTCGTCCGTGAGCGAGAGGTCCCGGATGTTGAATTTTTCATTAATAAGCGTGATTTCCCCATCCTCCGTCGTGATGGCATGGAGGCATATGAATGCATGTTTGGTGAGAAGACACCACTTGTCTCTCATCGCTATGATCGATATGCACCGATCGTGGGTATGACCACGACAACCGATCATGCTGACATTCCTATCCCCACATGGGAAGATTGGGCGAGAGTAAGTTCTCCCGAAAAGTGTTTTGGAAAGGAATTCGCGAGCTACCCCGATCCGTTTGTTCCCGATTACCGTTCCAAGACGCCCACTGCGATCTTCCGTGGCTCGTCCACAGGATTGGGAACCACAACCGCCAACAACCCAAGACTCTTCTTCTCGATGCTCTCCCAAGAGGGATGTCGGGATGAGACGGACGGTGAATTGTTTCTTGATTGTGGCATCACCAAGTGGAATTGTCGACCGCGACGTGCACCGGGCTCCTCCTATTATGATATCATCGATCCCGAGATCATGGCCGCGTTGCCGCTGGCCTCGTTTATGGAGTACACCGAACAGGCTACCTACAAGTTTATCCTGCATCTGCCCGGACATTCCGAGGCGTACCGTCTTTCGACGGAGCTCGGTATGAACAGCGTGATTCTTCTTTACCCCTGTCGGTACAAGCTGTGGTACATGGACCGTCTGAAACCCTATGAACATTACGTGCCGCTCACGGGAACCAAGGCGGATTTATGGGCCAAGATTCGTTGGTGCAAGGCGCACGAGGACGAGTGCGAGATGATTGCCGCGAATGCTCGGAACTTTTATGAGAAGGAGTTGGCAAGAGACGGGATCTTGAATCACATCGTTCGTGTCCTTGATGCCATCGCGACAACGTCTGGACCGCTCACGTATGCACGACGGAACATGCTGCAATTCCAAGATGAGATGGAAAAGGACACACTCCGTATCGAATCCGGGGTATTGCGTCATCAATCAACATCCTTTATGGGCGATCTGGATTCCTTTGATCTCCGTGCCATGCATCCTCGCACCTTCCAAGTCCTTCTCCAGAAACTCGATCCGACTCTGTTCGAGAAGAAACTGAACGAGGCGCCCGTGTTGAAACAGAGCCGAAGCATGATTCTGAAGAAAATCGAGATTGCCGGTCGTCCGCTGTGCATCAAGACCCCGATCCGAGCCTCGGATTCGTTGCTGAATCACGAATGCTTCGTGGGCCAGATCGGTCTGAATCGAGTGGCCAATGTGCTTCCCATGGTCGTGTTTACTTATGGACGATGGGGAGATCATATCGTAACAGACTTTATCGAGGGCGAGACCATGGAGCAGACTATTCTTTCTCTACCCAAGGAACGCGTCCTTTCCTTCTTCTTGTCGATGCTCCAGCAATTGTCGCTGCTGCTTCATTATCTGCAGCACGAATACGGGTTTCTTCATCTCGATCTATATCCGTGGAACATCATGGTACAGAAAAACACGGAGCGGCGAGCGTTTGAGATTCCCGTCGAAAATACCCGTGGATGTCGATTCATCCCCGAGTATTACCCGGTCCTCATTGATTTTGGCAAGAGTCATATTTTGTACCAGAACTGCCATTTTGTCCGTGTCTCGCCGTTCCGAATTCATCTTCATCACGATGTGCTGTCGATCCTGATCTCGGGATTGTATACGGTGGTGCATCATCACAAATTGGGGTGCCATGATATCTCGACGGTGCTCCGTTTGATGAATTATGTGGGCGGGACCTCCTACACGGGCTTCCGGATGTTTGACCATATGGGGCAGCTAAAGGCGTTCTTGAAATGGAAGAAGAAGTTTTCCAACATGTTGGTGGACGACAAGGAGGAGTTTCGTCATCAGCCGCCCCTTGCCTTTTTTTCTTATCTGACCAAGAGCGGTCTTGTTCCACCCATGTCCAATCGTCCGTGCGACCTGATTACCAGCATCGAAGTTTATTATTCTAGATTCCATGTTTTCCATGAAATGCATTCTTTTCTTGGTGTGGAGATGGATGTGGCATGCGCCATCATGGAAGATCGTGGACACAAGACCATTTCCAATGCCATGAATCGATTGTACAGGGATTATATGGATTATCGCATCATGGGCGCCGTTGGAGGAAATACCATGGAATTGATGGCCTGTATGAAAAAATCAGCCGCACTGCCTTGGACCGAGGTCGTTGAGCCTTCTCTTCCGGAAGATCATGCCTCGCTGCCCCGGTTCATGACACATCCCAATATCCTGGAAAGTCGTCCGTCCAAGAAGATTTCCAACCATTTCTTTGAGAAGCACAAGATCTTATCGATCCTGCTTCGTGCCACCTACCTGCATGGATTCATGGAGCCGTTGCGCGCTCGTATCGAGGCGATCGGATATTATCGAGAAGGAATCTTGGGAAGAAATCGAGCGATTTCCATCTCCAACCATTTGTGTCGATATAGAGAGTGGGAGCAACAGAAATAAAAATTTAATTATATTAAAAATCAAGAAAGAAACGAATGAGATTTGAAGATTTTATACCCGAATACCCTCCCGTGGAGGAGGAAGATTTTTTTAAACGAATCGCGGAAAAAAAAGAATTTTGGTCGTCGTCCGTGGACATGATGGGGAAAGTGTTGGCGGCCCATCAGGTCAATATCGCACGTTACATGTCGCAATGGACCATGTACGATTCTTTATTGCTTCATCATGAAATGGGAACGGGCAAGAGTGCGGTTACCGTATCGATGATTGAGCTCTTTCGTGCCCAGGATTCAGACTATAAGAAGGTGATTTATATCTCTCACAATCAGACACAGTTGGATAATTACAAGCGTGAGATTTTCAAGTTTTCTTCTCGATTGAATGCTAGAATGGCGGATTTGCAGCCCGTACAGGATCCAGTGCTGGATGCCAAGCGGCGAGAATCCAAACGAAATTCGATCCTTGCGCGGGATGGGTTTGAATTTGTGACGTACGGCATGGCGGTCAATGAGCTGAAGCGGATGACAGACTACAATCACTGCATCATCATACTGGACGAGGCACACCATCTTGTACTGACCGATGACCAGACCGAATCTAAAAAATCGTATGCGGCCATCGAGGCGTTGGTGGATGGGATGTCGGATCGAAAACTGCTGGTGATGACCGGGACGCCGATCCGTGATCAACCGCATGAGATTGTACCGCTGCTCAATCTCGTACTTCCCGTTGCGCGCCGATTGCCCGCACGGAGCGAGTTTATGAGCACCTTTTTTGATGTGGCGTCGGAGCGAGAGGTCATGCCGGGTATTTTTCTCAAGATGTACGAATGGAAGATGGGGATGCGACGTGTGTTTCAGGATGTGGTGCGCGGACGGATCTCCTATGTCCGCCGAGAGACCACGAGCGTGGAAGTGGATTATGTGGGTGATATCCACGAGCCGATGAAAAGCATGCGTCTCGCAGTGGGTGTGATGAATCCAGCGGATGTGCAGAACGAGGTGTACAAGGAGGTTTTTGCCAAGGAGACGAAGCGGGTCGAAGCGGTCGTGGAAGACGAGGAGGAGGCGGGTGGCGGGATTTTTCGAAAGAAAAAAAAGAAAAAGGAAACCTCGATCTATACTCAATCCAAGCAAGCAAGTCTCTTTGTATTCCCGGACGGGAGTGTTGGCGAGGAGGGGTTTCAAAAATATGTCAGTGGCGATTACTCGCTCACAAGCGAATTTATGCGCATTTTTGGTGACAGCATGGCCGAGATTGCGGCGTTGGATCAGACCACCAAATTAGAGCTTCTCTCTCAATTTTCCATCACGTATGCACGTCTTATCGGGGAGATTGTTCGTCATCCTACCGAATTGGTCTATGTATTTTGTGATCTGGTAAAAGGGAGTGGCGTGCTTCTTCTGATGTCAATCCTCAAAAGTCTGTTTGGATTTAAATTGGTGGCGGGACGATCCGAGATACGGTACGATCGCAGTCATCCGCGAATGATTCTTCTCAACGACCAGGTGACCAACGAGTCGGAGTTCCAGGATCTGATTGATTATTACAACAATCCTGGAAATCGCGACGCGGCATTCTGTCAAGTAATTCTCAGTACAAGCAAGACCAAGGAGGGTATCAGTCTGAAAAATGTAAGACAGATCCATATTACGACACCGACGTGGAACATGGGCGACATGTCGCAGGCGATGGCAAGAAGTCTACGCGCCAAATCACACGCGGATCTTGTGGATCCCAAAGTAAGGATTTTTTTGCATTGCGCCACCCCTTTTTTCCCACAGAATGAGGCGGAGGAAGCGGTTGAAGAATCGGGACGCATTGTCACCGAGAAGGAATTGCGGGCGTCGGTGGATTTCCAGAGATATTATCGATCCGAGATCAAGGAGAGGAATGCCAAGCTGATTGAGCGTGTGTTCCTGGAATCCTCCTGGGATTGTGCGATGAACATGCCGGTGAATTCCAGTACCGGACGGTTGGTAGATTATTCACGAGAATGCGAGTATGACACATGCCGGTACCGGTGCGAAGGAATCGATGACATCGAGGAGATTCGAGGAAGGGACAGAGTGAATTTTGACATGCTGTACAGCGGCACTCTTTCCGATCAGATCTTATTGGCGATTCGTGGTATCTTTCGACGACGTGATCTGTGTAGCATGGCGGAGATCATGGACGTCGTGCGGGAGGTGCCGGATGCGGACAGGCTCCTGGTGGAAAAATGTCTTGTGAATATTATTACGGAACCGATTGCACTTTTGGATGCGCGACGTCTTCCGAGATTCCTCCTGTCGACGGGCGACGTATTTTTTCTAGCGGATAATCCCACCATGACCTCACCGGCCTCTTATTATTACCAGAAGAATCCGGCGACAGTGGTCGATTTCCCCATGGAGGAGGTGCTGGATGGATTTTATTTTAGTAATATGCGAACACTGGTGCCACGTCTGATTCGTGTCCTTTATACCAAGAATCCGAATGCGGTGGCATTTTTTCAATCGTTTCCCCTGGAATTTCAGCGCGAATTCTGCGAGATTACCATCCAGAACGAGATTCTTCATCCCGAACGATTTACACGTTTTTCTTATCGACAATGGTTTGTGGATTCGTTCCGCAGTGAGATAACACTGATCCCCAATGTGTTGATGGATCACCACTTTGTTTCAGAAAAAAAACAGCATCGTCGATTGGATCTGCAACGCCCCCGTGACGGTTGGAAAACGATTGTGGTGAACGACACAGTTCCAACTTAATCGCGACAAGTGTCCATGTCGACTCTCCATAAAAATTGAAACTCGTCCAGTTCTTTGTGCATTTCAAAAAAAAAAAAGAGCCGATAACTATGAATACAACAATCAACACCATTGTCAACAACTATGTTGATGACCTGCTGGGCAAGATTACCGATCATCTCCAACTGGAGGGTGCGAGTGTGGAGGAGCTGCGTCGTCTGGCGGATGATGTCTTGGGTGCTACCAAGAAGACAAAGTCGGGCAGTGGAAGTGGTGCACCAAGAAAGAAGAAGGAGATGAGTGCCTATCTCATCTTTTGTTCTCAGATGCGTGCACAGGTGAAACAGCCCGATATGAATTTTGGAGAAGTCTCGAGGAGGCTCGGTGAGATGTGGCGTAACCTGACAGCCGAGGAGCGCGCCTCGTATGCGAATAAAATACCATCCACGGATAGCATTCCAGAGACTGGTGACATCACTATCACGGACAACATTCCAGAGACTGATACCACCACCATCAACATCGAGGAGAGTCTTCCGGAAACGTCAACTACCATCACGACCAATATGGAGAGTGTTCCGACAACTACTACGACCAAGCCTGTCAAGTCAACCAAGGTCAAGAAGTCCTCCAAGACTTCGAATTGATTTGAGATTTAACAGGAAAGTGTCCTTGTACATAAATGGAGACGATCTATGGCGCCGTAAAGGATATCATGACGAATAGAGGATATACCACCGCGAGAATCGATTTGGAGAGGCCATGGGGAGGATTTGTGGTGTTGGAGGAGAAGGATGCCATGGCATTTTGCGAGGAGTATTTTCCTGATGTGGAGGTGATGGGAAGAGTGACACCCAAATATCTTCTCATTGCACCGGACAAGAGATTGTCATGGCAGTATCATTCTCGACGTTCGGAGCATTGGTGTGTGATTCAAGGAAGAGTGGGTGTGATGCGATCTGTGACCGATGAGATGCCAGAAGCGATCGAGATATTGGAGATGGGTGATTCGATTGCATTGAAAAAAGAGGAACGTCATCGCATCCTTGGATTGGAGGATTGGGCGATTGTGGTGGAGATTTGGAAGCATGACGATCCAATGAATCCTTCGGATGAGGCAGATATTGTGAGGGTTCAAGATGATTTTGCGCGTTGATAGAAAATTACCTTAAAGACGACTATGTATTCAGATAAAATACATATTCATGGAAGTACTTGGATTAAGAGAACGACGGGAATGGGAATCGGTGAATCATCCGAGATTATTGAGGACAGGTTGTGCAGATGTATGGGATGCCATTTTTTGGTCGATCCGCGAATATCGTGATGCGGATGCTCCACGACGGGTAGAATTGATACGAAAATACACGAGGATGGATCCACAGAAAAGGATGAGTATGGCGCGAATGAAGAGGGTCTGTGGTGATATGTTGAAAGAATTACAAGATGCGAATCATGAGGACGAAGAGAATGAGAATGAGGACAGGGACATGTTTTTTAGTCTATTTTCGCGGCGGTTGTTGGAGACGGAATTATTCCCTTTTATGATGGAATATATTGAAAACGAATCGACCGATTGGAAGATGATCCGTGAAGAGATGATGGACAAGAGCATTCTTCTTGCAGAGTATCGATTAAAGAGATTAACGAAAAAATCGGGTGGGTCCACAATAACAATCGAACAAATTGCACCCATGATCAAGAGATATCTTGGATCGCGATTCGATACGGAAGCGGGTGCTGTATCCTACGATACCCTTTGGGAGGCGTGTCTGATGTTGGATTACCACGTATTGATCATGTCGTCGGAAGAGAGGCTGTTGTTTGATTCCCATACATGGAAAGAGATACCGGATAGTGATTTTAGAGAATGTGTGATTGTTCTTTCTCACGTGGAAGGTGGTTATGAATCCATCGGTGTCTATTCGTTTACCAAGGACAATCATCAAAAAATATCGAGATTATTCGGTCATGACGATGAATTGGTAGTGGCTCTTCGTTCTTCGTAAAGAAAGAAATTTTTGATTGAATAATAATATTTTTATCTTCTTAAGATAAAAATCATTTCGATGGAAACAAAAACATGTGGGGCGCGAGCTTCCAAGAACAAATCTATTTATTCGAGAAAGGAATTGGAGGCCATGGCGGTGGAAAGATTGGGATGGACGGTATCGCGAGCAAGGGGGACAAAGAAGGTGACGTTATGTGAGGCGTTGGGTGTAGAGTGGAAGACAGAACCGGCGGCGGCGGACGAGATGAAAGTCTGTTCGGCGCGTGGAAAAAAGGCGTTGCGGTATACCAAGGAGGAATTGATTGACAGAATTCGAGTCCGCAATCCATATATTAATCGTTCGCGATTTGGACGCTATCCCTTCAAGACATTGTGTCGATTGGCGGGTCTTCCTTATGCGGAGGCGGATGCGGCGACACATGCGAATCGTGGAGAACGACGAGAAGATCCGAATCGATTTTTCGAGGAGGAGGAGGTAGTGATGGGGGATAATCCATTGGTGAGAAAAAATCCATGCCTGGAACGCGGGACAAAGAAGCCTTTTGCCTATCAGGCTCGTGTTGTCGAGCATTTTCGTCATCACCGCGGTCTGATTGCGGTGCATTCTATGGGAAGTGGCAAGACCCTAACGGCTATCTATGCCTCGCAATGCTATCTTGATGAACACCCAACACATACCGTCGTCCTCGTTTCTCCTACCTCACTTATTGAGAATTTCAAAAAGGAGATGCGTTCGTTTGGTGATCTGAGGTATGGAGACCGCTATGAATTCTTTTCGATCGAGGGATTCTACAAGAGATACAAAGAGACCGGACGCGATTGTCGCAACACGTTTCTGATTGTGGACGAGGCACACAATCTTCGTACCGAGAATCGTATCAGTAAAAAGGGCAAGGAATTGGGCAAACAAACCGGTGCCATCACAAAATGCGCGGAGAAAGCCGATCGTGTACTTCTTCTTACGGCGACTCCCCTCGTTAATCGACCAAGCGACATCGCTTCTCTTCTGAACATGATTCGAAATGATCCCACACCGGAAAACAAGATTGTTGCCAAACAAATCAATGATGCATACGTACGTGAGATTGGTCGTTGCCGGTTTTCGTTTTATGAGCGCGGACGGGTCTCGGTGGATTATCCGAGAGTAGAAGAAGAGAATGTCTATCTTCCCATGCCAGCGCGTTTCATGGCGGTCTACAACAAGATTCAGCAGGAATTGGAGGATGAGGAGGTGCTTCGCGCGTTTGGTTCCGAGACCAAGCTTCGATCCTTTTATAACGGCATCCGTCGCGCGGTCAATATTCTTTCGGAATTGCCAGAAGAGGATATGATCAAGAGTCCCAAGATTAAATGGATCCTCTCGCGTCTCCGCGAAGAGCCGGGACAAAAGACGGTCATTTTTTCTCATTTCCTTGATCATGGTCTGAAGAGCGTGCAGAATCGTCTGCCGGCCGGCGTGCGTTCCGAATACATCACGGGCAGCCAGTCCAAGGCCAAGAGAGCAGAGATTGTGAGACGATATAACAATGACGAGATCGATGTCCTGTTTCTTTCCAAGGCAGGGGGTGAGGGTTTGGATCTGAAAAAGACGCGACGCATCATCTTGTTGGAGAGCGCATGGAATGAGAACACGGAGAAGCAGGTGATTGGTAGGGGGGTGCGGTACAAGAGTCACGAGGCCTTGCCTCTTGCGCAGCGCCATGTCAAGATCTACCGCCTCTTCCATATCAAACCATCGGAGATGGACCACATCGATCATCTGCTCTCAGAGGAACACGAGATTGTCTTTCAGGATCCCGATACATGGATCTCTGCCGATCTCATGTTGAAGAAAATTAGTGCACGGAAACAGCGTGTGCTCGATCAATTCGCCCGCGTCCTTAAATCCATCTCAATTGAACGCGATCCAGACTGCGCGACGGGTACAACCCCCATTGGACAGGTACATGAAGAAGAAAACGAACCGGAATCCGTCGAAGTAAAGACAGCGGATCGTTTTCCTTTACTGCGCACGGAATTAGAAGCATTGGAAGCACGCCGGCGCACGATGCGTGGGACACGAGAGGAAATGGAGGCCTTTGTTACAGATGTGAATCAATTCGAAAAGAAACTGGTCGACGCCTATAAACACCGTCTTCGCCGCAATGATCCCTATGCGTTTTTTGCCTCGCCTCGCTTCCACTGGCAAGAGGTCATGAAGAGGATCTGTCCCAATCGTAAATGCATCCTTCTTCTCGAGAAATATCTCCAGGACTTTCCTCCTCCCATCTTCCCTCTTCATCGTAGAACCGTGGAGCTTGTTATTAATAATCGAACCCAAGGTGGTGCATCCATCTTGCCCTACCTGGATCTTATGGTGACGGCCATCCGTGGTGCCCACAATCCAATTCTCCCCGTCGATATTTAATCAATAAATAATAATTTTCTTTTCCTCTTAAAAAGAAAAGAAATGTCTACTGATATCGACGACTTGCAATCTCAAATTCTTCAATATATAGAGTCTACTCAATCGATCGGATCGCTTCTGACACCTCATGGACAGATTAAAACCATTCTGGAGCCAAAGTATCTAGAAGCCATCAATAAACTTGATCGACATCATAAACGAAATGGGAAACGCCTCGATTATGTATGGAAGACGATTGTGTCTTCGCTGTCCATCACGGATTCAACTGTCTATCAGAGTCAAGTCAATGATATCCATCCCAAGACAAACAATCCAGAAAAACGAAAATTATTATCAAACTATATAAAATTCTTGAAACACATACGATTATTACAAGATAATATCCGTAAGGGTGAAACAGTGCATTGCATAAGCAACGGATGCATACGTCGCAGTAGTCGTACTAGCAAACGAATCATTCCTTCACCATCAACACCACCACCACCACCACCACCACCACCATCATTACCACCACCACCACCATCTACATCGTCGACAATATCTACAATATCTACACGAATACCACCACCATCATTACCACCACCACCACCATCATTACCACCATCACTATCATTACCACCATCAACATCACGATTAATACCACCACCATCATTACCATCGTCATTACAACCATCAACATCACGATTAATACCACAATCATCAACATCATCGACATCAGTAACACCATCATTACCACCACCACCACCATCATTACCATCGTCATTACCACCAATAACAACATCAACAACATCAGCAATACCGTCATCAACACCATCATCAACATCAACAACAACATCAAGAACACCACCATCATCAACAAGAACAACAAGAACACCACCATCAACATCAACATCAACATCATCAAAACAAGTAATTGATTTAACAGAAGCGTATAACCGTGCGTTGATAAGTTTAAAGTCTGAGCCCATAACTGTGGAAAAAATTATAGGTAATATGACTGAACAATTGAATTCGCAACTTTCTGCATGTACATCAACACGTGGATAATGGCTGTAAATGTTGCGGAATACATGATGAGAAATAACAAACTAAATCTTGTCTGCACCATCTCGTTGCCTTCTTTTGATTTGATTCTGCGATACAAAAAGGACGGTCGTATCACCGATAATAAAATAAGAAAAAATATAAATAGTTCCGTGCTCAGCATACCGTGGCGCACAAACAAAGCAAGATAGACTTTGCGCATATCCTTTGATTTCTTCTTTTCCGTCACCACCACATCCACAACAGATCCATCTGTTGTCGGTGCTACATGTCGCTGTGATGGAGAAGCAACATCCACCATGGCACACTCTCCCGTAGATGGTATCGACCGTAAATCATGTTTGAGATTCTGTATAAGTTTGTTAAAATCCACCATACTCATCTTTTTTTACCCCGATATCTAGTGTTTAAATCGTTTCAGCGACAATCGACACACGATAGCGACGGTTAATCTTTTCAATAAGACGAAGACGATGATCGATGATACCACCGGTTTCCATCTCACGAATATCAGACTCGGTCACATTAAGAGATTGTGCAAACGCCTTGCGTGTAAGTTTATTTTTCATTCGCAAATCCATCACATTTTTCTGGATCGTTCGGCTGTAGCGTTTGTTTTTGAATTCGTCAATATCTTCTGCACTGACTGCGATGCTTGTGGTAGTGGACTTGTTCTTTTCGACAATTTTACGAATACCACTAGAATGGATATTCGTCGTAGGCTTGCCGTGAAAAACAATCGTTTCAAAATCTTGATGTTCCATTTTTATTTTTTTATATTTTAAAAAAATAAATGCCAAAACGATCGCCGCCATTGGGGATGACAACAAGAGGAAAGACAACCAAAAAAATAAAATCATCTTCTACAGCAGTACCCTTGGAAAATGATAAATTGGGAGCGGGAGGTTTTGGTGAAGTGTCTGGTAAGAATTATGCGGAAATTATGCGAGAGATACAAAAAAACAGAGGTGTGTCCCATAAACAGATCCTTGTGAAGAAAACATATCATCGGATGAAAGATGTTCAACAAGCCATTCTGATGGACGCACGTGTGAATAGAGCAGATCCGGAAAGAATTTATCTGCGCTCGCCGATTGAATATCAGCACAATAAAAGCATGGAAAGCAAGGATCATCAAAAACAATACCTCTATATGCGTAACCAGGGATATTCCTTGGACAAGGAGAAGAATCCAGATTCCGAGGTATTTTTTCGTGGATTCATGGGCTCCTTCCATCAATTACTGATTGGTCTTATTCTTCTTCAGAATCAAAAGATGGTGCATGGGGATATCAAATCACCCAATATCACCGTGGACAATCGTTCTCCAGAAGAACCAGCCTATAAACCATTCACACTCGGTCTCATTGATTTTGATCTCCTTGCAGATACAAGTATCAAGCAAGAATTCTATACACTGAAACATCCCATGAAACCTTATTTCTTACGCCCCCTTGAATTATACTATGATTCATCCATCAAGAAATTCGTTCTTTATCCGATCCAGAGAGAACGTACTACTTCATACCAACATTTACTATCTCTCATGTCCATATACAGTCGTTCCATCACCCCCATGGTCAAAAAAATGTTTTCATCTCTTCCACCGAAAGAACAGCAATGGATCCGGTACACGATGCTCGGCATCATGGCACGCATCAATTTCCCGGATCCTACAGAATTGAACAATCTCCTCATTGCATTAAATACTGCAGAGACTCAAGAGAAAAATGAGTCTATAAAACTTCAAATAAAACATGATATCGAAAATATCAAATTCATCTCTTTTTACTGGAAGGCATTGGATAAAATAGATCGTACCAAAGTAACAAGTATCCCATATCTCGATGCTTTCTGGAAGATGTATGGTCCTGGGGGGAGTCACACTACCTCAAGAATTACCAAAGATTGGACAAAGATCGATATCTTTGGATTGGGTCTCGTGGCGGCACAATACTTTTTTTCTTCTCCTCATTCCTCTTCGATCGATCATCTTCTCCATCCTTTCTTATTGTCGATGGTCCATCCGGATCCATCCAAGCGTCTGAATGCAAAACAGGCTCTTGAAGAATGGTTAAAAATCATAAAAAACTACGATATATCACAATACAAAAGAATCCTTCGAGAAATTGACGCTAATAACAACCTTGGTGTCGATACATCAGAACAACGTCCAATCAAACGAATAAAATTTCAAACAAAGCCTTCCTCTACTTGATCAGCAAAAAAAGATTACAAACCACCACCACCACCACCACCAGCACCACCAGCACCACCAGCATACTGAAATTCCTCATCACAATGGCGTTGAAGGATGCGATGGACATTTTCGGCAAGATGGTGGGGAATGTTGTCCCACGGGCAGGTGGAAAAGGAATGGCTGCGTAGACGGAACACGAGATAAATCTTGGTCCCATGGACGATCCCATGATCGGTCAATGTTGTATCATCGGCCAATTGACGACCATTGTAGATAAGACGCTGCATCATGACCGGGATCTCGATCATCTTTTTCTTGATATCCAGGATGGACGCACCCGTCTTGCATCGGATCGTCTTGATGGCACCGGTGAGCATCTGAACTTGAATTTCGATCGTCTCTTCCTTCTCCTCTAGGGATGATAATGCCAAGAGGGCCGCCGCGGCCTCCATTTTTTGTTCTTGTTCTTTATGCATCTTGGTCGCCTCCAAATACACCGCCTCACGAATCGTCTTTCTCAATGCGAGGTTGGGAATGAGCAATGGGGGTGAGATGCTATTGCGGCTCTGTTCCTCGATGGCCTGGCGTTCATACGATATTCCTGTGGATGCGGAGAGGACCGGATCCATCATGATTTTTCTGGTGATGCTGCAGAAAAAGGCATCATGGATAAAGGATGTGGTTGTGGTGTCCATCTGTAATTAAAATCATTCATCATAAAAAAATTCGTCAGTTTATCGGTGTGTATGTATATGTCTATGAGAGTCTCCAGAAAAATCAATTTGTCCGCCATTGTTGGAAATTATTATTTTTTTTGTACAATAATAATAAAAAACAAACATGAAATATGAAATGGCAATGTCCTTCCTCATCGTTTCCTTCTTTTTTATGATTGTCGTGCTCCTTCAGTATGTAAAACCAGGGCCTCGGCGCCGCAACAACATGATTTTTCTTTCCATCCTTGTCTTTACAAATATATTGATGTGGGAAATTTATGATGAAAAAGATTCTTCGTCGACACCATGGCCTTTCTGGATACTCTATGGTACCATGCTCTCTTACTTTATCCAATTTGCATTCTTGGTGGGAGCACAGTAAGTTTCAATAAAGGTGCATTAACAATAATAAGATGGGCGGTATGGAATTCGCCATTTCGAAAGAGCATTTCACAAACGGTAAAATAATAGAGGTAGGATCGGATCAGGTGAAGAGGATATTTTTGTCGTCCCTTTTCATCCTTCCAGGACAGTATCTCGGGTGTGCGTGTCACGAGCTGCTGGCGCCATACAAAGAGTGTCTCGGCGTAATGTTGACCACCAAAGTATTCCACGTGTTCGATCTGCATCCCATTTGCAATAATCTCGGATTCCATCCATCCGAGGCACGGTATCTGTCCACCGGGAAAAATGTGCGCGGTCACATAGCTAGGTATTTCATGATAGTTCGTATCTACTTCCTTCCCCTTGATGATGGTATGCAGCACCATCCTGCCTCCTGGTTTCAAGATTTGTTGGATGACCTGAAAAAAGGTGTTGTAATTCTCGACACGCACGTGTTCCATCATTCCGATCGAATAGATGGCGTCGTACTGCTTCGTCTCGGATGGTAGATCGCGATAATCCTTGATCTTGACCGTCCATCGTGGATTCTGTTTGGAAAGTTGCTGAGCACTCTCATACTGTTTCTCGGAGAGCGTCACACCCGTGACACGCGCACCGGTTTGACGAGATACATAATCACCGATCTTTCCCCATCCACAACCGATATCCAGAATATTCGCATCCTTCTTGTTTTTTCCTAGGCTCATTTTTCGAATGATGATGTCGATCTTGTTCTTTTGTGCCTCCGCAAGCGTCATCGCGGATGACGACCAGATCGCACATGAATACGCCTGGAATGGATCCGTAAGAAAAATATCATAAAAGTCATTGCCTACATCGTAATGATGCTCAATATTCATCTTGTCCTGCTGTGGAGAGAAATGATGTGCGATGATTTTAGACCACCATGACGGTTTCTGAAAAGACGAGGACCGATTCGATTGGATCAGTTGTGAGAGGAACGTGGAAAGATCTCTACTATTCCAATCGCCTTCTACGTATGATTCTCCAAGTCCAACTTCACCATGCGTCCATACGCGATGGACGAGGGCCTTTTCATTATGGATCTCTATGAGCGACGAATCGGAGATGGACGCATTCAGAACCTTAAAGACGAAAAAACGTTGGATCGGATAAGGAATCAAGGAATGGCGCGATAGCAGCATCACCACAATAATAGTGGCGGTGATCAGGAAAAGTACCACAATCAATAAGAAGATGATCCAGCGCATCACGGTTTAGATTTCTTTATTTCAATGTCGATAAATGTTATTTTTTTTCCAGTTTTTTCGTGCCAAACATCCTTCAAATCATAGAATTGAATAATATAGTGCTCGGATTGTGTATCATTGGATACATACGTAAACATTGCCTGTGTATTGCGGATGGCCAAATCAATCATGATCTCCTCTATCTCTCCTTCTCCCTCTCCATGCATCACCTTGTAATAGATCGGTGATTTTAGTATTTTATTTTTCATCTGATCGATCAGAATCAGAATGAAACAATTGTGTGTTTTCGTGCATCTAACGAATTGTTTTCTTTTCTTTAGAAAAAGAAACAATGATGGAATTGGATGATATACTGAAAAAATGGGCGACGGCCAAGGCGTCGATCTCCGAGATGGAGAAAAAAATGGAGCACTACAAAAAGTTGGCCGAGAAGCAGCTGACCAAGATGGGTGTCGATCAGTATGCGAATTCGGAATACAAGGTAAAGAAGCAGACACAGCAGAGGTCTGTCATGGTCAAGAAAATGGTTCCTGCGGAAGTATGGGACCGTTATTCATTACCACAAAAGGTGGAGTTTTGGACGCTTGCACCGATAAAAAATGAAAAACGAGCGGCAGACGGTATGTCTAAAGATGTTTAGAAAACGATGGATGCTGTTTGTATTTACCATGATTTCTTGTTGTCAATGTCTGATTGGAATTGTTCCCATTCTCTATTCTTCGTTCAATAAGAATATTATGATCCTCGCATGGCTCTTTTATGTCTCTCTGAGTGTTGGTGCCTACATCCTTTTCTATTCCATGCTGAACATCGTCGAGGAAACGTATCCACCCATCATGACCAAAGACACCCTGAAGCGACTCAAGCGGCATATCAATACATTTATTCATAATGAAGAAAAGTCGCTGGCCTCGATCGATGAACTCGTTATTTCGATTTAAAATTGAAAAAAAAGGAGAAAATAAAAAATAATAAAAGTACAGAATGGAACAATCTCTGACAACTCCAACGACGGTAGAGAAGAAGAACTCTGCGAAAAAACCACGATGCACCTATTGCCGCCGACCCTCGATCGTTCTTATCCAATGTTCTAAATGTAACGACGAATTCTGCGTCTCGGATCGTCTTCCGGAAGCACACATGTGCCGAGAGATCGAGGCGTACAAGAAGGAACGTGTCATCATCGACAAGGTCGTCGCCTCGAAGATTGTGGAACGAATTTAAAAATATTTTCCTTGCAGCAAGAAAGGAAAACAAAACAATGATGCACACGAGACAAACCTTCCAATTTCTTCTTCTATGGTTCCTGTCCTTTGTGATGCTCCTGCTCCTCGACATGGCCTGGTTCTCCATCTCCATGGAACGAGTCTACAAGCCTCTCTACCTCAAAATGCAGAAACGAGTCGCCCTGCGTCTCTGGAGCGGTATTGTCGTGTGGATCTTATTGGGATTGATGGTCGCGTTGATCACTCGTCAAGAAAAGGAAAGAGCGGGTGCCATGGGATTATTATACGGACTGATTGTCTACGGTGTCTACAACTTTACGAATCACGCCACTCTATATAACTACAATCTCCGTGTCACCATCATTGACACCATGTGGGGATCTCTGGCCATTGGTATCACCGCCTTTCTCATGGCGGGCGTCCATCGCAAATTATGACATCATCACATAGACGAGCGCGGCAAGGATCAATACAAGCATGCTAAAAAAAATGCATAAATCAATAATATTATTGTTACTATTATTGCTAGCAGGTACGTTGCTAGTACTAGTAGTACTCGTACTAGAGGATGATTGTATTACATTATTATTACTGGTTGGAACTGGAACTGGAACTGGAATTGGAATCGCAGATGTTGTTGGATTTGGACACTCGTCCTCTGACGCATAGCATTTCTTTAAATAGGGATCTTCACACGCGAGTTTGCATGCGGTGGTGTTGCTGCTTGTGGATTGGCATTGGCGACTCTCACAGAGAGTTTTTGGTTGACCGTCTTCCCATACACAGAGAGAATAATCTCTTTCGCATACAGGAGGATCATACGCCGTGACATACCCCCATGGACGAATATCCATTTGTTTTATATTTATTAAATTTTTTTCTATTTTGCTCATGTATTTTTCAGCAATATTCTAGGCTGTTACAACACGGTGTATAATCTGTGGTCTGCGGTACACCTGGACTTGATATATTTTGAGTAAAATAGCATTCACCTCCCAATGCATACCACGATGCAAGATTTCCTGCATCTAATGTGATAAGGGTTCCTCCATTATGCTCTGTGTACTCATCGCCACTATCATCGGGACGATAATAATACGCATAAAAATAATACGAGAGATCAAAATTTGAGATTGTATTATTCGCTATGTCGTACTGTCCGATTACTGAATTCAACGGATTGAATAGATAAAGATTTATATTTCCTTTTCTAGCATTGCATTGATTGAAATAAACCATGATGTAGAGTTTCCATTCATTCATAATAAAATCTGCTCCATAATCATTTGCGATCAGATTTATAAAGAGATTGATACCATCGTATGCATAGTATGCAAAGGTATCACCAGTCTGATCAAGAATAGGTATACATGCTGAAAGCGATGTATTGTCATCCCCATTATTCCAAAATCCATTCTCTACAAAAAAACTAATATAATAACATTTATTGGTTGTATCGTAACTAGTGGTACCGAAACTAGACGGATACGTGACTGTAGGAGTACAAGACGAATACCGTTCCACAATCTGATTATTGCTGTCGCTATACGGTGTAGAATAAGACTGGTGAAGAGTGGTGAACGATGATGCCGATCGGTAATGCATTTATATTTTTATTGTATCAACAATAAAAATTTTTTGTTTGTTTGATTGTTTGATTGTTTGTCGTGATGATCACTTTCTAAAACTCATTGTCGTGATGATGGAACCATGTGGAGTTGATTGCACTGGATCGTGCCGCGATGTCCACGAATTTTAATCGTTGTTGTTGTTGCTGCTGTTGATGCTTGCTTTCTTGAAAAATGCGGAGCCATATGTCCTGCACAACGTCTGGTGCCAGAGTATTTTTCTTGATGAGACGATGCACGATCCTGTGTTCTCGATCAGGACAATCAATCACCTTTTTATGTTTCTGTGTCTTCCGTGCCAACTGTGTACGCATGCACAATAGAGTGTATATACTGTCATCCACACGATCAATCAGAAATCGATACAAGCCCAGCATGAATACAGTAAGTCGAAAGAATCTCATAAAGATTTTTGAATAGTATCTTTCATTGCTTTATATCAATTTTTCCATAAAAAAAAAATTTATGGGTTCAATAAATAAAACACCATGACGACCAAAAAAACAACCAAAAAGGCTGTGGAGACGCTCAAGAAATTGCCCATGGATCCTACCATCCATGCACTGTCGTTTCTTGATTATGAACCCGCATTGGAATACACAAAGGTATTACGTCCAACGCACGGCATGAAATTAAAACAAACGTTTAAAAAATCAAGGATTCCTCTTGACAAGTGTTTGGAGGCCATCTATGCCAAGTATCCATTTCTACCGCGTCAAGAGGAGGAATTCATTCACATCTACCCCCGACTCTTTGATGAATTCGATACAGATTGTGTACTGAACGATTTCCATAACCAGATCGAGCGATGCTGCTTCCGCATCGATTACCATAGTCCAGGTGTCCTGGAATACATCCTGGATCCATCGCGTGTGAGTTTTGCGGACAAGGCGGGACTCTTGAAGGTGCTGGAGGGCATCGCCGAGACCTTTCATACGAAGAATGAGGAGGATGTGATCGATGTCCGTCATGCCCAGTCTGATTTAAAAACCATTTATCAATTGCTGACCACGCTTGTCAATCAATACGATTCCTCTCTAACGATTGCCGATATCCAAGCTATGATGAAGGTGCTCTCTAGCAAGCGATTTATGGAATGGACGCACGGGGCCATGTATCACATCGCTGCCAAAGTGAAGATGATGGCGATGATGATTAGAAAACTTCTTAACGTCAGTGTTGAGAAACGGATGGAGTTTCTTACCGTCGATACCAAGCAATGGAAAAAATTCCTTGAATACAAGTATGGATACATCTCTCTCCTATTTAATTTAATCAAATGGACACCACCGCTCAGCATTCCACGTAAATGGAATGCCATGCTGATCAAAGAAATCATGAAACCCCCTGTCGATAAGGAATATGTGCGGAGGCTGTATAATTCTTTTTTTATCGCTATTATGAGAATATGCAGAAATGGTGAAGGTGAATGGGAGAAGCATGCGGATTACTATCTGAATTATTTTGTCAGCGGCTCCTTGCCCGCGCCTCCAGTAGCGGTCCTATCCACAAAGATTGCGAATGTTCTTGACAATGTGAACCCTGTCACAGCGCAAGGAATCCGTCAATGGTTCCGTTTATTCACGGCGATTCACGGTCGTCTTTCTGTGGCAATGAAAAAGAATGCGGTCCTAAAATTGATGAACAGGGTGGATTCCTTACCCTTTCTTCTCGAGATTTATAGGAACGCCAAGAGCTTGCATTTCATCTTTGATAATCCTGGTATTCTCGACATCCTCCAGACCGAGATGACCAAGATCGCGTTCAAGCGTCATTTCATCCCCGGCACTAAACAGGTTGTCAAGGATACCATCATGAAAACCATTCATACAAATCCATGATTACCAACTCGACGTGTCAAAAAAAATGGCATTCCACAGATATAATATATTGGTAAGTGTCAGAAAAAAATTTCGACATGAGATCTTTTACTTCTGTTGCCAAAAAGGAAGAAGAAAAATGCTCTTGTCGCGATGGCCGTGATGGTCGTGATGGACGCGACGGTAAGGACGGTGTGGACGGCATCGACGGTAGTCGTGGCTGCCGTGGACCGACCGGAGAGGCAGGACCAACAGGCCCGGATTGTTCTTGTTCGAGATATTGTTTGTCGCCATGTCTTGTCGAGATGTCGGTCGTTTATCCGGGAACACCGAGTTATCTGAATGTGAATATCGCCTATGGCGGTGTCCTTTCTCCACCAGATGGAATCGCGAATCGTGTCTATCATGGGTGGTGCACCGATGTCCATGACTTTATTGTTGCGGGCGAAATCTACGGTGCACGAACCGTGTCCTGCTACGATCCTTATCTGTCGAGCATTTTCCAGCATGTTGGTGTCAGCTTTCAACTCCAAAATTTGGCCTATATTAATTATATTTTGAATCGTGTCTCAGGGTACATTACTGTGGAGGGGTATACCTCTGGTGATATCCAGACAGCCATCTGGAATTATGCCATCGCTCCTGGCACCACCGACCCCTCCGTACCTTACAACCCAATAAATGTCGCCGCCATTCTTGCCGATGCCACCACACATGGAGGAAATTACTACCCACAGAGCGCCACTGATGTCTTTGCTGTATTTGTGGTACCCATTGAATACTGGGATGCGATGTCGTCACCACATGATTGCGATCCTAAAGACGATAAAGTGTTTGCTCAGATGCTTATGATTCAGGCGACGGGTGAGAGGATTCCTCTACCTTGTCAAGAAAGAATGTGGGCAACACTCACCAATGGAAATGGAAATGGAAATTTATCCACCGGTCCTATTGGACCGACTGGACCAACCGGATCTGCTGGAATCGGTTCCACTGGACCGACTGGACCAACCGGATCTGTCGGAATTGGTTTGACTGGACCAACCGGATCTATCGGAATGGGTTCGACTGGATCGATTGGACCAACCGGATCTGTCGGAATGGGTTCGACCGGTCCTGTGGGTCCGACGGGGGCGGAAGGTCAGAACGCCGCCATCAGTTCTATTTTTGTTTGGAGTGCTCAATTACAGACGAATAGAAATGTCGCCAACTTCCAGTACGTGACATTTGAAAAGACACCCATCGGACCAACCGGGTCTGGATGGACAACATTCACACAATCCGGATATTCGGCACCTACCGATTTTATTGTTCCAACAAACGGTTATTATCTTCTCACGTATAAATTAGATGTACGGTCGGGTGGTAACCAAACACCGACGTCTTCGACGAATTGTTCAACAGTTCTTACACGGAATGGATCACAAATTGATGGATCTTGCACACTGGTCGAAGCACCGGAATCCAATCACATCTATACCATCAGCAATACTGTCCTAGTGAATCTTATCGCAAAGGACAGTATCGCCCTCCTCTTTTGGTCCACAGATTCTAATACCCATATTGGTGATCCTTCTTACGTCAAGGGTGTATTACCGAGTGGTGGTACACCAACCGAAGCGACGGCGTCCATTGTTTTTACACGTATTTCTTCATAAAATTCAATTATTAAATAATTTTTTTTTAATTAAATAATTAAATAACAAATGTTTGCGACACTTGATAATTTCTTGAGAGAAATGACGTCAAGCCTGATAAGCGAAACGTTTATTCAAACAAACACCGGACCTGTGAAATTAGATATGGATTTTTGGGAAGATTTAAGAGATATGTTTACATATTTTTTCGAAACCCTAACGGTCGAGGAAATGGATAAATTAAGTGATCTCACATTAAGTGCATTTTTAATTGAATATATAAACACAATAAACATATATGTTCGTAAAAAAAATATAAAATTACTAAAACGTATAAAAAATCTACCTAGTTTTGAACATGTATATGATTTGATTAAAACTATTTATCAAACTTATAAACTGTATAGTAAACAAACCAGTAAAAAATACGATGCATGGTGGAAATATGTGATACAAAAACAGAAGGAAAATGAAGTTGGCAGAACGCGTAATGGTGGAGGTGGTGTTAGTAGTAGAAGTACCATTAGTGGTGGTGGTGTTAGTAGTAGTTATAGCAGTACCAGCCGTGGTGATCGTGGTATTATTAATACTACCAGCCATGGTGGTGGTGGTGGTGGTGGTGGTGG